AAAATTTACCCCCTATTTATTATCTATAATATATTTAATTCTGGCATTAATAATATTTTATTATGTCTATACAGACATAATATTTTATCATTTATTAATACAATAGTTGTATCGTTTTCGGCTTTTTTTATATTAAGTTTATTACGTTTTAAATAATCATGTCTTTTTTTACTATAATATAAAACTATAGCATCTGGTAAGGAATTGAATAAATTAACTAATCCCACCATGCTTTTTCCTGATTCTATAACGAATGGAACGTATACTGCATTATAAATATCTTCCATTCTATAATCATCCATTATCATAGCTTGTAATCTGTAGAATTTAAAGAATCTCTTATAAAGAGATTCTTCTATTCCACATTTCCACTCACCCCTTGTTATATAATCTAAAATCGCATCCATTTTTTACCTCCTATTATTCTAAATCATATGAATCATCATCATCATTTACTTCTGCTGATTCTAAATCACATGTGTCTTCATAATCACACATAGAATTCAGGTAATCTATATCAAAAATGTCATCATCATCATCATCTTTTACTTCTACTGATTCTAAATCATATGTGCCTTCATAACCACACATAGGACATCTGTAATCTATATAACGCATTTCAGCTGGATCATAATCATCTACTTCTACACATATATTTTTACCACATTCTTCACATTTTATTATAATTTCCATTTAAATCACATTCCTTCCTTTTAATACATAGTTATTATTATACATTTTATAATTCTAAAGTATATGTGTCACTATTACCACATACAGGACACGTGTAATCTATATCACACATTCCATCATCTGAATCATAATCAATGTTAGTTACTTCTATACATATGTTTCTACCACATTCTTCACATTTTGTTATAATTTCCATTTAAATCACCTTTCCTTCTTTTAATGAATATTTATTAAAATAATCGATTACTTCTCTTGTTTTATTTTTCTTATGATAATCGATTATTATATCCTTAATTTTATCTACATCTTTTTCATCAATGTTTAATCTATTTTCAAGATAATCATTTTTATTAGATTTTATAAAATCTGCTTCATTTGTAGATACTTTTAATTCTTTATCAGGAACATATAATTTTCCTGCATTTATATCTTCAGTATCAACAAGTGATGATGTTTTCTTAACATCATCATTAAATATTTTTATAATATCATTATTATAATATTCACTTACTAATTGTCTAGGATCTCTATTAGAGTCCACTATTTTAGTTATAGCTACTATAAAATCAACTATATCTTTATTATTTGTTTTTATATTGTTTCTTTCGTTATATTTTACTATAAACTCTATTATATTGTGTAATGAAAATACCTCCTCTGCTAATATAGGATTTATTTCATCGTTATTTTTGTTATATTGATATATGACATTTTTACTGTCATATCTATCAATATGATTAGGTTGTATAGATATTTTTTTACCCATATACATTAATGTTGCTTGTGCTATAAATTTTAAAACTTGCATCAATGTTTTATTAAATGCTATACTCTTTGCTGTTTTTAATAAAAATTCCATTATTTTCATAAACATACCCTCCTAATTAAGTTTTTCATCTGTATCTATATACAATAATCTTATTAATGTCTCAAAATGTGTATAGTCATAATATATATTGATATATAGATTTTCATAATTATCAACTGTTTTTTTAGATAGTTCATTTAATTTAATCATACAACCATCCATTATTCTTTGAATACCTAATTTAGTTTCTTCATCAATAACCATATTTCGTAATGATAAATATGCTAATATATCATCATTACAATCATCCATAATATCAGCTAACTTATTTCTCCAACGCATTGATTCAATTTTACTATCAGCTGTAAATACTGCATTTCCTGTGACCTCATCATAATAATCTTTTTCATATACAACTATCATTGTAATATCACTCTCCTTCATTAGTATAATATGTAATTAAAATGTCTATGGATTACACTGTAATCCATAGACATTTATTATATTGTTACATATCCATTAGAGTTTGATATGAATACATAATAACATCAGCATCATGTAATGCATTATGTTTAACTGTCATTTTACTACCATCTTGTTTAGTAAAACAAGACAACAGATCTTTAGCAAATTCTTCTCTACAAATATCAGGATCTATACCTTTTACTTTAAATAAAGTACATATATCGAAAGGTATATAATATATCTTTTTAGGTAAATCAAATCCACTATAACCGAATAAATCTAAAAATAATACCCAATCGTAATGTAAACAATCTCCCCACATTTCAATATAATCTGTATCTAATCCCTCTATCCATTCTTTTAATTTTTCTGATACATATTCTTTAGTTCCTCTTACTTTCATAATTGCAGGTCTATCATATTTTTTAAATACCATAAAATCATTTTCACCTAATTCCTGTTCTTCTAATACTAGATTAGATAAAACATTTTCTTTAATAAATCTGCCTCCATCTTTTTCTTTTTCTATTTGATCTCTATCATAATCTGTAAATTCTGCATAGAAAAAATACAAATTATCAGCTACTATTCCTAATGATATAGGTGTAGTTCCTCTATGTAGTCCTGTGAATTCAAAATCAAAAAATAATTTCATAACAACACCTCCTAATATAAATCTAATCTTATTATATTGATTATATTACTATCGCTTTGTTCTAAATTATCACTCATTATTATATCCATTATAGAATATGCTGTTACTACTTGTGTTGAATAATCTCCATATATAACCATCCATTCATAATTACTTGCACTCATATTCATACCTCCTACAAAAAAATTAAACCTGGTTTTAAAACCAGGTTTATGTATTTATAAATTTGGTTTATTAGGAAGATTTGATTTCTCCCTATCTTCATATATTGCTAAAGTTAAATTAATTAATGAAGTCTTATCAATATTAAAGTAACCTTTTAAATATTCTGAATGCTCTGCTTTTATTACATCTAATTCTTTTAATATATTTTTCATTATATTTTTAGAATTCTCTGAAAATATATTTGAGTTTATATTTTCTTGTATTTTTTTTGTCATATATTCTAAAGGCTGTTTTTCTTCTTTTAATTCAGATTTGATTATTTGATACTGTCCTTCTAATAGATATAAATCAATATCTCTCATTTTTATTATATTGAAATCTGAAAATACTTCATTATTATCTATTATGTGCACATAATAATAATCTATATAATCCAAATCTATTTGTTTTAGATATGCTTTAATCATATCTATAGTACCTTTACACATAATCATATTATTTTTGTTTAAACACAGATATTGTTTTTCCATAAACATCACCTTTCTTATATCTATTTTTATAAAAATAAGATGATATATCTAAATCTATTATTTTAGAATTATTATTTCTTTTTTGTTTTATTTTATTCATTTCTTTATCTAATTGATATATTAATTCTTCATTTAATTCTAAATCAATAACCTTTTTTGGAAAAATAGGGAATTTAGCATAATTATCATACAACCATCTACTTTCTTCATTAGTTTCTTTATTTTTAATTACAAACATATGATATGTTTTTAATAAACTATGCTTTACTAATAATTTAATTTGAAATGGTGTTAAATTCCCTCTAAATGGTATAACTCTTGCATCTTTTTTATAATATATTTCATATTTTTTACTTAATGCTTTATTAATTAGTATACACTTTTTGAGTTCTTTTTTATTAATATTTTCTAAATATGATTCTTTATCTTTATATTCTCTAACATTTTTAATATTAAAAATATCCATATTAAATCCTCCTCTATTTATTTATAGTATTTATTATTTCTTTAAATTCACTAAGTGATATATTTGTTATATTGCCTTTATTATCAATTAGTTCTATACGAGTAAAATAATCATTTATTATTACTCTGTATTCTTTACTATTTAATTTTTTACTATTTAGTAATATTTCTTTTTTATCCATATTTATCCCTCCAATTAATAATTTGTATTCTATTATATAATATATAATTGATTAATTTGAGTTTTACAAAAGTTCATTAGCTTAATGGTAATGAACATACCTTCCCTTCCGTACTTTTATTTATATTTTAAACAACTCTTTTATCGTTCGAACTCCATTTTATATTTCGTTCTCACTTGCTCCTTCTCCTTACGGAGTTGTTTGTATGTATTAAATTTTATGAATTATTTTTTAATTTTAGATAATACATATCAATAAGGATAAGTTATCGCTAAAAGTATTTATTAATTTTAAGATTAAAAAATATTTTATATAACAATATAGTAAGAACGGAAAATAAATATTACCTCTTTTTAATGAATTTAACTATTCATAATATTAGTATAAGGTCATATGGTTGTGGTGGACCATATGACCTTACGGTTCGTCATTTGTAAGTTATACTATTAAACAAAAATTTAATGGATATAAGATAATATAGAAAGGAGTTAATAACATGATACAAACTAAACAGTTAAAACTAATGAAATGTATGAGAGTAAAATCTATTCTTAAATATTCTGATAATGAATTAAAAGAAGGTTCTGTTTTATTTATAAATACAAATCAAATATCTAATGTTAAAAATAAATTAGGACCAATCCAAATTAAAACAGGAAATCAGTATAAATATGTATTAACTGATAGGCTATTAGAAATGCAAATAGGTAAAAAAAATGTTAAAAAAAACATATATGGTTATACTAAAAAAGATTTTGACCAATTAAAAGATGAGATGCTAGGTATTAAAATAGTAGATACTAGAATACTAAGCAATAAATTTTATAAAAACACATTATATTATTTGAATAATGTAAACACAATATTTACTCAATATTCAGAAAACATATCTTCTATGAAGAAACCGACAGTGTATTGGACTAATATTAAAAAAATGATAGATAAAAATTTTAGATATTATCCAAATAAAACTATGGTAATAAATGCTGATGAATATAAAAATACTTTTTTATCAACTATAAGAAAAAAAAGTAAAGAATTTAATCCTATCACATTATTATATGAATTGATAAAATATGATTTTACATCATTTGTAAAATTAGAAGATTTAGATATAATAATAGTAACAAATAGTGGTATGTCATTAAGAGTAAATGGTCCAGAATGTTTTAGAAATGCAGGGTTTAAAAATACAGCTGGTAATATGATAGCATCATCATTTAAACGAGAATTGTTTAAATTAATGAATAAACCTATGACTAATGATGATGAGGTATCAACATCTGATATGATTTATAATGGGGAAATGAAAACTAATTATTTAGCAGAAATAATATTAAATAAATATAATGGTATTACAGGTGAAGTTCCAGATAATGTTAAAGCTAAAGTGGTAGATGCTGTTGAAAAAGCTGTAGATACTATATCAAAAAATGAAAATAAGGAAGTAAATAAAGAAGATGCAAATGATGTTGAAGCTATAATAAATGTAAATAAAGATATATTAAAAGAAGTTGCTAAAGAAAAGAAAAATAAAGCTATGAAATCATCAGCATCATCTAAGAGAGATGAAATATTAAGAGAAAAAGAATTAGAATTAGAAATACAAGGAAAGACTCTTGGTGAAATATTATCTACAGATACAGAAAAGGCTAAAATAAAAACAAATGATATTAGTGATAAAGTCGATACAATAAATAAAAATGTTACTGAAGTAAGATTTCCTAACATAAATAAAACGTATGTTGAAAAAGTAATGCAAAAGGATATTCTTAGTGCAGTAAAATGTTTATCAGATAAAGAAGACATTAAAATTTATATTAGAAATATAAAAGTAGAAGATTCTTCAGATATAAACAATTATAAAGAAACATGGACTGTTGACTTAGAAGATAATCTTAGAGTTAGACATAGATTAGTATTCGATGTTCCTAAATTTGTAGATAATAGATTCCTATGGATAGGAGGAAATAAAAAATATATAAATAATCAACAATTAATGATGCCTGTTGTTAAAGTATCTGGTGATACTGTACAATTAGTATCTAATTATAATAAATTATTTGTATATAGATATGGTTCTAAGGTTTCTTCTTTAAATGAAAAACTTAAAAAAGCATTAAATTCTCCAGGAAGTGGAGTTAGAGTTATAAATGGTAAATATGATAAAGAAAATGAAAAATATTTAACTATATTAGATTATGATGATTTATCAACTACTTTTAAAGAAATTAATTTAGGAACAATTACGTTATACTTTAATCAAACTGAAATTAGACAAATGTTTTTAGATGCCGTTCCAAAAAATAAACTAGAAAAATATGAAGAATTAGTAGATAGTAAGATTTTACCTATAGGTAAAAGTAAAAATACTTTTTATTATATCAATTTTGATAATAATACTGTATTTGAAACTAATTTTAATAAAGACGTTGATACTAATTTATCACTAGTTGATTTTATGCTTAGTAAATCTCCTAAATTAAAAGAAGAATTAAATAAGCAGTCTTCAGGTAAAAAATATATGTATACTAGAGTAAAAATAATGAATAAATATGTACCAACTATAGTCTTATTATCTTATAAAAATGGTTTGGCTAAAATATTGAATATGATAGGTGTTAATTATTATTTTTCAGATACTAGACCTAGAATAGGCTTAGATGAGACTATAATAGAATTTAGTGATGGTTATTTAGCATTTAGTAATAGACCATTTAAATATTCATTATTATTAAATGGATTATTAGAGATACCTACTAAAAATTATACTTTTGATGATTTTAGTGACCAACTAACATATCAAGATATATTTGAATCTATATATGGTAGAAGAAATATAACAAATGCTTTTGGTAACTTTTTTGATAATTTTGTAGATCCTATAACTTTAGAAGTATTACAAAAATTATCATTACCTACCGATTTAACTGGATTGGTATTATATGCAAATGAATTATTAGTAGACAATCAATTTAGAACAGAATTAGATATACGTTCATTTAGATTTAGATCTGCTGAACTTATACCTGCTAGATTATATAAATTGATTTCATCTTCATATGAGCAATATAAAGCTACAGCAAACCATAGAAATCCTAAAAAGATTTCTATAAGAAAAGATGCTCTTATAAAAGATATATTAGCTCAAACTATAGTTGAAGATTATAGTGAACTTAATCCTATAGTAGAAATGCAAAAATTACACGGTGCTACTAAGAAAGGTCCTTCTGGATGTAACTTAACAGAAGCATATACAAAAAAACAACGTTCTTTCCATAAATCAATGACTGGAGTATTTACTATAAGTTCATCTCCAGATGCTAATGTTGGAGTTCAAAGAGTATTAACAATGGAACCTCCTATTACTGATGTACGTGGATTTGTTGATAATAAAGCTATGGATGGTAGAATAGATGAATATAATGATGTTAATTTATTCGGTCCAGCTGAAATGTTAACTACTGGTGGAGCACAAAGAGATGATGCAATGAGAACTGCAATGTCTACAAAACAATCAACGCATTTAACTCCAGTTGTCAATGGAGCACCATCTTTAATAACTAATGGTGCTGAAAAGGCTATACAATATCATTTATCTAAAGACTGGTGTTTTGTTGCTAAAGATGATGGTAAGGTTGTTGAATTTGATGAAAAAAATGGATTAATGGTAGTAGAATATAAAAATGGAGAAAGTGATGCTATTTCAATAAATAGCAGAATGGCTAAAAATGGTGCAGGTGGATTCTATTTAAGTAAAAAAATGATACCTAATTATAAAAATGGCGATACTTTTAAAAAGAATGATATATTAGCACAAGATAGAGATTTCTTTACTAACAGTGATCATTTTGGAAATCAATTTAATATAGGACCATTAGAAAAAGTCGCATTATTATCTTCAGCATCAACATTTGAAGATTCAACATATGTGTCAAAAAAAGTATCTAGGGATATGGCTTCAGAAATAGTAATGCAAAAACAAGTTGTATTAGGACCTAATACAAATGTTGATTATATTGTTAATATAGGAGATGAAATTCAATCTGGTGAAGAACTTATAAGATTTGAACAATCTTTTGATGAAGATTCTTTAAATACTTTATTGGCTAATGTTGGTCAAGATATGAAAGAAGATATAATGATGAATAGTAAAGAAAAAGTTAAATCTAAATATACTGGAGTTATAGAAGATATAAAAATATATTCATCAGTAGATTTATCTGATTTATCTCCATCCTTAAGAAAAATAGTAAATAAACATTATAATAAAATAAAGGAACGTAAAAAAATATTAGATAAATATGATAAATCAGGAAATCCTTTAATGAAATGTAACATGTTATTTAATGAAAGTGCCAGTACTGTTAAAACATCAAATGATGGAAAATTCAAAGGTGTTGCTTTAAATGATGGGGTATTGATAGAATTCTATATAAGAATACACGATGAATTGGGTCCTGGTGATAAAATAGTTTATTTTAGTGCTCTTAAAACAATAATAACAAATGTTATACCAGAAGGTCAAGAAGCATATACTTTATTTAGACCAGAAGAAAAAATAGGAGCTGTTTTAAGTTGTAACTCAATAATAGCCAGAGGTATTGTTAGTTGTCAATATATGTTAATGGGTAATAAGTTACTTATAGAATTAAGTAGACAATTAAAAGATATATATGAAGGTAAAAAATAAAAAAATAAGAGGTAGATGGAAATTCCATCTACCTCTTATTTATCTACATATATCTAGTAAAATCATCAACGTCATCATTATAATCATAATCATTATCAGGTCCTAATCTTTTAAAAGTGTCTATATATGGATTAAGTGATTCAGTTTCTTCTTCAAACTCACCAGTTGTTATATTCTTCTTTGTATTATTGTCTGAGCATTTCATTTCTATTATTTCATTAGCTAGATATTCAATATATTCTAAACCTAAATGTTGATTACAACCCATCATATATGAAAATACTTTTGATGCCACACAAAGTTTATTATATTCACTATCAGTTATATAATCACTCACTTTTTGATCCATATATAAGTTTTTGTCTTCTCTTAAGTCATACATAGAACAATTAAATACTAAATATGATATTCTATCTATAACTTCAAAATATAAACTATCTAAATTATAATCATAACGTAAATTTTCACAATTGTTATAGAATTTTTCTAAATCTTGTTGTCTTAATAAATCAGATACATTCATTTCTTTATTTTTACGTCTATTGTTATATTTATATTTTAATCCATCTATAAATACTCCAATATCATTTATCATTTTAACAGCATCTACTAAGAAAGTTTTCAATTCTTTCATGCCATAATACTCACACACTTTTATTACTGATGGATACATAGTACATTGATTATTGATAAATGATTCTATAAAATACGATCTTTTATTTTTAACATGATTTGGTATCACTCCAGCTTTTATTAAAACATTATCTACATCCATTAAATGAATTCCTTTATCTCTAGATATTATTTCTAATATATCTGATAATGATATATATACTTCGTCTTTACATATACCAGTATAATAATGAATATCATATCCATGATAATCCATATTTCTAACAACACCCATTAAATCCACACTATCCATATTTGAAAATTCGTTATACATTATTCATTACCTCCTAAATATTTTATTAATTCTTCCATTGTGTTTTTCATAATTATTCTAATTCCTTCTTTATTATTATAAGTTAATAGAAGACCATCATTAAAATAATCATTATACATTTTTCTATTTTTTATGAAAGTTATTTCTATGTCACATAAATCATTAGTTTCAAAAAAGGTTTCTATTGAGTAATCTTTTTTTGAGTATCCTAATTGTTTAAAAATTTCTTTTATTAATTTTACAGCTTCATTAACATCCCATTGTATCATCAATGGGATAGTTTTTATTTGAAGAAGAGCAATCAATTCATCTATATTTTTTAATTGTTCTATCTTTTTAAATAATGCCAATTTTAATATTAAATGATATTTTTCTATTTTATTTAAATATTCTGTATTATTAAACACTTGAGGACCATACTTATTTCCAGTAACAGCTTCCATATAATCTACTGTGTTATTGGCAATGATCTTCATTTGTTTGATACTTTTATTTGTTATTTCTTGTTCCATTTCATTTATATTTTCTATTGCATTATTTATTAGATGTGTTTTTATATTTTCTAATCCTAATTCTTTTATTACTTTTGGTAGTTTATCATATACTATTAACATTTACATATTACCTCCTATTTTAAAATAATCTAATATGACTTGCTTTAAAACATCTTCATCTTCTAATTCATCGACTTTCTCAAATTCTGATTTTATGATATTTTTCCAACTATCTTTTATTTCTTCAATAACATCATCATCGATATTATCGAAACCTAGACCTCGACGATTGTCGAGGTCTTCCATTATACCATTTACTATGTTTTCTATCATTCTATCTACTCCCATTTATTTCCCTTCTTTCATTTATAATTTTATTTATTCTTTTTTGTTCTTCTGGATCATTGTCTACCAGTTCCATTAGTTTATTTTCTTCTTCCGTAGCTTCTACGGAAGGAACTGTTTTTAAAAATTCGCATAATACTTTAAATTTTTCATTGTTATCCATATATTACCTCCTATTTTAAATATTTTCCAGAAACCCAACCAGTTCCATATTTACATTTTATTTGGAACCAATTGTTTCTTTCTTTCAATATAGTAACTTTTGTGTTTTTTGGTATTATGAATTTTTTACTGTATTTAATTCCAGCTCCACTTCTTACGTTTAAAGGGTTTGTTGTTGTTCCTACCCAATCAACATCATCAGTATATTTTTCTAGGTATTTCATTAATACCCAAGCATTACCATCAGATGCCCATCCTCTTACAACATATTTGACATTAAACATTGCACCTTTTTTTAATTTTCCTATAGAACTGAAATCTGTTGAAGGTCCAACTCTCATATTTAAACTTTCTGCTACACATACATATAAATTTTGATTTTGATTAACATTCATATCCATCATAAGATATTACCTCCTTAAAATTTTAAAATAATATAGAAGGTATTATATAATACCTTCTATTCAACTATATAATATATAATTAAACATATTATCTTTTACACTAAATATTTGTTATATGTTTAATTATTTTTTATTATTTAAAAGTAGAATAATATATACCCATTAAACCATCTGATATTTCATCAAACAGATAATATTCTTTTGTGTTTATATTGAATATTTTATTTCTACATCTAACTATTTCCCAACCTTTACCAAAACTTATATTGTGATTTTCACAAAATAAAGCAAATTGATTGTTATTATTAATACAATCTTTTTTATTTTTACAATTTAAATTATATATTCCTTGAGTCTTATTTAATCTATATATTGTATTCATAAATAAATCGTATATGTTTATTTGATAATTTGATATAATGTCGTACAATATTCCTCCTAATAATAGAATTAAATTTCGTAAATCCATATCTGTAAATTCGTTAGTTTGAATAGAATTATTATACATATCTGAATTTAAAGTATTTAAACTATATTGATTTATTAAGTAATGATATATAAAATCTTCTGTATAAATCCCTTCTGTTAATTCATTCACTCTATATCTTAATGTTTCTATCATATATAATAATTCATCATGTCTAGCTTCATCTATTTTATTAAAGTAATTATCTAAGTTTTTATTAATTATATCTGTCGGTTCATTTTTAATTTCTGTATTATTGTAACAAATATGTGGTAAAAATAAAATTCTTTTATTAGGTATTAAATTAAGACAATATTTTTTATTATTAGGTTTACCATATGTTCCTATTCTTGCAGTTGCACGTATTAAATTTGATTCATTGACATTACGATTATTAAAATCAGTTAAATCTTCATTTAAAAATAATTGTGTATGATCTGCTAAATATTTCTTGCCTTTGTGTAAGTTCATTATAGTAACACAATTTTCAAATTTATTATATTCTTTTATAATTATAGCTTCAAATGTTATTATATTTCCTTCTCCTATGTCTTGTAAACCAGGTCTCTCTATTTTCTTTAAATAATCATGTTTATTTGGATTTGAAAATCTATAAATTATTTTATTATTTATAATATTTTTATTTTTACTTTTATCCACTGCTTTATTTTTATTCATTGTTGTCTTATTTTTATTTACTACTTTATTTTTATTATTATCATTACCTTTAATATTTAAATTATTATTAGTCATTAAACTATTTTTATTCTTGTCATTGTTTGAATTATCATTTTTCATTTTTTTTATTCCTCCTTTAAATTATAAAAATAAAAAATAGAATAAGATTTTAATCTTATTCTATTTATGTAACTAGTTAACAAAACTAGACTCTTTCCTTCCCATAAGGGTTGTACTTAAGATTTTACTGATATAAAACCAGCCCCTTTCCTTCCCATATATGCCACCACATATGAGTTGTACTCAAGTATAAAGATAGACCCTCACGAGTCAATCCCCGTTCCTTTTCATCTCTATATAGAGATGCGTTGTACTAGGTCTAGGACTGATTCGTTAGAATCAGTCCACCGTTCCTTGTCATATATGTCACCACATATGAGTCGTACTAAGATATCGGACGAGGCGGGGTTAAGAACTCGCTCATATACTAAAGGCACAAGGACTTATTAAAAGCCAACTATCCTCTAATATACTATACAGACGCATCCAAAGGCACAAGGACTTATTAAAAGCCAACTATCCTCTGACCTACCTGTAGTCACTACGAATCCAATGCTGTCCAAAGGCACAAGGACTTTATTATAAAGCCAACTATCCTCTGACCCAACACCTTTATTATATCCCAAAGGCACAAGGACTTATAAATATAAGCCAACTATCCTCTAGCAATATATCCTAACTGGCAACCTAAAGGCACAAGGACTTATCAAAAGCCACTATCCTCTAGCATTGCTGTCCTACAATTTTTTTATTAATATATAATAATTTCTCAATTCATAAGAGGGGTTAAGAATTTGCTCACACCCTAGCAGTTTCAAAGCAATAACATACTAGTGTATATATGGTTACTACAAATTCATTGTCATCCAGCAGTTTCAAAGCAACAACATACTGGCACGGCACCTTTATTACACCCTAGCAGTATCAAATCAACAACATACTAGCAATGTATCCTAATCATCTTCACAATTAGCCTTATTCTACTTATATAATATATAATTAATTTCGTTATCTTTTACATCTATACTAAATTGTTATAGTAATATTTAAAAATTATAAATAAGGAATGGTATAATATACCATTCCTTGTTTATTTATCTAAGTTCTATTATATTTTGGTTACTAGAACCTTTATATTTAAGATTTCTATCTTTTTTATCTTCTTCAAATTTACCATCTACAAGCACATCTATATTTGTTATTAATTCTTTCCATCCTGGTCTATCTATATTATCTATTATTTGTTGTAAGGTATAACCTGTATAACACCATATAGTTAAATCTTTATTTATATTTTTTGCTATATGTGCAAAAGCTTCTGCTTGTTCAAATGGATCTCCTCCACTAAAAGTTACACCATCTATCATATAATCATTATTTATTCTTTCTATTATTTTTTCAGTATCACACTCATACCCACCATTAAAATCATGAGTATCTGGATTAAAGCAACCTTTGCAATGATGTTTGCATCCTTGTGCAAATATTACTTTACGTATACCCTCTCCATTATTTATACTTGTTTCAATGACTCCAGCTAATCGGACTTTCATATTTAAAACACCTCTAATCTAAATATTTAGATATATCTTTATTTTCTTTTATATCTTGTAATAATTGTAAATCTTTATTTTTAATTTGTTCTGCACAATCATTACAGTAACCTTCTGTTAAACTATACAATACTCCTTTATTATTTATGTTTTTTATTTTTTTATTACATTTTAAACATTTCATGTTTATTCATCTCCTATTCGTAATACCATATGATAACCAAATTGTTTAAAACTTTCATTTAATTGTTTTAATACAGCTTTGGTTGATTCTTTTGATTGTTCATCAAAACCTAATAAATCTATAAATTCTTCTGGTGAATATTCTTCTTTTAAAATTTGAACTGGTTCTAATAATTCTGTTAATGTGTTTTTAACTCTTTCATCTTTGTCGTTTTCTACATATTCATCCCACATTCTAGTCACTTGATATTTGAATATCAAAACAAGATCATCAACAGATATATTAGATTTCATATATCCAAATATACCATCTCTAACTATAAATTCAATAGGATCTGCTATTATAAAATCATACTCTAATTCATAAGGTTTTTTAAATCTTAAATGAAACCTTCCTAAATCTATGTCTGTTATTATTTTAGTATTTTTCATATTACCACCTTTATTTATCTATACTATAATAAACTAAATTTCCTGATGTGTGAGCAACTCTATCAGCTCTTTCAGCTTTCTTACCTTCTCCAAATCTATCATCTAATACTAAGTATCCTGTAATTCTACTTATACCTTGTATACTTTCTGAACCACAATTAGGACACTCTGTTTCATCTTCGTGTAAATATTCTTGACAATTTCTACAATATCTAATATGGAAGTTTATTCCCATATAATCCATATCTGTATGTGTAAATGCTTTAGTTACTATAGATTCTATTTGTTTACCTGTAGGATAATCGTCTAATTCAATATAAGTTATATGTCCACCATTACATAATTTATGATATGGTGCCTCTATTTCTAATTTGTCTTTTATTGAAATATTCATTCCTACTGGAACATGGAATGAATTTGTATAGTAATCTTTATCTGTTACTCCTGGGATAACTCCATATTTTATTCTATCTATTTTAGGAAATCTTCCACTTAAACCTTCTGCAGGACTAGCATAACAACTGAAGTTTAAATGATGTTTTCTTTTTAAATCATCAGTAAATTCTCTAATGTGTTTTACTATATTATATCCTAATTCTCTAGCTCTTTCATCTTCACCATGATGATGTCCAGTTAACATTGTTAAACATTCAGCTAATCCTAAAAAACCAATAGCCCAAGTTCCTTGTTTTAGTATAGGTTCTATTGAATCATCATTGTCTAAACCTTCAGAACCCATCATTAAATGTTGACCTGCTACAAATGGTAAATCTTTTACTTTTAGTTTTTTTAATACATCATATCTATATAATAGATTTTTTTCTGCTTCTTCTAACATTTCAAGTAAATATCTATAGAAATCTTCTATGTTCCCTCTTCCAGCTCTTAATGCCAGTTTAACTAAATTTATAGTTACTGGTGCTATATTTCCTCTTCCTATAGGAGTTGCTTCACCATTTATATTTTCCATTGTTCTTGTTCTACAACCCATGATAGCAGTTAATATATCTTTTTCATAGAAAGGAAGATTAAATGATGCATCTAAATTACAGAATGTTGGATTCATTCTTTTAGATGCAGATTCACAAGCTAATTGGAATAGATAATAATAAGGATCTCCTTCTTTTTTATTTACTCCATCTTTTACTCTAAATATTATATTAGGGAATATACAAGCTTCATTTTTTCCCATACCTTCCATATATGCTTTTAAGAAACATTCACATATCATAGCAGCATCTTTTTTTTCTTTTTCTGTTCCTTGAGGAATACCTAAGTTTATACTTGAAAAAGGAACTTGAGAACCTGCTCTTGAATGCATTGTGTTTAAATTACAAACTATACTTTGCATAGCCTGTTCAACTCTAATTTTTGTTCTAAATTCTACATCTTCTTCATTAGGTTCTAATCCTCTTTCTCTATATAAATTTCTTTCATATTCTCTAGTTATTTCTACAAATGGACCCATATCATTATCAAAATTAGGGTGACTTTGACCACCAAACATATCATTTTGACTAGATTGTAATATTATACAAGATAACATAGCAGCTGAATCTATTCTTTTAGGTCTATTTAATGTTCCATATCCAGTATTAAAACCTTCCATTAATAATTTTCTAGTTGGAACATGAAGACAATTTATAGTTAAATTAAAACTATCTAAATCATGAATATGATAATCTCCTGTTTCATGATGTTTAGCCATTTCTTTATCCATTTGTGCTAACATACACCATTTATTAGCTTCACTTGCTATTCTTAATAATTTAGCAGAAAAGTTATTTCCAACATTACCATTATCTCTATCAGTTTCTTCTCCTAAAGCTTTTATTGTACTCATTATATTTGATTTTTTATCTCTTATTTTATTTCTTTCTTCTCTATAATATTGATAGTTGTTTGCTACTTCATATTCTTTGTTTTTTCTTAAAACATCAATCACAAGTTTATGAATATATTCAATAGGCATTCTTTCTACATCTGAAGAATCAACTATCATTTGAACATCCTCAAAAAATTTTTTTCTGTCTTTTAATTCTATCATGCCATCATTGCATGCTTTGTTTATTGCTATTTCAATTTTGTGCATATCGAATTTTTCTACTCTACCATCTCTTTTTATTATTTCTGTAATCATAATATTAAAATCTCCTCTCAATTTTTTGTCTTTATAAATTGTTTTCACTTAATTAAAATAAAAAAAAATAACCGATGAACTAAATGTTCATCGGTTATCTAGGACTGATTTATTTTTTTAAATAGTATAACTATTTAATCACTTCTTTTAACCAACTTGGGCAGTTAGATTCTGCTTTTATTTTTCTGTGTTTTTTGTATAAAGTTGGTATTTCTTCTTCTTTACCTGGTGCTCTATTTAGTTTTGTTTCTTCTTCAAATTCATGAAGAGTAAGAGAACAAACTAAATCTTTTCTAGGTAAGAATGAGAATTTTTTACCTGTTTCAAGATAGTTCATTATTAGTTCACTTGTTACAGGATATAAAGCATCTGTGTTTCTGAATTTATAATCATTTGTACATATTTTACTAGCTTCTTGTTTATCTACACCGAAGTCAGTTAATATTGTATAAATCATTTTTCTAAATTCAGCTACAGGAGCTATTTCTTCTTCTTTTATTTCATCTCCTATTTTTTTAGCTATTGTAGTTTTATTGTCAATATCGTTTAAATAAGCTTTAGCTAAATCATTGAACTCTTCTCTAGAGAAAGTTCTTCTACCACCATTTTCCATTTTTTCTTTTATTTGGTTTTTTAATTCATCATATTTCATATTTTTTACCTCCATAAAGTAATAATTATTTTATTTTATTATATTGTTAATGCTTATATAAAATTATACATATTTATAATTTTAATAATTCAAAACGTCTTGCTTGTTTCTCACATACTTTTTCTAAATTTTCCATCTCTTTATTTCCTTTAAGATAGCAAAATTCAGGTTGTATATTTGTTTTATGATTATAGCTTATAATTGTGCCATTTAATTTTTTAGCTTCTGCATCAGTGATATTATTTTCTACAGATTTTTTAAATTTTCTATAAAGAACATAACTGAATACATATTCTTCCCCTTTTTCAAATTCAAATTTTGTGATTGGTTTTATTTTCATATGAAAATACCTCCTTTTTATTTTTATTCACTATTATAATATATAATTGAAAGTATCATCTTTTACAGTTGTTTAATTATATATAAAAAACAATTAACTAAGTGGAATAATTAAATCTTAAAGAAAGGAATGATAATTATGGCTGATACTAAAAGACATAATATACGTGAGAGAGTTAAAAAAGGACCTATAAATTCACAATGGTTTAATAATGTAGCTAAAAGTATGGGATTTATATCTATGGATATTGCTAAAGAATTAATGCCTAATACTGCTGACTTTATGTCTCAAAATGCTGCAGATACTATGAGAATGGTTCAAGATATGAGAAAAAATATATCATCTAGAAATATGGTTGATAGACAAACAAAACAAATACCTCAAATCGAAATGGGTAGAAATATGTTACGTAATACTCTAGCTGATATAAAATCTGGTAATATATATAATAAAGAAAGATTATATAGTCAAGATAAATATGATACTGGTGATATGGATGATGATATTTTCGGTGATGATGGTGGTGGAATAGAATTTTTAAACGATGATGACGACGATATGTTCGTAAACGATGATGATTCTTCGGTTACAATAAACAAAAACAATACTGTTAGAAATGTTATAGACATGATGCCATTATCTAATGTAGTTGCTGCAGGAACACAAGCTACAGTTCAAGCATTAGATGCAGTAAACACACAAAATAGAGCATTTGCTACAGAAAAAATGCTGGTTGATAATAGAATATTAAATACAATGGCTGGTGGATTAGAATCAATAAATGAAAATATGAGTACAATAGTTCAATTTCATAGTGATTCTACTAGTAAGTATTATGCTGCTTCTATAAAATTCTATGATGATTTTCTTAAGTCATTTGAAGAAAGAGTTGGTAGTAGTAAAATGCCAGGTGCGAAATCATCAGATGATTCACTTGTAGAAAGTTTATATTCTTATACTGGAAATACAAAATTAAGTAAATATGTTGATCGCATTAAAGCTAATTTAAATGAAATGAAAGATGATAGTTTAATAGCTAGTCAAATAAGTGCTATGTTAAAAGACACTTCAGTGCTTAATCAATTTGTAAAAAATCCTTTAGGTAGTTTATTAGGATTTGGTTTAAAAGGTATATTAAAACCTGCTGTTGGGCAAATAACAAAAGGTTTGGATGAATCTTTAAGTAGTATAATACCTTCTATAATGGCAAGAATAAATACTTTTGAAAATTCTAATAGTAAAATACTAGAATTCATTTATAAATCATTAGGCAGTAAAGTTAAATATAATGACAAAGTTGATTTAGGTAACTTTCATCAAGGAGAAATGCCTTGGAATGGTTTAGCTAATAAAACACTTACTGAAGTTATACCGACTTATTTACGAAGAATAGAATCAGCAATAACAGGTGCACCAGAAAGAATATTCGATTCAAATACAGGTAAATTTTCTTCTATTGATAAAATATCAAAAAATTTTGATAAAAAATTAGCAGAACAAGAAACTTCAGGTTATACAGAATTTACAAATAATTTTAATTCTATAATGAGTAATATGAATATGTCATATGAATTAACACAACAAATGCAAAAACAATTAGATGAATATTACCGAGCTATTACTAAACAAGGGTCAATTATAAATCCATTTGTTCATGAGGATACTAATGGGCTGACTGTTGATGACCTTTCTAGTAAATTTTCTTGGGATCAAGATACAAGAGAATTATTTAGAGCAATAATGGGTCAAATGAGTAAAAAAGATTTATCTAAATTAGCAAGTAGTATGATAGAAACTAGTAGAGTTAATTCTAATCAATTCATGGAAGAAATACGAAGAGACCCAAATAAATATATGTATAGTACATTAAAAAATAGTTCAACATATGATGATAAAGGAAAATTGAAATATGATTATAGAGTAAATCCTTTATTAAAAGGTCAAACTGGAGAAACAGAAGGTATTTTATCAAATATAATGTTAATGTTAGCTAGGGGAATAGTAGTATATCCTAAATATGGTATAGAAAACCCAAATAATGATATGTTCAATAAGCATAACGAAATAATGAATAATCGAAATTCATTTAAAACAGAATATGAACAACAAATACAAAGACTTAGAGGAACCACTAATAAAGAAAAAAAATATGACACAGATTTAGATTCAGCTTTATTTGATATGGATGAAGAAGAATTAGCTGATTTTGTAAAACAAGCAGCTGAAGAAGCTAACAAAAATAAAAATAAAGAAGATTTTAAGCAAAACTATTTTAGTAGAAAAGTGGGAAATAGATTAGGTAGATTTGAAGATATAGTAAATAGAACAACAAATGCAGTTGATGATGCAGTATATAAGATATTATTCGGAGGACCTATCGATGCTGATACAACAGACGATGATTTGTTAGAATATGTACAAAGTAAAATAGAAGATGCTAAGAATAGTGATATGTTTAGTGGAATACTAGGTTCAATACAAGATACTTATAGAGGAGTATTATCATATTTTACAGGTAAAGCATATAGAGGTTCTAATGGTCAAGTAATAAAAACTGAAGGTGGTTTGGTAGATAAAATTAAATCAGGTTTTAATAAGATATTTGGTAAAGATGATACAAATAATCAAAATAATGAAAAACAAAGTATATTTAAAACAGTTACAGATAATTTTATGGATGGTTTTAAGCAATTTAAAATAATGGTATTTGGTAGAAAAGGTGTTTCTGAAAATGATATGAAAGAAACTATAGGAGATATAGGAGATAAAATAAAACAAAGAATGCCAAAAGCTATAGGAAAAGGTGCGTTAATAACAACTGTAAAAACAGCAATAGCTGCAAAAGCAGGTTTATTAGGAAGTTTATTATTACCTGGTGGTCCTATTGCAGGTATGTTAACTGCAACTACTTTTAGTTTCCTTAGACAATCTGAAACTTTTAATAAATGGTTATTTGGAGAAAAAGATCAAGAAGGAAAACGAATGGGTGGTTTTATTCCTAAATCTATTCAAGATATGGTTAGTCAACATGCTAAAGGTATTAAGATAGGTGGAGCTGTTGGTGCTGGTGTTGGTATGTTACCATTTTTCTTCTTACCTGGTGGTCCTATTACTGGTTCTTTATTAGGAGCAGGTATGGGAATAGTTTCTAAAACAGATAAATTCCAACAATGGTTATTCGGTGATAATTTTAATGATAAAGATAATAGAAGTATAAAAAATGGTAAATTTGCTAAATTCTTTAAAGATAGATTACCAAGTACAGGTTCAAAAGTTGATAAAAGATTAGCAACATTCTTAGGTGGAACTGGAATATTAGCAGGAATTGGTCAAGGTATAGGATTATTACCTTCATTCTTATTACCAGGTGGTCCTATAGTCGGAGCTATGTTCGGTTTAGCTGGTGGAATATTAGCATCTACAGATAAATTCCAACAATGGTTATTCGGTGATAAAGAAGCAGATGGAAAACGTTATGGTGGAATAATGACACAATTTACAAATTGGTTCCAAACTACTGTAATGACACCATTTAAAATACAAGCTGGTGAAATAAAAGATAGAATGCTTTATTTTGTAGAAGATAAAGTTGTTGAACCAGTAAGAAAAATGTTTGAACCTTTAACTCAAGCATTTAGATTTATAGTAGATGATGCTAAAGAAAAAATGGGTGAAGTATGGACTAATTTAACTGATGGAGTAATAGGTGCTTTTAATGACCATGTTGTAAAACCATTTGGTGAAAAATTAGAAAAATTTGTAGTTAATCCATTAAAAAAATTATTCAGTACAGCTTTATCAATGGTTGGTAAAGTTTTAGGTACAATGGTAGCATTACCTATTAAATTAGCTACAGGTGCAGTTGGGGGATTAGCTAATAAATTTAATAAACGTCATGTAAGAAAAAGTAAAATGAAAGAAAATAGAGAACAATATGGTTTTATAAGAGGTACTCTTAAATCTTGGAAAGATAGAAGAAAAGATTATAAAGAGAATATTTTTTACATGAGTGATGAATATAAAGAAAAAGAAAAAGAAAGAAAACGTAAAAAACAAGAAGAACGTGATGCTAGAAAACAAGAACGTGATGAATTATGGAAACAATATGAAGAAGACCGTCAATATGGTAAGCAAAATAACTGGAAATGGGCAAGTAAAAAACAAAAAGCTAAACATGAACAAGAAGTAAAAGAAAGACAAGAATGGATGGCAGAACAAAATGCTTTAAAAACAAAACAACTTGCAGAGGATGCCAAAGAAACTAAAACTAGTATAAATAATATAGATAGTGTTATACAACAATTACCAGATTTTGAAACTAAAAAGAAAGAGCAATTAGAAAATCTTAGAAAATCTTTAGTTGAAAAATTAGATGAATTAATTCGTCAAGGTGCTGTTGTTGATGACCAAAATAAAAAACGTCGTTCAGCTATAAAACCAGATTCTGATGTAAGTCATGAATGGAAAACTTCAAATATAAATCTACCTGAACTTGGATCTGATTCAATCAATAGTAAAGTAAGACAAATATTAAATGGTGAAGAACCTACTTCAAATCCAAATGTTAGAGCAAGACGTAGACTTTCTGATATAAAAAATAGTTTATTTGATAATATACCAGATAGTATTAAGAATGTTTTAACTCAAAAAGATGGCTCATTACCTGATATAAGTAAAATGTCAGATAAAGAAAGAACTCAATTATTATTACAAACATTAAAAAATAAAGATAAAGAAGGCGAAAAATGGCTTAGAGATAGTTATAAGAAACAATTAAAAGACAGAGCAAGACAACAAGGAAATTCACATGCAGATGGTCTTGATGAAGTTCCTGAAGATGGATATCCAGCTGAATTGCATAAAGGTGAAATGGTTGTTCCTGAAGAAGGTGCAGATGATTTAAGAGAAATGAGTGATAAAATAGATGATAAAGAAGACGAAAAAAGTGATACAAAAGGTAAGAAAAAACACTCTATAGTCGATAAATTATTTGGATCTAAAGATGGGAAAAAACAAGGTTTCTTTGGAAAAATGTTATCTAAATTCAGAAAAGATGATTCTAAAGATAGAGCTGATAATAGACATGGAATGACAGAATTAGAAGAAAAACAAGCACAAGCTAATATTGATGATGAACGTAGAGAATACGTTTCTAGAAAAAACGTTGATTGGTTAGAGAATAAATGGGATGAAGAGAAAAAACAAGAAGAAGAAACTAAATATAAAGGTGAAATTTTAAAAACATTACAAAATATGAATAGCAGAGATAAGAGAAAACAAAATTGGTTTGAAAAACTTTTCAGTGGTAAAGGTTTATTAGGATCATTCTTTGGTGGAGGATTATTTTCTGGTCTTCTTAAAGTATTAGGAGCTTTAGGTATAGGTGCTTTGATTGCTAAATTATTAGGTTTCTTTGGAGATAATACTAACTTCAAGGATTCAGTAAAAGAAGCAGTTGCTGAAGGTGTTGATACTGCAAATGGTTATGGTAATGAACAAAGATTAAATAAGGATAACCAATATGTTACTTCAGGAACATCAACAAAAGCAATGCAAATAGGTGTAAATAAAGTTGCTAAAACTATGATAAAACATGGCGAAAGTGCTGGTAAAGTAGCTATAAAAAGCACAAATGCAGTTAAAAAAGGAGTTAAAAAAGTTGCTGGTACTAAAGTCGGTAAAACATTTATCAGTGCTACTAAAGGTGCTGGTAAAGATGTCGCTAGAAAAGTTACAGGTGCTGCAAGTTGGGTTAAAAATGGTGGTGTAAAAAGAGCTGCTGGTAAAGTAGCTAATAGTAAACTCGGTAAAGTTGCAGCAGAACATACTCCAGAAGTAGTATCTAAATCTAAACAACTTGTTCAAAAATTAATAACTAAAGCTGGAGGAAGTATAAAATCTTTTGCAGTTGAATTAGGTAAAAAATTCCCAGGAGTTAAATTTGCTTTAAATTCAGGTGCAAATAGAATATTTAAATTATTAACAGAAAATGCTCCTCAAGTAGTTAAAAAATTTGGTACTAAAATATGTGCTGAAATAGGCGAAGATGCTGCTAAATCTATACCAGTTGCTGGTTGGATAGTTCAAGGTGGTATGACAGTATATGATTTAGCTACAGGATTTACAGCTGATAATACAGCCAATCTATTCCAAGTTCCAGAAACATCTGTAGATGCTACTATGAGAGGAATATCTTCAGTTATTCAAGCAGTATCTAATTTTGGATGGTTTGGTATCATATGGTTAGTTAATGACATAGCTAAAAGCTTTTGGGATATGTCTTTCTTAGGAGATTTAGCTAAATTAGCTTATAAACAAATAAAAGGTGGAGATACTAATAAATTCGATAGTAAAATGAGTGCCCAACAACAAAGATCTAAACTATCATACAAACAAGCAGTAGAAGCTGCAGGTGGTAATTGGGAAGATTTTAAAGATAAAGATCCAGATAAAGTAGATATGAATAAATTAGGCATAAGTGCAACAGATCAACAGTTGATAAAGAAAAATTATTATAATGAGAAAAATGGAACTAATTTAAACAATGCTGCATTCGCTGATGAAAAAAATCCTTTATTTGGTAAAAGAATGTGGAAAAAAACTACAGATACTTGGAAAAATGCTAAAAGCTGGTGGTCTAGTTCTGATGCTAAATCAGCATACGATATGCATCAAAATGCTAAATTATCAATAGGCGATAATGTTAATTATAAAGTAGGAAAATATGGTTTATGGGCAAATAACTTTATGGCTAAACATTTTGGTATTGGTGAAGAAAAAACTAATGCCCAATGGTTTAGAAGTAAAGATTATGATGATAAAGGAAATTATGTTGGAAATGGAAAAGGTACTAAAACTAAAGCTGAAGCAACACAAATAAAAGGTACAGAAACAGTTGACTATTCTAATAAAAAAATAAATGAACTAATGGAAAAAAATAAAAAAGGAGAAGGAATAGGATGGATAAATAACCTAAAGATGGGTTGGTATAAAGGAAAAAGACAAAGAGCTAGAGATAAAATGGGAGATAGTAGTGAAGACGGTAAAGATAAAAGTAAAGTTAATGCTATAGGACGTTTCTTCGGTTTAGCTAATATGGGTAAAGATATCCACAAAGATAAAGATGATGATAAGAAAAAAACTACTGGTGCAAAAACAACAGGTTCTGATAATAAATCAGGTCCAAAAACTACTGGATCTAAACAAGAAGGTGCAGGATATGGTAATGGTCCTAATGCTGAATTAGAATCTCAAGTAAATCCAGATAGTAAAGTTAAATATGAAAAAACAAGTGAAGGTTCTGGTCATTCTATATTCAATACACTTAAAACATTTATTAGTCCTAAACAAGCAAAATATAAAGTGCAATCAGATGTAGCAGAAAAACCAGAAATGAATAAAGAAGATGAAAAACAGCAAAATGAAACAAGTAAATTAAAATTTGGTAATGTTATATCTAGATTATTTGGTAAACATGGTGTTAAAACAACAACATCTTCTGAAGGAGATAAAGAAAAACGAGCAACAGATTTATTAAATATAAATGAAAAATCTACAGAAAATTTATCAGATGATATGACAAAGAGTCAATTGCTTATATCTAAATCATTTACAAAACAACAAAAAACTTTAGCAGATACTTATAAATCTTCTAGTAGAAAATTAGATAAAAATAGAAAAAGCATGACTAAAGAATTAGATATTCAACTTAAAAAATTTGAAAAATCTACTAAAAAAACATTTACTATGTTTAATAGTAAAATGAGTTCTATGATGGGTATAATGAATAATGCTTCAGTTAACACATCAACAGGAGCTGTTGTTAACAACAATGGCGGTGGCGGCATCATAAGTAATATAATAGATAAAGGTAAAGAATTTATAGATAACATAACAGGAAATAATGATAAAAAAGATAAAGAAGCAGCTAAAAATAATGAATCAGGTTCAACTGTGAATGGAAATGGTGCAAGTGATGGTCTTGGTGATATAAGAAAAGATAATGCTAACAAAAATAAAGATGATAAAGAAAAAGAAAAAGCAGGAACATCAGGAATAACAGAACAAGATAAATCTTTCTTAAAGAAATTAAATTATGAAAGAGTTACTCCAACAAAATCAGATTATCTAGATGTACCTGGAACTACAAATAATACAACTAATAATATAAATAAATCTTCTACTAAGATGGTATTTTATAGTCAAAATGATAGTCGTTGGTCAAATAAAATGATAGGAAATAAAACTATGGCTGATGCTGGTTGTGGACCTACTTCTGCAGCAATGGCAATATCTCAATTAACAGGTAAAATGGTTACACCAGAAATAGTAGCAGCGTTAGGAAGAGATGAATTACCAGGATATTCAACATTCTCATTATTCCCTGAATTAGCAGATAAATTAAATATGAATTATTCTGAAGCAACATCTAACTACGGTAGTTTTATAAAGAATAATTTAAAACAAGGAATTCCAGTTATAGTATCAGGTAAGAGCACAACAAAAAATTCTCCTTATACTAAAGATGGTCATATCATTATGTTGTCAAGAATAGATGGAGATAAAGTATTTGTTCAAGATCCAAAAGGAAAAGAATTTAGTAAATATTATAAATTACAAGATGTTTTATCAGGTATATCAAAAACAATGACTTTTGGTCTTAGTAATAAAATGCAAATACCTAACTTACCATCATCTGGTGATATGGATATTGATACTAGTTTATATAAATCAGGATTAGGTGATGATTTAGACGCATATAGTGTAAATATGTTTTCTGATGAAAATGCTGGATTAGCAGGTACTGATAGTAAAGGTAATTCAGTAGCTTGGGGATATTTCTGTGATCCATCAAAAGGTGGAATAACAGCATTATTTGGTCAAAAAAGATCTTCTTTTGGAAATGCAAGAGGAGAGCATGGGGCATTAGATTATAATGTACATTATCAACCTTTATTTGCACCTAAATCAGGTACAGTTGTGGCTGAAAATGGTCATTGGTCTTATGGTAATGCTTTAGTTGTTAAAACTAATGATGGTGATATGTACTATCGTTTAGCTCATATGAGTAAAAAAGATGTTAAAAAAGGCGATAAAGTTAAAATGGGTCAAAAATTAGGTGTATCTGGTAATACTGGACATTCTACAGGACCACATGTGCATTTTGAAATATTAAAAGGTGGTACTAGTAAAGGTGCCAATGGGGTTGACCCACTTAAGTATTATGACACATATAAATCTGGAGGAGCAGATAGAGTTAAAATTAAAGGTGGTATGTCATATGCCGATTATATGAAGAATTTAGGAAATATAGCTGAAGCAAATGCAGCAGGTTCTGATTCTAGTACTGGAGCAGAAGATTCAACTGCAACTGATAGTAATTCAGGTTCTTCAGAATCAATTGAATTAATGGGTGTATTTTCTAAAATGAATAAAATAGGTCAAAACTATATAGCATCTATATTTAATGGAAAAGAAGTTGATTTATTTGCAACAACAGGTACTCCAGAAAATGAAAATGCTGGTGTAACAGGTTCAGGAGATTTCCCTAAATATAATCTAAATGAACAACAAATAAAAGGTTTAGCACATATAGTAGAGGGAGAACAACCTGGAATTGAAGGACATTATGCTGAAGCTTCTCTAATGGCTAACTTAAATGATATCTCAGGAAATGATAAAGCAACTACAGAGAATTTAATACACAGAGCAACAAGTGGTTGGTTTGCTAATGGTAAATATAGATATAATCATCCAGGTAATCCTGCTAGTACTGCAATACAAGCAGTAAGAGATGTTATAGTTGGTGGAAAAAGAACATTACCTAGATATGTAAATGAACACGACTGCTTTAGTGATTTAACATCAGTATCAAATAACGGTAAATCATTTAGTAAAACTAATAGATCAGAATATAAACAATATGTAACTAAAATAAAAAATAGATATGGTGCATCTGGTACTTTCTATACTTTCCCAAATAGTAAAGCAGACCCATTCTATTATACTAGTGAAGAATATAGAAAAAAATGGGGAGAAAATCATTATAGTATAGGTTCATCAGATAATGCAGGAGCAGGATTTGGTGATGGATATAAATTTACAGACGCATCTGATAACTTAAGTTATTATAATCAATATTTTTTAAATAGAGATGAAGAACCTACTGAATTGGGAGAAAGCATTCCTTCAGATCAATTAATGGTAGATGACAATAAAAAAGAAAAAGATTCTGAAGAAGAATTCCCTTTAGGTGGTGCAGGAGATGCAGCTACTACAACTAGTAGTGTTCCAAGTATGAATGGATATGCATATTATTCACAAGTAGATAAACAATGGAATCAAAAAAGAATAGGTGGTTATGATATCGCACATTATGGTTGTGGACCAACATCAGCTTCTATGATGTTAACTACATTATTTGGTAAACAAATAACACCATATACTGTCGCTAAATGGGCTTATGGTAAGAAAGCCTGGGGCGGTGGCGGCATGGGATGGAGCATGCCATCTCTAATAGCAAGTAATTTTGGTTTAAATTTAACTAAAGAAATACAAGGTAAATCTGATGGAGCATTTGATAGTTTGAGAAGTCAATTAAATACTGGTCATCCTGTTATGTTATCTGGTAGAGCACCAGATAGAGCAGAAAACACACCTTTCACTCCTTCTGGACATATAGTATTAGCTGTAGGAACTAAAGGTAATGATATAATTATAAATGACCCTAGAGCAGCAAAAAGATCTAAAGCTTATACACAATCAGGAATGAAGAGAGGTACTGGATTAAGATATGGATGGGCTTTCTCTAAAACAGGAAGTGCCAAAATACCTAAAGGTATAGAAACAGGAGGAACTTTTGTTCCAGGTGCAAATATAGCAACAGACGATGGTTCTGGAACAGCAACTGAAGGAGCAACTGCTCCAACAGAATCAATAGAATTATTAGGTGTATTTTCTAAAATGAGTAAAATAATGCAAAACTATATAGCATCTATATTTAATGGAAAAGAAGTTGACTTATTTGGTACAACAAGCACTTCTACTGATTCATCAGCTGCATCACCATCATCTGGTGGTACAGGAACTTTCAGTAAAAGTGATTGGGATAAGGCTGTATTCATGGGAGACTCAATAATGGTTCCTATGGCTTCAGCTGGTGGAATACCTAAAAGCAGAGTTTTTGCAACTATAGGTGATACAGCTCAAAAAGGATTAAAGAAAGTAGATAGTGTAGCAAAATTAAAACCACCTCTAGTTATAGCAAACTATGGTACAAATGATGCAGAATATTGGCTTGATAATAAAAAGCATAGAAATGCTTGGTATAAAGAAAATTATATAAAATTAATAAATGGTGTAAAAGCAAAATCACCAAATACTAAATTTGCATTAAATCAAATATTTGAAGCTGAAAAAGGTGATTATAAAAAAGGTATACCATCATTACAACCTATAACTGCAGAAATAGCTCAAGAAACTGGATCAGTGTTAGTTGATGTTCGTGATATAAATAAACAAGGTAAAAATTATCATCAAGGTGACGGTGTTCATTTTAATAGTGCATTTTATCCTGTATGGAGAGATGCTTTAAAAGCTAAATTAGTAAGTGCTGGAAGTGGATATGGTGATTTATCTAATATACCTTATTTAACTGATGGTCAAGATTTAGGAGATCAATTAATGGGAGATTCTGCTGGTGGAGATGGTTCATCTGTAGTCGGAGGAAGTTCTCCTAGAACTATGAATAATTTTGCATACTTCTCTCAACAAGATTCATCTTGGAATAAAGAAACTGTAGATGGAGTTACTGTATCAAAAGCAGGATGTGGTCCTACATCAACTTCTATGATGTTAACAAATATGTTTGGTAAAGTAATAAATCCATTAACAATGACTAAATGGGCTTATGCAAACAATGGTTGGGATCGTGGTGGTATGAAATGGACTCTACCTGAAACTGTAGCAAATAAATTTGGATTAAATATACATTATGAAGAAGAAGGAAAATCTGATGATAACATAAAAAGAATAAAAGAAGAAATAAAAGCAGGTTATCCTGTAATAATGTCTGGAATGGCTCCTACTGATAATGATAACGAACCTTTTACTAGAAGTGGGCATATTGTTGTAGGTGTTGGTGTAGATAGCAATGGAAACATAATAGTAAATGACCCTAGAGGAATAGGTTATTCTAAAGCATTTAGTGACGAAAGTTTAAAAGCAGGTGTTGGTTTAAGAAAAGCATGGTCATTTGGCAAAGCTGGAAAATCAATAATACCTGATGATATACAAGTAGATGGTAATTATAATTCTACTAATCAAAGTGATGGAGATGGAAATACTTATCTAATAAAACCTGCAGGAACAGAAAAACAAGAATACGATAGCGATAGAGCAGGTAAAGGTGGAATTTTATCTTCATTAAAATCTAAACCATCAAAAGTTTCTAAAACTAAAAATAATTTAAGATTAGGAACAGGATTAGATAAATTACAAGAATTATCTAGTGCTTCAGAAATAAAAAATAACAATAGACAACAAAATAAATTAATAGAATCAGTAACTAATTCAAAATTAAATGGAGCTAGCGTTGATAGTTTAATAGAAATATTAACTGAATTAAAAGAAATAAATAAAAATACAGCAGAAACAGCACAAAATGTATCAAAAATACAAATATATTCTGCTAATGAACCAGCTAGTAAATATAGTAAAGGAGCTAATGGTACTAAAAAAATATCTACAACTAGCAATAAAAGAGTAGGTATAACAAACGATAGTAGTTATAAAACTGCTAGAAATATAGCTAGTTTTAATTCATTATAATAAATAAAAAATCAGTCGGGTTCTTTACCCGACTGATTTAAAAATATAAGGAGGTTTATATATGTCTAATTTATACAGAGAAAGATTACAAGATATAATAGAATATACTTCTATAGAAGATAAACAAACTAGACCTATGTTAAGAGCTAAACAAAAAGAAAGTAATAAAAAAACAACAGATAAAAACAACAATGATGAAACTAAAAAAAAGCAAGATAAAGAAGACACTACTAAAGAAAAATCATTAGCTGATGAGATAATTGATTTAGTATCACTTGATTCAGGAAATACAAATTTAAATGCAGAGGAATATTCTAAAAAATTAAGTACTAAAATGACAAAAGAAATGAGTTTTGATTATCAAAATACTAGAATATTTGGAATGCCTCATCAATTTTTAAAAACAGCAGATTGTAGAATAGATGAATATAAAGCTTTCGGTTACTGTTTTTCAAAAGATATCTTTTTGGAAAGACCTGTAGTAACAATGGTACCTGGAACTACAAATTTCTTACCAGATATGAGTGCAAATGATAAAAAATCATTCGCATCTTTAATGGGTGATGTTACTAATGATAATAAAGAAGTTCTAAAATCAATATTAGCATCATTTGATGCTGATGGTGGTCAACGATATTATGATTTCAAATCAGATTATCCTTCATATATTAGATATGTTAATCTGATGTGTAGAACATGTGCTGTGTATTTAGGTATAGGTAATTTAAAAGCACCTGATTCTGAAACTCCTTATAAATATTATGATTGGGGAAATTATATGCCTTATGAAAATTATACTGTACCAGAAAAACTAAAAGACGATTCACAAGCCTTTTCTCTTAAAGATACGTTATCTGCACTTTATCAAAAATTAACAAGATTAACATCTGATGTATTTGTAGGATATCGTCAATATACTCATTTTTACGTTGACCCTTCAACAAGTGTTAGTGAAAGTATAAGTAATAGTGCACAAAAATCACAACTAGAAGGAATATTCGATACTACAGAAGCAACTATAAAAGAAGCCAATATGATTTTAAATTCTGTATCAGATGCGACATCATATGTACAAGATTTTTTAGAAAGTGCGACAAGTAAATTAATGGAAGTTGCAAATGCAACCACTTTAGGATTTTTTAATAATATACTAGGTAATGCTGGTCAGGAAGTAATTCATGGTGCAAATTTAATATATCCTGAAATATGGATGGATAGTGAATATAGTAAAGATTATACTATAGTAGTGGATTTAGTTTCACCTTATGGTACAGATGAAGCTATATATTTAAATATAATAGTACCTATGATTCACTTATTAGCATATTCACTACCTAGACAATCTACAGCAAACAGTTATGTTTCACCATTTTTAGTAAAAGCTTTTTCAAAAGGAAATTTCTCATGTGAAATGGGATTAGTTACATCAATAAGTTTTGATAAAGGTCCTGATAGTTCATGGTCTGTAAACGGTCTTCCAACACATGTTAAAGTAAGCATGAATATAAAAGATTTATATTCTAAATTAATGATGACTCCAGCTCATAAACCTAGTTTATTTTTCTCTAACCAAGGGATGATTGATTATTTAGGAAGCTTATGTGGATTAGATTTAACTGTTCCTAATATGACAACTAAATTAGAAACAGTTAAAGCATTACTTGGTGAATATCGACCTCAAAATATAGTTGGTAGATTATATAGAGGAATGACAACAGATCTTAATAAAAAAATATGGAGTATAATTAACATTTAATTCCTTATAATACAAATTTATAAGGAGGGGATATATTTTGCCAAATAAAAAAGAATTATTAGAATATTGTAAAGAGTATGCAAAAATACCAGATGATATGTTTAGTAGATTACTCGATCTAGCTAGTGGAATGACAACTAAGAATGTAAATGAATTTAATGTCAATGCAAAAAATAATTTAGAAACTAAATGGAATGAAATAAAATTTATATTTTTTTTCATACCAAAAGCAACACCGAGAGCTAGGTTCACAAGATTTGGAGGTCATTTTTATGTAAGTGATGCACAAAACAATCAAAAATTAATGAAGGATTTTTGTAAAGAACAATTAAAAGATTTTAAAATGATAGCTACACCATGCAAATTTTATTGTGATTTATATTTTCCAACACCAAAAGGAATGAATAAAGAAGAAAAGCTTAGAGCTGAACTAAAATTAATACGTCATATGAAAAAACCTGATTGGGATAATATAGGAAAAACATATTCTGATATGATTCAGAATACGATAATATTAGACGATTCTTTAATAATAGATGCTGGTGTATCTAAATATTATTCTACTAAACCTAGAATAGAAATAACTGTTATGTATGCTGATAGATATGATTCAAAATATAATGAAAAATGTATAAAAAATAAAAAAATATATAAAGATAATATTGAACGAATTGAAAGAAGATAAGGAAAATTCCTTATCTTCTTTCTTTTTATTTAACTATACTTCTAACTATTTTTTCTATATCAGTATTATTTAAATCTGTTAATCTAAGAGTATTGAAAGTTTCCATTATAGTGTATTTTGTTATAGCTTCAGCCATAACTACATCCATTTGTGAATTCTTAGTATTATACATTATATCATCAGATATTGCATTATCATATAATTCATCTGTCATTTCAATAGCTTCAGTTAATATGTCTTCGTCATAATCAACATCAGTAGATTCTATTAAATAAGCATCTTTTATTTCTGGTATTTTATTAGATATTTTTTCTAAATAAGTTTTAGCATTGTATAATATGCCATATTTATATGATGAACTATCTAATGATTCCATTACAGTATCTATTGTATCTGCATTACGTTTTATTAATCTTTCTGCTTGACTTAAGTCAATATTATTTTCACAATCTTTAGTTAATCCTTTTAATCCTTCACATAAGAATTTTACTTTATATGCGAATTCAATATTACTAGAATTAACATCATTTGCTTTAAATATAGGAGCAAAAACATTATGTCCGTTAAAATTAGTATACATAGATTCTAATGCAATTTGTTTAGCTTCATCATGACTATCTAAACGTTTATCTATACTATCACATATATCATCTAAACTATCTAAAAAACTTTCAATAACTATATTTTCTTCTAATACAGTATGTTTAAGAACAACAGCATTCATTGCTGATTCTTTTAACCAATTAGTATATTCTTTATTATATTTGTATTCTTTCACTTCTTCATTAATATAGTCTTTTATTTTATCTATATCAGCAAAAGATGTTGCTTCATTTATTTTCTTCAATAAACAATATTGTCTCATTTTAGATGGTTTTGGTACATTTAAACTTGGAGAATAATCTTTATTTTCATAAACAGCTCTATCTTTTCCATATAAGAAATCTTGTTCGAAATCAGCTTGTTCTTTTAAAGCATTTTTCAATTCTTTTTTTCTATTAGAAATTATTTTAGAATAATCATTTGACATCCATTTTAAATGTTTTTTATATTCTTCTTTCTTCTTAGGATCATCTGTTGAATTTATTTTATTTTGTATATATTTTTTACCATTAGGTATATCTTTTTGTAGATATTCTATTTCTTTTAAAGTTTTACATTTTTTAGCCATTTTTTCTAATCTTTTTCTACAAGATGCCAAATTACTGTTTCTTTGAAGCATGTTTAATAATATATTTCCTGAGTTTCTGATACTGAATTTATATGCATCTTTAGATATATTTTTTCTTGCTTTTCTAGCAGCTTTAAGATTTTTAACATATCCTTCCATAACTTGGAATTGGTCTCCATCGTTTCCACATTCAGGACAATATTCAGGAGCTTCACCTTCAGCAACATATCCACAAGATCTACATATAAACTTAGCACTTTCTTCTAAAAAGTCATCTGACTCATCTACATCGTCAACAAAAATATTAAATGATTCTTTCTTAACAGATAATTCTTTAATTCTTTTATCTATTAATTTACTACAATCAGATTTCAACCATTTAAGATATGAATCAATATTTTTTTCATATTTTTTATTTTTAGGATCTTCCATTAACATCTCTTTTTGTTTTTCAATATCTTTTATAGTTGCTGGTAAATCTATTTTCATTGTTTTTAATGTAGGTATTTTATTTTCAGTTTTAATTGCATTTATTATATTTTGTTGATATAGATGATATTTACCTTTATTTTGTTCGGCTTTATCTTTATATGGTTTCATTATGAAATTTCTCCAACCAGTTTTTATTTTCGTAACCAAGCCTTCTTCAACAATATCATCATCTTCCTCTTCATCGTCATCATCTTCTTCGTCGTCTTCATCGTCATCTTCTTCTTTTAGATATTTTTTAATATCTTCATCTTCAGAATCATCATCATCAAATTCAGCATCTTCAAATAAATTATCTTCTAGCATTTCTTCATTCAATACTTCATCTGATTCACATTCGCATGGATCTTTTTTACATTTTGGGCACACTAGCATTTCATATAAATCTTTATCATCCTCAGCTATAGTTGTTGGAGAACATGCTTCTTTTGATAGTTTATTATTTTTGCTTTCATCTTTTAATTCTTCAGTTGATTTTTGAACTTCTCTTATAGATTCTTTACAAGCTGAAAGATTCTTTTTAGATTTACCACAATCTTCTGCTACTTTTTTCATATCTTTAGATGTGTCTTTTAAATTTTTGTCTAATTGTTCATAATCACCATCTTTAACAGCTTCTAATATACTCTTAGCATGTTCAATAAATACATCTTCCATTGGTTCATAAGGCATTAAGTGTTGTTTAAATTCAGGTATTGTATTTAATGATATACCTAAATTATCCAATGCTTCTAAATATGCTTCTTTGTATTCTCCATTTAACCATTCTGTATAATCTTCTAATATTTTAACATTTCTACCTTTCTTACCGAATAGTCTATGTGGTAATTTAGCTAATTGGTTTATATAAGCAATATCTGGACCATGTTTAGCTGATTTTAATAAACTCATTATACTAGTTCTAAATCCTGGTTGAGTTACAACTTTAGCTATATGTTCTCTTTTTTTAGCACTTTGTATAATATCAGAAACACCAGTATCATATGAAAAATGAAAACCTAAATTTCCTGGTTTAGCTTTTATTCTAACAGCTTCACTTAAATATCCTTCTAATTCTTTTAATTTTTCAACAGGTAATTGTTTAACAAAAGATTCACTTATCATTAAATCTTCTGCAACTTCATCATTCATAAGATTATTGTCATCATATGAATCTAATTCATTTAAGTTATATTCTGGATCATCTATATCATCTTCACATTCTTCTTTTACATATGATTCAAATATAAGATCTTTAGGAGTTTCTAATGTTATTTTATAGCATTCTCTCATAAGAGCTTCAAATAATGTTGTAGTTTCTATATTTTCATTAAAAACAAATTGCATAGCTTCTTCAGTAGCTTCGTCTTCTACATCATCTTCTTTTAATTTATCCTCAATTTCATCCATTATTTCTGTTTTTTTAGTATTCGCTTCTTTTTCATCAGAAACTACTTTTATTACTTTATCTTTTATTTTATTAGATATAGCATCTATATTTATATTGTCTTTATTATATTCGAAATCGTCTTTTTCTTCATCAGTCAATTCGAATTTAAAACCATCTGCTGAATCTGATTCCTTCATGTTTCTATCAGCAACTTTTTTTGCTGTATTTTCACATAAAGAAATCATTCTTTCTAATAAAACATTATTTGTTTTTTTAGCTTGTTCTTTAATAACTTTAAATCCACCTAATTCTTTATATTGTTCATTTATTTTATTAGTTATATTTTCCATGTTTTCATACATAGGTTGTTCATCTATACATAATGCTTCTAAACAAATGTGATGCAACATATTACAAAATAAATCATCTTTTAATTTATCATATGATTCATTTAATACTTTTCTAAATTCTCTTTGATTTTTTATTTTGTCGATTTGTTTCTTTTGTGCTTGTTTAGAAATTTCCATATGTTTTTTAGATGCTTCCATTAAAGCTTCTTGTTTATTCTCTTTTTTTCTTTCTGTAACAGGAATTAAATTTTTATCTGTTATTTTTTTCCCGTAATTTGATCCAAAACTACCTCTAGTAACTTGGGTATTTGTATTATCAAAATAATTACTCATATCATATACTCCTTTCGATTGTATTTATTTATTCATTAAGTTATTGTTTTGGGTATTATATTAATAATACCCAAAACCATTCTATTTATTTATTAAAGTTATTTCTATATCATCTTCTTCTATATTTAGATATTCAGGAACAAATATTATTCTATCCTGTTTACTAAGCGTATTTATATCCATAGTATTATTCTCAATTGTTTGAACTAAAGTATCATATCCATTTATAGATTCAAATACGACATATCTTAAATAAGAAAAAGTGTTTTCTAATTGTTGTATCAAATTGGATATGAAAATACCTTCATTATTTTCTTTATTTATATCTTCAAAATAATCTTTTATAAATATTTTCATATCTTGTATTAATTTATCTGCTTCTGATTTTAATTCAGCATATACTCTTAATTTAATATTACAATTAACTTTATTTATAACTTCTTCATTTTCACCTATAACAAAATTATTAGAACGCCCATAAGTATTATAGAATTTCATATCAACTGAATAATTATTTGTTTTTTTATATAATATATTTCTCATATAATCATATTGATAATTTAATAAATCTATAAATTTCTCAAAATGTTCTAAATTTTCTTTAGTAGGCTTTTCTATTTTTTTCATTACAGGAACATCATATATTTTAGCATATACAACATCATCATTATCTTTTTCCCATACTATTCTAGATTTTAACATATTTAAAGGTTGTATTAAAGTAACTCTTTGTTCTTCTGTTGTATACGTATTTGTTAATACAGTATTGGCAAAACCATCAATATGAGAAAATTTATGTGTTGTAGTTGGTTCATCATATTTAAAAAATGCATATATGTTGACCTTTAAATTTATCATTGGTATCATACTTACAATATCATTACCATTAGCTGGTGATTTTAAATCATATATTCTTATATTTTCATTTAATGTAATATAGTCATCAGTTGTAACTGAACCTTCAAAAGTATATGTTAAATTACGTACATCAAATGCTATTTTTTTACATTCTACAAAAGCTACTTCATTTCCTCCACTAGAATGAAATGTCATCAAAACTTTAACTCTACCAGTATCTAATCCATTAGCATCTAATATAGGATTTTCTATATCATTATCAGTTGCAGTTAAATTAAATGTGAAAGTATATTTAGATTCTGAACTCAATATTGTTCTTTTAACAAATAGATTATTGCAAATAAATTGAATCAATGAATCATTATTTACATATTCATAATCTAATAATATCTTTTCATTTATATTATTTAAATAATATCCTATTACCCCATTATTGGATAATGTCATTAAAAATGGATTACTATATATAAATTCTGGTTTAGTTTCCATTTCTTCTATTTGTTCTGGTAGTACTTTAATCATATCTCTAGTTGAATCTCCGTTATATATAAAAGTATTGCAAGGTTTTAATAAATATCTACCTGATTGTTCAAATTGATGATCGAATTGTTCTTTATAAATCTTTAATGCCAATGTGTTTGTTTTATAATATGAACCATATTTATCTTTCATTAAAGCAAAAGCACAAAATAATCTATCAAAAATATCATCACGTTTTTTAATAAATGTTACTTTTGTATCTTTTTCAACATCAAATGAATTAAAATGTCTTTGTAAATCAGATTCAGTAGTATATGAATCAACTGTAGCGAAAGCATCTGCAACTCTATCTCGTAATTCATATATAGTTAATCTATCAGAACCTCCAGTAGATGATGATTCTGGTATTGCTATAATAGGAACCCTAGAATTACTTTGATATTTGTCACTATTCCTATATACTTCCACATTAACACCTAAGTATTGCTCAAAATTTCCAGCCGAACCATCAGTTTCCCAATAATCAACTACTATTTCTGAATTAAATTTAGGTTTAAAGAAATTTTCTCTATTAGTAAAACTAATTTCTAATGTGTTTTCATCTTTTAATCTATAATAACAAAATGGTTGGTCTGTTGCTTTTGAATTTATTATCTTTTTTTGTAATTGAGTATAATTTGAATCAGAAGATTCTCTATAATATACTTCAAAATTAGCTAGTTGTTTTTCATATTCAACTTGAACTATAGTTGATTGTAACTTATCATTATCTATTACTCTTTTTTCATATGTCTTCTTTTCACATCTTCTCATTTTAACCATTATTGCAACATATTTAACTCCATGATAATTAACTTTTTGTAATCTAAGATATGGATTTTTTATGGTATTCATAGAATTATTGAAATCTCTTATATAAGAAGATGTTATTATATAATCACCTTTATATGGTCGTAATGTAAATAAAACATCATAATCTAATATAAATGATTTATCTTCTATATAAACAGTAGTTCTTTGATCTAATCTAAATTCTCTATAAGTATTATCTGAACTTTTATCAGAATATTCTATTAAAGTATCTAAAGGTAATAATAAAACACAATCCATTGTGGCAGCTTCTGCCATTAACTTAGATTCTTGAAACAATGATGCATAATTGTATATGCTCGTAGGCATTTCTGCTAAATTAGGAAACATTTCATTTACTACAATAGGAACTGTATTGAATATATCTTCAGTTGTATTTGCAAATAAATCTAAAGTATAACCTAATAACCCTATATTATAACCTTCCAAAACATCTTCTGGAAAATATTTTGGTCCTATAGTATTTAATGCAAAATCTTTTATATTATATGAAGATGTGTATTTTTTGATATCTGAATATTTTGACATATAACAACCTCCTTCTAAATATCTCTCCACATTAATCTATAACAAAATTTACCTCCTATAGTACTTTGTACTATACATGGAGCACCAGTCATTGTTGAACCTATACAACATTGCTCTGGACTGTATGTTGATTTTATTTTATGAACTTTTGGTTTAAATTTAGCTCTTGCATTAAATTCATTTAAATGCAATATATCCATAGGTGTTTTCATTGAATACATATATTTTATACTTATATCTGGTTTTGATAATAATGTACCACAATCCCAAGAGAAAGTACTTTCACCAGTATTTACTGGAAATACACCTGTCAATTTTTGCCAATATAATATAGTTTGCCCATCAGAACCACATAAAAAATAATATACTGAACATGCATAATCTAATATTTTCTCACTTATATAATCATCTTTTGGTCTAAATACTCCACGATATACTTTATTTATATAATCAACCCAAACAGTATGGAGTTTAAATATATCTAAATTAACACTATCTGTATATCTAACAGATATTTCTCCAGAAGTATTTGATTCATGGTCACTTCTACCATAAACAACTCTACCTCCAGTATATGTTTCACCATGATTTACTGTTTGAATAACATGGTCTGATACTTCATAAGATCTAGCTTCATTTGATAATAATACTAAAAAATCATGATTTGGATTACCATTACCAACCAATGATTTGAGACAATTTATATTATTTTTTTTCATATATACATATTTTGGATCTTTTTGAACATCTTCTGTCAATGACCATGAATCTGAAGATTTTTTTAAAATATTACAATCTGGTCTTGTAAAAAATACATAAGCAAATGTTTTATTCAAATGATAATCAGGAATAACTGTTTTATTTCTATTAAAAGAATTATGAATTTTTGATTGCATGTCTGTAAAATAACCAGCTGAACTTACGTAATCATAAGCATCTGCTTTTTTTCTATATGATATATCCATATTATATCTGACTCTAGCAATCTCATCTCTTATTACTTCATCGCTAACAACTGACCATCTACCAGTATTACTTGTGGTATTTTTACTATTAGAAACTCTAGATCGAGCAGAATATGCATGCTTTTTAGGTGAAGCATTTTTTACTAAACCCTTATCCCAATTAGATGCACTAAGATGTTTTGATTCCAAATACCATTCACTTTCACCAATACTTTCACCCAATAAACTTTCTAATTTATAACTAGGATCTGGTAATTCTGGTTCCTTTGGAGGTACATATGGTGGATCATCATCTTTTTTATTAGGTTTCGCAGGTTTAGTATCTGCAGGTTTAGTATTTGTTTTATTTTCCAAATCCTTAACAAATTTTAAATATTTTTCTGAACCCTTTTTCCCACAACTCCAGTAAGAAGTACCTTCTATCTTATACCAAGTATGTCTACCGACAGTTTTTACTTGAGTTGCAACAAAAGTATTTCCTCTATACCATTTACCAACTACTCTATATGAAGTCGATGGTCCTGTTCTTTTATGCAAACCAACTCCTTTTTTAACTATGCATTCCATTTTCCATCGCATAAAAATTATCTCCTTTCTTTTTAATTTATATACATTAAATACTTGTTTTTCACACTTATATATTAGATTATAAAACAATAACTTAATAATGTCTAAAAATATAAAGAAAAGGAGAGATTATAATGACTATATTAAAAGATATTAGTGATACTCTAAAAGATGCTATAAGTATAGCCAAAGAAATGGATATATCATTAAATAAACAAACATCAATAGCACAAATGAGTTCAGATGCAACATTGCAGTTTCCAGTTATAACATCAAGATCAATTAATATTGATACAGCACAAACTGTAACTAAAGCATTAGAACGTCAATATGCTATCTTTATTCAAATGATAATAAGTATGAATCCTTATTTAGATTTAGAAAAAGATAGAAATTTACAAGGATATATTAAAAAGAATCTACATCAAAATACTGCAAATTTAATAGATCTTAATGAAAGTGCTATGGATTTATATAGTGATATGTTTGGAAATACTGTATTATTTTCATTAAATGAGGGATGTAATGGTCATGTATTAGCATCAAATAGAGAGCAAATGTTTAATCCAGATCAATATCTTAATGATAAGATATTAAATAATTTATATAGACCTAAAAATATAACATTAGAAAGTGCTAGATTAAACTTAGACTATTATTATAAAAAAAATCAAATAGTAAAAGAAGATGTTGATTATGATGATTATAATAAAGAATATGGTGCAGATTATTATAAAGATATAGAAGTAGATCAAAAAATAGAAAGCAACAGAATAGCTAGAGAAAAACTAGAACATCAAAAAGCCATGGATAAGAAAAAATTAGAAAATAACAAAATTGAACAAGAGTTAGAAAAAACTAAAAGACAATTTGAAAGAAAAAAATTCTCACGTCAACAAATGATGGATAGAGAACAATTAAGAATGAATAAACATAAAATAGAAATGGATAAAGCTGCTAGAGAAGCAGATGACAAGAAATTTAAACATGAATTAAATAAAACTAAATGGGAATATCAAAGTAAAACTATGACTAAATTATCAGATAATGATGTTAAAAAATGTAATGAATTAGTTCCTACAACATTATCTGTTACTTTACAAATAAAAGACGGAAGTAGTTTTGGTGGAGTATCTAATTTTATTATAGGTGTTAAAGGATTAATGCATCCAGTTAATTCCGATGATATGATTTCTAATTTACTATCTGGTTTTAGATCTGGAAATAAATTTTTCAGTTTTTTAAGATGGACTAGTGGCGAAATAAAATTCTTAAAAGATTTAATATTAAATATGGATAATATTAGAGAAGATGTTGTTAAAAAACACAAAAAGAATGGTTCTAGTTGGTGGAGTGCATTAAAAAGAAGAAGAAATGTTGCTGCACTTAGAAGAATAAAAGGTTCTGGAAGAATATTACCTAATGCTACTATAGTTTGTTCAATGACTGAAGTAAATGAACTTAAAGAAGCATATGGCGTAGATTTACTAGATGGTAAAATGATAAATAGAATAATGAAAACTTATTTCCTATTAGGATTTGTAGTAGTAGATGATTCTCAAGAATTATGTCACTTCATATTTGATGGAGAAAATAAATATCAAGTAGTTTCTTTTTCAGGTTTAGAAAAAGAAAATAATAGTAAAAATGATTTTAAAGATATATACAAATTGATAAATAGTGGTAGATTATAGGAGGTGACATTAATGTTAGTTAAAAATGAATTAATGAATATTTTATTAGAAAACTGCACTTCTCATGAAGAAAAAGCTAGATTATACTCTTTAACTGAAACGGAACAAGCGATAATAAACGATAGAGTTATGGGTAATATATATCAATCTGCTTTAAAAAGAAAAAATATAGATTTTGATACTATACCTTATTCTAAAGGAGATATAAGTAAATTTGATGGATATGATAACATGGTTGCTACAATAAATATGTTAAGACAACTATCAAAAAAATTTGGTATTAAAATGGGAGAGCTTGATATAGTTGATACTGCTTTAAGTAACATTAGAGCTTACAGAAAAACATTCACTTCAGGTTTTCATTTAGGAAATGAATTTTTAACAATGTACTATAATTCATTAGTTTATGCTTGTGTTGAATCAACATCTTTAATATTAGCATCATATGTTCAATATGTTAAAAGTGTTAATACAACAGAATTCACTCTTAAAAAAGGGAAAGGTATATATGGAAATGTGTGTATAAATAGTTTAGATAAATTCAATAGAAGTGTTAAAAATGGAGAATTTGCTAAATTCTCAAAAAATGCTTTAGATAAAAATAAGCAAAATTTTACAGGTTCAGCAGTAGCAATAACAACAGCAATTGCTGTAGCTGCATCAATAATACCTATACTTAGACAATTAGTATTTTATTATTATGATACACGTATGAATGTTAGTGAATATTTAGAACATCAATCTATGTTTCTAAGAATGAATAAAAATGCTATTGATAGTAAAAGTTTAGGTGCTCAAAAAAGAAATGATGTTATTAAAAAACAAGAATCTTATGCTAGAAAATTAGATGAAATATCTGATAAAATACGAGTTAATAGTAAGTTAACTGATCAAAAAAGTACATCTAGTTTAAAACAAGACAATAAAGCATATACGTTAAAATCAGTAACTGGTAACGATGATGGTTTTATGTTTATTTAAAGTAAATAAACTAAACAATAGTATAAAATAATTAAAAATATTTTTAAGTTAAGGAGGACTTACAATGAGTAATATATATGATATATTTAATGAAAGAAAGAACGCCGTTTCTATGATTTCAGAAGGATTCGATTATTCAAGTTTTGATGACAGTTCTGTAGAACCTTTTGATACTATAGAAGAAGGCATAGATGTATTAACAAATATACAAAGAGAAATGCAAAATACAACTATAAAGGTTTGTGCTGAATCTCTTGTAGCTGACATGCTATTAGAAAATGCAATGTATGAAGAATTTGATGAAGATCATATATCAGAAATGATAGAAGAATCATTTAAAGAAAAAGCAGCTAATGTTGGTAAAAGAATACAAGATTTATGGGGTAAAATAAGAGCTTGGTTTGGTAATTTATTTACAAGTATGGCTAATTTATTTAGAAATGGTGAAGCATTAGCTAAAAAATATCCAGATTTAAAAAATAAATTAAAAACTGATACTGGAAAAGTTAAAGCTTATGATGTTGATATGGCATCTAAAGCTATAGTGAATTGTTATAATTTATGCTCTAAAATAAAATTTAACGATGCATATAATTCTTCAAGTGATTACAAAACAGAAATATTCAAGAACTTAGGTGTTAAAGATAAAGCTGAATTAAAAGAAAAAGTTATGGGATTTTTTGTTAAAACAGGAAAATTTGAAAAAAAAGAATTACAAATTAGTTCAATGGCAACAGAAGCAGTATTTAATTATGCTGTAAACAAAAAAGATATAATAGATGGATTAAAAAATCAACAAAAAGCAGTTGATTCCGATTTCAGTAATGCTATGCAAGTAGCAAAAGGTGCTAAAAAAGAGATAAAAGCTAGTGATGAATCAAAAGAAGATAAAAAAGAAGCTAAAAATTATATAAATGATGTAATTAGTGTTCTTAATTTCATGATAAATATAAAAACAGATATAATAAAAACTCAAATAGCAGTAGTTAAAAAATTAGCAAGTGTTTGTTTATCTATATGCCGTCATGCAGTTGGAGCTAAAGCTGAATCTGATAATGGTGGTGGAGAAGAAAAACCAGCTAAAAAAGAAGAAGAAAAAGAAGAAACTGCTAAAGAAAGTTTTGATTATTTATTAAATTCATTAGATGAAGAAATTGAATTTGAAGATAATGAATGGGATTTATAAATAAATTAAACATATACCGATAGAAAATCTATCGGTATATGTTTTTTATCGTAAAAAACAATCCATTAAAGAAGGGAGAGTGTTCAATGTGAATGATATTAGTAATATAATAGAATCATATAGTAATATTGAATGTATGATATGTGAAACTATTGAAAATGTTTTATTAGAATCTGAAGATTTTATAATAAAAGAAATGATTGGTGATTTAGAAAAAGATATTGGTAACACAATAAATAAATTTAAAAATAATTCTAAAGTATATTCTGAGATGAATAGAAGTATAGAACAAATGGTATATATCAAAAAAGGAATTAGAAATAAAGATTATGATTTAATAATAGAATCATTGAATAATTCTTTATGTGATGTTATAACTATGAGAAATAAATATACTTCTGATTATAGATTAGATGATATATTTGTAGAAAATGCTAAATTAATAGCAAATTCTAAATTAACTAATAAAATAAATCATTTAAAATATAGTATAAATGAATCATATTCATATATACAAGAAAATATTTTATTAGAAGCAGATAATAATGCAAATAATAATCTAGATAAAATAAAAGGAATGTTTGGTTCAAAACATGATAAATTAGTTTCACGAGATAAAAAATTCTTAGATGGTTTAAAAGCTAGTAAAAAAATATCTGCTGATATGGAACTTGAAGTGCCTGATGATAATAATGTAACATTTGATAAATTAATGTCTAGATATGATAATTTTATAAAATCCATAACAAGAGATAATGATAATGTTAGCAAATTCTCGGATAAAAATGGTGATTTAAAAAATGGTTTAGATAATTATTTTAGAACAGGTTCTGCTAAAAAAGAATCAGGAACTAAAAAAATGAGTGGAGATGCTGCTATAACAGCTGTTTCTAATATGATAGAATATTGTAAGGCTTATTTAGATAATAAGAGTACTATAATTGGTAAAATGGATGATATGGTTTCTGATAATTCTGATGTTAAAACTGAATCTTATATTATATTTGAAGCTGACGAACAAAATAACAACAATGGGCAAAGTTTATCTGATAATATAAAAGATAATAAAGATACAAATAATAATAAAGAAGAAAAACAGAATGATAATAATGATAATAAAGAAGAAAAGCAAAATGATAATAAAGATGAGAATAACGATAATACAGAAGAAACAAAAAATGATAATAATGAAAATACCAATGATACAGAAGAAACAAAAAATGATTCAAATAAAAATAAACAAATAGGAATAAATACTTTGTTAACTATAATTGAACAACGATATTTCGATTATATCAAAGTATTACGTTCTTTATTTTCAAAATAAAAAATAAAAAAAGATATAGGAATAAAATCCTATATCTTTTTTTATTTATTTTTGTTTTTTAAATATGCATTCTGTAGTATTTATTAGATTTTCCCCATCCTTATTAAGAACGAACACTTCTTTAGATATCCTATAATTACCACCATAAGACTTATTCAATTCACTATCACTAAAAGTAATTAATATTTCTTTATTTGGTGATAATGAATCTATATCTATTCCTAGAATAGAAGTTTGAACAACACATTCATTTTCTTCCATTCTATATTTTAATTCATTTATATTAAATTCATTGTCTTCTTTACTTGTCATATATATAATATTAGAATCTCCTATTTGTGTTGTCTTAGGATTAATGTTATCTATATTATTCGTTTTATTGTTAACAACAACTATATTATTTCCTGATAATTGATCATTTAATAATCCCACATTAAATATTTTAGTGTTTGATGTATTTGTGAATATATGTGAAGATTTTCTATCTCTATCAACAAAAATACCAGTTAATCTACTTTTATAATTATCTTCATCTGATACATGAAGATGAGTTATCCTTACTTCATTTTTTCTCCATGATGAACATTTAGAACTTTTATCTATAAAATATGCAACATCAATATCAAAATAAAGAAGTAATCCTCTATTAAAAAATCCTTTATGTTCATTTATATATTTAAAACTCTCTATTAAATTTCCTGTAGGAACTAACATATTTGTTATCATTTTTAAATTATCTGGTATACTCATTAATAATTTACTTATACCAACTTTATCAAACATATATAGCACTAAATCCTGAGGAGTTGCTTTTTTTATAGATAAATTTAAATTATCTTTACATTTAATTACATCTTCTTTAAATAAATAAAAACTTCTACCATTTGCTCTTGTATTTTGAGTAGAAGATGATCTTTCTATTTCTTTTCTATTTTTTATAGCATATTTATCTTTTACGATAACTTCTTTATTAGAAAAGCATATGAATAGATCATTAAAAAATAATTCATATTTGACATAATCATCATTTGCATCATGTAATATTTTATCTATTCTAAGTCTAAATTTAACAGTTTCATTTTCCTGTGTAATCGTATTATATAATTCATCATCCATTACAACATTTATATTTATTATAGGAAAATATAAATTATCAAAATCTTTCTCTATATACAACGATGTAACCATTCCTGGTTGTATTTCTATACTAGAACCATCATCAAATAATACTACAAGAGTATTTACTTTATACTTTACATTTGTTCTATATTTTCGCATTTCTTCTGTAATCATAACAATCCACCTCCTATGTAATTTCAATAAACATATCTTGTAATAATTTACCATATTCTCTAGCTGAATTAGTCATAGGAGTTTCTTTATCTTTAACAAATAAAAGATAGTCACATATTATACATTCGCAAAATTCATCATATAATTCTGACTCACTATTGGAACATAGATAAATGTCTAATTCAGTATTGTCATAAAAAAATTTATTATCTTTTATTTCATAATTCAACATTATAGGTCGTTTGCATTTTAATCTAAGTTCATTATTTTTAATCTCAGTCAATACCATTTCTTCAACTCCTTATAAAAAAAATAAGATAATAGAATAAATTTCTATTATCTTATTGTAAATATCAAATTTATGAATTATATTCTAGCTATTAATTTTAATAATAACACTATAATTAAAATTCCTATTATCATAGGTATCATAACACAACACCCCCTAATCTTCTTTTAAGAAATATCTTATTTTGAATTTACTAAATAATTTTATTTCATGAACAGTATCATCAAATATTTTAGTATTAAGTAATTCATTATTATCTTCCATCATACTTATATAGATAACATTTATGTCATTATCTTTTATATTATCCAAAAAGTCAACAGTGTTATCGAAATAATCATTGTCATTTTTTGGAAATAGTGCAATAGGGTCAGAATCACCAAGAATAATTTTATCAATATCATTTAAAACATTTAGATGATCTTTTATATTATCTATAAAATTATCAATAAAATATTTTTCATCTATTTTTAATTGAATTCTTTCTATTCTGAATCCTTTATTAATAATATCTCCTCTTTTAAAATCTTGCCATTCAGTTATTTTCATTAGCATTTTCCTCCCTTTATTGATATTTCTGGTTTATCAGTTATGTCATTTATTTCTAATTGCATACAAGCATTATCATTAATGTAAGCATGCATTTCATCAATAGTACTGTTTAAATATTTCTTATCGACTATTGCTGCTTTCATTAATTCACCTTCACCTACTTTAAAAGGATTTTTATATTTCTTTACAATTAATAAATATTTTTTACCCATTATATCACCTCTTTCAAATATATTATATATAATCGATTTATTTACTTTTAACACTATTTATTATTTTTTTCATAGAATAAGCAAGATTTACAAACTTGATGTTTATTAAAAATATCATTATGGTCAAATAAACCTTTACAATAACCTTTTTCATTAATCATTTCTTCAGGTTTAGCTCCAACATCATAAATGCATTTGCATTTATTGATTGCCTCTTTTATTAAAACCTTTTTATTACTCATTTCAAATATCTTTTGAGTAAATATTTTATTATTTAATAAAGTTATTATATCTCTAAATATATCTTCTTTACTTCTAAAATTAGTTTTAGATTTATCTAATACATTTATTTCGTACCAACCATATCTTTTTATAACTTCATTGTATATTTCTGTTATTTTTTTTAAATACACAATATTTCTTTCAAAAGCATCTGTTTTTTCTTTTGCTTCTAAACTTTTTATTGTCATGTCTAAATTTGATTTCATTGCTATAACTATATCTGGTTTTGGTAAATTTAATATATTATATTCGAAATTATACATTTCTTTTTGAATTTGTTTTCTTAATTCAATATTATCTATATTAGCTGATTGATATAATAAACTAGAACCAACATATCTATCAAATATAAACCATTCACCATTTTCTATTCTATCTCTAACATTAAAAGTTTCAATATAATCAAATCTATCTAATGCATACATTTTATTTATTATTTGAGGATTAACTTTATCTTGAATACCATATTCCCCTGATAAAAGACGTTTTACAAAATAAGATGAATCGCAATCATATCTTGGAAAAGATACGATGTTAGCTTTATATCCTTTATCTTTTAAATAGTTATATAAACTTTTGGCATTTGTTTCTTTAAAGCTGCTATCTAATCCTTCAAATTCTATTACTTTACCTCTAGTCATTTTTATTTCCTCCTTTGCCTTCTTCAAAATCTCTGCATAAAAAGTTTGCTCTTATTATAGGATATTCTATAAATCTTTTATGTTTACTACAATATACTCCATAAGGAGTACTGAATTTAGTATATATAAGTTTATTTAAACACTTTCTACAATCTTTTTTACACATAATAATTACCTCCATATTATTTTATTATTTTTAATACCTGAATTTATTTCGATAATATTTAATGGGAATTCCATAAAATATTTATCATTAACATCTCTAAGATATCCTGCATCATGTTTATTTATTAATTGATTTTTTATATATGCTTCTTCTGATGCTGAAATTCTTTTTTCTTGTTCTCTAATACTAGTACATAAATAATTCAGCATTATTTGATTTTGATTATATTCTTCTACTATTTCTAAAAGAATATTTATATTCTCAACTTCATTATTTATAATATTATTTTTAATACCAGTATCAATTAATTTAAAAATAGTACTTATACCTACTTTATTTATCTTAGGAATTCCTCTATAAGAATCTCCTATTATTGATAAAATAAATGATATAAAATTAACATCTGGTTCCAATGAACTTTTACATTTTACTCTATATTTTAATACATCCATAATATTATTTTTATCTATCAATAAAGATTTTTCCATTTTAGGTTTTAATATATAAAAATTTTCTTTAGTATATTGATATTCATATACATCTGATGTTATTAGAAAATTTTTATTATTATTTGGTAACATAACATTTATTAAATATGGCATTACTGAAGGTTCTATTATACCAGATGTTATAAAATAAACATCTTTTACATAAGCAATTATATCTTTAAGCATAGGAATTATTTTCCTATATATATTACCTACAGCAACAGTATCTGTTGTTTCTTGTATAGTTATGCTCTTTCTATAATCTTTACTATATTCTCTATTTAAATAATCAACATCTATTCCTTCAGGTCCATAAATAAACACTCTACTACATAATCCTCTTTTATCAAAATATCTTCTATAATGTGCTATTAAATTAAAAATACACGATATAAGAAGTAAATTTCTTTTAGGACCATAAAAAATATTTTCTTTATCTTCTGTAGTATATTTAATTTTCTTTATTACAGATTCTAAATTTATGAATATATTTATTTCTTCTCCTTTTTTAAATTCTATATCTTTTAAAAGTTCATTCAATATAATATATTTAATTTTATACATATTGAAATATAATTCCAAATGAGTTCACCTCTCTTTAATTAAATGTTATATGTTTAATTAAAAAATATAAAAGGGATGGCTAGTAAACCATCCCTTTTATATCTCCTATGGTATCAATTTACGTCCACATACAGGACAGTATTGAATATTTATTATATTGCTAGGATAACCATGTTCTAAATAGCAGGTATCTTTATAGTTAGATTCCACACTTAGTAGTGCTTCATTTCCCATATTGTCAAATACCAGATTTGCACTAATACCTCTTGTGTCTTCTGGTAAATCCCAATCTTGAACGTTTGCTGTCAATTTAACTCCATTGTTTCTACAAAAGTCACATCCTCTTTCTTTATATATAGAATTTATATTCTCTAAAGCTTGGTCATAGCAAGAATCAGTTATTGTATATGCTTTAGAGATTATTCCATCTTCCCATATAAAGATATAGACATATTCATTTTCATATAACTCTGGGTTATCTCTTACGAAATCATCTAATTTATCAACATCTGTTGTTGTAAAAATTGTAGTTGATTCCTCTTCACTTTTATTACACACATTCACAGTAAATATATTTTCTCTCATATTATTTGTCCCCCTTTATATATTTTTCATCTTCTTTAATTATAGGTTTTGCATTAAAGAAGTTTATTAACTTTTTCATTTCATCTGATACTTCAGTATCGAAAACTTCATAACATAAAACTGAAGGTTTTGTACAATAGTTCGCATTCCAAGTAGAACCCCATTGTGGTCCTTCAATATTTATTACAGAGTCTTCTTTACAAACTTCACTTAATTCTATAGATGCTTCCATTGCTCGTGTTCCATATTTAGTACTTATACTTTTCATAAGTCTAATTAATTTTTTACCACTTTCTGGATTATTTACATCTTCTGTTACAGAATATCTAAAATTTACCATATCATTTATCTGTATCATATTCAACCCTCCTAATAATATTTAACTACTATATTTTTATTTTCAAGTGCTTTTTCACCTATTGCAGATTTAGCAATTTTTTCCATTGTACTCTTTACTGCTAAAGTATAAATAGGTTCATCTTCACTATTAACATAATCATCTATTTTGTAATACATGTCTTCGGTGATTTTATAATCATCATCACCTTTTGCTTTAACTGTGCTTTTATTTAATGTTGGCTTTTGTATTTTAAATATTATTTTATTATTGTCTACAAACACATCGGCTTCAGATATATTAGAACAATATTCGAAATATATATTTTTTTCATTTTCATCAACATAGTTTCCTATATACATTATATAGTTTGTGCAAGTTTCATCATTTTCTATTTGTCTCTTAATATCTGTCACATATCTAATATTGTCATCATTATCAACAGGACTTGTAATTTCACTAAATAAGTTAGTATAAATAAATACTTTAGTATATCCTATAACATTTATTATTATAAAAAGTACTATTAAAAATAGTATTCCAAATTTATTTTTCATAAAACACCCTCCAATATTAAACTAACATTATTTTTAAATATTTTTATAAATAATCTTCTATATAAGTTTCATATGATAGTATTTTTACATCATCTATACTATCATTTATTCCAACTACATCAGCACATCTATTTACTGTAGTGAATCTATATTCACCATAGATATAGACATCTCCGTATAATACATATGGATCATCGCAATCAGTATCATATTCTATTTTAACATCATTTTCTAAATCTGATTTATATTCACCTATGATATCATATGCTTCTTCGCTATCTCTAGCATAAAATTCATTCCCTGTCATTTCTCTAAGTATATCAAAATATACTTCTTGTGTTAACGTAACTGGATTGCTTCTAGTTCCTTGCCATTTTTCTGTTCCTTTTACTCTCATTATTTTTCCTCCTATATAAATATATAAATAAACAAGAGGTAGTTAACTACCTCTTGTTTTTATCATAACTAAACTTTATAACTATTCTTCATCGTCGTCATCATCTTCAGGTTCAAATTCATTATATGTTATAGAATCTTTATATTTTTGTCTTAAATTACTATAAATTTCATCATAATAAAAATGTTTTTTAGTATCTTTAGTTATAAAATCTAAGCATTCTATATTATCATTTTCTATATGCTCAATTAATTCTTCTTTAGTAACAAAATCAGAATAATCATTTATATTTTTATTAAGATCTGGATTATATTTTGGATGCCAATATTCACTTCTTCCAGCTTCTTCTGTCGTGATTTCTATAGAAGAATCAAAATCTTTTTCTGTTTCTATTACTTTCATATTATCATATTCCACAGTTAAATTTTGGAATTTATTGTCAAATCTATCAAATGCTTCTTTTAATGTTTCTTCTGCAGGAGTTTTGGCATCGAGATTGTTTATATATGTTGCTACATATTGATAATCTGTTATTTCTTGTTGATCCATTTTACATTCCCCTACATTTCTATTTAATATACCCATCTCGAATGCTATTTCACCTACCCATTTTTGGAACATAGAACAATATTTACTTTTACCTATTAACATAAATTCATACACTGCTTTTTCATGAATAAATCTGTGTTTTTCTAAAACGCCATCTTCATTTATATCTTGCAATTTTTTTAAATTAGAATCTAAATGTCTAAATTTAAGTTTTCCATTTTCTTCACTTATATTTAAACATCTAACGACATCTGAAAATCTAAACCACATACCTTGTTCATCACCAAACACATCCATACATCCTAAAATTTCATGATCGAATACTTTTATTAACATAATATTTACCTCCATTGAATTTATTTTTTAATATATTATTGAGTGCTACATTAAGTGATTTAATCTTATTTAAAAACAAATTATGTCTATTACGCTTATCAATAGCAACTGCTTTCGCAACCGTACTCTCGGACGCAATACATACCCTTGTTTCCAAGACCATGTTCTATAGACAAACATATTATATATCCACTGCCCTTATCAATGACCACTATTTACATAACGCCCACTCTGGGTGACACAGTGTATGTATTCCGTTTCCAGAATCCATGTTCTATAGACAAATATAATTTAAACAAATTATATCCACTGCCCTTATCAATGACCACTATTTACATAACGCCCACTCTGGGTGACACAGTGCATGTATTCCGTTTCCAGAATCCATGTTCTATAGACAAATATATTGTATATGTCCATTACGCTTATCAATGACTCCTGCTTTCGCATCAGCACTCTCGGTCGTTGCATGTATTCCGTTTCCAGAATCCATGTTCTATAGACAAACACAATTTAAACAAATTATATCCACTGCCCTTGTCGATGACTCCTGCTTTCGCATCAGCACCCTGGGTGACACAGTGCATACCCTTGTTTCCAAGACCATGTTCTATAGACAAACATATTATATATCCACTGCCCTTGTCGGAAACGGCTACTTTCGTAACGGCAACCCTGGGTGACACAGTGCATGTATTCCGTTTCCAGAATCCATGTTCTATAGACAAACATATCATAAGAATATGTCCACTGCCCTTATCGGAAACGGCTACTTTCGTAACGGCAACCCTGGGTGACACAGTGCATGTATTCCGTTTCCAGAATCCATGTTCTATAGATAAATATATTATATATGTCCACTGCCCTTGTCGATGACTCCTGCTTTCGCAACAGCACCCTGGGTGACACAGTGCATACCCTTGTTTCCAAGACCATGTTCTATAGACAAATATAATTTGAGAATATTATATTATTATTAAATCACTTAACGTAACACTCAATAATACATCATATTCAATTATATAATATATAATTGAATTATATAAGTTTTACATTAGTTATATATTAATTTGTTTATTAGACTATTATATTCTATTTTAACTTCATTTACCAATTTTGTTCCATACTCTTTTTCGAATTCTTTTAAATTATATTCGAATAATTCTTCATTCATTCCTGAAGATATAGCTCCTATCATTATATGAGCTAATTCGTCTTTTTTATTTTTAAATCTATTCCTCATAATATTTTTCCTCCATTACATATTATAAAAACTATTATTAATTTTATCTATTAATTTGTTATTTATTAAATTTTTATTTATAAAGCTGTAATTACCGTATAAAACTTCTCTAAGTTCTACAGGATAGAATCCATAAGCTTTAGAATATACATCGGCATGATTTTTACTTTCACAGTCCCAATAATTTCTAGCACCGTGAATATGTCCATGAATGTTTATTTCACCATTTCTTAATCTTATTGGCATGTGAGTGAAATACACATTATCTATTTTTATTATTTCTTTACTGATAATAAAACCTAATTCATTTATATAAAAATCCAAAGGTTTATAATCATTATTGCCTTTAATAAATATTTTCTTTCCAGGTAAGTCTTTTATTTTATCTAATTGCTTTTTAACTAATAATGGATTATCTTCGCCAAAATAAGATAAATCTCCTAAAAATACAAAGACATCATTATCAGTAACTTTAGATATATAATTTTTTAGTATAGTATCATTTTTATTTGTGTTATATCTAAAAGGCTTTCCATTTTTAGCCTCTTTAGAAAAATGCCAATCTGAGCCAAAGTAAACTGCCATAATCATTCCCCCTTATTCATATTTTGGTATTTCTACTACTTCATATCCATCTTCATCTATATAATAAGATGAACATTCTTCACAATCATCATATGATTTAATATCTGGATCAACTCTACTCATATTTCTAACTATAGCTTTTTTCATATTTTCAACTGAACCATATCCTTCATTTATTAAAGCATTAGTTAATGTTTCACATTCTTCATCAGTAAGACTAATACCTTTACCTACAAAATTACTAGCTGTATTAACTTGTCTTATATCCATAGTTATAGGATTATCATTCCATATAACTCTCATTAATTTCTTTTTGTAATCTCCATTATACTCTTTTAAAGTTGTTATTTCTTCAATAACTTCACATTTTATTTCTTTTTTACTCATAAGTAACATCTCCTTTCCATAAATTAATATACTGTTGAAGGAACATAAAAAATTCATTAGCGTGATGCTAATGAACATACCTTCCCTTCCGTACTTTTATTTATATTATAACAACTCTTTTATCGTTCGAACTCCATTTTATATTTCGTTCTCACTCAATTGCTCCTTACGGAGTTGTTTGTACTAATATAAATTTATAGCTTAAAAATTAATAATTGACAATACATATAAATAAGGATAATTATCCCTATTTTAAAATATACAAAAAATAAAAGATATATGGAGATTGAATCAATCTCCATATATCTTTTAATCATTATCTTCTGTATCTTTGTTGATTATTATTGTTTAAACGACTATTATTCTTTTGAAGAACTCTTGTCATTCTATTTGTGTTAGCATTTGCATTTGATTTATAAACTGATACTATTGCTACAAAATCATAATTTCCGTTTAATTTAATTTCGTCTATTGATACAGCGAAACCTTTAACAGGATTCATCATCTCGCTTATTACTGCAGCGAAATTTATTCTGAAGATTATTGCATCTTCTCTGTCTATAAGTGTTGGTTTTAAACCATTATAACGAATTCTTTTTAATTTATTCATTAATTCATCACTTAGTTGATCATTACTACCACCACTTAATCCTGGAATTAAATTCATTCCTTTTTTGTTATAATTGTTTCCAGCATTCTTTTTGTTTGCTTTAAAAGGTATAGCAAGGTTAGCTTCTATTTCTCCATCAGCTGTTTTTGCATAGCTTAATCCTATGTCACCTTTGCAGTTTAAGAATGTTTGTAAAAATCTAGTAATATGACCTCCATTTATTTTAGCGATACTACCAAAATAACATTCTTCCATATAGCTGTTGGCACCAACACCAACTATACCACTAACATTATTATTTCTTTCATTGTTATTATTCATATACTTACCTCCTAAAATAAATTAAATATTTTTATTTCTTTCAATTGTATAATATATAATTGAAATATTTATGTTTTACATTTTATACACTTGTTATATTAATTATTAATTTATATATTTTATATATTTGGCAGAAATCCATCCTGTGTTATTATATAATTTACACCAGCCATTTGTTTCATATGATATCTGGATCATATAATCTGTTGGCAATGAACCTATTATCTTACTATTAGCATTAGGTTCTTTTCTGATATATAATGATTCATCTGCTATTATTTGAGCAGTTCTATAATCGTTTTCTATAGAAATATTATTGTTATTTTTATATATTTTACTGTCGCTGTTGTTATTTATAGTTACAACAACTCCAGTATTATTTGATTCATTTTTTATATTCATATAGTTTTGTACTTCTTTAATAGACATTATTAAGCATACTATTATTATAATAGTACAAGTACTTACAATTACAACAAAACCTCTTGCTTGTTTATCTTTTTTAATATATTTCAATAAATTTATTTTAGATAATAATTGTAGTTTAATATATTTAAAAAATGATGTTTTATTATTATTCATATTATCACCTCCATATATACATATTTGTTTTTATTAGTTAAAAATTATTGTATTTATCAGTAATTGTTAATGCTGAATTAATTACAGTATCTAATGACTCATTCAATAAGTCAAATTTCATATTTACTTTAAATTTTTTATGTTTACTGATAAAATAATATTCATTTTCTACTGTAGATCTTAATACGATATATTTTAAATTGGTTTTAGGATCAGAATAATAATATATAACATCGTCTCTAGAAGGATTTGCTATAAAATGAAAAATAGGTTTAAATCCCTTTCTATTTAATTTCAATACATCAATATCACTTATATTGTGAACATTTGATAATTTTATATTATCATAATATAATCTTTCTAACATTTTATCATTTTCATCAACATATAAATTTACTTTTTTATAATCATTATCTATATTATTATAAACTAAATCCGTTTCATAATCACGTTTATTGAATTTTAAATAACTTATCAAACTATTATTATTTATATTATGAAATTTACTTTTTGATAATATATAAGAATTATCACATTTAGTAGTTATAAAATCCATTAATCTATTTTTTGTATTAACATCTAATAAATCTCCATATAATGTTTGTGCTAATAAATTATGAAAAGCGATAGTATATCTTTCTATATGTGAAGTACATAATACACCACTATTAGCTATAAATTCAGCATCATCTAATACACTGTTAAACATATCTAAGTTCATTGAATTAAAAAAGAAATTTATTAATCTATATATACATTTACTAAATATTGAGCAATATTCTTTTAATTCAGGATAATATTTAACTATTAATTCATCTGCCATATCATTGTAATTTTTAGTAACTTCAACAGTATGTTTCATTGTATCTTTAAATACTAAATCATTACTAATTTTATTATAAACTATATTATTAAATTCAACAATATTGTCTTCTAAAATATTAGTATATTTTTCAAAACAATTTTCTGTTTGTGTACTTTCTATCAATACACGCTTAGTGTCAAATTGTTTAATTGGATTATCTGCTTTTGCTGTTATTGTTTTATCTAATTTTTTAAGAGTACTTTCTATTACCATCCATCTAGCTTTTTGTAGAGATGGTTTTATATCATAAAATTCATTTATAGCATTAATAACATCATTGTAATTATTTAAAGGATATAACATTATATTCTCCTCCTTATATTCTTTTAATTTCTCCATCTATATTTAAATTTTTACATATATCATGTAAAAAGTTATTTGATTTATCATTCAAATCAAATAAATTAAATACTTTCATCCCTTCAGTTATCATTTTTTTCATAATCTCTTCTTCATTGAAGTTGAAATTAGTAGTTAATTTATATTGTATAATATTATTATCAGCAACATCATTGCTTAAGCATCCTTCTGATATTAAACAATTAACTTTAGCAATTCCATCTGGTCGTTGTATATAATATTTATCTCCTATATATAATTTAGTAGTATCATCTAATAATGAAAATACTTTATTATTTGGAGATTTTTCATATATTAAAGTTAATATAGTATCATTACTTTCTACCAGTCTTTTTAATTTATTTTTATGTTTTTCTGTAAATTCTCTATCAACTAATCCCTGTTCAACTAAACCATCTATATAATTTACAGTTTTTTTAACATCCTCATTTATATGATGTGCTGCATCTGGTCTTGACTCTAATTCTCTTTCATAACAAGAACTATAATCATTTAATAATTTAGTTAAACATTCATCATCTTTGTTTTTAAGATATTTTTGAATATCATCATATGATAAATCTATATGCTTCATCTTATCATTAACAACAGTATTTTCAATTACTTTATCATATCCACAATTTCTAGTTTCATTTTTACGTTTTACTGCTTTTTCATCTTTTCTATATTGATAACGTATCCATTGTCTATATTCTATCCAACCAGGTATAGTAGGATGCTTTTCATAATAATCAACGGTTCTTCTTATAACAGTTTCTATATATTTAAAATCTTTATCACATCTACAAGAATTCAATAAATTTAATATTTTTTCTTGTACTTTTTCAGGACAATCGTAACTAGATTCAATATCCATCATTACCAAAGCATCAAAATCATATCTAGCTGCTAGTTTACCAGCACCTGCAGTTATTTTGTCGATTAAAAAAGCACCTACTTCTTCTACTGGCTCATATGATTCTTTTAAATATTTAGGTGGTTTTGACATTCTTTCCTTATCTTCTATCATGAATATTCTAGGTATTTTATCACTATCACCATATTTTTCAAATTGATTTTTATATTCTTTTAAAAAATTAAAAAAGTTTATATAATTTTTATTATATATTTTTATATAGTTAAATGATTTTTGTGACATCATTACCTCATCTTTAAGTTTTTCTTTCACTTTATCAACTGCTTGAATTTTAGGATGTGTATTTGGATTATTTCCACCATCTTTTATTTCTATTTCTAAATCTAATGAATGTATAAATACATCTGGAAAATAAAATTTCTCTACTCCTTCGTACATATAACTATAATTATGTGGTGAAGGCATAGAAATATCATTAGGATCCCATTCAAAGAAATCATCTAATAATGTTAAAAAATCTAAATCATAAGTACCAGTATAAGTTGTTTTTGTACCATCACTCCATTCATATTCTCCTGATATTTTTCTATGTGCTAACATTTCTCTTTGTTTTTCTGGGTCATTTAATAAATGTGTTTTTCCATATTTGCCTATCATTCTTTTTTTAAATATTTCTCTATATTTTTCTTTACAAGATGGATTGTTACAAAATCTATTATATTTATTTGTATTCTTATTCCATTCTGTTGGTTGTTTACACATTACACAATTCCCATGAGTTTTACCAGTTTTCATATAATAATAATATTGATTAACGTTCATATCTTCTGGTATCATTTCTTTATGTTTATGCTCTATATGATTTAATAAACTAGATAAATCGACATATTGCTTATTACAAATTTTACATTTATATTTAGCCATAATATTCACCCTTTCTTTATGTTTTTAAATAACAATGCATTAATATGTTGTTTTACGTTGGAATTTTATTATAATTTACAATAATATAATAAAATCTGATATTTGAAAGGAGTGATTTGTTTTGCCATTACCAAGAGATGTTGGATTAGTAAAAGATGATTTTCAAAAAAGCACCATATATAATAGACATCAATCATTGGTTAATTATATATTAAACATATTATTAATGAAGCCTGGTAATTTACCAACAATGCCAGAACTGGGTGTTAATATCACTAAATATATTAAAAATAATATGAGTGAAATATTAGATCCAGCTCAATTACAAGGTTTAATAGCTTCAAATTGTAAAGATATGTTGCCATTTATTGATGAAAGTAGAATATTTGTTGCTAATGATATAATACACAATGGTAGAAGTTATTTGATAATATCAATACCATTAATGGAAGAAGTTGAGGAACAATCAACTATAACAGCATATTATGCTTTTTATAGAGATGAATTAAATAAACTTCATTTTAACTTTCAAATAGAAGAATCATGATTAAAAATTAGGAGGTAAATGTAAATGGATGAAAAAATAGATATAAAAAAAATGTTAGAAGAAAATAATATAAACGTTCGCAAAGAACAACAGATTGACACTAATATGGAACACACTCTTGGAAGAGCACCAGATCCAAATCAAATGGTATCTGAATATAAAACTCAAGGAGTTGCTGTTGATACTAGTGAATTAATGAAAGGTAGACCAAAAGAAGTTGAAGGTATAAATTTACCAACTATAAATAAAGAACAAAAATCCAATATAGAAAAATATTTATCTGAAATGGATGATGACATTAAGGAAGCTAAAGAACGTCTAGAAACAACTGGTGAATATACTAGTGTTGCTGATTTATTTGTTAATGATGAAACAGGTTTAAAAGTAAAAGAAGAACCTAAACCTGAAGACGATCCTGATGCTATAATAGTTGAAGAAGAAATACCTGCAGAAAATGCTATAGAAGAACTTCAATATAAAGAACAAGATGAATCTATATCTAAAGCTAAAATGGAATCTTTAAAACAACAAGTATATTCTGAAACAGGTATTCCAGAATCACAATATAAAGAACAAAACGAATCTTTAAGAAAAGAAGATAAAAAACCTGAAATTAATCTTGAAGATGAAATATTAGAAAAAGATGAAGATGATGAATTAGATATAGAAGATGAATCTAGAAAAACGACTGAAGAATTAAAGAAAAAATATGATGAAGCTATAGTAATAATAGATAAATCAGGTATGGGTAAAATAGATTTTACTGATGAAGAAAGAAAGAAAATGGAACATGTTAAGAAAATAAAAGTAGAAGAAGTTGAAACTGTTTCATTAAAAACAATAAGAAGAAAAAAAGTTAAAAAAGGTTCTTCAGATGCTATAATAAAAAGAATAAATAGTATAAAAGAAACTACAGTTGTGTTACCTATATCAGGTTTGGTTGTAAAGGTATGTGGTTGTAGTACATTTGAATTATTAGGTTTAGTTGATAATTCTCAAAATACTAAAGATAGTTTAATAAGTAAATGGAGTTTAATTCATTCTAAAGTAACTGATACTAGTTTAGGTAAAATGAATTTTAATACTTTCCTAAGATCAGTTTCTCAATTAGAATATGAATGTCTTGTTTATGGTATATTATGTGCAACATATCCTGAAGAAGATGAATTTCCATTGAAATGTCCTAAATGTAAAGAAGACATAAATCATAAATATGTGATAAGAGGTCTATTAAGAGCAGAAAGAATGTCTGATAAACTTAAAGAAGCATTTAAGAAAACAGTAGATGCATCATATATGAAATCTACTGCAGAAAAATGTTTTAATGAGTCTTTATTAAATACAGAAATAGCAATAGAATTACCAGAATCAGGATATTATGTTGGTTTAGCTGCTCAATCAGCATATGATTTTATATATGATTCTATTGAATCAATAAATACAATGGATGCTAAATACCAACAAGCTGCAGTATTGGCATCAACTATAAATGAAATATGTGTACCTGATCCTCAAGATCCAGGTGCTTATTTTGAAGTGGATAGTAGTGAAGATTTAATAAAATTAGTATATTCTTTAGGTGATAAAGACGTACAAATATTAGGTGCTAAAATAGGAGATATGCTAAATGATATGGAATTTGATTATGGCTTATTTGATGTAAATTGTCCTAAGAGAAAATGTGGAAGTCATATAGATTATATTCCAATAGATTTAGATTCTATACTTTTTCAAAAGTACCGTCAAGCAATGGAAACCAATACCAGTATAGAATAGAGAAATTAGCTATATTCTTAGATGAAATGTTGGAATTGTTTGGAGGTACTCACGCAAATTATATTTTACATGAATTATCTTATAAAGAAGCAATTGCTTTAAGAGATGCCCGAATAACTAGAAAGACAAATGAAATGAAAAAAGAAGAGGAAGAAAGAAAAAAAATGGGTTATTAATAAAATGAATCAAGAATCCAAAATTTTTTATAAAGGATGGATTTAGATATGGGTATAGATATGTTTATTAATCAGCTAATCCAATCAGGATTAGCTGACTACTCTTGTTTAGACTTAATATCAGACCATTATTTAAAAATATTAGAAGTTTACGAAATAATACAAAATATGAATATATCATCAAATGACATAACTTATAATGCTAAATTAGACAAACGTAATGATATATTAACAGTAGATCTTATTTTAGATAATGAATATGAAGGTGATATTGATAGTCTAATAAATACAGAAAGTTATTTTGAAATTATTATAAATAAAAATAATAATATTGTTAGTATAGAAATATATAATGATAAATATGAAAGTGAGGTGGACTTATATGAAACTAGATTTGCTAGACACAAGGAAACTGATAATAGCCAATGGTCTTAAAGAAGTAACAAATCCTATTTTATATGAAACAGGTTATATACCTACACCTGATGGTTTATTATCATTAGAAATTTTTGGAACAACTTCTCGAGATAGAAAAGAGACTTATGCGTATATAGATTTAGGTGGACCTTTTTTACATCCATATGTCTATAAAGTTATGAAAAGGATAGATAGAAATATAGAACATATTGTGCATGGCAGAAAAAAATATATTATTACAGAAGAAGGACATATAAAAGAAGATCCAGATGGATATACTGGTTTAACCTGGTTATATAAAAATTGGAATAAAGTTAAATTTAAAAGAAATGATTCAAATGTTCGTACTGAACGTATAACTTTAATAGAAAGTACAAAAAAAGATGTATTGTTTTGTAAACAATGGATAGTTATACCTGCTTTCTATAGAGATGTTAATTATAGAAATGTGGGTCAAGGTAAAATATCTAATAATGAATTAACTGACTTATATTGTAAATTATTAAAATATACTAATATGTATAAATCTTCAACTGAATTTGAATTTTTGGCTAATTCTACTATAGGTAGAGTCCAAGATACTTTAGTTGAATTATATGATTATTTTAAACAAAAAATAGAAAAGAAAAGAGGATTAATAAGAAGATCTTTACTAGGTAAATCTGTAGATTATGGTTGTCGTGCAGTTATATCTTCTCCTACTTTTGGAGAAACATATACAGATAATCCTGTTGATTTTTATCATTGTGGATTACCTATATCAATTGCATGTACTACGTTTTTTCCATTTGTTCTATATGAAATGAGAGTGTTATTTAAAGAATTATATGAAAAATTAAATTATAAGATAGAAGATTTATCTTTATATAATCCTAAATTATCTGGTTCTGTTGAATTAGCTCCATTTGATTTAACATATAATGAAGATGTATTTAAAAATATAATGGATACTTTTACTCGTTCGTATGGTGACAGATTTGATAAAGTTGAAATTCCATTAGTAGAACCACAAAAATATCCAATATATTATAAAATTGAAGTTAATGGAGAAATGAGAGATATGACTTATACTGATTTATTATTTATAGCTACAGTTAGAGCTACTGAAAATAAACATGTATATATAACTCGTTATCCTATGACAAATCATTTAGGAACATTCCCAAATAAAATACACATATTATCTACATTGAGAACACAAAAAGCTATAGTTAATGGAACAACTTATGATTTTTATCCTATAGTTGATTTTAATATGCCAAAAAATGATGTTGCTACATTCTTCTTTGATATATTAAAAATGTCAAATGTTTATTTAAAAGCAATAGGTGGCGACTATGATGGTGACCAAACTACAATAAAAGGAGTTTTCTCATTAGAAGCGAATAAGGAATGTGATGAAATAGTTAGATCTAAAAGAAATATATTAGATGCTAATGGAGACAATATACGTTTAACTACTATGGAAGCAATACAATGCTTATATTGTTTAACTAAAAGGGATAAAGATTTTAAAGGATAGAAAAAAAAGATGTTATAGTCTTAGACTATAACATCTTTTATCATTCAAATAAATCAAATAGATTTATTCCTGTATCTTCAAATAAATCATCAAGAATATTGTTATATTCCATCTGTTCCTCATCAGATAAATTTTTCATTTCACCAAATATATTAGTTAAATCATTAAGTTTATCTTCATAACTATTTGTCATCTGATAATGTCTCAACTTTATCTACTATTGGTAAATTTGATTTATTATCTGATTTTTTATCTTTTTTGAACATTTTATCTGTTTCTTCTTTTATGAATTTTTCTTTATCTTTTTTTATAGCTTCTTTTAATTCTTTATTAGCAGAAACGATATCTGTTTTTTCTACCGTTTTTGGATTAATACCAATATCTTCAAGTTCTTTTTCTGTTAAAAGTCTAGCATCTTTAAAAATAGGTTTCTTTTCAACTTTTGTAACTGAAGGTTGTTTTTCTTTCATCATTTCTTCGAATACTCTACTGTCACTAAATTCAACTTTTCTATGAGATCCATCTTCCATAACCTCATATATTTTACAACCTTTAGATACCATATCTAAAACTTTTTTAGCTGGTATTTCTTGTGGTGTTAATATAGGACCACGTATACCTCCAAAACCAGGAATTTTAGCATTACTTTTTATAATAAATTTCATTTACATTCAACTCCTTTTAGTTTCTACGTTTTTTCTTTTTACTATCTTCATCAGATGATTCGGTTATAGTAAAATCTGATTTTATCTCTTGAGGTTCTTCTTTTTTAACAGGTTCATGTTCTTTTTCTATAACTTTAGGTTCAGGTTTTCTTTCTTCTACTATATCTATTGCTCTATAATTTTTATTTTCTAAATCTATAGCAAAATTATATAGTTTAGGTCTAACAAAAGTAGAACCGTTATCCATCAATACATATTCGTTTCTTTTAAGAACATCTAAAAGAACCATTGTTTCTATATATTGTGGTTCTTCTGATATTTTTATAACTTTTTTTAAATCTTCACTAATAAGACGTTTTATTATACATTTCCCATATAATATACCGTCTTTTCTATATAATGTTAACATAATTAAATAACCTCCTATATTATTATACTCTATGATTTATTGTTTTATTTTATATTATTATTTATTTCTTATTTCTTTTCTTCTTGCTTTTATTAATCGTTTAGCTTCACCTTTACACCATTTTATATGATCTTTTATTTCTTTTTTTTCTTCAGGTTTTTCAACTTTAGATATCATTTCATTTAATTGAGTTATACCCATTTGTAAATCTTTTTCTAAAAGAGTAAGTTTATCTTCACTCTTACATTTATTTATTTTTTTTGTAACTCTTTCTCTTATTTTACCATATTTTCCTTTATTATGTTTAGCATTAAAATTATTTACTGCATTAACTAATTTATTTTCTTCTAATATATCATCTACTATTGAAGATGCTTGTTCTAATATTGTCATAGATTCATCATTTCTTGTTGTATTATAATCATATGATTCTTCTAATGTATCTTGATATTCTTCACATTCAATTTCCATAGCTTCACAGAATTCTTCAGTACTCATATCCATATAATTAACAAAATCATCATATGATTCAGAAACACCTGCTTCTTTTTGTTGTGCTTCTATTAATTCTTTTTTAGCAGGTATAGCTTTTTTAATCACATCATTTTTAACCCAATCTCTAAAAGCGTCTACATTCATATATACATCAGGACTTCTTCTACCAACTTTTGCTAAATTTGTATAAACAACGCCTAACCAAGCTGTAAATTTAACTAAATCTTTTTTAGTATTGCATCCATTTAATAATCCGATTATTAAATCTTTAGTTAAAGGTTTACCTTTAGTATAAGTTCTAGTAACTAATTTTGGAACTATACCTGCTGCAACACTAGCACCAACACCTATTAATCCTGACATTGGAGCTGCTACAGCACCTAATACTAAACCTGGTATACCTACTGCTAAAACTGTATCAGCAGTAACATATAATGACATAGCTGCTGCAGATTTAGCTGGACTTGCTGATATATCATCTAATATTCTATTTAATTTATCAGCTGCTTTTAAAGTAAGTTTACCTGCAGATTTTGCAACATCTTTAACACCTTCTTCAACAACACCTAATTCATCTATATCAGGTATTATAGATTCAGTTAATCTTTTTAATCTTTTATTTAATTCTTCATCTCTATTATATTCTGGTATTTTTGAAAGAATTTTTGTTAATTCAGATTCTGGTATTTCTGCTTCACCATCTTCATCTATAAAAGCATCCATCATATCAGAATCAGTTGTTGCTTCCATCATAAGATCAAGATCACTTTCTATTCTATTATCTTCTTCTAGAATTTGTCTTAAATCATTTAACATTTTATTTCACTCCTTTTATTTTTTATTAATCTTTTACAGCAAAACGGGCTTCGAATGTGACATCGAACATATATTCATCTCCTAAATCAACAGTGAAATATCGTTTTCCATCCTTAAATTTAGAATAAGCAAATGGACCATAATCGACATCATATTCTAATCCCATTCTTTGTAAAGGTTTCAATATTCTTTTTTCAGTTTCATTCATTATTTCATCTACATAATCATATGCATCATCATAATCAACATTTTTTATAATTTTACTTTTTGCTTTATATTTATCAAAATTGTCACTATCCAATTCAAATATTGTTTCGCCACAAAAATATACAGTATAGCCATATTTCTTATTTATGTTATATACTATATCATTGTCTTCTGAATCTCCTATAAAATCACATTTAGGAATTTCTTTTTTTAATAATGAATAAAGTGATTTCACTAATTTATTTATTTCTCTTTTATATTTAGATAATTCATCTTTATCTATTATCACTACATTTGTTAATGAATCAATAAACATTTGTTCATCTTTATCGACTTTTGGTTTATTAAAACCAAAAAATTCTTCTATTATGTCGTAATCAGGTATTACTGATTCTGTTAATCTTTTTAATCTTTTATTTAGTTCTTCATCTCGATTATATTCTGGAATTTTAGTAAGTATTTTAGTTAATTCACTTTCTAGTATTTCGTCATCATCGTCTATAAACATATCTGCCATATCAGCATCAGTGCCTTCCATCATAAGTTCAAGATCTCTTTCTATCCTATTATCTTCTTCAATAATTCGTCTTAAATCATTTAACAATTTTCAATCACCCCTTTTTTTCTATTTATTTTCTATTGCAAAATTGGCTTCCATACCAATATTAGTTGATGTTATATATACATTAATATATTTAGCATCACCTTCCATTTTACAACTATCATATGAAGAACCATCTGTGACATCTTTTACTAAATCACAAGATGAACGTATTTTGTTAACTAATTTTGATCTCAATTGTTTATCTTTTGGAAAATTATCTGATATATCTGCCATAAAAGTATGGAATTCATATTTACCTTTATATTGTTTTTTATAATTTATATCAGTATCTTCTAAATCACATTCGTCTTTTATAATAGATTGAATTGTTTTGAATATTTTTTTTACTTCTGATTTATACTTGTTTAAATCTTTTTTTTCTATTATTAATGTATTTTTTAATTTAGCTTTTGTTTCTTTTTTATCTTTATGTTTTTTTGCCATATCAGATAATATTGATTCAGTAAAATATTCTGAATCATCTTGTGTTCACAAGATATCATATATATTTATTGATTCCATTATATCATTAACAGAAGTAGCATTTTTATATTGTCTTGCTTCTAATTCCATTAAATCACAAAATTCATCATTAGTCATAAGATCATAATCATTTAGTTCATAAGGCTCATATGATTCTTTTAATTTTTTTTCAGAATTTTTTATTTCTTCTATTTTTTTAGGTAATCTTTTAGCATATATTTCATCATCTAACCATTGTCTAAATTTTTCTGCCATTTCCTTCTTTTTAGGTTCTTTTTTATAAACAAGTTTTATATTTTTATCTACAATACTCAACCATTTTTTAAACTTATTTAAATCTTTTTGAGTTTTACATGCATTTAGTAATTTAGTTACAGTACCTTTAGTTATAGGTTCTCCTTTAGAATATTTAATGATTCGTTTTTTAACAACAGCACTTCCAGCTTTATTCATAGCAGTATATGCTGCAGCTCCAGTTGTAGCTCCTAATATTAAACCAGGGACAATAAGAGAAGTTAATCCCATACCAATAGCAGTAGCACCTGCAGCAAGTGTACCGACTGTAGCTCCTGTTTTTAATGAATCTTTTGTGTTATTTTCAATATCACCAAGATTTCTATTAGTCTTTTTTCTTTGTTCAGTAGACATATTTTTTATTTTTTTATATTTCTTTTTCATCTTATCTATTTTTCTATTTTCTTCTAACAAATATTCTCCCTCTATTATTCGTCTTAAATCTTCATCCATTATATATCCTCCTTTCAAAATAACCTTTATACTATTGTTCTGGAAAGAATTTTTTTATAACATCCTTTCATACAAAATAATACAAGAGGTATCTTAATAAAATTGAACCAATTTAAATCAAAAAATATTTCATCATCTAATTTTTCTAAATTTATATCATGTATAGATTCTATATTGTCATTAATGTATTTTATAAGTATTTTATCAAATTCACTAAATTCTTCTATATTTTCTTCATTAACATCTTTTGTTTGTAAATAATATATAGGTATTTTAACAAAATCTTTACTTATTTCTCCATTAGAACCGATATTATTTTCTTTTATTGCTCGTATTAGTCTAGGTTCCATGTAATCCATATCACCATTAGTAAATCTAACACTTCCACATAATGTACTATAATAATAGAATATAGAGTACATATTAGATATTTCAACTAATCTAAATTTATTTTCTCCTATTCTTTTAGGTTTCTTTAATTCAAAAGCTTTATATATGCTTCTATCATATTCTAATTGAAAAGAACAACATGAATCTTCATTAGTTAAATATATTGCTTTGTGTGATTCATGGTCATATAATAAAGCATTTTTTTGAATAAACATATTTAAATATCTATCATATACGACATTTTTATTAACATCCACATATATAAATGCATTGTATTTTTTATTATAAAAATAATTTGTATATTTAGTAGATAATTCATAATAAGCATCTTTGAATTTTACTAGAAGTTCTAACATATCATCTTCTAATATACATTTATCTTCAGTACCAATATTATCTACTATACATGTATATTTACCTGTTATTTGTTCTTCTAATTGTTTAGTTTCTTCTTCATCGACATATTTTATATGATATGTTACTTTATAATAGTTATGAGATTTTATTGTATCATAATTTACTTCAGTAACTTCAAATAAAAATTCTTTTCCTTTATGTTCTAATATAAAAAAATCATGAGGATAAGGAACTATTGTATTTGGTAATATAATTAATTCACTTTCAAATTCAGTATCTAATCCTTGTTCTTGTTCTTCTATATTAAGTTGAACTGCTTGAAAATCATATACTGGAAAGTTTTTAACTTCATTATATTTCAAAGGTGAATTATATCCCAATACTTTTTCTACATTAGAAAAACCTAAATCTAATGTACTTTCATTTACACATATATTATACCAAGTAACATACATTGGTGTTTGTTCTTGGAAACGACTAAACTGTGTATTTAATTTTTCTTCATATTTAAAAATATTATTATCTATGAAATCTTTTTCATTGAATTTAAATCCCATATATAATCACCTACTTAATTTCTTTTTTTAATTTAATGTCAACGAGAATTCTTTGCATATTTTGAAAAATATCATGGTCGTTTTTATACACTTTTCTATATTTAATAAGCATTTTTAATACATCTTTTGGAGATTGACCCATTTGTATTCTTTCTTTAGCATCAGATAATGTTGCTTTTATTAATGGTGTATTTAAAAATATTAAAGGAAAATCTTCAATTCCTTTAACATATTGATACATCCAGAATACTTCAGGACCATGTATTATAAATCTTGTCGGTTTATTTAATGTAGCTAATTCTATACAAAAACATAGATAATCTAATACTAATTTATTTCTTTCTCTATTAGTAAGTCCTCTATTCACCATTTCCTCGACATCAGATTTATAAACTTTTAAAAAATTTTTTAAAAAACCATCACGAAGTTCTTCTTCTTGAGGTATCATATAAACATCATTCAATCTAATTTCATAACAATCAATATTAGATGTTGTATATTTATTTGCTAATTCGACAGCTTTTTGTTGTATTCCTGATCCAACTAAACCTGTTAATAAACAAAAATTACATTCACCATTTTCAAATTTTTCAAAATTCAAATATAAATCTTCCTTATTTAATAATAAATTTTCATATAATACGTCATTTACTATTTCATCTCTTCTTTTAAAAAAATCATCCATAATATATATTCTCCTTTCTGTTATTTTATATATACATATAATCATTTATATTTTTGTTTAAATAATAAAAAAACGTTACAACAATATAGTAAAGTGATTCTTGATTCATTTTGTTTTTTATTCCTTTGTGTTTTTATGGAGAATGCCATGGCATTCTCCATATTACCCAAAAAAATATGAGATTAGAGTTATCCTCTAATCTCATATAATTTAATATCTTTTTTTGGTACACCATAATCTTTTTCTAACATATTATAATATATCCTTATATCATTTACAAATGGAGTTAATTTTTCTATCATTTTATTATAATAATGTGGAGGTCTATCTGAGTCTGAAAAAATATTTACGTTAACATCGCAGACCAATCCTTGGTTCATTATATATTTTATTACATTTAAATAACCAGCTCCATTTATAGCTACATATAACATATTATCTTCATATTGTTCAAATATATGATAATATAATCCTAATATATCGAATACTCCTTCAGCAATATTTATTGTTTTTAAATCGTTAGAAAAAGGATCTATTATATTGGGCATTATATAAAATTTACCCGTTGTATCAAAATTATTCAACACTTTATAAATATAATATCTTTTATTTTTTCCTGTTATATCTCTAAAATTTATAAAATCATTTTTTGCTGATATAAATCCAACATGTTCATTTTGTAAACTTATCGCTTTTTCCATCGAGCAATTTATTTTTTCTATTTTATTATATTTCATTAATCCTAAGAAATCATATACTATTTTCTTTTTATATAAATCATTAGGATCCAATTCAATACCTAATCTTTTTTCTATATAAGCATGTTTTTTTAACATATTATCATTCATTATTAATTCAGGAAATTTTAAATCAACCTTCTTCTTATTTATAATTATCCCACTTTTTTTACTTGATACTCTATTATATTTTTTAAGAGCAGATGAATATTCGGAACTAACAGTACCTATCATAGCTAATGTATCAGCAGTCAATAATCCTGAAACATTACATCTAAGACATCTAAAAACTATAGGTTCATTATCATCTGGATTTATTTTTATATTAAAGTGATGATGGCTTGGGTCTTTTACACTATCACCACAAAAAGGACACCTTACTCCTAATTCATTATTGCTATATGAGCTAGGGAAAATAGTGTGTGTTATTTCTTCTATTAATTCTAATTTAAATTCTCTAGAATTCATTTTACACCTCCTTAAAAAAATAAATATAGTAAGGGAAATCCCTTACTATATGTTACTTAGAAATATTAAGAATTCATCACAAACTATATTATCATCTATTTCTATTTGTTGACCTAATGCTTTCTTATTGTTATAATCAATAAATGAGAATTTTGTTTTTAATAATAATGATAGTTTATCTAATATGATTCTATCACCTTTTAATTTAAGTAATTTTTTATATTTCTTTTTAACTAATCTTTTGTACGTAGAAGATTGTTCTATCTTATCTACGAATTTATGTGATCTCATAGTTTTAGTCGGATTTTTATCTAACATATGACCTATTATCATATGTTGTAAATACTTATATCCTTCTCCTTGCATTTTATATTTCATTATAACAACTAATGTTGTGAATTCATCAGCTGTTAATGATGACATTTCTATAAAACCATTAAAATATTTTACAAAATACAATTTTATCATTTCTATTTGAAATTCTGTAGGTTTATAATATTTCTTATAGAAATTCTTTTCTTTTTCATCTATTTCTATTTTTAGAGCATCTTTTAATTTTTCTATAACTGTTTTTTTATTTACATTACATATTATTACATTTGATACATCTATTCTAGATACAGTCATTTCCATTTTATCTTGTTGAGATAATGAATCATCACCATCTTTTACATCGCTTATTTCTTCAGGATATAGTCCATATTTCTCTCTTGTGAAGTTTCTAAAATCAGAACTTATTGTACTTCTAATAAGTGCGATATTATGTGAGTCTTCATTATAATCTAATTTTGGAATTATATTACTAACGATGTTTTGTAATTTTTCTTCTGCAAAACTTACAAAATCTTTATCTCCTCTCAATGCTTTTTGTTCCCATATTAACCTATCTCTTTTCATTGATTTTTCTGTTTCATTTAATATATAATTTAATAATTTCTCTTTAAGATTTATTCCTTTACCACATATATTAAATAAAGGATTATAATATTCATCTATTAAAAATGTTTTCTTATTAATAGATGAAAATCTGTGAATATAATGTAATATTAAAGGAATCATTAAATTAGTACACATTGCCATTCTATATAGAATGGTATTGTGTTTATCTGTGAAAGATGCTTCTTTACCATATTTTACTGTCTTTTCATCATCTTCAATACTTCTTATGTTATTTAATTTTACTAAATCAAATACTTCTTTTAATATTGGTTTTGTTATTATATGTGAATATAATAACTCAATAAAAGATTCTTTAGATAATATAGTTTCTCTTTCATCCAATATTGTTTTTACTTTCAATAATGCTGTCATATATCTGTTTTCAGGATCATAGAATTTTATAAAATAATTTAAATGATTACATATTAGTGGTATCTGGTTTCTATATTTAGATTTAGCTGTAAAAATAGAAATAGTACTATTCTCTAATTTATAATTTAATTTTCTTTCAAAGAAAACTGTAATTATACCACTATCTGGAACAAACACTAAATCCTCCTCTGGTACATCTTTTATCCAATCCTGATACAATATTTTGTTTTTCAACGAAATCACACCCTTTCTCCTATCAATGTTATAATATATAATTGAAAATAGTATACATTACATTATCTTTTTTTCTTAATAACATTGACACTGGACTTTGTTTTTTTACTCTTGCCAATATGATTTATTTTACCCCTATTATTACCTTTAGTTTTAGATATATAATTGACAGCTGATTTTGTTTTTTTATTTTTGCCTATATTATTTATTTTAGATTTTTCTATTGTGTTTTGTTTTTTAGTTTCATATTTCTTAGCTTGTTTTACAGCTTTTGCTGTTTTTATTTCTTGTAAAATAACACTATCTTTTCTAACTTCTCTAATTAATTTTTTATAATTAGAATCAGCATGTGTTTTTAAATAATTTTTATTTAACTTATCACTATGTTCAGTTAAATATTTACACGCAAAATATATTGATTTTTCATACCCCATAGTTTTACCAGGATTTCTAGATACTGGTGGTTTTTTAAGTACATTGACATCGAACTTATTATAAAAATCAACAATAAGCATTTTATTTTCTTTTGCAACATATGCATATGTGTATATGAAACTAGGTGAATTTGAAAATAATTTTATGTCATATTGTTTTATAGTAGTATCTAGTTTCTGGATTTTATTAGGATAAAATCCTATTACTACATCATAAGTATTTTCTCTATCTGGGTCTTCTGTCATTATTAAAAAATGAAAAAAGAATTTATCTTTTTTCTTATATATATTAACTTCAAATTCATGTCTTTCCATTAGTTGTTTATACCTTCTATTTAAATTCTCCAGTAAAAAATTCTTACCTGGGATAACAGCTCCCTTACCAACTGGATTTTTTAAGAATTCATTAATATTCATTTTTTAACCTCCTTACATATTATGTGTATGTTTAGGAATAAATGAAAAAAAATAGAGATGGTTTTTACCCATCTCTATTTTATATTATGATATAGACATTTCTTTTATTTGTAAATCTCTATAATCAAAAGCTTCTTCTGTTACAAATCTTTCTGCATTTTTTCTATCATAGAAAGCTTCTATTATATAAAAATTGTTATAATCTGAATATATACCATATCCAGTAACTATAAATATTTTATTAGGTAGTTTCATTATTTATCATACTCCTTTTTTAATTTTTTTAATTCTTCATCAGTTACTCTATTTAATATTTGTTTTGTTGATGGGAAGATAAATAATGGTTCTGGTTTTTCTCTACAATCTTCCATATTACCTTTTATACTTTCAGGTTTTCCTTCTTCTATAATTCCTTTTAATATTTTATTTTCCATAAAAATACCTCCTTAAAAATTTAAAGATATAAGGTATCTATAAATACCTTATATCTATCATATTTATTTTGAAGTAAAGATAATCACTTTCAGGTTCATAGTGAGGCACAACAATCCTCGGAACCACCAAGGCGTAATAATCCTCTAATGATTTACCAGATATGAATATGATTAACTTTCAGGTTATAATGGGCGTAATAATCCCGAACCACCAAGGCACAACAATCCTCTAAGAAAACCTTATTTTATATCTCTTCATTTATACTTATTTTGAACTAAAAGATAAATCACTTTCAGGTTATAATGGGCGTAATAATCCCGAACCACCAAGGCGTAATAATCCTCTAATGATTTACCAGATATGAATATGATTAACTTTCAGGTTATAATGGGCGTAATAATCCCGAACCACCAAGGCGTAATAATCCTCTAAGAAAACCATATTTCATATCTATTCATTTATTGAACTAAAAGTAAATTACTTTCAGGTTATAATGGGCTCAATAATCCCGAACCAACAGGGCTCAATAATCCCCTAGTAATTTACCAGATATGAATATGTTTAACTTTCAGGTTATAATGGGCTCAATAATCCCGAACCAACAGAGCTCAATAATCTCCTAAGAAAACCATATTTCATATCTATTCATTTGAAGTAAAGATAATCACTTTCAGGTTCATAGTGAGGCGTAACAATCCTCGGAACCAACAGAGCGTAACAATCTCCTAATGAATTACCAGATATAAATAAGATTAGCTTTCAGGTTCATAGTGAGGCGTAACAATCCTCGGAACCAACAGAGCGTAACAATCTCCTAATGAATTACCAGATATAAATAAGATTAGCTTTCAGGTTCATAGTGAGGCGTAACAATCCTCGGAACCAACAGAGCGTAACAATCTCCTAAGAAAACCTTATTTTATATCTCTTCATTTATATTATATATAATTATTTTTATTATCTTTTACATCTAATATATTGTTAGATTATTTATTAATTTTTAGATGTCTTAAATAATATGTCACACAAGCTGCTCTAGTCCATCCACAAGTTATATTAAAATCTTCAAATCCACTTAAATCTAAATCTTCATCTGTTAATTTATAATTCTTAATTCTGTGTTTAACTAACATCCATCCTCTTTTACCTTCAGTATCACTCATATCAAATTGTGCACAAAATCTATCAAAATCACCATCGTGATCTTTAAATGTTTTTATACCTTGAGCTTTAGAACATAAAACTACAATTAATCTAAACATTTTATATAGATTAAATATTTCCCTATCAGATTCAAATAATGTTAATAAATAAGACATTATTGTTATTAATAAATCACATTGTAATGTTGTTAATTGATCCAAATATAAATCGATATTTTGTTCTGCCATATAAATACTTACACTGTTTAAAGTAAATTGATTTATTAAATAATTCCACATAAAATCATGTGGTAATTCATACATAGTTAATTCATTTATTCTTTCTCTCATTCTTTTTATTAGCATTTTCTTAACTACTAAAGACACATCAACTAATCCTTGTCTACATATTTTTCTGTATAAATCATCATCTAAATCTAGATGATATATTAAAAATGGATTTATCATCAATTTATCATCTTGAAATCTAGGTTTTTCTGTTAATGCTATTGAATACTTTTTATCATCTCCTTGACCATATTCATATACTATACCAACAATATCTATACGCTTAGTATAATCACTATCGTCTATTTCCCATTTTCTTTTACCAAAATTTACTTCACCATAAAGATTTACTTGTATATGGTCTGCAACTAATTTACCTTTATAATTTATATTTATCAATGTTCTCATTGATAATTCTTTTCCATTATATTTTGCTTTAGTTCTAAGTCCAGGAAGCATTATTGCTTGACATCTTATTTTTTTACCAACCATTATTGCTAATCCATATCTTGGTTTTTGTATTTGTTTTTGTTGACTAGTCCCATAAGAATTTCTAACCATATCAAATGTCAATCCAGTCATTCCCATTTCTGAATATTTTTTATTCACTTCGTCTAAATTCATTATTTCTCCACTTAATTTTAACATTTTATATTCCTCCTTTAATTATAATATTTCTTTAAATGATTTACTAAGGACGTCTTTTATTAAATCTATATAATTATATAACTCTTTCTTTTGTGTTTCATTTATTCTATTATTTAAAAATAGATAAATGATAACATTGTTACTTACATGATTCCATAAGGTATTACAAGAGTTATTTATATAGTTTTCTGTAACTACTTCATCTAACAATAGACTTTTTATTATTGGACGTAATGCTATATCTATAGCTTCATCTATTCCCTTTTTTATAAATAGATATTCTGTTTCTCGTATTCCACATTTCGGTATTTCAATATCTGATAAGTTTGTTTTGATTATTTTATTTAATTTTTTTAATTTTATATAGTTCATAAAAATTCTCATTAGAAATTCCCCCTTTAATTATATATTTCACTTATATTATATATAAGTGAAATAATTATGTTTTACAAATAAGAGGATAGCCTTAGCTATCCTCTTATCCGTTATATTAAATTGATATAAATTGATTACTTCCTAATAATAATCCTATTATAGATGTTGTTGCTTTTAATACTTCAATATCTGTCATACAACTATTGATTACATCTTTATTTAATTTATTGTAATTAGTTATATCTATAACTCCTCCGTATACCATTGCAGCATTACATTGAACTTTTGTATCATCAAAACTAACAGGATTATTTTTAAATTTATTATTTAGTAATACTTGAACTACACCAACAAAAGCATTGTCTATTATTTCTAACATGTTATATTTGTTTATTTGTTCAGTATCACCTTCTGACATATTTATTTTGATTGCTAATTCTGATATTGCTTTTCTTATTGCTGTACTTTGACCAGGTACATATCCATAAAGATATGCTGATTCACAAGCTTTAACAGCATCTTCTACTAAATCATAATTAGCTGATTTTTCTAATTCAGTAAATCCTCCTACATTTATTACACCCATTCTACAATGCATTTTAGATAATCTTTGTTTTGCATTTATTAACGCATCTGTTATATGAGCACTCTTTTCTGATGCTTCCATTACTTCATTATATTTATTTACAGCATCATCGTGTAATAATTTAAACATATTTTCATCTTTATTAGAAAATCCTGAGATAGTAGTAGAATTTTCGCCTATAACTATAGTATCAACTCTACCTATAAATTCTTCAGGGTCATATTCTATTTTATCTTCTAATATATCTGCAGCAACTTGTTCTGTCATTATTTGTGCACCTACTAAAGCTCCAAAATCTTCATATAAGTTATTATAGTGATTATTTATTAATCCACATCTAACATAAACAGCTGAAGTTGATTGTGTGAATTTAAATTCATGCACTAAAGTTCTTCTAAATGTTTGTAATAGATGAGAATCATAGAATGGAGCTATCACTACTAATCTTTTATTCTTTTGAACTGTTTTATCTAATGCTGGTTTTATTATTTTATCATAATATTCTTGTTCTATTCTATGATCAAACATAAGGATTTCTGGTTCTTTTATTGCACAAGTTCCATCATCTGAATTTATGAATATTTTATCAATATATTTCATAAATTGCATTTTATATCCTTCTATTATTTCATAGTTAGTTTCAGCACCTTTTGCTTTATTATATTCTATAGCAGGATTAGATGTTTGAAGATAAATATATCTTATTATTTCAGGTATCATTGTATCTCCATTAGTTGCCACATAAGCTAATTTATATATTTCATTTAAATCTCCATCTTTATTTATTTCTGTAGCATTTTCTCTTATTTTATCACATATTTCATCTACAACTTTAGATAATAAATCCATAAAATCTTTAGATCTCATTGATTTGATTTCTTCATTTTCATTCATGAATTTTAATAATTGGTCTGCTGCTATTGTTGCAGTAGTAGTACCATCACCAACTTTTATTGCTACTTGTGTTGCTATTTTAAATAATAAATCCATTATAGTTTGTTGCACATCATCTCTGAAGTTTATATATTTCATAGTTTGATGACCATCTTTTGTAAACATAACATCAGTCTTTTTTTGTATAACTGTATTGCAACCATAAGGTCCATATGTTGATTTTAATATATCTGCTACTTTATTGAATACTAAAGAAACTCTTTCTTTATATTCATCTTCACATATTACGTTATTAAGCATATCTATTTTGTTTTCCATTTTAATTTACCCCCTATACAACTAATCTTATTTGATTTACTTTTTCTATAATACATATATATCTATTATCAGCATCATTAATTAAATCTGATGCTAATATTTCTAATTGACAAGTAGTATTTTCTGCTTTTACCATATCTTCAAAATCTTTATCTACTTCTTTTACATAAATATAATCATCATCATAATTATCTATTTTACCAATTATATATTCTGGTAATATTTCACCTCTTTCTTCTAAACTCTTAGCATATGAATCTGAATATGGCTTCAATAAATAACCACCTTCTTCAATATATTTATCTAATGCTTTTTTTAAAGATTCAGGTTCAAATTTATAACCATTGGCATTAAATTCGCCTGTTTTTACTAATCGTTTTACTTTATACATAACCACACCTCCATAAATCTATTCTTATTCATTTCTAGTGGTATCTCCTTCTAATATTAATCTATTATCATATAATAGTAGGTCTATTATATTATTTAACACTGAAATCTCTTTTTTTCTTTCTTTGTATTGTTGTAAACCATTTCTTATATTTATTGTCATAGCATATATATTTTTTAATATAATCAATTCATCTTCTTCTTTACAAGAATAGCAAAAATTATAATTATCATATATTGTTATATAATTAGAAATTAAATCCATTATTGGTTTTAATATTTTATTGTCTTTATTTTCTTTTACTATGTTTTGTAATTCAAACATAGTTTGACCTTTTACTTCAAATCTATATCTTAATATAGATAATAATTCTCTTATATCTTTTCCAGAATCAGAAGCAATTATAGAATTATTATACAAATCAACACATTTACGTAACATCATTATAGTAAAACCATATTGCATATTAAGTATTATTCTTTCTGATTTAAAAACTTCACTAAAGCCTTTATCATATACTTCTATATCTGTCATTAAATCTATAAATTCTTCTATACAATCTGAAGAAATTGTTTTTCTATATTGATTTGTTAAATCTCTTAATTTAGAATAAAAATCATCATCTGATATCTTTTTTATTATTTCTAATTCTTTATCCATAAAAACCAACTCCTATAATTATAATTTTAAAACTATATTAACTGAATAATCATGTGTTTCAGCAGGGACTATATCAGTAACTCCAACAACTTCAGTATCTAAATATCTACTTTGCCATACTTTTTCTTTTAATATTTCATGGTCCATACATTTAAAATTATTTTCTTTTACTTCTCCTAAAACAGAAGCATTTATAAATCCTGTACCATTAAATACATATATTTTGGATTCTCCACCTTCTTCTTTTTCAATCATAAAAGCATCATTCTTTTTTATATTAGATAAAACTGTAAGTTTACTTTTTAGTTCTTCTAAATTTTTAGCTGAATTATCTAATATTATTTCTATATTACTTGAAAATTTTATTTGTTGTATTAATTGATGCCCTCCAGGTATTTTTCTCCAAAGTTTTATTGTTGTATTTGGTTCAACAAATTCTTTTAAAAAGTCTCTTAATTTCATATGTTTAATTCCTCCCTGTAATTAAATTCATTTGCTCTATCACATTCTCTATCTAAGAACTGGTGGTAAAAAAATTTACCACAGTTCTTACATTGTTTTATACTCCTACAATCATAAAAGTTTATAGGGTCACCATAAACATTTGTTATAGTGTATAAATCTTCATGAGTACATGTTAGTCTTTTTATTATTTTTTTAAGCATTTATTTTACCTTTCTCGTTTAAAAAATCAGCAACTTCTTTTAGTGTATTAAAGAAATGCCCTCCATTATTTTCTACCATAATACCAACTCTACGTAAAGATCTCATTTGACCTTCATCAAAGTTAACTATCATATTATCTACAGTAACATCTTGGTCTAATATACAAAATAGAGTTTTTTCTGGTTTTTTATTAGAATCATCTACTACTTCAGCTATACTATATACTCCTGTCATTAAAGGAGTTATTACATATAGACAATATTCACATTCTTTACGTTCTTTTATTTCTCTTAAATAACATTCTTCATTCCAATCATCTACTACTGGGTTAAAATAATCTATGTCTAACATATCGATTAATTGTTCCCTCCAAGCAGATTCATTACATGTTCCTCCAAGAAATACTTTCATTTATTCGTCCTCCTTCTTTAAATAATCTAATAATTCTTTAATTTCATCATAATTATTAAATACTATTGTGTCATCAAGTTCTTTTTTAATAAGAAAACAATTAACTGTTATTTTATTAAAAAAGCAACCTCTTATTGATGTTCCCCAATCTAATGTTTCTATTATTAAATTTACTATTGTTATAAATTTAATATAATTGGTTTCATCCTTTATATATTCAAAATTTTTTCTTTTTAATATAACATCCATTATCTCTAATATATCATTAACAAATTTTTCATCTAATAATGAATCATATGTTGTTATATAGAATATATGATTTAGAATATAACTATTTTTAGCTTCTTTAAATGTTTCATGATTCATTAATTCAGCATATTCATGAATGTCATTTTTAAGTCTTTCTATTTTTTCCATTTTCATATCCTTTCATCAAATAATTTAAACCATAACCAAGATAAAAATCTTAATGATAATTTTAATTTAGCACGATCCATTTTGATGATTATATCTTCTATGTCATTAGATACATATATTTTTTTACCTTTTACATTAGTTATAATAGAACCAGAATCTTTTCTTATTATTTCTTTTATATTATCAGGATTAATTAATATTGTTTTAACACATCCTGTTTTTTTAGATAATTTAATAAACATAATTAATTTTCCTCAATTAATATATTTTTTTCTATCATAACATTTTGTATTTTTATAAAAAATTTAAAAACCCATGTATTATTAGTTGGGCTTATTTTTTCATTAGGTTTTTCAATATATTCTACAAATATTGGATTTAGTTCTATTTCTTTTATAGAATGCTTATGCATCATATCTTTTATTCCTTCTAAATCTATATTTTTATCTATTTCTTTTATTTTTTCATTTATAAAATCCATGAATTTTTTTCTTATATCTTCTCCATCTTTAACACACTTACCGTTTTCATCACAACCAAGATATCCGTAAAATTCATCATCTTTAAAAATGCCATTAGTTACATTTCTAATATAACCCCCATTAAAATTATTATGGAAATAATTTCCAAAACTCATTAAATATCTAACATTAGTTCCTGAGTATTTAATAACCATAATTATTCATCCTCCTGCATTTTAGCTATCAATGATTCTATTGTTTCCATTTCTCCTGTTACTGGATGCATTATTTTTTCTATGTTATATTTTTGCATCATATCTAACATTTCTTCTTCAACGCTAATTTCAATATCTGCTGCATATAATTTAGTTCCACAATAAGGACAATAATTAATTGGTCCTACATAAGAAGTATTTAAAGTCCAAAGACCATCATCCTCATTTCTAACAAAATTTTCAACTTGTAAACTATTACCTGCAACTAAATCAACAGACATTTTTCTAATCATATTGTTGAACATTCCTGTTGTTACATTGAACCAATTGTTCTTTTTTGCATTTTCACATTTTTCACACATAACATTCACCTCTATTTTTCATATTTTCCTAATACATTTCTAAAATGTCTATCTTCAGTTCTTTTATTTAAATACATAAGAGCTATTTCTATATGTTCTAATGCTTTTTGATTTTCTTCACAAACAAAATCTCCTGATTGGAATCCTTTAAGTCTGTCTCTACATATTTCTAGTAAATCTACATCAAGAACTCCATGTTGAGAATCTTCTAAATTTCTTGGACCTTTTTGGAATGATATTTCTCCAACTACTCCACCAAGTTCTGTAACATCTACGTCTTTCTTAGTTATTATATATTGATGATTAGCATTTCCTGGACCTTTTTCACCAACTGCATAAACATCATTCAATTTACTAACCTTTTGTATAGTTTCTAATTTTCTCATATTATTGTTCCTCCTTTTCATATTCATATCCAAATTCTTCTAATACTTTTTTATATATTTCTGTTGGAACTGAGAATTCTTTAAGAAATAAAGGTTCAACATTATTTTTTTTAAATATACTTTCTCGTTTAATATTAACTAAATTAGAATCAATATCTATTTGATTATAAGCTACATCAATATATTCATTATTTCCAACACACCATGTTTCATTAAACATATCATTTTTATTTTCACTATAATAATGATACATTTCTGGTGCTAAAAAATTTAAAGATGTGCCATCAACTTCTTTTAATTCATTAGTTCTTTTATCAACAAAATATTCCATTTAAATTACCTCCAATATTATTTTATTTACCATTTTGTTAGGGAACATATAAAAAAAAAATAAGAACAGGATGTGAAGTCCTGTTCTTATTTTTCAAATTAGAATTCAGAACGTTTTTGTTCTAAAACGTCTAACTCTAATTCAGTTGTGTCTATACCGATTAATTTGTTTAAAGTTATTATATCTTCGATGTTTGCTACATCCACTGCAAGTTCTTCTATTGTTAAATCATCCATCATTTCCATCATTTTTTTAGTAGTATTTTCTTTCATTTTTAAATCCCCCTTGTATTAAATATTTATTATTGTGCTGGGAATGGTTACCCAGCTATATGTATTAAAAAGGTTGTCTAGTATGAATATCCTGAAGTCCAGTACACAGTACCGTACTTCTTAACTATGTATGAATACATACAATCACCTCCTTATTCACTGTTATAATATAGTGATGAAATTTCATGAATTACACGTGGGAACATAAAAAAATAAATAGAGGTAGCAATTGCTACCTCTATTTATTATCTTAGAACATTAAAGCTATTAATATAGATATAGATATACAAACCATTCCTATACCTATTGATAATTTACACATATTTTTATAATATGTGATTTTTTCTATATATTCCCATCTTTCTTTAAATTCTTTTATATTCATTTTCATCAATGCGTTCACTTGTTCTGATGGCATAAAAGAACCATCTTCTAATACTAAGTGTGGCAAAGTTCTTTGTTGACTACATAACACAGAATACTCCATATCTCTTCTAGCTCTATCTTCTTTACTTAATCTTTTTAATCCAAACATCATAATTCCCCCTTATAAATTTTTTAATATTTCTATAACTGTATCTATACTATCTCTATACATATCCAATTTAACTATAGTATATTCTATAGCTAATCTAACATTATCAGTTACTGTTATTAAATTAAATCCAAATTTGTGTAATGAGAAAGTATAAATACCACAATCATAATTTAAAGTAAAACCGATATTAGTTTTATTGCTAAATATGTCATAATCATTTATTGCTATTTGTTTTATAAGATCATTGTTTTGTTGTTCTATTTTATCATAGAAATCTACAATATCTTCTAATTGTGTTCTAGTTTCATTCAATATTGCTTTTTCTTTAGATAGTTCTTCAATAAGATCTGCTGTATTGTCTTCCATAAAAATTTGTTGTCTAGAATCTCCAATATCAGAAAATAAACTAACTCTTAATACAGGTAAACCATATCTTATACTTTGTTTAAAAGTGATATTTCCTAAAAGATTAGGTTCACTAGAATTATTAACATATGGTTTGTTAATAACTCTCAATGATATTTCATCAACAACATCTTCTTTTGCTACTGAACCATATAAACTATCTGCAAAGAATTGCATTCTTTGTTGTTTCAAATCCATTTCAGTTTCAGCTGGACCAAATATAGAATGCATCATATCATCTGTTTGCAGATCTCCATCAGGAACATCTAAATCAATTTTCTCTTTATAATCTACAAGCATATTAAAATTTTGTAATTTTCCTTCACTTTTAAGTTTTTCTATTGATTTTTTTAAATTATCCAACATATTATTTACCCTCCATTTATATTATATGAAGGTCTTACAATATAAGACCTTCATATGTTTTTGTATTATTAATAACGATTATTTATTATTTACTTTAGATGATAATATTTTTTGAACAGTATCACTAGTTTTAGAACCATTCACTTTAGAAGATAATATCTTTTGAACAGTATCACTAGTTTTATTTTTGTTTAACATAGCATTTTCCTCCATTTGTTTTTTATTTTCTTTTACATGCTTTTCAGCATCACATTCAGGAAACTTAATGTTTGTTTTACGAAGGTCTTCTAGAATACCTTCATTTATTTTATCAAACATATCATACACTTTTTTATCCATAATACAACCCCCTTATATTTCTTTTAATATGTGTAATAAAGTTATTATAATCACAATACTTTCTTTATAATCATAAATATGATTTAATACATCTTTCATGGCTTCAATTAAGTTAGTGTTTTCTGAATAGAACCAATAATCTATATTATTTACCCTAAAGATATATTTATCATCTTCATAATCGAAACTAAAATCTGTTCTGGTTTCATTTTCTAGAACATCTAGTTCATTTTTAAATAAATCTTTCATAAAAGACTTACTATTTAATATAGGATCACAGAAATCTATTACTTCATTAATCTTAACAATTAGTTTTTCTATTGTAGATTTTAATTCAGTAAATTTAGTTATATTTTCTTCAGGAGATTTATACATTTCTACACCATTCATATCTGAAGATAGATATAAACATAAATGTTTTGATTCATCTAATTTACTTTCATATTCTGTGAATTTAATTTTTCCAGAAATTTTACCAAATCTATTTTGTTTTACACCATCTTTTTTTGGAACAAGATATATTGCATCTCCACTAGGAGAACAATCAACATCTTCGTAATAATTGTCTAGTAATCCTTCTTCTCTTATTATTCCTATGGCTTTATCAATTTTTCTTAACATAATATTTACCTCCAATTTATTTATTATTTTAATCCTTGTAAATTTAAAACAACATTTATTGAATTAATAAATCTTTCTACTTTATCTATCATATCATTTATAGCTTTTGATAGATCAATATCTTTTACTATAAATTTGCACATATCATAATTTACCACAATTTCGTATTTACCATATTTAAAATCAATAGTTATATCAACATCATATCTTATCTCATTATAGAAATAAATTTCATGATATGGTTTATAATATGTGTCTTGTACGTCTATGATTTTTTTATATGGTAGCATTTTAAATTCTTTAAATTTATTTAAAATACTTTCATATACAAATTTTGTAGAAAGTAAATCATTTAATGTTCTACAATATATTTTACCTATATCACCACCAAAACCAAAAAGTGTAGGATCTCCATCTCTATATATACTAATTGATATAGTTCCTAAAATAATATCATCGTATATATTTCCTTCAACATCAGGAACCAAAATTATTTTATCTCCACATGGAGACATTGATAAATGTTTTGTATAATTATCTACATTTATATTTCTAAAATTTCCTATTGTTTTACCTAATACATTCTTCCAATTTTCTTCTTCTATTTTTCTTATTTCTTTCATGAACACAACCTCCAAAATATTTTTTAAATAAGATAATTATATATCTCATTCACTTTTATAATATATAATTGATTCAGTTATCTTTTTCACTTTCAGGAAATAACGCACTATAATGCTTAGGTTCTAATTTCATTATAGGCAACATTCCTATTTTAAATATATTATCGTGTGCTAATTCTACTAAATTATGTTTTAAAACTAATTTTTTATCAGCATTTAATTCAAAATTATATCCAAGTTCACCTATTATTATTTCAGTATATTCTATCATATTATTATCCAATAATATTTTTGCATAATCAACATCATTTAAAATATAAGTAGTTGGTTTAATATTTAAAGATTCTACACATTCTTTAAAATCACCATAAACGTATTCTATTTTATCTGTTGTGAATTGTTTAAAATATAAATCCATATCATATACAGGTTGATATATCTGTTTATCTGTATGAATATATATTTTTTTAACTATTTTTTGATTTATTAAATCAAATATAGTTGCTCCAAATTTAGTAAATGGAGTATCTGTATATATACTGTAAAGTTCTTTTTCAAATATTTCTAGTAATCTATCACATTCATCGAATTTATCCTCACTTGTTGCTATATATCGTAAAGGATTTTTATATAATCTTTCAACACATAATCTCTGTATGTTTTCATGATTATGATTTACTAAATCATCTAATATTAAAGTATCTCTCAATTCTTCTCTATAATCTTTTATTAATGTTTCTAATAACGTAACATATACTTGTTTTACTATATCTTGATATGTTATAAATATATGTTGATCTCTTAAAGCAAAGTAATTACTATCCATTTATATACGCCTCCTTTATAAAAAAAATAATAGGGAGGAAAATCCTCCCTATTATTTTATAAAATATCTTGTAAATCACTTAATGATGTTGTTTGAGTTGGAGTATTTTCAGGTGGTTTACCTGATGGATTAAACGCATTTGTAAACATTGAATTACTATTTCCTGAATCTAAAGCTCCAACTTTTAATCCAGTTTTAAGTACATTAGAATATAAATTATCTCTATAATATTTGTTAAGATATTTGTCTGCATGAATATCAGCTGCTTGATTTACTCTTATAAATTCTCTAAGCATTTCTTTAAAACATTCATATTCAGTTTGTACTTCATCAACACTTTCAAATTTTCCTGTTGTTGGGTCAAAGTCTTCTATTATTTGATCGTCTTTTATAAATGTGTAAGAATATCTTTGATTAGGTATTCTTGTTTCAGCATTTAATTCTCTACACACGTGTAATACTACATGAAGACTATCTTCTTTTATAACTGTACTAACAACAACCATATTATTACTTGCAGTAGTTACTCCTACAGATTTTTCTTTATTTTCTTCTATTGCTTTATCTATTATTTTTTCTAAAGATTTTAATAAAGCTGCAACTTTGTCTACTTTTAATGCTATTGATATTTTTGTTTCATAATCATAGACTTGCTTTTCTGTAGGATTTTTTAATTTTGGATGAAGAGTTAATGTTACTTTATCATCCCAGTATCTTACTTTAAGTGTTGCTACTTCAAATCCTTTACTGTTTTTGTATTGTGGACCATCTGTATTAACACTATCATTCTTTTTCTCAATATTCCCATTATTATAATTTTCAAACATATTTTTACCTCCTAATTATTCCTATTAAAATTCTATCAAATTCAAATACACACATGAAAAATCACTTCTAAACCAATATTTTTTACCTTTTATTATACCACAGTTTACCCAACTATCACCAGTGAATATCCATATTTCACCAGTTATTTTGTTTAACACTCCAGTACCAGGTGGTACTGCGTAATCATTAAGTTCATCAGGACTAACTATTTGACCAAGTATTGTCAAACGTTGACCTTTATCCTTTTTAAAACCTTTGCCATCTTTTTTTAAATTTATAACATAATTGGATTTACGCATAATACCTCCTTAACCAATATTTTTTTACCTCCTAATTATTTCTTTTTAATATTTCTATTTATCTTCTGGGTGATCTGATTCACCTTTAATTGTATTCAAATTTATATCCTTTTTACATTCTTTAAAATTATATATTCTTCCATTCTTTTCTTTTGGTTTCATATTTAATATAGCAAATATTTCAGTTAAAGACATTGGTCTTCTTTTTTTACCATTAGTATAATTTTCAAACATATTATTACCTCCTAATATTTCTTTTTACTAATTTGTTATTAGTTTCCTAATATAATATTTAATGTTTCTATTACACTATTAGTTGAAAAAGATTCATCGTCTATAGTGTAATCATTTCCTACTAATACATTATTACAAGCTTGCAATAATTCTATTTCATATTTTAATCTAGCTATAGCTAAACTTTTACCTGCCATAAAATATTTTTCTGAATAATGAATAAGAGGAGAATATTCAGAAAGTTGAATACTTCCTAATTTATCTTCAAGAAAATCTATTTTTCTAACATTTTGTGATATTATTGGAATTTTAAAAACATCATCTATTGTTTTATAGCTTTCTATTTTTTCAGCATATTGTTTTTTTAATGAATCGAATGTTGTTAACATTTTTATAAACCTCCTTAAAAAAATAAGCTGGATAAAAACTTTTTATCCAGCTTTCTAAAATTTATTTAGATTTTTTAGATTTAGCCCATTCAGAAAAATCACCAGTAGAATATGTTTCTTTTTCTTTAGGTTCTTCTTCAACAATTATTTTACCTATATCATTACCAAACATATCTTCAGTCAACCAAGAATCATCATCTGATTCGCTTTTAGTTAATTGTACTTCAGCATTAGTTATATCTTTAGCTAAAGTTTTTGCTATTTTATCATCGACTATTTCATTTTCTTTTTTATTTTTATTTTTAATTGGTTCTTTATTATCTAATAGAGCACCAAATGAAAAAACATCGTCTGGTTTATCATCACATAAATCAAATATAGATATATCTTCATCATCTGATTTGTTTCTAGAATACTTTTTATCAAATAAATCTTCTTCAAATTTATCTGGAACATATTCATTATCTACTACAATTTGATCGTCATCATAATCATCATAATCGTCATCAATGACTATTATTTCATCGTCATCGTCATAACAATCATCATCATCATAATCATCATCGATAATATTATAATCATCATCTTCATAACAACCAAATTTTCCATTACTAGTGTCTCTTTGTAAAAGGTTCATTAAATCTCCAACATAATCTTTACTCATAATTTTTACCTCCTATAATTAATTAAAGATATTATTCTTCAAAATCATTGACTATTTTTGTAACTACAAGTAATACACCTATTATTATTAAGTACATTACCATTACTAATCTAATACAATCTAATGTATTCATATTTAATAATAACGATGCTATTATAGCACCTATTATTATTTTAATAGTAAGAACAAACCAGTCTTTGATTTTTATTATATATTCTTTCATATACACAATACCTCCAATATATTATTTCTTTCAAAGGTATAATATATAATTGAAAAATATATGTTTTACATCATAATATATAATTGTTAAATATAATATAAAAAATAAAGGAAATAGAATCATCTATTTCCTTTTTTTATAATTACCGTTTCGTATATCTTTAGTTCGTTTACATATTTCTTTTATTATTTCTTTTATATGTTTTTTCATTAGATAAATCCTCCTAGATTTACCCAAATCTCCCTTTTAGAAACTTATTATATTTGAATAATGTGTAGTTGTAGAATTAGTTTTTATTGTTTGAATTCCTAATGATTCTAAAGCCGAATTCATTTTACTTGTATTAGCATTTACTATACTATCATAATCTATATATGGTCTACACCATTCAGGTATTTCTTTTATTTTCTTAGGTAATGCTAATACCATTAAACCTTTCTTTTTAACTTCATCTATTCTACTTTCAAATATTCTTTCTTTTATATTTTTATATTCAACAGGATATTTATCTTTTATATCCTCTATTGTTTCTAATGTTGGTATATTCAATAATACAACATCTATTTGGTCTGGAAATTCTATCGTTTGGTCAGGATATATAACATTCCATGCATATGCTCCCCTAAATGATTGTTCTTGGAATGGTTTTTTATATGCTCCTTCTTGTTTTACTTTCATTGGACTTAAGAAAGTTTTTTCTCCTTTTTCCAAAGAATCTCTAACTTTATTTGCTAAATCATCAACTCCATTTATTATATTTTTTATAACTATATCATCGTTTTCTTTTTCTAATATTTCACTTGCTATTAAATTAGTTATAAAATCTCTAGTAAAATCATTACATGTTGATTTAAGATGGTCTACACCTTTATTGTCTAATTTTTCATATACATGACCTTCTCTTAATAATATTTTACTCATATAACGTTTTTTAGTTTCAAATAATAACATTTTAAAGAATAAGAATTCATTCTTCATATTTAAAAAATGTTTATATTCTGGTAATATACCAGAACGATCAGCAAATTTCATTAAATGTGATGTTATTAATTTAGTTGCAATAAAACATATTGTATTTATAAATATATATACTAAATTTTTACTACCTTTATTTAATATTTCTGCATCATCTCTAACTATTTCTTCTAACATAAAATCAACCCAAGGACTTAATGTTAACATATTTGAATCTGTATCTATAGTACATACTGTATCTCTAGGGTCACAATTTAATCTACCTATTCTATTAAAAGCAAAATAATTGTATACTACAAAATTATTTAAATAATTCCAAAAAATTTCTAAGTCTTTGTGTATGTTATCTGGTATATCATTTGGGTCTAAGAAATCATTTGTTTTACTAGTTAAATTAAATAACATCTTTTTAATTTTAGGTAATCTACAAAATTCATATAAATTATTTTTATAATATAATTTATTTAAATCTTGTTGATTTAATCCTTCTAAGATATGCATCATAGGATATTCATAATTTTGTCTAAAATATATAAATTTTTTTCTTAATCTATAAAACACATCTTCTATTGATTTATCATCTAAAAATGAAGCATCGATTGTATATTCTTCATTAACTATATTATTTACATAAACAGCAAAATCATCATAATCTATAAATTTAACATTATCAGAAAAGAAATTTTCGAATGTACACATTGCTGTAGATATCAATGATTGTCCTGTTGCTGTTGTAGATACTGCACAATATAGATTATAGAAAAATGTTATAGGAGAACCTGCTCCACCATAATCTGAATTCATTGCACGTTTCTTTGTATTTTGACCTATATCTTTTATTTTATATTCATAAGAATTTGGGTCTAATGAATTTCTTTCATTTTTTAACTTAGTTCTTTGTTCTTTTAATCCTATTAACATGTGAATTGTAGGATTATATTCTTGATTTTGATTTTTAAATATAGTCCCATTACCTGCTATTATAAATTCATTATCTTTTATCCATTGTATTAAAGATAATGCATCTACTCGTTTTGTTTTTCTTAAATAGTTATTATCTAATGTGGCAATTGGAACTTTTATATTATCTTCTAGTATTTTTACAAGATAATCGTTTATTTGTTTATCTGTTAAGGTTGGATACGTTAATTTAACTGTCTGTTTCATCTGTGCCATCCAATCTTCTATAAAATAATTATTCATATCTACTTTCATTTTATCACCTCTTAATTTTTTGTACTAATTATTATAAAAAAATATAACCCAGTGATATTTCACTGGGTTAATATATTATTCTAATTTACCTTCTAATTCTGCACCTTCTTTTACATAAAAACATGGTATTGAATTATAAGTTCTTTCTTTTATTTGATCTGTTGTAAACTTGAAGAAATCTATTACGACAATATCATCAAATATAATATCTGGTAATTCATCTTCTTTTACTCCGAATGTATTTAAAATAGTACATCTTCTTCCTATTAAGTTTTGTATTTTTTTAGCTGATTCTGTTGAATCTGTTATATAAATAACTGCATTTGGACTATTCAATCTATCAATATCATTCCAAGAATTAAATATGCTCATCATGAGATTCTTTTTATTTTTTGTATAATTTATTATATTAGAATAATCTTTATCTTTTAATATACTGAAGGATTTTCCATAATCCATATCATATATAGAATCTGGCTTTATTAAATTAGATTGAACAATCCAGTTTCCATTATAACTATTAGTTATATACATATCTTCTTTTTTTATTTTACATACGGATAATATTATAAATTCCATAAATTGTCCAAGACGCATTATTCCTGAGAATTCAATATATTCTGAAGTTTTTATATGTTGTAAATATAATTTATTATTAAATCTATTTATACCTATAACTTTATATGAAACAGATATTATTTCATCTACAAGAATAATAGCATTTTCAATTATTGATTTTTGACTAGCTATGTCATTTATTATATTATTCAATCGTTTTATGCAAATTTCTTCATCAATAGCTTTTGCCATATATAATTCTGTTATTATTAAACTCATACATTTTTGATTTACAGCAGCTTGGATATCAAAACCATTTATTAGGTAATCTTTACATAATACATCAGAATATTCTATACTACTATCTATAAGTTCTTTTAGATTTTGCTTTATCATATCTTTTGGTATATCTTTTTCTTTGTGTTCTTCTAACCAATCCAATATATCTTTAGAATAGTTTAATATTACCTCAGTACATTCATTTATATTTACATTCATATTTAACATTATATTTCACCTCTATCAATTATTTCGATTACATCTGATATAATATAACCGTTTTCATATAAATATTTATATCTAGAATCATTAAACATTAAATCCTCTGCTTTCTTAAAAGCATCTTGTTCGTTAAGAGCTTCTACTTCGATTTCTTCTTTACCGTCGATAAAAGCTGTTGGGTCATAGTGAATTAATATTACATTATATTCCTTCATATTATTATTCCTCCTCATCATCATATTTATTACTTATTAACATCATATCCATTTCTTCTATAGCATCTCTAACATGATATACACCATTTTCATATATAGTAACCTTTTCAATTAGAGATTCATTAGCAGATGTTAATTCGTCATTTTTATCTAGCAATAAACAATATTTTCTGTATAAATTATCGTATTTATTTTTAAGATCTTCTAATTCTTTATTTTTGTCATCTAATATAGATTCTAATACTTTTATTCCTGTTTCTGATAAATTTATTTGTGTTTGTAACTCTTTTTTTTCCTTTATATGATCTTCTATGGCTTTTTCATATATATCCCATTTAACATAATCTCTCATATTACACATAATTGTTACCTCCAATAAAGTTTTTTAATTATTTTTTTGTTAATTTTGAAATAAAAAAATATCTATAAGGTCAATCCTTATAGATATTTATCATTATTATTCGTCTATCTTAGGAACATAGTTTTCTAATGCTGCACATAACATACCTTCTTTCAACATATCTTCAGAAACAATAAATTCTTTATCTTGTTCTTCTTCTATTATTGAAATATAGGATAGATATAAAGTACACATTACTTGACACATATATTTGTCAAAATACAATGTTCCATTTTTTATTTCACCCTTAACTTTTTTTGGCTCAGTATAATAATGACCCATTAAATTGTCTTTTAAAATACCACTCACGCTATAGATATAATGTTTTCTTAATCTATATTTTACAGCCTCTTTTGTCAATAATCCTTGTTTAACTAAAAAATCTACAAATGCAGAACAAACTTGTTTATTACTGTTAGGTATAAATTCTTTTACACAATCTGATATAGAATATAGCTCATTATCATTTACTATTTTTTTACTCATAAAAACAGCCTCCTTTTTAATATATACGAAATTTATAACCAGAATATACAATTATATTCTGGTTATAATATTGACAAGAGAAAAAAATAATTAGGGTGATCATTTCTTTATTAAGTTGTTTATAAAAAAAATAAAAGCCATAGAATTCTATGGCTTTTATTTATATGAATTAATCAATACCGAATATTGAATTTAGATCTTTTAATAATTCATCTTGATTGTCATTTCCTATTTCTACAGTACTACTATCTATCATATCATCTAAGATATCTTTAGTTCTACTGTATAATTCTCCGTATGTTGTAGCTTTTAATAGATTTTCATTTTTATCTAAGATATCTATTATTATAGATCTTAATTCTTTCTTATTTGTTTTAACACCATAGTCATTATCATAATCATTTTTTATATCATTTACTAAGTCTTCTAATTCTTCTGGAGCTATGTTTAAATATACATAATCACCTTCATCTTCTGATTCTTTATTATCATTTGAATTAGATATCTTTTCAACAGTGTTATTAAATTTAGAAGTAGCATTATATTTATTTCTATAAATTTCTACTAATTCTTTATTTTCTTTGAAAGATTTTCTAAGTATTTTTTCCATTTTAGCTTTTTCTTCTTCACTACTTATTACTTCTAACTGTTCTTTTATTGCTTTGTCTATTATTTCTTCATCTGTCAAATCTTTAACTTCTTCTTTTTCATTATTATCAGATGAGATTTCTTCAGCTTTAGCTTCTTCTTTTTCTTCTGATTCATTTTTCACTTCTTCTTTTTCATTATCAGATGAATTATCTTTAGCTTCAGCTTTTTCTTCTTCATCACTAACAGGTAAGATATCTTCAGCTTTTTCTTTTTCTTCTTTTGTCAATACAACTTTATTGTCTTTTTCTTCTTTGACTTCTTCAACTTCTACTATTTCTTCTTCTGTGTTATTATCAGTATTATCATTATCAAGTTCATCTATATATAAATCTGCTATAGATTTAGTTATATCTGATTTAGTTGAATCTAATAAATTAAATTCTTTATTCATTGCTTCTCTTTCTTTATCATTTAATATGACACAATTCGCTATTTCTTCTTCACTGAAACCAGCTAATTTTAATCTTCTGTATTGATTGATAACGAATGTTCTTATTTCATCATTACTAACAGCTTCACTTTTACTTAAATTTCTTAAATTTCTTTCTATTGTATTTAATATTCTCATTACTAATACCTCCATGTATTTTAAAATATATTTTATTTAAATAAGATATAAACCATTTTATATCCTTATTCACTAATATAATATAGTAATGAAATCCTATGAATTACACAGGAACATAGAAATAAGAGATAAGGGATATCCTTATCTCTTATCTTCTGACCAATCTTCATCAGGATCATATCCATGATTTCTTTCCCATTCTTCATGTTTTAATCTAGCATTTCTAACAGCAGGATTTCCATTATTCATTGTACAACTCGCACCTTCTGTTACAAAGAAATATGATAATCCATATTTCTTACCTAATCTTTGAACATCTTTACAAAATGCCCTAGCTTTTATTTTATCATCTGAATCTTTAATAATACTCTCTAGTATTTCTATTATAGAATCATCATTCATCATATTAAAACTCCTTTCATTTAATTACTATATTGTATTAAATAATATTGAAAGCTAATAAACAAGATAATAAGATATTAATTAAAATAAAAAATGAAAGGAATGATAACATATGTTATTTGATAAAAACGGTGAAATAGTAGATAATTTTGAAAATGAAAATGAAGCTACATCTATGATAATAGAAGCTGCTATAATGGATACATTTAGCACTGAAGAATTACAAGATGTATTAGAAAACAATGCTTATGATTTAGATAAAGCATGTAATGAAGGTATTCTTTGTGAAAGAACTATAGTTCGTTTAGACAAACATGCAAAAAAATCTAAAGCAGAAAAAATGGCTGAATTCCAAATAGCTAAAGAAAAAAATGATAGAGATTTTAAAAAATTAATGACTATTTGGAAATTAGAAAGATTCTTAGAAGAAAAAATTCATAAAAGATATGGAGCTCAAGCAAAAACATTAGCTAAACAAAAAATGAAAGCTGCAAAAAATACTAAATCAAAAATAGTTGGTAAAGCTACAGCTAAAGCTCATAATCTTTTAAGTAGAAAAAAATAAAGAAATAAGAAGAATATGGAATATTCCATATTCTTCTTATCTTTTATAACCAACAATATAAAGGGGAAGAGAGTAATAGACAGAAATATTTCACTCTCTTTAATATATTGTTGTATTAATTATTATTTATAAATAATATGTTTATTGTTTATAAGTAATAAATAAAAATGAAAAATAATCAATAAAATTTAATACATACAAACAACTCCGTAAGGAGGAAGAGCAAAAATGATGAAGGACGAAATATAAAATGAAGTCCGAAGAATGAGTTGTTAAAATATAAATAAAAGTACGGAAGGGAAGGTATGTTCATTAGCATTAAGCTAATGAACTTTGTAAAACTCGACTTAATCAATTATATATTATATAATAGAATATCATATAACATCTAACAAATAAATATATATTTTAAGGAGGTAAATATTATATGAAGAAAGAATTCACTTTTGACTTAGAGGAATATTTAAAAATAGAGAATAATCTATATGATTATCTCGAAGAAAGATATGGAGGAGATAAAATATTTGATTTAAATTCTATATTACATGATAGAGAATTATTTAAATCATTATATGATGATATTTATTATATATTATCAGAAGGATTTGAAATAGAAAAAATAAGAAAATTTCCAGTAAAAGTCTTCTTTAATAAAAAAGAAGGAATGATAGAAATGGAATTAAGACATTTATTAACAAATTTGATATTCTTAAATGGATTTATAGAATTAGGTGTTGATATAGAATTAAATATAAATCATCTTATAGATGCAAGGAAAATAAACAATAAACTTATAAAAGAATATATTGATAATAATATTATAATACCTTATATTGATGAATTTACAGAAACAGAAGAAAAATTCATACAATTAAATGAAGTTATTCATAATATTATTTATAGATTAAATAGAATACCAAAAGATTTTAATCAATTAATAGGTTCAACAATAAATCTTGAAGATTCATTTATTAAATTAGCTAATGAAAACGAACGATTTAATGAAATAATTCATACAAAAATACCAGATGATATGCAACCAAAAGAAGTTGAGAATTATCTGGATAGTTTAATGCATGAAGAAGTTCAAATAATGAAAGATAATGAAAATTGTCTTCAAGATGTTGTTATGTCAGGAACAGGTATTAAAATAGAACAATTGAGAGAATGTTCTATATCAGGAGGATTAAAATCAGATTTATTAGGTAATACAATACCATTACCAATAAATTCAAATTTTATAGTTGGAGGTTTAAATAATATAAGAGATTATTATCTTGATGCTCAAGCAGCAAGAAAGCCATTAATAGCAAATAAAGAAAAAATGGGTGATAGTGGTCATATGTCATTATTATTAAAATTATCTGCAGCAGGTATATATATCAATGATGAACAAGATTGTCATACGCACCATACTGTTAGATTATATATCACTAATGAAAAATTTCTTAAAAAAGTATCAGGTAGATATTATAGATTAGAAGGACAACGTAATTTTAAGATTTTAAAATCTACTGATACTCATCTAATAGGAAGACATATATTATTAAGAGATCCTACAAAATGTGCGTCTAAACATGGTGTTTGCCATACTTGTTATGGTAGTATGTCAAAAATAAATAAATTTATGGATGTGGGATTATTAGGTTCAACATTAATAACTAGACCATTAGGTCAAAACATATTATCAACAAAACATCTAAATAAAACAATATCTCAAATGATAATATTTAATGCAATATTTGATAAATTCTTTAAATTAGACGCTAATCAAATACGATTACCACATGATACGGAAACAGATACAGAATTCAAATATTATATATTACAATTAGACAATATTATAAGATTAGATGAATTGGCAGATAATGAAAAATTTAATAAATTTATACAATATATAAAAATAATAGATATAAGAACAGGAGAAATATATGAAATAGTTGAAGAAGAAGGTAAAGAATTATTTGTTCATCCTGATTTTGATGAATTTTTAAATGAATATGAAATGTCAGGTGAAGGAACTTATAATATACCTTTAGAAGATTTACAGGATATTTATTTATTTAGCATAAATATCCAAAATAATGAAATGACTAAACCTTTAAAAGATACAGACAATTTATTAAAAGGAAGTTATTTTGGAAGTTATTTTGTAACAATAGAACAAATGGAACAAAAATTTATAGAATTAATGATAGAATCAGATATTAAAATAAATAGTGTTCATGCTGCTATTATGTTACGAAATCTTGTTAGAGATAAAAATGATTTCTTGAAACGTCCTGATTTTAGAAAAATCTTTGTGGATTATGTTGTATTAGGATATCCATTATCACTAGAATATAATCCAGCTATAACTACAAGTTTAGCATACGATTATTTAAAGAAACAATTGGGTTCTTATACAACATTCAATAAAAACGGTAGAGGACCTTTAGATTTATTATTCAAGAAAACATTATCATAAAAAAATAAAGAGATAATCCATTGGATTATCTCTTTATTTTATTTTTTTTATTATAAATTATCAAGGAACATAGAAAAAAATAAATAGCCTTAAAGGCTATTTATTTTTTATTTTATCCATTTGTATCTCAACTAATCTATTTTTCATTTCTTGCATGTCTATTTTATCTCCATAGATTAGTTGAGAAATTTTTGCTGTTTTGTACAAAGCATCTAACACTCTTTCATGCCCATATACATTAACAGCAAAAGCATCTGCCAACATTTCCCATTTTAATCTAGACATGGAGTTTTTATCTACTCCATTCTTTTTAAATTCATAATGTCCAAGTTCATGTGCAAGAATAGCATCTTGTTCATCTTCTGTAAGATACTTATTAAAAAGTATATCTGTTATAATAATAGATGTACCATCTGTGAAAGTAGCAAGTGCTGCAAATTGTATGTTGTATTGTTCTGCAATAGCAGAACTATTTATTACTGGTATTTCATTGTCAAGCCAATACATAGGTTCTAATTCACCAAAATTCCCTGTCAAGTCCTTTGAAGTTTCTTTCACTGCTTTGTTTAAATCACTTATTACATCCTCTTTGTTTATTTTTATTTCTTTATATCTGTACATGATATTACCTCCAAATTATAATAAAAGATATAAAGTATAAATAATTTTATACCTTATTCAATTTTATAATATAGTAATGAAATTTCATGAATTACGGATCATACTTAACCCAGGAACATAGAAAAAAATAAGGGATTGTGAAATCCCTTAAAAGAATATAGATATAAATAGATATTAATAGTCATATTCTTCATCAGTGTCATAATCATATCCATAAATATATTCTTCATAATCATCATAAGAAAGATTGCATATATTCCAGTCCTCGATGCATTCTACCATTTCGTCATTATACTGTCTAATATGCATTTCTCTGCAGAATTCTTTTTGAGTCATTTCTCCATTGAAATATTTTTCTGCATTTTCTAAAAAGTTACGATGATAAAGTGTTCTAAAATGATGTTGTTCCATTAAGTATTCGTATTCTTCTTCATCATCATAATCGCCATTGTCATAAAATTTTACTCTTTCTTCATATTCCTTGATGCGTTCTTTCACTTTTCTGTCAAAATCAATTATTGTGTTATTTGAATATATATGTCCACTAAGGCTGTCTAATTCTTTTATTGTCATGTCTCCTATTGATGGTTTTATTCCGAATTGCTTGTAATATACGTCTTCTAATTTAGCGAAAGCATCATTGTTGTCAACAGCTTCAATTATAAAGATATCGTCTATTACTCTGCATTCATTATCTCTGTTGCTTATTTTAACTCCATTAAATAATACCATAAATTTTTTCATATACACATACCTCCTAATTATTCTAAAATCCAATCAAATACTCTAGTATCATATTTTCTGTCAATTTCAAAATCTTTATTCCATTTTCTAAAGTCATATATCAATTGTCCATTTTTTTCTGAAATATACATTCTGTCGAAAAATGTTTCTAATGATATCACCCCCATGTTATATTTGGCAAGTTGATTATTGAATTCTTCAGTATAAATGTCATTAAATTTTTCGTCATTTATTTCTTTACTGATGAAACTTATTTCATCTTTTATTTCTTTATCTGTCATTTTATCATTCCAATCGTTGTATATAATGAGTTTATCTTCACGAAGTCTTATTGGAATATATTTAAAACCTTCTGCCATCTTAGGATCATAATCTTCATCTAGAAATTTTTTACCCAGTATTCCTTTTGCTTTCTTTTTAGCATCAAATATGTCTTCTGCTTTTACTGTTAATTTCATTATGTTCATTGGTGTTTCATATTCCCCAGAACCAAATACATCAAAAAGCATAACATCTACCATATATAACAATTTTTTCATATACACATACCTCCTAAAAATATTTATTCCTTTATCCGAATATATTATATATAATTGAAATGTTTATACATTACATATATACGATTTAAATCAATGTTTAACAATATTTTAAAAAGGAGGTAAATAATATGGCTAGTAAAATATTATTAAATAATTCGTCTATAAAAGTATATGATTATAGACCAGGAGATTGTGAAGAATTAGAAAAAAGTCTATCAGTATGGAATAGTAATTATTATAGATGGGAACCGAAAGGCTTGTCATATGATGAGGATAATAATATATTAACTCTTCCAAGAGGTATAGATGTTGATTATATAAAATCTAAACTTAAATGTCCAGTAGTAACTAATAAAGAATATAATGAATATGAAAAAACTAACTTTAAATTAAAAACTGAACCAAGAGATGACATTCAAAAAAAAGCAATATCTTTTCTTGTAGGAACAGACAAATTTAAAAAAAGTTTCGGGTATTCTCAATTATCATTAAATTTAGATACTGGAGATGGCAAAACTTATTGTGTTATAGCATCATTATGTTTATTGCATTGCAAAGCTATAATAATATCTCATACAGAGAATATAAAAGAACAATGGTATAGTTCAATTCAAAAATTTACTAATATAGATAAAAGAAGAATTTTAAATATATCTGGTACTAAAGTATTAGAAAAATTTGATGATTCTTCTGATTATGATATATATTTAGTTAATCATAGAACTATTCATGAATATGCTAAAAAACATGGATGGGATAGTTTAAATGATTTATTTAAAGAAATGAAAATAGGAATAAAAGTATTTGATGAAGCACATATAGAATTTAGTTCCATATTAAATATAGATTTTCATACGAATGTTTTTAAAACATTTTATTTAACAGCAACATTTGAAAGAACCGATAGAGGTGAAGATAGAGTGTTTAAATTGTGTTTTAAAAATATAGCTAAATATGGTTATGAAACGAGAGGAGAAAAAAGAAAACATATTAAATATATAGCTATATTATATAATTCTAAACCAGATATAGAAGCTAGAATGTCTATTAGGGGTCCTAAAGGATTTGATAGATATGCCTATATGGATTATCAATTATCAAATGGAATGTTATTTGAAGTTATTCAATATGTTATGGAAAAATTTGAAAAAATAGACGGTAAGTGTTTAATATTATCGTCTAAAATAGAAAGTAGTGAAATTATAGCTGATAAAGTTAGAGAATGGTATAAAGATAAAGATATCAAAACATATCATTCAAAAATGAGCAAAAAAGAAAAAGAAAATTATAAAGAAGCAGATATTATAAGTACAACTCCACAATCTTGTGGAACAGGTTTTGATTTACCAGGATTGCGATACAATATAATGTGTGAACCATATAATGCTCATATAACAGCAGAACAAGTATGTGGTAGATTAAGAGAAATACCTGATAAATATACTTTCCACATAGAACTTATAGATGTTGGTTTTCCAAAGGTAAAAGAAATGTATAAAAAAAGATTATCTGTTTTCAAAAAGAAATGTTATGGAGTTTATGAATTAAATTATTAGACGAATAAGGATTATTCCTTATTCGTTATTTTTTCATTTCCAAAACAATAAAATAATAAATAATTAAGGAGGAATTTATATGAAAACAGGTTATGGTTTTACCGAATTTGAAAACATAGAAGAATTCGCTAATTATATGAAAAAATTAAAAGTAACTAGAAAAATAACTAGATTACAAGTGCATCACATGTATTTACCAGATTATTCATGCTGGGCAAAAGATAATGCACTAAGAAGACAATATAATACTAAATATTATCACATGCATACTAATAATTGGGATGATATAGCACAACAATTATCAATATTCCCTAATGGTCATATAGTAACAGGTAGATCTTTTAATAAAACTCCTATAGGAATAAAAGGTTGGAATACTAATGCTGTATGTATAGAAATTTATGGTAATTTTGATAAAGATATTATGACTGAAGCTCAAAAAAATGCAGTATTGGCATGTTATGCTATATTAGCTAATAAATTTAAAATTACTATAAATAGTACCAATATAAAACCACATTGTTGGTTTACTGCTGGTGGTAGTTATATAGGAGATTATAGTAGTTCTAGAAGTTGTAAAACTTGCCCAGGATTAAAATTCTTTGGAGGAAACAAAAAAGCAATTATGGAAAAGAATTTTTATCCTAAAGTAAAAGCATATGATATAAGTAAATTACAACAAGGTTCAACAACAGAAGATGTTGTTGAGATAGTTAACTTTAAAGTACAAGTTAATGTTGATAATCTTAATGTTAGAAGTGGACCATCTACGTCTTATAATATTATAGGAACTGCTAAAAAAGGTTCAATATACAATATAACTAAAACAAATTCTGCTGGTAACTGGGGTTTAGTAAAAGAATTAGACGGTTGGATGTCAATAGGTTCAGATTATGTAACTAAAGTAGTTCCTTCTGAAACTAAATCTTTTATGGTTAAGATATTAGTAGATGACTTAAATATAAGAACAGGACCAGGTACAGCATATCAAAGTGTTGGTAAATTAGATAAAAATGATGTTTATACTATAGTAGAAGTAAATTCTCAAGGTACTTGGGGTAAATTAAAATCAGGTGCAGGTTGGATAAGTTTAAATGAAAATTATGTGACTAAAGTAGAAGTTGCAGTACCACAACCAACAGAAACACCATCTACTAAATTCATAGTTAAAATAAAAGCAAAAGAACTTAATGTTAGAAAAGGTCCTAGTGTTGATTATGTTATAGTTGAAAGAGTATTCCAAGGAGATGCTTATACAATAGTTGAAAAGAATGGTTCTTGGGGTAAATTATTATCAGGAATAGGATGGATAAATATTTCATCTGAATATGTAGACATCGTTGAGTAGGTGATACTATATGAAATTTGAACCATTACCAAATGCAAATCCAAATGATTGTGAAATATTACCAATACCATTAGCTGATCCAAAATTGACAGGTGCTGTGTTATTATGTAATGATGAATGGGATGAAATTACATTTGCAATAGAAAATGATATAACAGATGACATTAAAGAAAACGAATGGGATGAAATCACATTCGCAATAGAAAACGATATTGATGATTGGGGGTAAAAATATGGAAGATTTGCAAGCACAAGTTAATAGATTAAGCGATAATCTTGCAACGGCTAATGAAAATATAACGACACTGTTAAATTATCAATTTCAATTAAGAGAAAATTATCAAGCTCTTTTAAAAGAAAATACTAATTTAGTATTTGAAAATGAAGAATTAAAACAAGAAAATCAACGTTTATTGGATGCATTTAATAAAATATCAAGTACTATAGTAGCAACAGTGCAAAATAATAAAGAATAGTTTATTTACGATATTATTACTATTTTAGTTAGTAATAATATCGTAAAACAATTTTTTAATGCGAATAAAAGAAAGGAGAGAGTTTTATGGCAACATATAAAGTAATTACTGATTTAGTTAATACTTTTTTTACAGATAATATAATTACAGTTTCATTTAATAAACCTACAAATGGAACATGGAGAAAAAATGATATAGTGATATCTACTTCAATCAATAATAAAGTATGGGGTTGGATGTGTATCGAAAGTGGAACACCTGGTAGATGGATGGAACTTCAAAGTAACGTTGAATTAACTGGTGATGTAACATCACATAATCACGATAGTAGATATTATACTAAAAACGAAATATTGAAATTATTAAGTTCAATAGCAACTGCAGAACATAATCATGATGATAGATATTTTACTAAAAATCAAATAATAACTAATTATTATGATAAAGAATATATAAATAATGTATTAAAGAATATATCTGGTGCAGCACATACACATAGTTGGAGTGAAATAACAAATAAACCTTTAAGATTTCCTGCAGAATTAGGTATAACATCATCAACTGCATTTAGAGGTGATTATGGTTATACTGCATATCTACATGCATTATCACAACATGCTCCAGCCAATGCTCAAAAAAATAGTGATATAACAATATACGAAATAGAAGCTAAACTTATAGGAAATCTAACATCACATAATCATGATAGTTTTTATTATAGAAAAAATGAAATAGATAATAGATTTTCATCATATGCACCAAGAAGTCATAATCATGATGATAGATATTATACAAAATATGAAATTGATGATAAAATATATGTTCAACAAGGTAAAAAACTGTGGATTCAAAATTCAGATCCTGGTAGTGTTGGTGCAGGTTCTGTGTGGATAAAAACTAGTTAAGAAGGTGATATTAAATGGCTTATCAGGTTAAAGTAATAGCGTCTTCATTGAATATAAGAAACGGTCCAGGAACGTCATACGATCTTATAGGAACCATAACCGATAAAGGAGTATATACAATAAATTCTACAAACACTGATGAAACATGGGGTCAGTTGTTATCTGGTGGTTGGATATCTTTAGGATCATCATATGTAAAAAAATTAGAATCAACTACAGATGATAATGGTAATGTTTATGCCGATGGTGTATTTAAAAGAAACACAAATAATAATGGTTGGATTAATTATAATGATACAAATGATGTTTTTTTGCGTAATTCAGCTAATACTGGATGGGTTGGTGGAGATGCTAAAGAGAATTACCCTACAATATATAGAAGAAATGATTACAATAATGGTTGGATACAAATATATCCTGGTGGTGTTGTTCAAGGTAACGAAGTTATACCTCTTGAAGGTGAAACCAAAATGGCTAATTATAGAAAAAATTATGGAAACTGGAGATATAGTTATGCTAGACAAGGTTGGGGTATTGTACGTAATGCAAATGGTCCTGCGGGAGGTATACAGTTTGGTTTAATAGGATTGAAATATTCTAAAATAGAAGGTGGAGGAAATATAGTAGATCCAGGTACACCTAGATTTGGTGGAGGTACTGGTGGTTCAGGTAACTATAATGCAACTCAGTTAGTTCAGTTTAGAGGTTGTAAACATACTACATGGGCATCAGGTAATCCATTATCTAAACATGATAGTACTGGTTTTTTTGGATATAAATGGAAATCTGCTGGAGCATATACTAAAATGCCAGAGGCTGATTTAATGTTAAATTCAAATAATGGGCGTTCTGCATTTTTAAGATGGGCTAATAATACTAACGGTTACGGTTCATGGATGTGTATGTATAATGGAGAAACAAATGGAAAAGGTTCAGCATCATCTGAATATTCAGCGAATTATTTAACTATAGAAAAATTTAGTATGAAATTATATGGATATAAGTATTCAGCTCATAGAGTTGCATCTGAAGAATATGGTAGAGCTAAAACTATGGTTGCTATGAGTTTAAGTAATACGAAAACAACAAATTGTTATATAGATGCCGTTGTCCCATCAGATAAAGCTAATTTATCATTAGATAATATAATAAAAGGAATAAATAATGGTGATATACCATATATAAAACCAAAAGACATGATGTCGTATTCTGATTTTGATTATAAACCTTGCATAATGCAACAAAATGATGATGTTTTAGTTACATCACCAATATATAATGAATCAGATAATGTTCAATATAAATTTAATGATGAATGGTATGATGCTATATCATTATCACCTAGAAATTTTAAAATATTAAAAAATTCTAATGAAGCTAGAATAATAAATAATTTAACTGGAGAAGTTTATTTCCAAATGTTATTAGAATGGGATTAAAAAACAATTTAATAAGGTTAAAAGAAAGGAGTGTTTTTAAATGGCAACAATACCAAGTAATGCTAATAAAATAGTAAGTACTAAAGATAATAATTATTTTGTAAATAATAAAATAACTCTTGCCGAAGAACTTCCCACAACAGGAACATATAAAATGGGTGATATTATTATAAATCCTTGGGGTGTAGGCAAAAATATAGGTTGGGTTTGTACTGATGATGGTGAACCTGGTGAATGGGCAGAATTATTAAATGGGGTAACTACTGAAAATGCAGATGTGTATTGGAGAAATGTTATGGAAAAACCATCTACTTTTCCACCAGTAATAGGAACTAGATCAACAGATGCTTTTAGAGGTGATTATGGGAATACAGCATACACACATGCTACATCAGCACATGCTCCTACAAATGCTCAAAAAAATAGTGATATAACAAAAGCAGAAATAGAAGCTAAATTAATTGGTGTTATAACAACACATACTCATAAATATGCAGGTTCTTCTTCTGCAGGTGGTGTTGCTACAGAAGCAGCAAAAACTTCAGGTTCACTTACAATACAAACAAATGGTACAAATGCTGGAACTTTTAATGGTAGTTCTAATAAAACTATAGATATAACTCCATCAAATATAGGAGCAGCTACAACTAATCATACTCATAGTGGATATGCTTCAGCTTCGCATAGTCATGGATTAACAGAAAGTACTCTTAGTGTTGAAGTTGAAAATACTAGTCTTAATGCTGGTTGGTCTATGTTAGTAAATGGAAATGATTATAGTGGATTTTTATTAAAATCTATTAGAACAGGAGCTTCAGCACCAAATTGGTTAACAGGAAATTATAGTTCAGGAATAGCATTTGGTGGTAGTGATACTAAAGGTGTCATTAGCGTAGCCTATCAATCACCTAGTGTAAAATTTGCTGGTGGTAATGGCGTAGCACCTAGTTGGTATATAGAAATGACAGGTACAAATCAAGCAACGTATAATTTAGATAATTTTGTATCAACATCTTATGTTGATACAAAAATAGGTAATATAAATACAATACTAGCAGATATAGTTGGAGCATAGGAGGTAAGAATATGAAAAAAGATAATGTAGTTGGATATGTGTTAATGGAAAATATATCAGAACCTGTTCAAATAAGAAATGTTAGAGAATGTACTAATAATGGATTACTTTATTTAAAATTTGATACTGTGCTTCAATCATTTGAAGTTAAGAATAGAAATAAAAGAATATATAGTGGAGATGCTGTAATGGAATCATTAGCAGCACCACATGTTCAAGAATTAATAAAAAAAGGTTCTTTTGTTAGTGAATACGGGCATCCACTAAGTAAAGAGATGTCTAGAGTTACTCAAATTGACCCTGCTAGAGTTTGTGGTCGAGTTAATTCTTATTATAGATCAGGAAATTTACTTAAAGGTGAATTTGAAACATTTGATGATGGTGCTATGGGCACTATGTTAACAAGAAGAATACTTCAAGGTATGGAACCTGCTCATAGTTTAAGAGCAGTTGCAAAATTAAGTACAAATAGAAATGGTGATGCTATAATGAATACTAGAGCACATGTTATAGCATATGATACAGTTATATTACCATCTCATGTGGAAGCATATAGAGATGATAGTAAAGATATAAGTATAATACAACAACCTATAGTTACTACTGAATCTACTGAATTTGAAAATCAAGAAGATTATGCATTTTGTGTTAATGAATCAATGTTAACTGATTTTGTAACAGAAGAATCTAGTAATGTCAAATTAATAAAAAATATATGTGAAGTAATACCAGAAACAATAAAACTAACTAAAGATTTAAAACATATTATTCTTAAAGAAGGTACTGACACATACTATGTTAATACTGAAGACAAAATAAAACATGATATAAGAAATTTTTTAAGAAAATTTTAATATATAGAGGATTGGAATATTCCAATCCTCTATATTTATTAAACTTGAATGTATTGATTTAAATCTAAATGATAACTTTGTTCCCATTTTTCTATCAATTGTTGTCTTTCATCTTGAGCTCCAGACCAATCATCTATTCTCATTGCTATTTGACCATAACTTGTAGATAGATTATCATAATGTTTTAAGTTATCAAACATATATTTTTTAACATCTAATGTAGCTAATTTTAAAAATGATGTATATGTTGTTGCTGGTAATGTTGTTAAATTTTCTGAATGTTCTAGGCAAAATTCAACTCTATACAGATTACTTACACCATACCCATCATATATTTCTAATTGATTTGGTGGTATGAATTTAAATGTTGTTCCCTGCATAGCTGAACTTAATAAATTTGCTTGAGCTTGAGCCAACATAAGTTCTTGATATCCACAATAACATGATGTTAAATCATAAGTGTATAATCCTGTATCATATGCACTTCTATGTGTAAGTTGATCTTGTTCTGGTTGAACATCATTTATCATCATTATTTGTCTATCACCAAACATATCATCTGGTAATATATATGTTATACTTTCAACTTTAGTATCTGCTACTTTTAAATCATTTACATTTATAACAACAGATACTTTATATGGAGATAATTCATTAAATACTGGCAATGTTTTTATTCTAACTATCTCCATTATTAATTCATCAACATTTTCAAATGGCATTCTTATTCCGATAAGACCTAAATCCATTTTAATACTAGAAACTAATCTACTTGTATTAATCATTATTATCACCGTCCTTATTATATTGTATTTATTTTAGGAGAGTACATGTGTACTCTCCTATTTTTTATAACATAGCATCTATTTTAGATTTTAATTCAGGATAATGCTTTATAGCTGTTTCATAATCAATAACACCATCATTTATTCTCATTGTTATATATTCAGATAAGCTATCTAAAGGTTTATTATTTATTGTAGTTTTAGGAAATAATATAGAATCTATTATTTCTGATTGTAATTTAAGCATTTTTTCTACATTTCCATAATTTTCTTTTAGTTGTAAATATTCTTTATCTGTAGATAACCCATAAGCATAATCTTTTGAGACTTCAGAATAATCTTCTTCTGTTTCACTTATAGCAAGATATACTTTATTAAAATATTCTCTATTATCTGTATCTTTCTTTTTAAATAAAACATTACCTTCATCTGGTGTTAATATTCTTAATTGACCTCTATTTTCTAATATCATGATACCACACTCCAATTCTTAGTTATAGCCATATTAAGTGTATCATTATCGCTTTCTAATAAAGTCATATTGTTACTTCCAACTTTCAATATTGCAGAAGTATTAGATGTTCTATTATTTAAATTAGTAATAACTTCTTTAACAGAAGAAATTGATAAATTATTTGGTAGTGTTATATTAGCATTTATGTTTTTAGGTGGATGTAAAGTAGTTAAAAGATCACATTTATTAAATATGAAATTTAAACTTGAATTTAAATCATTAGCATTTACTATATCCATTGCAGATAAATCTAAAGATTCTAATTCAGTACATTCTGAAAACATATAACTTAAAGTTTGTGCTTTTGTTGTAACCCATCCTGAAAGATTTATATTTGTTAAAGATAAACATCTTTGGAATAACCCGTCGAATGTTTTTGCATTAGCCACATTCCATTTAGATAAATCTAATGATACTAATGCTTCACAACCATAAAACACAGTATTTAATGATTCAGAATTTGAAACATCTAATCCACTAACATCTAATTCTTTTATATTTCTACAATTTTGGAAAGCTGAATATATACTTATTAATGGTGATGTTTTCCATCCTTTGATATTTAAAGTTGTTAAACTTACACAATCTGAAGCAAAGCATCCCATTTCTTTAACTAAATTCACATTCCATTTAGATAAATCTAAGCTGACTAATTTATAACAACTTTGGAAAGTACTAAACAATGATGTTACTTTTGATGTATTGAAATTTTCAATACCTTTTATTTCAATAAGATTTTCACAATTTATAAATGCAGATTGTAAATCATCTAATAGACTAGTATTTAATGTAGATAAATCAATACTTTTTAGTTTAGTACAATTTTGGAAAGTACCTGTCATTTTCTTAATTTTATTTTTACTTAGATTAGGTAATTTTAATGTTATAAGTTCACTACATCCTGAAAACATTCCAGCTATTGTTGTTATATTTGCAAAAGACCAGTTTGTTAAATCTAATGTAGTCAATGCTGAACAATAAGAGAATGTGTAAGAATAAGAACTCATTCCACTTGTTACCCATTTTGATACATCTAATACCTTAACACTACTACAACTTTGGAATGTTCCACTTATATTTGTTACTTTACTAGTATTCCATTTAGATACATTTAGTTCTCTTACATTAGAACATCCAGAGAAAACATTATTTAAAGTAGTTATATTATCTATTTTCCAATTTGATATATCTAATATTTCAACTGAAGTGCAGCTATTAAATATACTTCTTATTGCATCACCATAGAAATTAGAAGTACTCCAATTACTTACATCTATAACAGCTAATTGAGAACAACCATTGAATGCATATGATGCACTTGTTACTTTACTAGTATTCCATCTAGATACATCTATGTTTTCTGCAGCAGAACAACCTTGGAAAACGCCATATATTGTTGTTACATTACTTGTGTTCCAATTTCCTACTGGAATTGTTCTAACTGATTTACATCCATAGAATGTTCTTGATAATGTTGTTATTTTACTTACATCCCAATTAGCAATAAAATCTAAATCTCCTAAAGATGAGCAATCTTTAAATAAATTAGAAATATCATTACAGCTAGTAGGTAAATTTATACTCACTCCTGTTAAATTATTACAATCACTAAATAAACCACTTATTGATTTAGTTTTGTTATTTATTTTAAAATTAGCATCTGTTAAATTAACGCATCCTTTAAATAGATTAGTATAATAAGTTAAAGAATTCGGCATTTGAGATACAGATACTAATGCCTTTTTAAATGATTCTGAAAAAGGTATTCCTACAGTACTTATTTTTTGTGTTTTTATAGTGTATTCAGTATTTCTTGCATAAGTATGAGTCAATAAATCATCTATAGTACCATCTCCCCAATCTGTATACAAGTGAACTGTTTCACCTTCATTATCAGCTATGCTTATAGTTTTAGTACCAATTAATTCTATATTTATTTTAGCAACCATAGTAACTTCAGTATCAAATCCGTATCCACCCCATAATCTAGGTACTTCGGCTAAAGTTCCTTCAGCTGAATCTATTGTTGTTATTCCTTTACAATTTCTATAACAATGTTCATGGTATTCCATATTAGTATATTCGTTATTCCAGTTAGCATGTATTGTTTTAATTCCTGTACATCCACGAAAAGCTTCTCGTACATTTGTTACATTTTGACTAAACTGAATATCTGTAGTTATAGTTTCCATATTTTTAAATGCTTCTGATAATGTTAAAGGATTATTTGTTGGTAATTGTATACCTTCGATACTAGTCAATCCTGTAGAATTCAATAATAATTTATCCATTGTTGTTGCTTTAGGGAATTTAGATATGATATTATTTACAGTATTTATATTATCTAACACAGCATTTTCGAATAAACTTGTTAAATCATATTGATCTTTAGAAGGATTATTTATTACTACCTTACATTTAGTTATATCTATACCTTTAAGCATTCCAGTCATATCTTCAAGATAATTTGTTAAATCTATTTTACCTTCTGGTCTAAACCAAGGTCTAGCTACACTACCATCTCTATTTTTATTTAAATTAGGATGTTTATCTGTAGGTGCTATATTAAAATTAAGTCCTTTTTCAATATATGTTAATCCTTGTAAATCTACAGTATCTAATTTCATTTCATTGAAATCTATACCTTCGAAACCATCTGCTTCATGATAACATTCATTACTCCATATATTCTTAACATCACATATATTATCACCAAATCTATTTGTAAATAAAATATTTTTTATAGTTGAAGGTAATATTATTTTTCTTAATCCTTTTATAGAATAATTTGTTGTAAATGTTTTTATTGATGTTAATCCAGATAAATCTAATTTAGCATCTTCTGCAAATCTTACAGAATGGTCTTCATCAGTAACATTCATAGATAATGTTTGTATTAAAGGACAGTTTGTAAATTTAATATCATATAATGTTGCTATAGATGTATTATCCATCATATCATCAAAACCTAAATCAGTCATTTTTAACATATTTTTTATATTGATTTCACGTATTTTATTAAATCCTTGGAAATATAATTTTTCTATATTTAAAGAATTATCTATTGTAAGTGTTTGAACATTACTAATAGCTCTAAATACATTTCCATCATCATATAAACCTGAGTATAAATCAAGTTTTTCAATATTTAAGCAATTTGATAATTGCACATTTGATAAATTTTGTATATTTACAAATCGTCTATCTCCTTTTTCAACTAAAGCATAATTTACTATATTTGAAGGTAAACTGATAGGTCTAACTGTTCTTATTGTAATCATGCAATATGCTGAATTAGATGGTGGATTAACTTCTATAATTTTTTCAGAACCATGTACCGAAGTATCAGCTATACTAGCTTTAGATATAAATTTTTTATCTATATCAAAATAATATATTTCAGTAGTAGAACCATTAACTGGTGCTATTATTTCTTTAACACCAGAAGTTATTTCCCATAAATTATCTTCTGATATTGTATTTGAATTAGCATTTTTTATTATAGAATATGAACCAGTAACATTATTTTTAGTAAATCCATTTAATGTAGTATATGAAACAGAAGTATTTGGTTTTACAGAAACACCACTTATTCCAGTCCATATATTTTGATATCCATAAGGTAAACCAACTGTTCTTAAATTAGTTTGGTGACTTAATACTATATTTTGTATAGTTTCAGGATAATAAATTTCTTCTAAGTTACCACCATCTGTGTTTGATTTAATAGCAGTTAATTTAGTACCTCTAACATCTATTTTTCTCAAGTTAGTACAAGAACTAACATCCATAGTTTTGGCAACGTCAAGTTCACCAAAAGTAGAGCAATCTCTAAAATCTACAGTTTTTAAATAAGCATTTTTAGATAAATCTGCTTGTTTAAGTTTAACAGCTTTTTGACATTTTAATTCAACTAATTTTGTTGCTGAACCAAGTAATAATGATTCAGGACCCATATCAGTTAAATCACCTATTCTTTTAAGATTATTGGCACAATATAAAATTATTTCATTATCTGTATCATTTACCATCTGTCTTCTGAATATAACTTTTTCATTAAATCCTACACGTTTTGTTTCATATGTGTTTTTTCTCCAACATATTGTGACATATTGAGGACAATATGTTTCTATCTCAAATTGTAACCACCAATAATGTTGTTCAGTCTTTCCATCAACTTTTATGACTTCATAATCTACCCAATCAGGTCTAGCAGCACGAACTGTTATATTTTCTTTAGTATATGGTGAATTATATTGTAAGAATAAGCTATCAACATATTGGAATCTATTATATAACCATCTTGTTAAATGGTCTTTATTATTTCCATGTAGCATGAATAGATTTGTTTTACCTTGACTTATATATTTAGTATATTGATCTTTATTATAAGCTATTTCTGGTAAAGTATCTATTTGGTCTGTTATTAAATATTTATATAGATTTTCATATGTGTAATTACTTTCTCTCATCATTTTAAATTCATCAAATAATGTTTCTTGCATAAATTTATTTAATTTCACCCACATTTTTGATTTAGAACAGTTATATACTTTAGTTGATTCTGAAGGTTCAATATCAGATTCGAAAACATTATAACCTGAGTTGTCTAATCCCATACTAGAGTCCATATCATAGAATCCAAACCACCAAATATCATCACCATACATATTAATCATACAGTTTTTAGCAAAGTTATCTATCATACCCATAGCCATAACATTTAAATAATATCTACAAGCAGATCTCGGATTAAAGAATTTAGGACCTTCTTTTATAAAGGTTTCTTTGTCATCAGTATCGTTTATAAATTTTATAAATCTAGCTAATGATAATATTGCATAATCTTTATAAGTACCAATAACATTTCCTGTATGTGGTATATTTAAATAATCGTAATATTTAGTAACGTCATATTCACCAGTTTCATCCACAAATGCATCTTCATCATAAGCTATTTCAAAGTCAGCCAATATTTTTGTATAAATATCATTTATATCATTAGAATTCCAAGTTACATTAAATGCTCCTGGGGATGTTTCAGAGTTAGCTTTTATTTCCCAACGAACTAAGTTTGGTATTACGTCGAATCCTAAAGATTTAGTACAAGATTTATCTAAGTTGAAATTATATAATCCTATCCATTTACCATTAATATATAATTGACATAAGAAACCATTTATAGTTTCTCTTGTCTTAGGATCTTTTTGTCTAGCAGGATTTGGTATATCTTTAAATACTAAATCATTTACTATTTTAGCAGTACATGTGTTTCTACAATGTGATGAATCCATATAATCTGCTTTTAAACAGAAAGTATTTTCAGGATATCCAGTTCCATCTCTTTGACTGTACATATCTATTTTCTTTTTAGTATATTTTGGTATTGCTTTAAATTCTTCTGGAGTTATAACATTATCTTTTTTATCTAATATTTCTCCTTGCTCGTTTATTCTATAATCGTATAATTTCATTTTATAGTTTTTTATAGGATAAGCTAATGAAGATGTACCTTGATAAGATGTTAATGCAAGATAATCAAATGATGGTCCGTATTTTTTAACATCTGGAGATACATATGTTACTTGTATCCATTGTTTATTTTCTTTATTCATAGGACCAACACTACCAACGGGACTATCTTTAAAATAAACAGTAGGTATATCTTGATTTATTGTAACATAATTCTTATCATATTTTGCTTTTTGGTCTACTATATTATCTATATCAGCCATTAAATTTTGTAATATTTCTTCATGTTCTAATGCTCTATTATATATTAAAATAGTTTTTATTTTGTTATTACCAAATAATTTTTTGGCTTTATCTGTATTTATTAATATTTTATTTGAATGCTTTATACTTTCATATACTTTATTACCACCAGTACCTGAGTCAGTTAACATTGCTACTTCTGTAAATATTCCGTTAATATATGTTTGAATCATAGGACAATTTCCTTTTTCTCCAGTTTTCCAATCAACATATGTTGCTGAACGGTTTACTACAAAAGTTACTCTCATATTTGTAGCATCAGTATAATATGTCTTAGTTGTATTACCTACAGTTTGCATTCCTGCTTTTTCACTATCAATATAGAAACCTACATACGGAGTATCGTTTCCTCTACAATCAACTACTTTAGCATCATTATCACCAGCATTATATGATTCAAATTGTATATCAAAAGTAAATCCACTTTCAGCATTATCTTCTAATGGTAAATAATTTTCTATTTCAGCCCAACTAACACCATTGTTTACCAATCTACCATCTATCCAACCATTACTAGCATAGTTGTAATCATGAAGAACTAATCTGGCACGTCTACCATTACTTGTTAATACTTCACTATCTAAATAATCTCTATCTATATTTTGATTTGTTTTTCTGCTCATATTAAACCAAGCTTGTAAACCAGGTTTAACGAATTCAATTCTTTTAAAAGAACTTTCTGTTATTTTAATAGAGCAATTTAATTCACCAGCCATAGTTCCATCAGTACTAGTTGCTCTTATTGTGAATACATGGTCTCCTTTTTTTAATTTAGTATAAGGTATAGAAATCTTATTTGTTCCTAAAATACCATTAACAGTATCCATTAAATCTGAATCTAAATAATATTTAACACTAAACATATTTTGACCTATTGTAGATATACGATATTTTATATCAATATTAGTACCTTCTTCTACAGTTATATTCGCTTGCTTAGAAGATATTAAAATCTTATTAGCATCTACTACAACAACATTAAATTCTAATATATTTGATTTAAATTCATCACTAAATACTTGTAATGTAACAGGATGTACTCCTGTAGTTTTATTTTCTGAAGGAAATACATAAGTATTATATCCTTCAACAGCTGTAGTCGTATATTCAACTCCATCAACATTTATTTTTAATACCATAGTTGCATTTTTATCTAATGCACTCACATTAAATGGTATTTGAATAGAAGCGTAAGTATTGAAATCTTGTTCATCATCAAATGATGATGTTATTTCTATACTACCACAAACTACAGTACAATTTATAACATTTGTCATTTGACCCATATAGTCAACTGCATATATAGATAATTGGTTTATACCTTTATCTAATGAACCGATATTTACACTACCAACACCTATTTTTTCTAATGTGTATTCAAGTTCTTTTGATTTTTCTCCACATATGATACTAACATATAAATGTGCAGTACCTCTATTTGGAGTATTAAATGTATATGGTATTACCAATACTTCATTTTCTCTCATTGTAAATCGAGATTCTAATGTTGTTGATAGTGTACCAGGTTGTAAACCTCCTCCACCACTCAGTTTAATAGTTTTAACTACCTTACCGTTGGCTTTGAAATTTATAACGTTCAAGTCACTATCTTCATCAACATATGTTTCTACGTCATCAAACTTAGATTCTCTAAGAGAAGTTTTTCCTTCAGCTGGTATTATATTTTCTTCCTTAGTAATAGGATGAACAACAACATCTGAACCATCTTTTTGTTTGATACGTATTTCAGTATTTTGTATAATGTCCGCCATTATAAATCCCTCCTTTATATGATAATAATACATTAAGAATTTGTTTATTTAATGATATGGACGATTGTTTTTATATAGAAAAAACAAACTTATAATGATTTTATTAAAAAGAAAGGAGAAACGAACATGAATTTATTAGAAAGTGATTTAAATTCTATAGTAATATTTTCAACAGATATTTTACCAACTTCAGTTTGCGAAGAATATTTGGCTACTAAAATGGACATTGATAAATTTAATACAACAAATGCTGTTGAACGATATTTAGTTATAGAATTATCTCAATTAATAAAACAATCTAAATTAGATAAAATGGTTGTTAATGATATAATAGATAGAAGATTTAAAGAAATCATGTACAATAGACAAGATGAGATTGAACGAAGTATTTTGTTTTCTATAAAAGAAATAAAACAAATAGATTTAACATACGATACTTTAGAAGCTGTATTAAATAATTCAATATTTAATCCTAATAGTTTATTATATATGAAAACTTTATTAAATAGCAACGGAGATTCTTCTAATGCTGATTATTTAAATATATCATTATCAACTCAAAGTTTTTTAAAGACTATGGAGCTTATTAAATATTTAGCTATGAAATTGGATGTGTCTGATAGTAGATTTAGATTAATTTATAGTCAAATACAAGAAGTATTATATGATTTTAAAGATTTTTATTCTGATTCTGCAAATTATAATCTTGGTATATCAGATGAAGTTGTAAAAGATAATTTAGTAATGAATCCTGATACAATAACAGAAGATGAAATATATGATATATTTGATAAATTAGGTGGATTTTTAATGAACCAAGTTGATTCTAAATTATATTATATGATAAACGAATTTAAATGTTTATCATACAGAATGGAAGTTAGACAACAAGAAAAAAATACGCATACTGAAGCATTTGATTTAGAAAATAAATACAATGATGCTATAAGTAAATTTGAAAATATGGATTTATTAAATTCAGATGGTGATTTAGACATAATGAAAGTAGCTGAAGCTTATCAATTAGCACATGATATTTGTAAATATCAATATATGCAAGAAGCAAGTACTACAATAATAACAAAAGGTACTAATAAGATAACTAAAGCTATAGGTAATGCTTCTGCTAAATCTAGAGGAATGGCTAATGCTAAATCTAAAGTAGGTGCTATAAAAAGAGGAGCTAGAATTATAGATGATAGAGCATCTGATGCTGTTAATAAAAAAATAGATGATATAATGAATTTCTCTAGAGATGCTAAAAGAGAAAAAATTCTTACTGGAAAAAATACTGTTAGAGTTGGTCAAAGTTTAAAAAATGCAATAAAAATACTAGTTGGTGGAGCTGCTGGACTTGCAGCATTTGGTCCACTTGCTGGTGCAATTATAGGTTTTATAGGTATTCTTGGAGCAAGAGGTATTAGTAAAAACGTCGAAGATAGAGAAAAGAAAAGAATACTATTAGAATTAGAAACTGAACTAAAAATAGTAAAAGAAAAAGTTGAAGATTCTAAAGCAGAAAATAATAAAAAACAAAAATACCAACTTATGAGAATACAAGCAAATCTTGAAAAAGAAATAACAAGAATAAAACATGGATTAAGATATTATTAGGAGTTGATGATCAATGAATTTTAAAAAAATAGATCTAAATAATTCGAATATCAATAAATATAAATCTAAACATAAAGGTTTATCACATATACGAACAGGTAAAGATTATAAAGGATATATCTATATTGATAAACAAGATAATGTTGTTGGGTTTATAAATATGAGGATATCTGATAAATATATTCAGGCAATAGAAGTTAGTCCTGAATATCAAGGTAAAGGTTTGGGCAAAACTTTATTAAATGAATTGATAAAAATGGGAGCGACTAGATTATCTGTTAATAAAAAAAATACCAAAGCTAAAAAAATGTATGATAAATTATTTAAAGTTGAAAAAGAAGATGAACACATGTATTATATGGTATTGGAAGTATTGGATTATTTAAAAGAATCTAGGAATTTATCTATTATAAATAGTTTTAGTTTTAAGGATATAACAAATTCTAATATTATACTTACTGAAAATTTTAATATAATTGGAGAAAATACTGTTGCTGTTAATAATATTGATATAACAGATATTACTAAAACAGGAATATTAATGGAAGCTGATGATGATTTAGGTCCTACAGATTATAATTCTGATGATTTGGGTGGTGCAGATGATACTGGAGGAGATGAAGATTTAGGTCCTACAGATTATAATGAAGATTCTGGTGATGATACTACAACTGATGATACAGGAGATGATTCTGATGATTTAGATACTGATGATGGTGGAGATGATGATTTGGATTCATTGGAATCTGATACTGATGACCCAACAACAGAACCATCTGATGATAATGGTGAAGGAACAGAAGATGTTGAAAATTCAAATGACGAACAAATGAATAATGACGACCAAAATAATGATAATAATGAAAATAATAAATTTCTCATTAGGGATTTTTTAGAGTTATATAATAGATTAGATGAAATATTAGAAAAAATAAACTCTAGTGAAAAATTTAAATTCTCTAGAGATGTTGTTTATAATAAAGCACGATTGAATATTGAGAAAATTAGAGATATGCTTTTTGATTATATAACACAAAGATTCAATAAAGAATCTTATGTAGCTAATCTATATCATTTTAATCTAGTTATACAAGCAATTAATATTAATATTGCAATGATTGAAAAATCTCCGACTATGGCTGAAATAAATGAAAGAAATAAAGAAAAAGAAGCTAAGTCTAAGAAAAATGAGAAAACCAAAAGGTCGAAATAGCAACAATTTTATAAGAATAAGTTAAAATATTGCGTTATTGGTCGAAAAAATCGAAACAATTATGTAATATTAATAAAATCTAATAAAGAAGGAGTGTTAATTATGAATTATGAAGGTCCTACAAATATAGTTGGTTCTTTTAATATCTCAACTCATGAAGATTTCGATAATGGACTAATTATGTTAAATGAAGCATTTTTAGGAAACTACGGATTAAATGCTGTTGATGATATTGAAAAAATATGTAAAGATGATGTTCTATTTGAGCAATATAAAGAACTTTTAATAGGAGATGTTCTTAATGAACAATTCGAAGATAGATATTTAAGTTTATTCCCTGCTAAACTAGAACAATATATGGAAAATTCAAGAAATGAAATAATATATGAAAACTACGGTGTTGGTCAATTATCACCAGTAGTTGGATATACTCTACCAATATTAAAAAAAGAATATATAGATTGTATATCTAAAGACTTAATGATGACTGAAATACCAGATAAACCAGTAGTTAAAGTTTCTTTCGAAAGAAAATTCCTAAAAGATAAAGATGGAAATAAATATTACATTCCAGAAATATTCTATGATGATAGTTATAAGAAAGCAAATGAATTATCTAAAGGTATTCCTATTTATAATGAACCTATAGCAGCACCTTTAGAAGACTATGATCTAATGACTTCATCTATGGGAGCTGGTAAAGTAAGAAAAGGTTTAGATAAATTCTCTCACGATTTACGTATAGAAGAAGTAGTTTGTGATGGAAAAACTATAAATGGTCTAGACATAAGACCTGATGTTGAAAAACAAGGTATGTTCTATAAAGAATTAATGCAAGAAGGTAAGAAAATTACTATAATGGGTAAAGTTAATTATTATGAAGGTACTGTTTCTTGTTCAGCTATAGGTGGAACTTTGGAATCAGTTAAATTTGCTGGTCATGTATCTAACCAATATAATGATAATTCTCTAGATTTAGATAGAGAAAGAACACCAATAACTTGGGCTATAGAAGAACAACAAAGATTCAATACTGCATTAACTATTGAAAAAATTAGAGATATGAAAGCAATGGCTAACATAGACGTTACTCCTGAAATAGTAAACGATATGGCTACTGTTATGACTCAATTTAAAGATAGTGATACATTAGATTTCTTAGCTAATTCATTAGAAGTATGGAGAGATAAAAAAGATCTTCCATTTGGATATGAAGAAGGATTCGTTGAATCAGCTACTTTCGATTGCAATGTTACATCTGGTATGTTAACTCAATCAGATTACATTGAAAAAGAACTTAAATTTAGATTTAATAAATTATTAAGTTCATTAAAAACTAAATTAAAAACTGAAGAATTAATGTTCGTTGCATATGCTCATCCAAATAACATAGAATTATTTAATGCATCTGTTAAATGGATGGTAGATCAAGATACTAAAGTTGGTGGATTACAATTAGCATATAAATTCGGTGTAATGACTGAAACTGGAACTAGAGTACATTTTGTTTCTTCTCTAAAAGTTCCTGAAAAAGCTGGTATAAGAGTAGTTGCTTATCCTACTACAGCTAACTATATTACATTCAAACAATATGATTACAGTTTCAATATCGAAAATATGTATCATCATCCATCAGTTCCATTAGTACCAAATATCATGGGTACTCATAGATATAAAACTACAGAGTTACTTCCTATACAAGCAGAAATGTTATTATTAAATAACGATTTCGGTATAAAATCTAAAAAAGTAGCTCCATAAGATTAAATATAAATAGAGAATAGATTATTATCTATTCTCTATTTTTTAGCAACATTTACAATTTTAAAAAATATACAATTTAATAACGATGTGTAAATTTGAAAGGAGTGAATATTATGGCTAAAACAGAAATGACTTCATATATAGAAGAATGTTTTAGATCTATTCAATTAAGAAAGAACGTAGATGCTAATTTACGTTCGATTGAAAGGGTTGTGAAAAGAGATTACAATATACCAATAAAAATATCTATAATTAATAACAAACAAAATAACTTCTTTGGTATGTGTGTATATCCTTCACAAGATGAAATAAATAAAATAACAGAATTAATATTAGAAAAAGGATCATCAAGTGATATAGAAAAAATATATAAAGAATATATAACAACAGCAACTAAAAATGTTGAAATAGATTCTATATTATTATATGATCAAAATTTAAATATGTCAGCAGGTGAAGTTACGGCTATATTTTTCCATGAAATAGGTCATGTTGTATTATCTGAATTAATGGTAGAAAGATTTAAACATATGAGATTATATCTGATTAAAAATTATGCTAAAAAAATAATATCAACAGGACCTATAGGTAAAGTTACTAAAGCTGTCATGTCATTAGCAGTAGCACAAGCTTTTTCAAATCAATTTAATGCTGAAATGATGAATGAAAAGAAAGCAGATAATTTTGCAGTTAAACAAGGTTATGGTGAAGAATTATATCAAGCTTTAAATAAATTAATAATAAATGGTAAAGGTTCTATAGTTAAAAAAACAGAAAAAGATGTAGATAATGATCTTAGTGTTACTATGAATTGGGCTATAGAAAATATAGCACAATTAAAATATAGAAAAGATAAATTAAGAAGATCTCTTACTTTATTAACTATAACTTCACCTTCTAAATTTATTAAAGATATGGTTGGTGATATTAAAGATAAAGTATTTAGTAAAAACGAAAAAGAACCAGCTTTCTTTAACGTAACAGAAGCTTTTATATTAAGCAGAAAAACAAAAGCTCCAGATGGTGCTATTGATAAGAGAACAAAGAAAGTTGTTAAATTACAAAATAGAGAACTTGATATATATAGGGCAGAATTAGAAAGAGTTAAAACTACTGATGATAAGATATTCTTATTGGAAAGATTATATGATTTATTGGATATAGCAGATTATGCAAAACTAATGTGTACCGAAAATCCTAGCATGTTATTACAATCAGAAAAAACTATTGATGCATATATAGAACGAGTAAATGAGTTAATACAAGAAGTTGGTTCAAAACCTATATCTAGAACAAAATATGGATTATATATAAAATATCCTACAGGATATGAAGGATAATATATGAATATTTTTGAAACGAATAATATATATTATGATACTGAAACAACTAATTTAACTTTTTTACAAGTAGCAGATGACCTTAGAAAATTAGGAATAAAAAATAATAAATTTTTTCTTAGATTGAATGATGTTGGATTAAAAGGTATAGATCCACATAGTCCTATAGTATATAAATCAGAAGAATTAATATATCGAATAATAAATGAATGCATGAGTAATATTTGGTATTATCTAAGAGAAGTAGCTATGATAGCTGACCAAGGTAACAATAAAGGTGCCAGATATAAATTAAGCAGAGGGAATTTAGCTGCAACTTGGTGCTTTATTAACAGTATATCTCATTATTTTTGTATACCAAGACAATGTGGGAAAACTCAATCAGAAATATCAAATATATTATGGGCATATTTATTTGGTTTAACTAACTCAGAAATGGCATTCTTCGCTATAGATCAAGATTTAACTTCAGTTAATTTAAATAGACTTAAAGTACAAAGATCTTTATTACCATCATATCTACAATTAAATGAAGAAGTTGTTATTGATGATATATTAGGTACTAAAGATAAAGCCGTTGATAATGTTAGAAAAATATATAATCCTATGCCAAAAAATACTATTTATACTAAAGGTAAAGCTTCTAGTAAAGATAAAGCAGTAACAATGGGAAGGGGTCTTACACTTCCATTATATTGGTTTGATGAATTTGACTTTACTAATTATGTTGATGAAATAGTAATGGCTGCAGGTCCATCATTTGTAACAGCATCTGATAATGCAATAGCAAATAATTCAATAGCATGTCGTATAATGACATCAACTCCAGGGGATTTAGATTCAGCTGCAGGTAAAGCTGCTATGAATATAATAAATAAGATGTGTAGATGGTCTGAAACATATTATGATTTAGGAGCAGAAAAAACAAAAGAAATCATTAGTAAAAATTCAGACATAGGTATAGTAGAAATAAAATACAGTTATCAACAATTAGGGAAAGATGATGCTTGGTTTAAAAAATCTTGTATGTCTGTAGGTTATGATGAAATAAAAATAAGAAGAGAAATACTATTACAAAGAATTCGTGGTAGTAGTGATTCTCCATTTTCACAAGAAGACTTAATGGCATTACAAGAAAAAAACTTAAATGTTATAGATGAAATATTAATATCAGATTATAGAATAGACATTTATAAAAAATTAAATCCAGAGATACCTTATTTAGTAGGTGTCGATGTCGCTTCAGGTATAGATTCAGATAACACTGCGATAACAATAACTAATCCTTATACATTACAAGCAGATGCTGAATTTAAAAGTCCTGCTATAGGTACATTTGATTTAAAACGTTTATTATATACTTTAATAAGAAAATATTTACCAAAAGCTGTTTTGTGTATAGAAAGAAACCATTGTGGTGATGCTGTAATAGATGAATTATGGAATACACAAATAAGAAGAAATATTTTCTATAATGAAAAGAAAGACTTAGTAGATAATGGTGCACTTAAAGTAGATCATGGTAGACAATTAACTGAACCTGAGAAAAGAAGATTACGTGGTGTTTGGACTGGTACTACATCAAGAGAATTAATGATGGATTTATTAATGTTAACTGTTCAAGAGCATAAAGATAGAATATCTTCAAATTTTTTATTAAATGATATATTAGCATTAGTTATTAAAAATAGTAAAATACAAGCAGGACCAGGAGCACATGATGATAATATTATGTCTTATTTAATAACATTATATGTATATACTTATGCTAAAAATTTAAAACGTTGGGGAATAATAAAAGGTATGAAAGAACCTGATGCTCAAGATGATGATGGAGGAGCTCAAGAAAAAGATGCTTTTGCTTATCTTGAACAAATAGCTCCAGAAGAAGCAGAACTATTCAGAAGACAACATGAAATGAGAAACCCTGATGATTTTTATAAAGATTTATCATCTAGTATATATAAATCATTATTGGAAAGTGAGAAAATTGATCAAGTTACTAAATCAACCAAATATGTTAAAGATGTTGATTATGAAGAAAATCAATATGAATTAGAAAATGATAAATTAAGAAACCCACATAGCACTTCGTTGGATTTTTTTGATGATTTAAATGAATGGTAAAATAATATAGGAGATGATTCTCCTATATTATTTTTTATTTGAACATTTACAAGTAATTAAAAGAATAATAAATAATATGGAGGTATATTATGATAATAAAATTAGATAGTAGTTATGGTATTATGAGAGTAAATTCTGATAATATTACAACATATTTTAGAGAGGATAATCAGTTATTGACACAATTAAATATGACTGATGGTAAACGATATTTAATTGAAAATTCACCAGAAGAAATAGATGAATTGCTAATGGGTAGAACTGATTATTCAGAAGAAAATAATTTAAAAACATACAGAATTAGATATGGTGATATGAAGACAGGTAGATTTTTTGCAGATATACCAGATATAGAAGCACATTCTATAGAAGAAGCTGTTGATTTATGCAAAAAATATATAAAAGAACATAAAACAGACACCGATATCTTTTTTAATTTATTTAATGGTATTGATTATAATAAAATAATTATACTAGATGAAAATGATGATAGACATCAAATTATGTTATCTAAAGACGATATATAATTATAGGAGGTATTAGATAATGAACTTAAAATCTAAAGTCTTACGAACTATGCACGAAATAAAAGGACGTCATAAATATAGAAATGACGAATATATGCGAAAATATATAAAATCTAAATCTGAAGTTAAAGGTGGTGAATTTAGTGCAGTAACAATGACAGCACAAGTTGCCATGGATGAATTGATAGATTTTTTCTTAGGAAAAGATTGGGGAGCTAAAGATAAAACCGTTGAAGAATTAAATGCAATCGCCGTTTATGAAATAGAAAATAGATTTTATTATTGTAAAGAGGATGATGATAAAAAAATAATAAAAAACTTAGAAACATTAGATGCTCAAAAAGCATTAAATGAATTATCTAATTTCTTTTTAGGGAAAAATTGGTATATAGTAGATCCTTTATGTAATCTACAAGCAAACCCTATTGTTGTTATAGAAATAGAAGAAAAATATTACTATTGTAAAAAAGATGAATGGGAGGATTAATATGAAAAAAAATAGAGAAATGAGTTTAGAAAAATATTTAAATGAAAAAGATAATGTTAAAGGTAAAACTTTATCACTTAATATTTTTAGATATATTGAAAATCCAGAATCTATTCGTTTAGGTTCATTTAATGATGAAGAACTTGATAATTATAGAGATAGTGAAAATAAGCCGATTAAATGGTATTATGTAGCAGAATTAATATCTAATGAAGGTAATGTTATTTTACAAACAAAGAAAACAGTTCATAAAACAATAGATTCAGCCAAGAGTGAATTATTAGAACAAATATTAGAAATACCTGTTTTAGGTACAATATTAGAAATGAGGGGGTAATATTATGATACCAGATAGCAATAATGAAATAGATGTTTTTGATGTAGAAAGAATTATGGGAGATTTACCTATAGAGGTAATAAAAGAAAATATATTAACACAAATAGATAATCCTTTATTATATACTTCAGATTATGCTGATGATGTGTATTTAACATTAGAGAATGCTAAAAAAGAGTTAGGTCAAATCGACCAATACAATAGAGATATATCTGAAGAATATGATAAATTTAGTTTATTTCTATTATCACATGTGTCAGATAGATTTAATTTAGGAATAGATGTTGAAGTATTAGATAGTCAGGAATTAAATCTTTTAGCATATGATTGTTATAAATTTTTTATAGTATATCTTAAAGAAGATTTAGAAAATTTTTTATATAATTATATAATATCAAATAAAGAAGAACTTGGTTCTATGTTTGATAGTGAATATAAAAGAAAAGATGTTACTACAATGAATATGAAAAAAGCATGCAATGATAAAAATGATATATTAATATTATCTAATTTATCTGATGTTATAAACTATATATTAAATATAGAATTCGATGCTAGTGAATTTATAGAATTATGTATAGAACCAGGGGAAGAACTTGGGGAAAAAATAAAAGAATGGGTACAAAATTTCACTATTCCAGGAGATTTTGTTTCATTGATTTTAGATGAACTTAGAATAAATCATAATGATTTAATAGATGAATTTGTTTCATCTATTCGTTTATATATGATAGAAGATAATCAATAAATTTATATAATTGGAGGATACTTAGATGGAAAATAAAAAATTATCATATGCTGATACTGAACATAGAGTTAATGCTATTAAAGAAACTCGAGATAGAATGCAAGTAGTAAAGAAAAAATATATAAATGATGAAGAATTTGAAAAAATAATGACAGAAAGAATGAAACCATTAACAAATGAAGATATAACAAATATGTCATTAGATGAATTAAAACAATTAAATTATGTTGATGAAAATAATAAACTTATAAATGAACCAGATATGGAAGATGATGTGTTACAAGAATATTTAAGAGATATTTTTCTTTATATGAAATCAACACAGACTTTTGATGATGATATCTCTAAATTATTATCAGAATATGATAAAATTCAAGATGAAATGAATGAAATGATTGAAAGAGAAGTTGAAGAAAAAGGTAATGGAGATATCGTAACATATTTAAGAGATTTAATTTCTAAAATGAAAAAAATAGCAGAAGAAAACAATGATAAAAAAGGAATAGATAAATACACATCAATGACTAATGGTTTTGAAGATAGTTTTACCTTAAATAGACTATTTAATTTATATATGAATATAGGTATAGGTAATACTAAAGAGGAATCAGAAAAAAAAGCAGGATATATATACGATAAATATAAAACAAAAATGAAAGAATTAGATTTAAAAAATGATTTGATTTATATATCCGATTTAGAAAAAAAATATTTACCTGAAGATTATCATGATAGAAATAATTTATTTGTTTTTATATGTATGAAATATATTAGCAAATTAAGTTTAACAAAAGGTATGAATAGATATGATGAAGGTGTATTTGCTTCTCAAATAACATCCAATTTATTTTTATTATATAAAGATAAATTAAAAGATAATGATAAAAAAATATTATTGGATAATATAATGAGAATATTAGATTTATTTAAATAACATAAATAGAGTATAACCAATATGGTTATACTCTATTTTTTATATATTTAAACAAAAAAATAAAGGAGGCGAAAAGTTTATGTTTAAACAAAAAATAATAGTAAAGGATGGATATATTGTATTAAATTGTCCATATGCTGAGTTTTATATACCTAGATATTTTTTACAAGATGGTTTAGCAGAAGATGCAGGAGAATATTTTAAAAGTTTTGGATTGTTTTATATAAGAACTTTCAGTGCATTAGATAAACCTGACGATTTTGAAATACTAAAATTACCTTCTACTATACATTTCTTCCCTAATGGAAAAGAAAATAGAAAAATGACAATAGAAGGTCAGGAAAATGACTATTTGGTATTAAAGTTCTATAAAGGAGACAATATAACACAATCTGCTATAACATGTTCGAATTCAGCACCAGAAGATTTTTTAAATACAATACTTAGAGGAAGAATACCTAAAAATATTCCTTATAAATATATACTCGAATCATTTATTAAAGTATTTATACTTAATAAAATAAACATACCTGTACCTATATTTACATTGGAAATGATTATAAGTGAAGTATATCGTTATAAAGAAAATCCTTCACTAAAATATGGGCAATATTTAGCTAAATCATTTAATCCTAAAGATAAACAAATAAATTATAGAACAGCGAATATAAGAGATATATGTAAATCAAACAGTTCATTTGCTGGTATATCATTTGAAAATATAGATGAAATGATAACTTCAGCTATAAACAATAATAGAGAAAAGAGAATTGAAACTAAAACTCCTTTCGAAGATGTTATTAAGTTCTAGAAAAAAAGTTTAGACAATATAATAATGGTAATTGTATAAATTTTGAATTGAACAATTATTTAAATTTAATACAAAATAAAAAAGGAGGAATATATCATGGTAATAAATGATGGTAACCCTATTTATTCTTATGATCATCCTTTTAACCAAACAATAATCAATGATAATACTGTCAGTAAAGAAGCAGTTATAACTATACCTGATAGAGTCAATTATCTTTGTGTATTTGTTGGTGCAAAAGGTAGAGATAATAAACTTATAAAACAAACTAGTAGAACTGGTTTCGTTTCTGAATATGGTAAACCAGATGCTTTAAAATACGGTCAGCCTGTACTGAATGCATGGGCTTCAATAGTTGACAGTTATTCACATGCATATTGTATGAGAGTAATGCCACCAGATGCTTGTTATTCAAATATAATAGTATCTGTTAAATATAAAGTATCTGATGATGGTTTAGTAACTAAAATAGTAGCAGAATCTGTTGGAGGATTAAATGATTTATCTAAATTTAATTCTATAATGGATTCTAAAAATGATGATAATCAAGATGCTGAAGGTTTCAAAACAGTTCCGTTATTTGGAGTTGTATCTAAAGGAAGAGGAAAATACGGAAATAGTTTTAGAATAAGACTTACTCCAGTATCTAGTAAAAGACCAGATCAATCTTATAGAACATATAGATTAGAACTATTAGACGTTGATGAAGGAAATACTGTAATAGAAGCATTTGAAGGTACATTATATGATCACGCTATAAATTCCATATCATATCTGTTATCAGATGTTGCTGATGGAGAAAATAACGGATCTAGTAGAATAAATATATATAATAATGAAGATGCTATAGAAAAAATATTCGTAGAATATCAATTAGCAGCTCCTTCAGATAAAGATATGACATATCAAATAATCGATCCTATATTTGCAGTTAATCTAGATAAATCTAAACAAGAATTTATCAAACCTGAACCTATAGGTGAAACTAATGTTGCTTTAGATAGATTAGATGGTATTTCTCTTGGTGGAGGTACAGAAGGTTCTTTAGAAAAACCACCAGAAGGTAAAACTGTTGATGATGTTATTGAAGATTTATATATAAAAGCTTTCTCAGGACAATTGGATAAAGCTATATTATCAACTAGAAGAACTCCAGTTAAATTTATATTAGATGCAAATTATCCTTTAAATGTTAAAAAACAAATAGTTCAATTAGGAATTAAACGATATGATGCTATGATACATTTGGATTCTGGTTTATTAACTACAGTTGATGAAGCAATAGCTTTTGCTGATGAAACTGCAGATTTAAATTATAGAATAGTTTCAAAAGAATTCCAACATTTTGAAATAAGAGATCCTTATAGTGGTAAAAGAGTTCCAGTTACAGTAAGTTATCATTTAGCACAAGCTTTAGCTAAACATATAGAATTATATGGTCTAGGTGTTCCTTTTACTGGAGAAACTTATGCTACTCTTACAGGTGCAATTAGAAATACATTAGTACCAATAATAGATGAATGTGATGAAGATGTAAAAGAAACATTATATGATCACAGATTAAATTATTATGAAGCAATATCAGATAATGTTTTCGCTAAAGCTACTCAACAAACTGCTCAAGATGTGAATTCTGATTTATCAGAAGAACATAATATGATGGTAGTATTAGAAATAAAAGATATAGCAGAAAGAGAAACTATAGCTAGAAGATATAATTTTGCCGATGCTGAAGATAGAGCTTTATTTAATGAGGTTCTTAATGAAAGAGTTAGATACATGAGAGAATTAGTTCAAGAATTAAATGTTTTATATACTATGTCAGAAACAGAAGAATTAAAATCAATTATACATTGTTATATAGATGTTAAATTTAGATCTATATTTAAATCTTCTATTATCGAAATAAATGTAAATAAAAGAGCTTAAAAGGAGAGTGAAAAATAATGGCTAGAGATAATGTAAGAACTTTACAAAGTAATATTAAGAACAACTCTTCTAATATGCAAGATTACTCTTTATTCCTTGGAGGATTAAATGTTAAAAGAGCTGCTCTTGAACAATACGATGTATTGAAAAGGGGTAAAGGTAGAATATTCTTTACTAAAATGCCTTATTTTATGAAAGAACTTATGCCTAATGCTTCTAAAAATTTTAAGCATATAATCGAATATGGTTTCATGAGTATATCAGGTATAGCTAACTTAACAATGCAAACTGACCAAATCACAGGTGGTTATGCAGGAAGAAGTTTTGAATTACCTACTATATTACAAGATGAAACTCAATCAATAACTATAAAAGTTCTAGAATTCTCAGGTTCTCCTGTTAGAGAATATCTAGAAATGTGGATGTCAGGTGTTAGTGACCCTAACTCTGGTTTCACACATTATCATGGATTAGCTATACCTCAAACTAATTCTAGTGGTGTATTAGAAAAAGCTAAAGTTGAAGTATCTCAAGCTAATCATACAGGTGAAATGTTCTATGTACAAACAGATGCTACAGGATTTAATGTTGAATTTGCTTCAATGTTATGTAATATATTCCCTAAAACATCTCCAAGAGATCATTTTAACCAAGAATCAGGTGAAGCATCTCATGTTGAATTAGACCTAGAATTTACATGTACACAATATTGCTCACCAGATATAAATGCTGTTGCACAATTATTATTAAATAGATATAGAGTTCTTTATAACTACCTTGACTTCAAGAGTGATACAGCTAAAACTTCTAATGGTACTTTATATCTTGATACAAATCAATTCCCAGAAAGCAAAATTGCTGACTGGACAACAACATAGAAAAATAAATATGGTATATGAGTTTATCTCATATACCATATTTTTTAATATCCACTATTATCTGTATCTTCAGTTGATTTAAATTCTCCAGTTGCTTTCTTTTCGGCTATTTCTAATTTAACTCTATCTAATGATTTATCTATTTCTTCCCAAGGAAGCATTGATAATAAGTTTCTAGCCATATCTTTTCTAAATAAATCTTTTTCTAATAGGCGTTCATCACTATCTTGTTGATTTTCACCATAAACATTTTTGATAACAGTATCCAATATTTGATCACCATAACCTATTGTGTCTGCTAAATTTGTATTAGGTAATGCTTTTGGTTTTTGTAATGTATAATAAAAATTCTCTATATCGGATTCATCCATATCTGAGCAATAAAGAAGTATTTTTCTATAAAACATAGTTATGCTTTCATTGAATGATTCTTGATAATTCATTACTCTTCTAAGTTGTTTAGCATTAGCCATTACTAGAGTTTTTGCATAATCTGCTTCATTAATATAGTTCATTATAACAGATGGAACTCCTGTACCATTTATATATGACTGTTTTAAATTTTCCATTAAATCATTTTGCATATCAACTTGTTGACCACTAATTACATCAAACTCTATACCTCTTTCTCCAGATTCACCTACAGGCATGAATACATCTCTACCTGTACCTATTTTACCATATATACTAGAATAATCCATTAAATCTGCTATTGATATTTGTTTACTTTTTATTTGTCTAGCAATAGAATTACATTTATTTATTATATCTTTATCTATTCCTGATTGTTTTACATAATTTATTTTAGTATCTTGAGATTTATCTAAATGTGTAATCATATTAAATATCAATAAAGATAAGTATAATTTTGCATAAAATAATGAACCATATAACATAGATACACCATTTCCTTCTTCATCTTCATTTATAGTAAATCTACATATATGATCTGCAGGTATAAATTGATAATGTACTTTTCTCTTATACATATCATTATATAATAATGAATTTATTATAAGTTCTTTAAACTCTTCGTTATCTTCTAAATATTTTTTATTAAAAGATTTAACTATACCATTTGCAATAACATCAACAACAGTTCTTTCTTTTTGAGATTTATTAAGCATATTACCAAATATACCACCTCTACCTAATGTAGAACCTGGATTATGTCTACTACATCTGTGATTGACAGAATCTAACTCAATATCTTCAATATAATAATAACCTATGATGTAATCCATTATTTTTATAGGTATTACTTTTTTTGGGTCAAGTAATTTTATATAACATCCTTTAACATCTGACCAGTCATCCATATCTCTATTTCCCTTATTAGATATAACACCATCACTAAAACCTATGTTGTTATCTTTTATCCCTGGTTTTCCATTTTTATATAAATTCATATCTGCTTTTTTTGTTTTTTCTAATTCTTTATTCATTTTAGCATCTTTTAGTTTATCATCTTTTTTTGGTGGATTGTATTTCATTAAAGGATTTAGTTTATTAAATTTTTTTATATCTAACATAGCAGATAAGGTATTATTATTTTCAACTAAAGGTAATGGTATCTCATCATTACATACATTAAATTGATATTGTAATTCTTCATTAAGAAAATTAATATTATCAGATTTAAGATCAATATCAATCGATTCACACAATCCTTCTAATTCATATGATTCTAAAGCCAATGATTTTATTTTTGAGTTTTTATTATATTGTGCTTTTTCAAACAATTTAGATTTAGGTATTACATAAACATAATATTCACCATATTTCAATGTTTTTAAAACAATATGTTCTCTTACTTTATGATTTAATTTATATTCTTTTTCTATACGTTTAACATCTTCTATAAGGTCATCATATTTTTCTCTTTGTGCAGTATCTGTTGAAAAATTTAAACTTCTAGAAATCTCTGCACCTATATTATCCGCACATAATATATCATCTCTAGTTGTATTAAGAGCTTCAGTTAATTCAACTAATTGGTCTGATATGATTTCCAGATCTTTAAAAAGTAAAGATTTGTTTCTAAAACGTTCATTAAACACTTCGAATATAGAAGAATTTTTTGTATTAAACAAATCTTCTATCATAGCATCAGGATTAGACGTGTTTTTAAAATTAAAAGCTGCAGCTCCAGTTCCTTCTCCAGAATCTTTTAAAGATTGTAAAAGGAATGTCCCTAATCCAACTTTCTCGTCTTTTTCTTTTTTATCTATATTTTTATTATCAACGCCCATTAAGGTATCTATATAAAGCTCCATTTTGTCTATATGATGAATATTATCAGTAGGATTTTTATAAGTATCTGTTGCCATATCTTTCATTATTTCTTCTGAACCATTATTCAGATTATTCAATTCTTTACCATTAACACCACTATTTTTTTTATCGTCTTTAGACATAATGTCATTACACTCCTTTCTTAAATTATTTGTAACACATTATGATATTGTTTTAACGATAAAAAAAATAGCCTATCTAAATCGATAGGCTATTTTGTTAAAGTTTTACAAAATGATAAAAATAATATATTTTTATATATTTATCTTTATATTCATGTGTGAATTCAAATATCGAATAAAATGTTTTATCCGTAGGAACTATTTGTATATTTATATTATTTATTTTAGTTAAATTACTAAATAATTTATGAGTTAAAAACATTCTATAACCTTGTATATTATAATCAATAAACTTCTTTTCTTTAAATAAATCTATTAAATCATTACAATTTGAACATATTCCTCTTTTAGCTCTGATTTCTATTAATTTATCTATATTTAACTCATCTGATAATATATAATTTCCTATTTGATATTCACCATCTGTTGTATTTATATATATTTCATTATATTTTACTGTCATACTTTCTATTTTAGTTTTACCACTTTTAATACACTCATATATGTTTTGACATATTAATTGTATTAAATCACCTTTATTTAAATTAAATAAATCTTTTAATCCTGAAGTTTCACATAGACATTTACATCCTTCTAATTTTATATCTGTAGAAAACACATTTCCTTCATAATCAATTATAATTGAATTATAAATATTTTTAGTCATATTATTAAAAAATTCAAGAGTGTTTAAAAAAGCACTCTTTTCTTTTTTATTATCAAACTCTACATGATATTCATACATTACACAACCTCCTTATCTTTTCTCCTATAGATATTTGGTTCTGGTACTAAATTTTCTCTGTCTAAATCAAATTGAAGTGCAAATTTTTCCAATACCTCTGTGGTATTAGGTAAATTAAACCATCTAACCCCTGTCATTATAGGATTATCACATAACATATTTTCTATAAATTCTTTACCTGAATCGTATTTATCTTTTTTATCTTCTTTTTTATTTGAACGTCTATCTCCCATTTCATATGCTGTATATCTATCATATACTTTTTCTTCAAATGATATTTTACCAACAAGAGTATGAGGTCCAATGTTATGAAGTATCTTAATACTTGGATATAATGATGAAAAGTCAAAATCGACTACATATTTTCTAAGATATTTATTTAATCTACCCATTATAGTCATACCATTTTTATTTGTGTTTAATCTAGGGTCACCGACTAATGCTCCTGAAAATTTTTCATCTTCTTCATCATTATCATCATCTTTATCATCCCAACTTTTATTATAATCAACATTTAAATTATTACCTATAATATATCCTTGGTTATAATAATCTACATATGCTAAATTTCTTAATATTCTAGTTTCACTAAAACATTGTCTGTAAGGTGTAAAGTTTTCTATTGAAGCTATATATAATGTTTCTAAATCTGAAGTTCTTCTCTCTATACCATATTGTAAAAGTGAATCCTTTAAGTTGTATATATAGAATTTTTTATAATCTACATATGGTAATGTTTTGATATTAGCTTCTTCACTATAATCTATTTTTGCTTCACCTATTTCTTTTTGACCTACTATATTTAAACTTAGTGAACCTAATTCTGATTGTCCTTTACGAACTTGACCATATAATATCATTTGGTCAACCCACACAGTATAATCTGATAGAGTAAACCAATCTTTCTTTTGTTTTATCGCAAAATGAAGTTTGTCTTCATAATAATAACATTTTTTAACTGGAAAATCGGGATGACACATTATATCTTCTGGATTATAACCTAATACTTTTATTCTATCAATAAAATAATTAGCATCGAATTTCATATTCCAAAACATTATAAAATCTCTTTTTAATGCATGAACTAAAGAAAAATAATCACGTATCATTTTTATTTCATCTTTCTCATCATACATTAATATTTTATATTCCCATTTTCCATAAAATTCTGTGAATAATTCATCACATTCTTTTTTAACTTCTTCTATGTTTTCTTCAAATTCTGCTATTAAAGGATTTTTTTCATTTCTTAACAAGAAACTATAACATGTTTTTGATTCTTCGTCTATTAATGCAATAGCATTTATTGGTGCTATACCACCGTCAACGAATCCTTCTATTCCTATACCATCTACTTCTATATCTGAATATAGTTTAGTTATTTTCTTTATTTTATCATTATTATATTCTAATCCCCATTGTATTCTATAATATGCTTCAGGGTCATAATCTGAAGCCATAACATATTTATATTTATGAAGATTTTTTAATGCATTTCTATTTTTTGTCAATACACAGTTTCTTAAATATTCAGCATAAGCTCCACCTGCATTATTTGCTATATCAAATAGAACTCTATTTGTTGTCGTTTTGAATGCTTCTACTTGGTCTAAAGGCATTACATATTTACCATAATCATATGTTCTATATTCTGGTTTTGTAAAAAAAATTTCCATTGGTGGATTTTTTATATGTTCTAAATATTTCTTTCCTGTTGATAAATCTTTATATATTATATCTATACTATCGTCTTCTTTTTTATTTCTTTTTTTATTATATAGCATATTAATTAACATAAGGTTTTCTGTCTTTGTATATTTCTGTTTTAGAAATTTCATAATAACCTCCTATTTTAAAGTATAACCACTTTCTTCTGCGAGTTCTTTAACATATTCTGTTGAAACTCCCCATCTTTTAGATATTGTTTCATAATTGTCTATTTCTTCAACTGGTTTTGTTTTATAAGCATAATAATTATTTTTTAAATCTATAATTATATATTGCTTTAAATTTTCTCTAAACATTTCTGCATTTTTATCAAAATAATCCATTTATTTCCCCTCCCATTTGTTAACAACTACTTTTACATTATCTTTACATTTGAAATACGTTTTTTGAGAATTTGCTATACTATAATTATCTTCATATATTATGTTTATATAATTATTATTATCTAAATATTTACTCATTTCATATTCAAAATCATTTATAGAGTTCAACATATTCTTATATGCCTCCATAAACTTAATAGCATCTTTCTTTTCTATTTCAATATATTCTTTTTCGTTTTCTAAGTCTAAGTCGCTTATATATACGAATCCATCTTCTCTAATACCTACTTCAAGGTATCCTATATTAGAATCTTCAGGGCTTTTAAATAGTAATGAGAATTGTCCGAAACAACCATCATGTTTCCATTTTCTAAAGTTTTTATCTAATAAGCATTTATTACCATTTGTTTCAAATAATTCATCCATTGTATATTTACAATCCCAATATTTACTTTCTATTTTTTTCATATTAATTTACCTCCTATAATTTATCAATACTTAATTGTTAAAAAAGATATAAAAAAATATAATGTGCAGAGAATGCACATTATATTTTATAAATATTATTTATCTGCATAATAAATTCCAATCAAACCTAATTCAACAACTTGTTCTTCATTAGTATAATCAAAAACTTTAAAATTTTTACATCTATTAACTATCATTTGCCATCCTAATCCAAAACGAATATTCTTTTTTTCACATAATTTTTTAAATTTTTTGTTTTTATTAGAACCATTAATTTTAGTACAATTTAAGCATTTAATTCCTTGAATACAATTAAGATTCATTACTATTCGTTTCATGATATATTGTAACGATAAAATATTATTTGTTTTTAAATCATATATAATATTTCCTAATATTAATAATAAATAATATAAATCTTCATCAGTAAATTCATTGCTTTGTATTGTATTTCTATACATATCTAGATTTAAAGTATTTAAACTATATTGATTTATTACATAATGATATATAAAATCATTACATAAAAATCCTTTAGTCATATTGTTTATTTTATATCTTATGATATTTAAATTATATAATAAATCATCGTGTTTATACTTAATTATATTATTAAAACTTGCATTTAAAATATCTGTATTATTAATATTTTCAATATTAATAAATTTAGAATTATAATAAAAATCTGGTTTAATATTTATAATTTGTTTTGGTAATAATTGTATAGCATAATTTATTCTATTATTTTTATTATATGTTATTATTTTTCCAACAGCTGTTATTAAACAAGATTTATTTTTATTTCTTGAGCAAAATTTCCCATAACTTTCATTTAAAACTAATTGTGTATGATCAGCCAAATATTCATCTCCTTTATGCAAATTTATTATTGTTATACAGTTTTTATCTAATCTATGATATGGTCCTCCAATCATAGCTTCAAAAGGTATTATTGTACCTTCTCCTTCATATTCCAATCCTGGTCGTTTTATTTTCTTTTCTTCATTATTTATAATTTGTTTAAAACTATAAAATTTGTTTATATTATTATTTTTATTTAATATGTTTTGATTTTTATTTTTATTACTATTTGTATTTATATTAGACATATTATTTTCAATAGTATCATTCATAAAATATCAACACCTTTCTTTATTTTTTTGAAAAAAATAAATAGAATATAATTCTCGATTACAAGACGGGGTTAAGAATCATGCACATGCTCTAAAGACTTTATTATTCCTTAGCGACACTACACATCGCACCTAGAGACTTTATTATTCCCTAACCTACGTGTGGTTACTACAAATTCAATGTCACCTAGAGACTTTATTATTCCCTAACCTAACACCTTTATTACACTCCTAAAGACTTTATTATTCTTTAGCGATGTATTCTATTCATCTTTCATTTCCTTCATATAAATATTATATGTTGTACTTTGTGAATTGTATTCTATTACTAATTTGTTATTAAAAATATAAAATTATATATGAATATCCATATATAATTTTATAAATATTATCTTTCATTTTGTGTTCCTCCTTTTATGTAAGCCCCTTTCCTTCCCATACATGTCACCATATATGGGTTGTACTCAAGTATAAAGAATGACCCTCACGAGTCAATCCCCGTTCCTTTTCATCTATATAAAATATAGATGCGTTGTACTAGGTATAGAACTGATTCTAATGAACCAGTCCCCCTTTCCTTCCCATACATGTCACCATATATGGGTTGTACTCAAGTATAAAGAATGACCCTCACGAGTCAATCCCCGTTCCTTTTCATCTCTATACAGAGATGCGTTGTACTAGGTATAGAACTGATTCTAATGAACCAGTCCCCCGTTCCTTATATCTATATAAAATATAGATACGCCGTACTAGGTCTAAACTAATATAAAATTAGCCCCCTTTCCTTCCCATACATGTCACCATATATGGGTTGTACTCAAGTATAAAGAATGACCCTCACGAGTTAATCCCTTTTCCTTCCCATATATGTCACCACATATGAGTTGTACTAAGTCTAGAACTGATTCTAATGAACCAGTTCCCCGTTCCTTATATCTATATAAAATATAGATACGCCGTACTAGGTCTAAAATTGACCCTCACGAGTCAATCCCTTTTCCTTCCCATATATGTCACCACATATGAGTTGTACTAAGTCTAGAACTGATTCTAATGAACCAGTCCCCCGTTCCTTCCCATATATGTTACCATATATGAGTTGTACTAGGTATTACCTGGACGAGGGAGGGTTAAGAATTTGCTCATGTCCTAGAGACATCACCATCCTCTAGCCACACTACACGCCATACCCAGAGACATCACCATCCTCTGACCTATCCGTGGTTACTACAAATTCATTGCTACCCAGAGACATCACCATCCTCTGACCTAACACCTTTAATTACAACCTAGAGACATCACCATCCTCTAGCGAAGTATCCTACTAGCAACCTAGAGACATCACCATCCTCTAGCCTTGCCGTCCTACATAATAATTTGTTATTGAAATTATAAAAAAGTATATAATATGAATATTCATATTATATACTTTTTTTCATTAACTACCTATTTATCTGCATAATAAATTCCAATCAAACCTGTTTCTAGTACATCATTATACGGTACATTATCAACACGATTTTCTATATTAAAGTTTTTAGATCTATTTATTACTATCATCATTGCTTTTCCAAACGATATATTTTTATTTCTACATATTTCAGCAAAACGTTTATTCATTTTTTTGTTAACCTTTTTATCTTTGTGTAATGTTGTTATACCTTGAATAGAATTTAAACAAATTGTCATTGCTCTAAATATACTAAATAAATTTTCCATTTTTGTAGCTCGCAAATAAAATATAATATTTCCTAATAAAATATTAATTTCATATAATTCTTCTTCTGTAAAAGTGTTATTCTGTAATTCATCCTTATATAAATCTACGTTTAAACTATTTAAACTATATTGATTTATTATATAATGATATAAGAAATCTTCAGGTAAAAATTCGGTTGTTAATTCATTAATTATACGTCTTAATTGAGAAATTAAATACATCAAATCATTATATTCATAAGTCATCAGTTTGTCATATAGAATTGTTTTATATCAAAATAATCATTAATCTCATCTAATGTTTTATAAGGATTATAGTAACTGTCGTCTTCTAAATATACTTCTTTATCTGGTAATAATTCTATACAATAATCTATTTCTCCATTTTTTCTTTTATATCGATTAATTTTTCCTGTTCCTTGTATTAAACATGAATTGATTTTATTTCTATTATTAAATTCTTCTAAAGTTTCATTCAACATTAGTTGTGTATGATCAGCTAAATATTCTTTTCCTCTATGCAAATTAATTATAGTTACACAGTTAGAAAATCTAGCATATTTACCAACCAATATAGCTTTGAATTTGATTATAGAACCTATTTCTCGATTATTAAGTCCAGGTCTTTTGATTTTTTTCTTTTCCAAATCAATATTTGATTTATAGTTATATGTTATTTTTTTTGTTATATTTACATTTTTATTGTTTTCAATATTTTTATTTTTACTATTAATACTACCTCCTGCGTTTAAGTTACTTTCATTATTAGTCATATTTTGTTTTCCATTTACATTTAATTTATTTGTCATATTGTTATTCCTCCTTTAAATTAAAAATAAGTAGGGATAAGGCATAACCTTATCCCATCCAAATACTTATTATAAAAAATATTAAGTATTTCACTTTTCCTTCCCATTCATATAATGAGTTGTACTAAGTATTATTGAAATACTACTTGAGCGAGGGAGGGTTAAGAATTCGCTCATGTCCTAGAGACATTACCTATCCTCTAGCCACACTACACTCCATACCCAGAGACATTACCTATCCTCTGACCTATGTGTGGTCACTACGAATTCACTGTTACCCAGAGACATTACCTATCCTCTGACCTAACACCTTTCATTACACCCTAGAGACATTACCTATCCTCTAGCGATGTATCCTACTGGCAACCTAGAGACATTACCTATCCTCTAGCCTTGCTGCCCTACAAATTTTTTCTATTACTATTTTGTTAATATGAAAATAAAATATTAAACGAAGGTCCAGAAAGGACCTTCGTAATATCAAGCTATTTAACTAATGAATACAACGCATGAGGAGTTTTAGCTCGACAACATATCATTCCAAATTTACTAAGATAACCACCTCCTCGTAATGGACGTTTGTAAACTCGTGAAGTCGATGTCATTAGTATTCGTAAACCTAAACTTTTAGATGCGTGTATAAATACGTATTTAGTAACCCCAGGTTTTTTGAATACCATATATTTTGCAGTTGGGATTGCTTTTGAACGTGGCATGTGAGTTAAACTTGAACCTAAAACTGAACCTAAAAATACATAACCTTTACCAATCATTATACCTTTAACATGTTTCTTCATAAAAACCTCCTAATTTGTTGCCCTTATATTTAGACGAGAACAATCGACAACTTCGCCTTATTATATTACATTCACATATATAATATAGCGATAAAATTGTCATGTTTTTCATATTATTCGTATATTTCTATAACTTTATAAGATCTACCGAATTTATCTGTTGCATATTTATGATCCGCACTGAATTTAACTTTACCTAAATCTTTTTTATCTGGAATAGGATAATCTAATACTTCATTTCCATTATCTCCAACAGCTATTATTTTCCAATCATCGTTTACTGCATTATATTTTATTTTTAATTCTACGTTTAGATTTTCATATAATATATATTTATTAGCTTCATCTGATCTATCAGTTTCCTGTTCTAATCTCTTAGCTATATGGTCATCTAACATTTCATTTCTTTCTGATAATTTATTAGCGTATTCTATTTCTTCTGGGGTATCATTATTTGTTTGTATCGAAGGGCTGTTATCATTTAATGCATCCATGAAATTATTTCTTCCAACACGCATTATTTCTTTAAAATAACTATTAGCACTATATTCAGCACCGTCTCCTTCACCTTCTCCAGCAAAACGTTTACCTTCTTTAAGTTGTAATTCAAGAATATTCTTTTTAAGAGAAGTTAATTCTTTTACTATTTGCAATTTAGTTGATTTAGTTGTTAATATTGATTGAATTAAATCATTTGTATATTTAGATACACCCTTAGTTTTAGAACCTGACATTGATTCATATTTTTTATCTAATTTTTTACCAAATTTATTTACTTCGTCTAATAAATCGTTAAGCATAGTTAACTCTTCTGCAAATTCTTTTTTAAGTACATTATCACCATCTTTAAGTTTAGTATAACTTCGTTTTCCTTGTCTAGCAATATCTCCTGTAACATCATCTTCATATTCATTTTCTGCCCAATCATCTGCTATTTGATAAAAATCGAAATCATTTGTATCTTCAGCAAATTTTTTTACTTGATCTAAATTTTCATCATTATTCATATCATTCATTATGTCTTCATAATCTGATAAGAAATCATATTCTTCATTATAACTAGCATCGAAATTACTATTATCTTGAAGATCTGGATCATTATTCAAAGCATCGTAATTCATATTATCTACCTCCAATATATTAAATAATTATATAATTGTATTTTTATATAAAAAAAATAAAGTGGAATGAATCCACTTTATTTTTTATGTTTATTTGTTAGTAACTTCAGGAGATTTTTTATCAAGTGGTGTATATTCTTGTAAATATTGATCATCTCCTAATATCTTATTTACATCTAATGGTGTAAGTAATCTATATTTCTTTATAGGCATTTTTATAAGAACTTCTTTTTCATGTATAAAACTGTTATACATACCTCTATATACACTCTTTTCTTTATCATAAGCATCTTGTAATATTTGTTCTATATCAATAGCTTCCATGTCTTCATCAATATATATTTCTAACACGCCTCCAAACATATTACATTCAGAACCACAACTTCTAGAAAAATTCTTAGCAGTTCTTAAATCTTTAGAACAACTTATAAATCCACCGTCATAATGTCTTAATACTGACAACACATCAGGAACACCATTTTCATTATAGAAACCATGATAAACCACGCCTGTGTATTTATAATCTCCTATATATTTATCCATTAATTTTTTACATTCACTATCAGGTCTAAAACCTCCATATGTTAATGCATTTTTTATTTCTTTATATTTAGTTATATTATCAAAGACACTATCATTTAATATAGCATCTATTTTTTCTATTATTACAGATTTGTCTTCATCATCTATATTGTTACATATGGTTTCTGTTTTCATATCTTTTATTAGATTGAATAATTTTAATTTATCAACAAATCCAAAATCACTTAAAAATGGATTCATATCTTCTACTATTTTTAAATACCCAGAATATTTTTCTCCTACTGTTTGTGATAAATTAACATTTCTTGAAAAATAATCTATGTTTGTTCTAATAATAGCAGTTATTAAAGCTATTTCTTTATTTCTATCATAATCATAATCTGGTTTAACATCTTTGTTTTTCCATTCATTCACAGTAACAACAGGTTGATTTATTTCTTTAGATTCTTCGTTATTATCGCAAATGTCTTTTTTACCTCTATAATAGATTACATTATCTACAACATCAAAGGCATCAAAAGTATCCACTATTTTATAAAACAATTTTGAAAAATACATATCTAAATTATCCACTGGTTGTTTTCTAACATTACCTGAAGTATATGCTAATAATAATTTAGTTGCGACAATAACTCTTAAAAGAGTTATATTAGAATTTCTTTTGTCTAGTTTATAGCTTGAACCTGAATAAGCTCCATATCCATAATCTGGTTTTTCATCATATATGAATTTAGCAAATGTGTCCATTCTATCAACTAAATCTCTTGGTAAATTATAATCAAATGTCATATTATTTGATTCTAGTCTAGATAATATTCCAGGATTTATAAAATAATTATTAAAATATGTTACTGTTTTATTAACAGCACTCATATTTTCTCTATTAAAGAATTTAGAATCGTTTCTCACATTTAAAGAATAATCAGTCATTTTAAAATCATTATATTTCATATACACATACCTCCGTTTATATATTAGTTATATTATTTATTTCAGGGTGTTGTTTTAACACCTTTTTGTTTAATTTTATTATTAGATTAGTATATATTGTATGATTATTTATAGCTTGAAATATATCAAAGCATTTTGATAAAACAATATCATCTGATGTTTCTGCTATATCAGAAACCATTGTTACTGGATTTTTATCTGTTAAAGATAAAGTCGTTTCATAATAAGACATATTATCTGTTGTTATTTTAGTTGTGTATAGTTCAACAACTATATCACCTATTACTAAATAGGACTTAAGAGGCAATCTATTATCAGAATATAGTAATTTTTCTATTTCTGTTAACGTATCACCTTTATTTTTAAATATACCTTTTTTATATTGTAGAATATCCTCTTCTAATAATTCTTTTACCACTTCATTGTAATTAACTATCATTTTTTGAACCTCCTTAATAAGCTTTTGGTAAATTATTATCATGATGTATATCACTTTCTATATGTCGATAATTTATAAACATATCAGTTCCTTTTGTTTTTCCTTTTTCTAATATTTTATATTTTCCTCCAAATACCTTAGTTTTATTCTCCACTTTTTGACCAGTGTTGAATTCAATTTTTTCTTCTAGCATATTATTTTCCCTCCTTGAAATAATAAATGAATGAAGTATACAAATCGTATACTTCATTCATTTATATAATATATAATTGATTTTACTAACTTTTTCATCAATTTTTAAATATAATGTTACCGTATTTAAAATTATCTGTATCAGTATCAGATGTTAATATTAAGTCAACGGGTTCATTATCAAACATATTATTGTGAGTAATTAAAAATACTTGTTCACAATTAACTTGCTCTATGAATTTGTATAATATGTTTATAAATTCTTGTCTATTTTTATTATCTAGTGGTCCATCTAATTCATCTAGACATATTATATCATATGTTGTCATAGATTGGATTATTAAAGATAAAGATAATACTATAGATATAAAACTACTTTCTCCTTGACTAGCATTTATTATATCTGGTACTAATATACCTTTTGTTATGAATGGAATTCTAAATTCATTTTCATTTATTATGAAACTATCTATTTGTAATTGACCATCAAAGACAGATTCTAATAAAGTATTCATTAATATTGGGCAATTTTTCAAATACACATTTAAATACAGTAGAGGTATACCAGTAGATGCATTTAGAGCATCTCTTATTTCATTTATATCCTTGAATAATAAATTTAAAGCATTATATTCATTTGTTAAATTAGAATATTCTTTTAATTTATAATCCAATTCCTCTTTATGCTTATTATCTAATTGTATACTAGAATTAATTTTATCCAACGTATTTTGTAATTGTGAATTACTATGTTCCAATTCATTTTTTAACTCAACATTATATTTTATTTCTTTTAATCTGTAATCAACATCTTTAAAGTCTTCTTTTAATTGATTTAAATTACTCTTTAATTTCAAAGCTTGTAATATATTATTATCTTTTTCAATACATTTATTTTTTTCTTCTTTAAGTTTATTTATTTCTTCTTGTGTTGATTTGATTATAGAATCATTTTTGTTTATTTTATCTTTTATCATCAATATTTGATTTTCTATAGTTATTGTGTCTAAACCAAAATCTTTTATTGTTTTATATTCTTCACTAATTTTATTTTTATCTAATATATACTCATCTAATAATTCAAAAGATTCAGCATCATCTATTGCTAAATTTAATATATTTGTATTAAATAAAGGTTTTCTGTCACATATATTAGTTAAGATAATATTTACATCATAATCTATAGGAATATCATATTGTAAATCTAAATTGTTTATAATATCAACAATATTCAGCATAACTCTATATATATCATATAATTCATCATATCCTAATAAATCTTTTTTTAATTCTACTAATTTATCATTATTAATATAATTTTCATTTAATTTATCATATAAATTCTTATAGAAATGCATATAAGGACATTCTTTATTACATTTAAATTCTAACTCTTCTTTTCCTAATATTTCTTCTAATATTGTACTCTTTATATTAGTTTCATTTAAATAAGAAATTTCATTTTCTATTTTTACTCTATTATCAGATAATTCTTTTTCAACATTTTTATTTTTTAACATCAAATCTGCTATTATACGTACATTTGATGTTTTATATTGATTTAATGAATTATATGCTTGTGAAACTAATCTCATATTATCTTTTAATCTAAGTAATTCATTTTTATTATATCTGGTTCTATCAGATAACTTCATTTCAAGTTTTTTTATTTTATCTTCATATGATTTTATATTATCTTGTATATTATTCAATCTAGCAGAAGATACTGATGTTTTAAGTTTATTTTCTAAATCTTGTATTTGATTAAAATAAATATCTTTTTCTGATATTTCTTTATTTATTATCGCTTCTTTAGAATTTATATCCGTGATTATTTTATTTATATTTCTTTCAGATATTAGTTTATATTCAGTTTCATTTTCATCAATATCCTTTATCAGCAATAACTTTTTCTCAGAATTATTTATAGTTTCATTTAAGTGATTCCATTTTGATTCTACTACATCATAATCACTACAAACTAAATCTTTAATTTTATTTTCATTAACAGCTATTTGTTTTATTAATGATTGCTTTTCTTTTTCATTAGTTATTATCCTATTAGATAATACAGATATTTCATTTTCAAAATCACCTATATCTGATACATTATATTTACTTAGCTTATCAGATATATTCTTCATCACTGCTCTAATATTTCTATATTCTTCCGATACTTTTTTATAAAAATTATTGTATATATCAATATCAGAGAATAGTTTAGTAGCAAAAGCTTTTCTATTAGTAGCTTTCATATTAATAAGACTGGTTACATTACTACCCAATCTCATTAATTTTAATAAATCTTGGTCTATACCTAATTCAATATAAACTTGCTCTTTAAAACTTTTAACATTACCATTACTATTAAGTTCTTCTCCATTTTTACTTATATATGATTTAACAGATTTGTTTTTGTTTTTAAACATATAAAAATGTTTTATTATATATTCATCAGTATTGTTTTGTATGTGTATTTCTTTATAACCATCCATTCCTTCTTTTATTAAGCAAGTATCACTTCTAACATCCATATTTCCACATGAAGCAAAAGGATGTAATTCTGATAATATAGAAGTTTTACCAGAACCATTTTTACCAGATAAAACTATTAATTTATTTTCTGATTTACTAAAATCTATTTCAATTTCAGGTTTTTTCATACCTGACATTATATTTACAAAATTTTTTAATTTTAAATATGTTATTTTCATATAACCACCTCCATATTAAATTGTTAATATTCAAATGATTTTCTACTATTAAACAAATACATAACGATTAATATAACAATAAGAAAGGAGATTTTATTATGGATTATAATGAATTTAATTTAAGAAAAAATTTTATATTAGAAGAAACATTGATACCATTTGGAATTTCATCTAAATATAAATTTGTAGATGCAACTAAAAACAACGATATTATAATAGAAGAAGGTGTTGTAAAAAAAATAAAAGACAAATATCCTATTTACGTAGTTGTATCTTGGTGTAATACAGTACCAGATAAATTTATATCTGCTGTTACTAGATGTAAATATTGCCATGCTGCATTATCTTTAGACGCATCATTAAAAAAATTATATAGTTTTAATTTGGTTAATCATGTTAAAAACAAAAGAGGAGGCTTTAGTATAGAATCATTACAAACATATTTAAATGATTATGAAGATAGTTTGATGGCGGTATTTACAATATTTTTAGATAAAATAAAATTTGATGCTTTGAAAAAAAATGTAAAATGGTTTACTGATCATGCTAAAGAGTCAGCTTATAGTTTTTTAAATATAATAGCATATGGATTGCATTTACCTATTCAATTTACAAATAAAATGGTGTGTTCACAATTTGTTGACAATATATTAAAAAAAATAGGAGTAGATGTCACTGGTAAAAGAAGTTCACAAGTATCTGCTGCTACATTTTATAAATCGGATTCAGAATACATTTATAAATGTTATGAAGGGAAAATAAAAACATACAAACCAAATATGCTTAACAAAGTTGTAAATAAAATAAAAAATACAGCTAATGTATGTAGTTAAAAAAAAATATAGAGATATGAGAAAATTCTCATATCTCTATATTCTTATTTATTATTCATCTTCTTTTGATAAACATATAGTACCAGTGTCTTCTTCTTCGTCCATTAATAATTCTATGCCATCCATTTCTTCAAATTTACAGCATGTTATGTTAAGACATTGTTTTGTTTTTCTTCTCAAAGTAAAATCTTCTATAGGTCTTTGGAATTTACAAATTACTCTGAATTTGCATTCCTTACATTCTAATTTACCATAATCATTTTCATTACCATTGTTATCTATAAATTGAGAACAATTTATAGATAACATACCATTAGTATCTTCTTGAAGACTTTCTTCCTTAGCTTTTAAAACTTCCTCCCATTTACAAAATTCAATATTTTTGCAATTAGTACATTGTATCATAATACATACCCCCTTAAATTGATATATTTTGTATAGTCTTTTTTATTGTTAATATGAATAAGCCTAATGTTATTAATGTTATTGAAACTGGAACTTTATAGATAATGTCCAATATTAAATATATCGCTATTATTTCAGAACAAAATGATCCAATCACAACATCCATAATTTTTCTCATATATCTACCCCCTTAAACTTATTGAAACTAACATAATTACTATACTTATTATAAAATATAAAATAGCTAAACTATTGTATATCATACTAAACGCATAACAACTTGACATAAACATAAATATTGATGATAGTATTCCAAAATTTGATATTTTTCTCATTTGTTTTTCCATAATAATAATCTCTCCTTTATTTTCTTCTTGTTGAATATTCTTTTGCTATTTTTTGAACTTTATATTTTGATATACCAACAATTATAGCTATATCATCATAGCTATATTTGTATTTAGTATGGTCGTAACTTTTTCTTTCTTCTAAATAAGCTACAACTACTTTTTTCAAAATTTCTTCATAGTTAACGTCAGCTTCTTCTTTTTTACTTTTCAATATCATATTATCCATAAGAATACCTCCAAATAATTTATATTGTTATACGCACTTCTTCGAAATTTGGTAATGCTAATGCCCATTTTAATATTTCAGCATTAAAGTCTAAGATTGATTTATTTAATTCTCTTAGTGTCATATTATCTTTCTTATCATCTTTTGCTCTTATAGTTCTATTGCCATCAATATATAGATATCTGTTATCATATAAATCGAGTTTGTCATTTGGATTTATTACTCGATTATATATAAATATGTCATCTATGAATCTTATATAACCACTGTTGCCATATTCATATACATGACCAGAGCAACACCATTCTGTTTTATAACCTTTCTTATTTAATAATAATATTGGTGTTATCATAAGATCATCTAATATTATCATATCTAATAATTCATACTTACCATTTTCATCTAATGTGCCTATATGTGGAGCATCTACAGAATCCCTACATCCATACCCATCAGCAATTATTCCTTTTTCAAGATTAACCCATTTCATAATAAATTACCCCCTTATATATACATATTATAAATCAACATCTTCTTCTGAATATCCTTCAGAAGAATCATATTTAAATACTTTAAATGTTGGTTCTTGAGAATCTTTTTTATCTCTAAACTCAACATAGACGTCCATGTCTAAAACATCTGCCCATTTCCAGGCATTGTTTACTGTTAATGCTCCTCTTTTTCCATCTGGAGAAGTTTTAACATCAAGACTTGCTTTGATATTTGTTATATCATGAGTCTTTTTAAATTTACTTTTGTAATCCTTTAATGATATTTTCTTTTCTAGTAATATCATTTTTATTAATCTCTTAAAAACATCGTCATTTTCATCTATGTCAGGAAGATAGATATCAGTAGATTTATTGATATCCTTCATTATTTTATTTTGTATTTTTGGACTTATGCTATTAGCTCGCTTTATAATTGAAACTATAGAGTCATCTTTTATATTATCAAATGAATATTTGTTTTTATCATCATCATCCATATAAAAGAAATAATTTCCTTTTTCATCAGAAAATAAACCTGATTTATATTTTTTCTTTTTGGTTATATTTCCTCTATAAATATAAACATAACCATCTTTTAAATATGCCTTATCCTTTTCAAGTTTAATTTCATAATTAAAAGGTTTCACAGGATATATCACTTCAACATCTTCCACTGTTAAAATACAGTTACCGTATAAATAATTATTCATTGCTTTCACCTCTAAAATCTAATTTAACTGCATATGAATAACCATCTTTAGTTCCTCTAACAAAAGCAATTCCTTTCTTTTGATTATATTGAAATTGCACATTTTTTAAGTCATTTTCTTTTATGAAATTAAATATCTGCTCCATATCACTAGAAGCTTTATTATTGCTATTATTTATTTTTGTATTTTCTATTTCAGAAAAATTAGAACCCCATATATTTTTTTCCATTACATTTACCTCCAATAATTTTATTTTCTTTCAATTGTATAATATATAATTGAAATATATATAAACTACACTAAATAATAAAGGCGTGAATTTTCACGCCTTTATATTTTATTAATTAGGTAGAATAGTTTTAGTTTTTAATATATCAAAAACACTTTGTATTTCTTCTTCATCCAACTCTTCGTTAGCTAATAACAGCTCTGATATATGTTCAACTTCATCTTTATGCATTAATATAAAATCTATAGCTGTATTATAGCATTCTTCTAGAATCTGTTTTACCCTCTTTGTAGCTTTTGCTTCTGTTAATAAATCATCTTTATATGGGGTTACAAAACCAAATTCTTCATCCATACCATATTCAGTAACAAGACTTCTAGCATAATCATTAGCAACTTCTATATCATTAGAAGCACCAGTTGTTACGTTATCTTTTCCATAAATTACTTCTTCTGCTGCTCTACCTGCTAAAACAGATATTATATTATTCACCAATTCTTTTTTTGTTGATAAATATTTATCAACTGCAGAATTTTCATAATGAACAAATCCTAACATACCTCCACGAGGTAATATAGATATTCTCTTTATTGTTCTATGTTCACATAAATAATGATTTGTTATTAAATGCCCAACTTCATGAACTGCTGCAAGTTTTCTTTCAAATTCTTCAAAGTTTCTATCTTTATCTGGAGAACCAACAACTTGTTCTTCATAGGCATTTATAAAATCTTCTTGTTCAACACATTCTTTACCAGCTTTTAATGCTCTTCTTGCTGCTTCATTAGCTACTAATTCAACATCTGCACAATTACGTCCAGACATATCTTTAGCTATTGCATATAAGTCAACATCTTCAGCCATAGGTCGTTTTTTACTATTTAATTCTAATATACCTTTTCTAGCATTTATATCTGGTAAAGGTACTTCTATTTTAAAGTCAACTCTACCACTTCTTAAAAATGCTGGGTCTAATAATTTTATAACATTTGTTGCAAATATTAAGAATATCTTATCATTATTACTATTTGACATTTGAGCTAATAATTCATTTAATATTGAATTTCTAGCTTCTGCTGATTCACCACTATGTCTTTTCTTAGCTATTGAATCTATTTCATCTAAAAAGATTACTGTATTTCCTTCTCTCTTTCTAGCATCTTCAAATAAATCTCTAATTACCTTTTCAGATTCACCTATATATTTTTGGAAGATATCTGAAATATTTAATTGTTCAAATTCAGCATCTATTTCATTAGCAAGTGCTTCTGATATATATGTTTTTCCTGTACCAGGAGAACCATATAATAATACAGCTTTAATAGGTTTAACTTGCCATTTTTTATATTTTTCAAAATTTTTAAATTGGTCTATAACATCATAAAGTTTATCTTTTACTTTATCCATTCCAATAACATCTTCGAATTTATGAGTAGAATGTTTTTTAGTATTATTATTTGAATCATCATAATCGTTTTTGTTTTTATTAAAAGGAACTCCAAAAGGACTTCTACTAAATGAACCTGTTATAAATGCAGGTATACTATCATTTCTATCTATATCTGCTCTTATGTCATAAGGATTTTTTTCAACAACAGTAAAAGAACAATTTGGTACTTTATTTGATAATTCATTTAATAAATATTTTATTAATTTTCTATCAATTTTCATATCTGTCATGTCTCTTGCATTGTCTATAGTATTATAATATCTTGTTATTATGTCTTTTTCTTCTTGAGTTGCTGTTTCTGGTATATCTAACATACTTAGTACAATATTATCAAAATTTTCATTTAATATACATTTGAATACAGTATGTTTTCCTAATTTAACTTCAAATATTAATCTCATATAATTACCTCCTAATATTTATTACTATTTTGTTATTGTTTAAATTAAATATTAAACCGAGAATATTCTCGGTTTAATATGTTATAAAGTTGTTATACTCATTGTTATGCCTCGAGTATCTTTGAATATATTATTTATTACATTATAATAATCAGTATATTCTTCTATACCTATATTATCCAAATAATCATATTCATTTTTCAATGCCTCTTCAATAGATTGTAATAATTCGAAATATTTTGATTCTGGTTCTTTCTTATCTGACATAAATAATCCTTCTGTCTTTATAAATGGTGTAAGAATACCAGTTCCACCTGGATCAGAGTTACCTGTAACATTTAAATCTATTTTTCCTATAAATGAAGGATCTATCCCTCTTTGTAAAGTACTCAAAGTTTTACCAGTTTTACCACCTTGACTATTAGGACCTTTTATAGTATATTTTAATTTATTAAAGAAATCCATATCATTAACAACATCATCATATTTGAATAAACCTGAATCATATAATTTAGTTATTAATATATCCCCTTTAAATGAAAATATTTGTTCTAGAGCATCGAGATTCTTACAACCAGAGCGTTTTACTTTACTCATTGCTCTATATAATCTATCACTTAATGTGGATGATAATAAAGATGCGATATATTCATTGTCTCTTAATCTTTTATTATTAACATCCATCATCTTTTTAGATTTTAATTCATTATAATTGAAAAACATCCATCTTAATGCACCATACATATTATCTTTATTTTCTATTGATAAATTTAATACTCTTTTAGTTGTCATATCTATCATTCTATCAACAGATGATAATAATGATAATGCTTTATCTATTTTAAATGATGCTTGAGTTTGATTTTGTTGATTTCCTAATTTTTCTAACCAGTGATTTCTATCAAATATTTCTTCCAATGTTGTTCTATTTGTTATTATATCTAACAACATAGCAACCATACTTCTTACTTCCATGCTATTATCAAATATAAATCTATTTATTTTAATTGTTATTTTTTGGCTTATTTTAAAGAATATATACTCATCCATTTCATCAGGATTTGGTAATTCAACAAAACTTATAATATCGTTCATACCAAAATAACGCAAAGTTTTATTTATTCCCATTTTACTAAAATATAGTAATAACATTGGTATTTCATTATTAAATATTTTAGTAAAATATATTGGAACTATATAAGTTGTTTTATCGTAATCCAATATATGTTTTACTTTTCTTTTAAGATATATTGGCATAATAGATTTTAATACAACACTATTACTTGTAGAATATGTTGTACTATCTACTAATTGATACATTAAAATATATTTATTTCCTTTAAGTTTATAACACCCATCCTTATCTTTTAAAGGAATAAGAATATTTTTTGTATAAGTACCTGACATTAATGTTGTTTCACCTGTTTTTTTATCAGTTACTTCAAGATTTAATTCATAATGAATTTTTAATTCCCCAAGATGATTTTCATTTATATACATTACTTGAATTTTTTCTGTATCTTTTTTATCCGAACCTTTTCTTGTTCGGATATATTCATTGAGTTTTATGTCACTTTCTCTTTCTGTATATTCATATCCTAATATTTTTATACAATCAAATACTTCTAATGATTTGATTGCTTCGTATACATACAAATATAAATCTTTATCTAATTCTCTATTTATTAATGGTAAATTTAACTCATCATTAAAATCACGACAATAGTCTGATAGCATTTTATACATTCATATTTCCCTCCTAATAATATAATGAACTAGTATGATGTGTTATGTTTTCTTCGGTATTATCTACCATCATACTATCTTCCAATCTCGAATCATTCTTAACCATTAGTTTATATTCTGGTAAAGAATCTAAACATATCATACCACCAACGTTTTCAAAATATAATAAATCATATAATTTAAAACTATAATCATTATCTTTGATATGTTTACTTATTTCATAAAATACTTCTTCTATAAAAATACTTATAAAAGAATCAATAATTTTATTATGATGCAATATTATATTTGTTATTGAATATAATGCTTGTGTAGATAAATATAATATATCTTCCCAAGTATTTTTATCTTCTTTAGTTATTATTCTACCTTTAAATTTATTTAAAGGTGATTGGTTTTTATTGTATTTATTATAATCAATTCCTAATATTTCACATCCTCTTTTACCTAATCTGAAATCGGGTAAAATATTAACTGCTTTTTCAGTTTCGTCAAAGTTTAGTTCAACTAAACCTAATATTAATATGTCATCTATATTAACATATGAACTCATATCGTCTTCATCTTTTCTAAAACTATTTAAATTTGATATAATTGTTTTAAGAACAATTGAACCTAATGTTGGAATTAATTGTCTTTTTATAATACAAACACCGTATTCGTGAGATAATCTCACGAATACTCTATTTGATATATTATTTAAAGCATCTAATTCCTGAACAGAACTTAGATATTTAAATGACATTATTTTTCCCTCCCTATAGATTTTATAAATTCATCAACATATTTAATATCTTCTGTATTTATAAAATACTCGACTGCTTTTAAGGAACATATAAATATTGTACCATATAATTCTTGTGGTATAACAATATTATTTTCTTCCAATTTATCAAAATATGATTTTTTATTTTCTTTAAACTGTTTTTGTACATTATCTATGTCTAAATAAATAACACTACATAAATAATTTTGATTGTCATTTATTCTAAATTCTTGAATATCTTTATCCACATATACTTCCAAGTTATTTACTCTATAAACAATATCTTCATCTTTTGGTGTTAAGATAATATCATCTATAAATATATTCAATGCTTTTATAACTGGATTTATGTCATTTATTAAAATTTTTAATTCATCAAATATAACAGATGTTAAATAATATTTGTATCTTTCTTCCAAACTATTCATAATATCCTCCTAATTAATCTACATTTATTTCATTAAGTCTATCCTCAAATAAGTTATTTATTATTTCTTGTTGACATTCTGTTATTTCTATACTACTAAAATTACAATCATCGTCTAATACTATTATAAATTGATCTAGTATAGTTACAGTATCATCTTCAACTTGTTTTCTTTGTATTAGATTCATCATTTCATCTATAAATACTTCTGCAACTTTAAATATTATAGAATATTTGTTAAAGTGAAAATTATGTTCTTTTTCTAAATATTCTGCTGCTTGTATAGATATTTCATCTATTGTCTTTTCATCAATATCAGTCATTTCATCAGATTCTTCTTCTGATAAAGGAATATCTAATTTTCTTTTAGACATTCTACCTAATTCTATTGTAGTTGATAATACATGTTGTTCATCTACAATATGAACGATAGTTAATAAATCAAATAAATTCAATTCTATTTTTTGTTTTTTTGGTTCCTTTATTAACTCTATTGATTTGTAATATGAAGCGTCTATGAAACAATTCACAAAAGCTGTTATTAATTGTTCATGAGATATTCTTATTTGATATTTAGTTTTTAATGTCTCCATAGTTCTTTCTGTTATTATTGACATTTCTTTTAAACTTCCTAAAACTTCTAATGGTTTAAACATATTATATTACCTCCTAATTATTTAAAATCAACATAAACTGTATAGTTTACATATTTTACATTTTTAACTTCTATGTTATTTTGTTTAAAATACTTACATATTGCACATCGCAACCATCTCAATTCACTTTCCATTTCTAATGATATCATATCATGCACAATTACGGTAAATAAATAATCATACCAATATTGAACAAGACTAGATATCATACAATCCTCTGGATCTTCTCCATATAACAATCCAGCATCACAATCGTTTCTAAAATCTTCTTTCACATATTCTGCTTCTGGATCATTATACAACTCATATACTTTTTTATTTCTCATATCAATATAATACATAACATCACCCTCTTTCAATATTATAATATATAATTGATTAGTTTATCTTTTACGATGAAATAAAATCATCTATAGGTTTGTTACAATTAGACCTATAGATGATTTATTATATGTTATTTATCTTGTTTTTCAAATTTATGGACTTTGAAATCGTATTTTATAGTAACACCTTTTATTTCCATAAATCCTGTTCTGTTACCTTTTTTGTCTTTATAATATTTGAATAAAGGAACATCTTTTGTTCTTTTTTTCATGTTTTTTATTACATTAGGATTATTTTGATATGTTAGTACTGCTGCATAATCTTTTATATTTTCAGGTATAAATGAGTTTAAAGGTTTAGCTTCAAATTCTATTTCTTCTTTTTCGTCTATACCTAATACTTTTCTTAATAAATCAACTTCTGCTTTAGTTATATCTACTTTACCTAACATTAAAATTTTTTTCATTTTCAATTTCCTCCATTTAATTAAATTTTATTTTACTTTATTGTTATCATGTATATAATTTTTTATGTAAATTTTATAATAAATAAGACTAACTCAATCGAGTTAGTCTTTTAACATAACACCCTCTCGTAAGAGTTTTCAATCTATCTTTTATAAAAATATTAATATTTCCGTAGATAAAATTTAGAAATATATTATAAAAGCAATTTAACATTAATTATATTATTATATTAATAATCAAAAACTCTACGAAATTATAAATTTAACAATATAATTTTTTTCAATGTTATTAGATTGAGTGTTTTCAATAACTTTTATTTTTTAAGATACCGAAAGCCCTATCTGTTGCTGAAATCGGCAGATTATAATTTATTAAAATAAGACAACTTTCGAATATTGATTATTCATCCAATTCCAATTACCCATAATAATCGTTCCTGCCTTAAACGTACTGAAGACAATATATAAATATATCGACCGTTCCTCTTTAAGTGTACTGAACTACTAAGATAGTAATTAGTCAAAAAATTTCAAAAAAATAAACGAACAGTATTATATTTTATAAACACGCAATGCCGACCAGAAAAAAGAAAACATTGCATAACACTTTCGTGAATCTTTCTTCAAAAAGAGTTCAACCCTCCTGCTTTCTCGAGCATGATTGATGCTTACTAATCCGTTATTCAATATGGAATCTTTCGAATAACGTCGTTCTGGTTACAATCATGTGATTCCCTCTCGAATACTCACAAGACAGGGTTTGAACTTTTACATTTAAATATTTTTATTTATTATATTGTTATTAATTATAATTTTTTATATGCATCATCTAATGTTATTATTTCAACACCTTTCTTTTCAGCATCTTTTGTTTTACTAGATATTGCATCTAAAGATGGTACTATCAAATACTTAGTATCTTTAGTAACACTATTTGATATTTCATATCCTTTGTTTTCTAAAACTTGTTCAAAATCTACATCTCTTATCTTAGAAAAACAAACTTTTCCTTTTTCAGATTTTTTATATGTTTTTACATTTAAAGTATCTAATAAAAACTCTATAGTATTCATTTTACTAACTATACCTCGTTGTATTTTTATACATGTTTTTGAACCAAATCCTTTTGTTGTTATTAAATCAGTAACTAATAAACCTTCTTTACATTCATATAATAATTTCTCCAAAGACATTTCTGATAAAACTTTTTTGAATATTCTTTCGCCTATATTAGGTATACCCAATGAACCAAGAAGCTCATAATCATAACATTCATTTTTATCTTCTATTCCTTTGATGATATTCATATATGATTTTATACCAAATCCAGGTATTCTAATAATTTCTTCTTTATGATCTTTTAGAGTATATAATGATTCGATATTAACTAATATCTTTTCATCAAATAATGTTGTTACCTTTCCTATTGATATACCCTCTATTCTCATTCGTGTTATATAATTTACAATATTACCAATTATTCTTGATGAACAATTTTCATTAACACATTTTAATACAGGGTCCTCTTTCAATCTACAACCACAATACTTACAATGTGTTGGAGTTACAAATTTATAACCACTATTATTTTTACTACAACTAGCATCTACATCTAAATATGGAATTATTTCATATTTTATTATAACTTCATCGCCTCTATGCAAATCTAAAGATTCAAATCTATCTATAGAACCTAAAGATGCTGAACTTATAGAATTTCCATTCATTATTATAGATTTAAATTTTGCTACTGGTGTTATATTTCCTCCAAGACCTATTGTGAATTCAACGTCTAGTAACGTTGTTCTTTTTTGTTGAGCAGGGAACTTATAAGCTACTTCAAATCTATTTATTGCTCCTATTCTTCCTAATCTATATTGTATTGAAGGATTATCTAAATATATAACAACTCCATCTGTAACTAAACCATTTTCTCTTATATGTTCATTTATAAGATTTATTTTATATTCAACTTCTTTAAGATTATATATATTATCACAATATTCATCATATTCGCTTTTTATTATTATAATATTATTGTCATCTTCATATTGTTGTCTTAAAGGCATAACAGTTAAATATACACCTAACTCAGGTCTTAATTCTTTTTCATTTAATATACTAGATACAGCAGATCTCGCATTATTATATTTCTTTTGTTCTTCACAAAATAAATTAAATTGATCTCTTGTCATTACTGTTTCCGTTTTTATCCCGAAAGGTTTATTTTTCTTAGCAAATTCTTTAAAATTAATTCTATCTTTAAATAATGAAGTTACTTCAACTGCAACATTTTTATCTGTGTCTCCTCTTAATAATGAATGGATTATATTACCTTCAGAATCACATTCATGGACAACAGAAAGACCATCATGTTTTGGTTGTAATACTATAGAAGGATATGGTATTCTTTCTCCTAATATATTTTCTGTAGTATCTAACCAGTTTTCTAAACTATTTCTATTATCTTTAGAAATTATTTTACCTTTATCATCTATTATATTACGTTCATATTTTGTCATATAATGAATCTTATTAATAGTCCCACGTAACATAGGATATTTATGTTGTCTTAATTTTTTACCTTGTATATTTATACTTCCAACATATTCACCTAATCCTTTATCTAACATAAGTTGATATAATTTATCAAAACTTTCATCTGATATTGGTGATTCAAAAGAAGTGTTATTGTATATAAATTGTGTTATTTCTATTATCTTCTTTATTGTTACTAAATCCATATCATCCAAATCTTTAGTAACTAAAAGATATTTTACAATCTCTTCAAAGTTTATTGCTTTAAGTGTCTCTACTAATTCTTCTAATTCATCATCATTCATTTTTTCTAAATTATCACCTAAATCTAATAATTGGTGATATATATTTAATTTATCCATTAATCTTCCTCGCTTTCATATATTAATAGTGCTTGACTTATCAATAAATCCATATCCAATGGATTTAATTCATTAGAAATAAAATCAACTTTATCTGTAATGTCTTTTATACTATTTTCATCATCAATCATAACTCGCAATCGTTCTTCAACAAAATGATTTAGAGAACCTTGTTCTTTAAATTCTATATTGTTTTCATTTAATATTTCATTAACTTTAGTAAAATCATCATCCTGTATAGATATATATTTCATAAATCTCTCCTTAATTAATTGTATTTATAAGCCTAGAAATTAATCTAGGCTTATATGTTTACTCTTGCATACTTTCTAATATTTCTTCTCTTATTTTGCATAATTTTTGTTGATATTCTTCTTCAGTTCCTGCAAAAAGCTCGTCTTTCACCATTTCCTCCAATCTAGTTTCAACGACTCTGTGAAGATATTCAACATCTGTTGCCATAAATTTTTCTCCATTAAATTCTCTTTGTCTTTCAACACCATCATCTAATTCAGGATATAATAACTCAACTTGTTCTTTGTATTCCTCAAGCTTAAGACCCATTGGTCTTAAATAAGCATCAAACTTTTCAGTATTTCTATTTATTACATCATTATCTATTCTTAGATGTTCGACTTCACCATCTTGTAATAATCTAGTTGGCAAATCTCTAGTTCCTTCAATAGAACTTCTATAACTCATATTCATTTTAGCAACTTCCAATGGTTGCATTCCTATTAATAAATTCAATAATTCATCAACACCCCATCTACATGGAGTTTTAGGATATAATATTTTATTTTCTTTAGCCTGAGCATCTTTTATAGGAACACCTATTAATGAAACACCACCAACACTTCTTGAAGAAAAACCTTTTGCTGCTGTTTGTTTAAGTCGTATTATATACATTTCTCCTATATAATCTTTTTTCATTATTGGTCTATATCTACCATTCTTTTTCTTATATAATTGATATGGAGTTAACCAATCACCATGTTTAGAATATACTTCTTGAAGTATAACAAACAATGGTTTGCTATGCCAGAATGGTGGTATGTCAACATATATTCCTCTTTTATAAATATCTTCTATGAAATCTTCTTTTTGTTCTTCTGTATATTTATCATACATAGATTTCATTTTAGTCGCTTGATTATCATTGAAATATCTTACCATCATAAACACAAAATTAGCTTTTTGATCATTTGTTTCCAATGTTTTTATTCTATCTACAGTTCTATTCATTATGAACGTGATAGATTTTTCAAATAACTGGAATGTGTTTATTCTGTTAATTACCCCAAGTCTATTAAATTCTATATCAATAACATCTCCATTTTCTGTAATAGGCATATCCTCATCTTCATAAACATCAGAGATTACACCTTTATTTCCATAAAGACCTGTAACTTTACTTCCTTTCTTTAATGGAGTTTCTCTAGCTACAACAAACTCTAATATTACATTTGAGAATGGTTTCTTTGTTTGAACTTCACACCATTTAACATCTTTATTCAATATCTCTTTAGCCTTTTTATACAGTCTATTTAATTCTATAGTGTGAGGTAAATTATTTAAAACTATATCTTTTAAATAATCATATATTTCTTGATAATATCTGAGTTCATTCTCATAATAATAATTAAGTTGTTCATGATATTCATTTTCTTGCATTTCTTCCAATGATTTATTTGAATATACATTTATGTCAACAATTCTTCCTCCTGAAGAACCTTCAACACATAGTGTATCATTTGAGAAGTTTATTTTTCTCAGATTAGATTCTTTAAAATCGAAAAATATTTGATCATTATCTATTCTACGAGTAGAACATATGATTTTATCGTTTATTTTTTCTCCTATATCAGGGAAAGTTTTATAATTATTTACATCACCATATAAATTTAGCAATATATCATTATCATTTATAGATACTCTTATAGTTTCAACCTCTGTAGTTTTTGTTCTCTTTTGAAATGATTTTGATATTATTATAGCATCTTCAGTTGTTTTAATGTTTGACGTATATGCGAATGTTGCATTAACTCCTATTCTATAATTATTATATTCGTCATATGATGTTGATTTATATAAAACATCTCCTTTATCAACAGTATCATCAACCTCAAGTTTATCTAATGATTCATTATTATAAACAAATCCAAACTTTTCAGTTAAATCTTCAACTATTTTCTTTTCTATAATGTCATATTCACCAGTATCTCTATTTTGAACTACTAGAATATACAAATGATCATCATTGAATTTACGTATTTTTTTCTTAACAATTAAATTATATCGTGCTCTTTGTAATCCAGTAGAATGTTCTCCTACCATATTATAAAACTCAGTAAATACTTTAGGAAATTCTGGATTATTCATATTTGTTCTTTGTTTTAAATGACCTGTTGTCATTAATGTTCTAGAACTACTAGTGTAGATAGGATGTGTCAATAATGTCATTCCTAATATGGCATTATCTCCTTTATATTTTTCCTCTGCTTTTTCTAACACTTCTTTTAATTCTGCTGTACTTGAATTAAATCTAACATCTTTTATTTCTTCTTTCTTTTCTCTTGCCATAGAAATACCTCCTTTTTATTTTAACTCAATTATATAATATATAATTAAAACAATTATCTTTTACAATGCAATAAAGTGACAATTAGAAAAAACTAATTGTCACTTTATTTTATGTCTATTTAATTATATCAAAAAATTGTTCTTCAGTTAAACCTATATTATCTCCAAACTCATTAACATCTGATGTTCCAAACAACATAGCATCTAAATGAGGTTGAACAGCTTCCATTATAACTTGTTTAACTTCAGGTCTTTTAAATTCTTCAACTATATTTAATTCATCAAATCTAACATCTTTATTTTCACCTATATATCTAGAATTTCGTCTACCACCATTCAATATACCTAATTCTTCTTTAGCATAACATAATAATGAACGTTCATTGCTAAATCCAGTATTTTGGTCATATACTAAAGGCACACTAACTCCAGATATATTTGTTCTAGATTTTATTATTTCTGAATTAACAGTAAATCCTGCATAACCATCTTCTGCAACAGTAGCTTTAGTAGCACCTCTTGCAACATTCTTTATTATTGTATTTGCATAATAAACAGTAGCTGTACCACCTGGTAATTGTTCATCCTGTTTAAGATATAATACTTGTGCTTGTGATTTTGCAAAAGGATTATCTATTTGAATTTTAGGATGAATATGATTTATTGAAATAATTGTTATATTATATTCTCTTATTATACTCAAATATTGTTTAAAAAATTGAGTTAAATCTCTAGCAACTCTCATAGCATAAGTGTTTTTACCTAATTCTATATTTTCAACAAGATAATCTTCTTCGCCAGAACCTTTTTTAGCTTTCTTTAGTTTTTGTTCAGGTCTCATACTCAATTGAGGTATACTATCTATTACTAAAACCGTAGGAACATACAAAGTCATATTTTCACCAAATTCATTTTTAAATTCAGTTGTATATGTGTAATCTTTTTTATGTTTAGCTTTTTCTTGAGTAATCATCATTATAGTTTCAGTAATATCTTCTAAATAACTTCTATCTGATTTCAATACTAGGTGCTCACTTATTTCTTTATTAGTTAAATCAGTAAGGTTTTTATATCTAGTTATTGATAAAGCACCTTCTAAATCAAAGTGTATAACTAATCCATTTTTATAAGGTTTAACCATATTAGCAGCCATTTTACATGCCATTGCTGTTTTAGCTGTTCCTGATTTTCCTATTATTGTTATAAAACTTCCACCAACAACACCAACAGCATCATGACTTCCTATAATATTCTCTTCCATATCTTTTGCTACAAGTTTATAGCCTAATCTATAGTCCAATAAATCTAATCCTGAACGATATGGTACTACAGTATTTGATTGTGTAAATAATCCATTGTCATCATTTTCTCTTAATCTTTCTAATAATAAATTTGCCATTTTTTTAACCCTCCGTAATATTTATTATATTTTCTTCTATAGATTTAATAAATATAGAAGTCAATGTTTTGTATATTTCTTCTTTATTTAATGTTTTCGTATTTATTATTTTTCGTACAGATTTTAATGAATAAAATTCAAATTTAAATATTTCATTATTATCTATTAACTCACTAAATTTTTCAATATCTGATAAGGTAACGCTAACATCATCATCAACGTAAATTGTAAATATATCTTCACTTGTTTCATGTTCTGATATATAGTAAGTAAGATGATTTTTTTCTATTGTTGGTGTTAAACTTAAATCATCACATATCGGTAAATCTTCTTTTTTATCATACATATTTGTATTTGGGTCATATGCTTTCATATATGAATTTTCTTGTATTGTATCAATTGATTTTTTTATACAATCAATTGATTTTTTTATACAATCAATTTTATTATTATTAAGGTTTTCAACTAACTCAATATAATCTATGACTTTGCCATTATGTTTTATAAGAATATTTTCTTGTGATATATTTAATTCAGATATAGCATTATTAGTTTCTGATGCTGTTTTATATATACCATATAATTTATATGGTTTTATTTTTTTTAAAACCCCTATATTTTTTATATAAACATAATACATTTTACAACCTCCTTAAAATATATAAATAAACATATTAACAAATTCTATAAATATTAGTAACTTCTCTATAACAGTTTCAAGTTCACTTCTATTTATGTTGTGAACATCATCTATTATTAATATAGAAGGTACAACATTAAATACATTTGTCGTTTTTATATAATTATATTTTTCTTTTATTACATTATATAAATCTTGAATACTGTATTTATTCGATATTTCCATACAATTTATTCTTTTTGTTCTGTACAGATTTTCTATATAATCCGTATTTTCCAATAAAGTATTATAATAATATATGTCTACAGTATATGATGATTCTTTTGTTAGTTTATAAATTTCATTTTTAATATAATTGACTTTTTCTTCAGTATTGTAATTACTCGAAGATAAATAATGTATTTTTTCATTTCTCATAAATCGCATTATCATCTCACCTCTCATTATTTTACTCTCCAAACAATTCTACCATTTGTTAAATCATATACTGATACTTCTATTTCAACTTTATCATTTTCAATAACTCTAATTCCATTTTGTCTTAATTTACCTGCTAAACTACACATTGTTGTAAATTGCATAGGTTCTTTTACATTAACCATAAACTTACAACCAGGTAAAGCTTCTGTTACTTCTCCTATTAATCTTAAAGTATCTTTTTTAATTTTTTTATTCAACTCAATATTTCCTCCTTTAATTTAATATCTATACTAAATTGTATAGGTTCATATAAAAAAATAATAGGTGGCTGATGCCACCTATTACCACTAGAATAATTTAGAATATCTTTTTTCATTTTGTATTTCTGATAATATGTTATAAAGTTTTAAACCTCCTTTACATTTATCAGAATCCATATCATAGAATTTTCCACTATTAACTAATCTTTCAAGTAATCTATTAGAAATATAATAATTAGCTAACACATTTTCTTGATCGTTTGCTTTATTGAATCGTTCAATATCCTTACAAACATTAATTACTAATTTCTTTACTTTTCTTGTATCCATATAGTTTGCTAATTGGAATAAGAAACTTCTTAATCTTATTTCATAAAAGCTAACTTTTGGATTCTTAACATCTAATTCTGGATATGGTGTTTTTGCTATTCCATAAAATAATTGTTCTGCTGTTAAATTAGGAATTAAAGTACTATATATTCCTCTTATCAAATCTTTAGACATTGACACAAAACCTAATTCTTCTTTTAAAACAGAAGGAAGTTGTTCTGTTATAGCACTAACTTCTTTTATTTTATAGAATTCATTTGGCTCAAAACCTCTCATTACAAATATAGATAAATATGACATTATTTTTAAAAGTTTATCATCTTTGATAATATCTTCAAATTCTGAATATCTTATATTATATGCCAATTCTGTCATAATACCTATAAGGTCTTTATCTTCTTCATCTATAGTTGATACATATAATACATGTGCCATGTCACAGTTTAATTTATCTGTTTTTTCTCCTATGTTTTCTATTGCTTGTATTACCTTATCACTTTTCATTATGTCTTTAATTTTATCTATATCATCTTGTGCAGATTCTTTAAATCTGCATCTTTTCACAAATGATATTATAGTATCTTGATATTTAGGAATTAATTTTTCTATTTCCTTTTGAGTTAAATCATAACTCATTTCGTTAAAAAAGTTTTTGATTGTTAATCTCATATAATTTACCTCCATTTATTTTTTTATTTCAAATATATAATATATAATTGAAATTATTGTCTTTTACTTAAATTATAATTATTAGGAACATATTAATCTTTTTCGTCTTCGTCTTCGTCTATAACAAAATCAACTTCTTCTGAATACCATCCATTACTTTCGCCATACCAACGTATAGTAACATATCCTTTAACAGTAGCTAATTTATAAAATGTCCATGTTATACTACAACCATCTTCATATGAAGTACCAGTATTATCTTTTGTTACACATTCAGCCATTGTTAATGGACTATTTAATAAATAATCTATATTACCTGTTATACTTTCAATATACACATCTTCACAACAATCTTGTTCGTGATACATAATATATTTATTACCTTCAGTATCAATGAATCGTATATATTTCATTTTAACATCAAGATCTATTTTTACTAATGTTTTTCCTTTTAATACACTAATATCTAATTCTTTACACATAATAAAACCTCCTAATATATTTCAATCAATTCTTTTAATTTAATAACATCAGATTCTATAGGATCATATGAAATAAATTTAAGAATTTCTAAACCATTTTCATTACATATTGATACGTCAACCATAATACTATTACCATCATCTATTATTATATCAACAATTTCGAATTTAAATACATAATTATATTCTGTTGAACTAAATGATACATTTACAAAACTTCCACTAGGTATTATTGTATCAGAAAATGATATTTTTTTTAAATCATTTTTTCTATGGATATCATAAATCAAATCCATTGTAACATTAAATAATTTATTTGTTTCATTTTTTATATTTTTAAATATTTCATTCATAATATAAATCCTCCTTATTTTTTTTTTACATATTTGTTATATATTGAATAAAAAAAGATACGAGATAAAATTATCTTGTATCTTTTCATTATTAGATTTCTGTATCATCTCATATGTTTTCTTCAATAATACTTCGTGTTGTTTCTCTTAATGTTCTATCTATTAACCTAAACAAACATTTTCTTTTTCTATAAATTCTATAATGTTTACAATCTTAGATGCTAATTTGTCAGCATCTATATCACGATCTATTGTATTTAAATCATGACCTATTATTCCTACAATAGACCTTCTTCCTATTTCAATATCACTATTTGAAGAATCTATTGCTGCTCTTGGTCTAACACCTCTTTTTCTTAATATAACTGTACCGATGCTGTTTGGTTTTACTGATAAAGCAGCATCGATAGCTATTATTCTATCTTTATCTAGATGTTTTATTTTTTCATCCCATATTGTTCTTACATTAGTACCATGGATGGGATTTTCCATAGTACCGTAAACCTCATACCCCAAGTCTTTTAATTTAGAACCAACACGAGGTCCTATTGAATCAAAGTTTGTGTTAGGTGTACCTACACAAACATAGATGTTATTGTTCATAAACATTACCTCCAATAATATATTGTATTCTTTGCTATAATATATAATTGAAAGTATTATCTTTTACAAAACTATTTTTTAGTTTTAGGTAATATATAATCATTACCCACAAGGTCATTCATTATACCTGCACCCATAAAGAATACTGATGTAGTATTTAATGCTGTTTTATTAGCAACATCATCAGTTAAATCATTTAATGCAACATATCCATTTCTCATTATAGATTGATTCATTTCTTTTTTCATAACCATATCGTCAGCTCTAGCTGACATAAATTCTTTTAATGTTTTATTTGCTCCCATAGCTAACATTGAACTAGTTTCATTATCTGAGTTTCTAGAATTCTTATCATGACCAGTAACCTGACCAGTAAGCATATTTCTTTCAGATGTTTCTGTAGATAAACCTAATTTTTTAAAGTTTAATTGTTGCATTCTTTTCATATTAAGATAACCTACAACACATTTATATTTAGATACTATAGGTTTACTTGGATCTGGACTCGCATAAGGTATAATTACTTCTTCAAATAATGGTACATTTAAAAATTTAGCAGCTTTTTCATAATTATCAATTTCCATCGGATTTTCGTAATCAACCATAGTTGCTCTTAAGTATGGAACTTTTTCTTTAAATAAAGTCCCAAAGAATTTATCAAATTGTGCATCTGACATATCTTTAAATTTATTTTTATACCATTCTGTATTTCTTCCTGTTGGGTCAAACAAATCAAAAAAATTATAAATAAGATCTTCCATTCTTTTTCTTGTTACTTTATCTATCATTATACAAACCTCCTAATAATATTTTCTATTAATAATATATTGCATAATAGCTCCTATTATTAAACCTATTAAAAAATTATAAAATAAAGTCATAATAATATCCCCTTTATATATTTCTTTGTATAAATAATAACATATATACTAGAGTAGCTTTTTTACAATCATTAAGTGTTGGTATACGTGTTATTTTTTTAGTTAATCCAGATTTAACTATAAAACCATCAATTATATCTTTTAATTTAGTTAAGTTATCATTAAAAGAAGTTTGTTTTTTATAGAATTTTTTCATTTCTATGATAAAATCTGGAGTTACTATATCTTTCATATCTTTCTTATAATCAAAAAGATAAGTTTGTATTATTAATCTAACACATTCTTCAAAATCTTCCAATCCCTTATCATAAACATAAGATAAAATTGTTCTAAGATTATTTATTGAACATCCAGATTCTATGGCACATGCCTGTCTTAATAGTTTAGCATCAGGATATCCACTAAGGCTTAATTTATTAGCTATCTTTTGTGCTGTTTTTTCAACTTCAAACGATACGTTATCAGAAGCTATAAATTTTTCATCAGTATCTATATCTTGATCAACATTATAAAAATTACCTTCTAAATGGTCTTTTTTAAATTCTGAATAGAAACTATTAAATGCTGTAGAATATCTCCTATGATTATCGTTTATTAATTTAAATACAGTATCATTCACAACTACACAATTTACAGTTTCTTTTTTTCTAACAACAAACCAGTTATTTATAAACACTTCACTCTTTTTAGCTATCATTTTAAGAATAGAACCATATTTTTTAAGGTCGTTTTTATAAGATAGTCTATTTAACGTGTATTCCATTATACTTATCGTTGCTTGACTTGTTCTCTTAAAATATTTACTTCTAACATTTCTATACATATATAAGGAACATATAAACATTGACTGATTTCGCATTTCATCATTTTTCATATTATTAAAATAAATAACTAAAAACATAGTTGCCATATAAACTGGATTTTTAATAACTCTCCATTTATCAGATTCTTTTGGTATATCAGGAGATGCTTTTATTGCTTCTTTTATATCATCTTTAGAAACCCCTATGAATTTAAATATTTTGTTTTCCATATCCATATTTGTATATATCGATTTAGATGGTATAGTTGCAGCCAAAGCATCACTATTTGAGTTTATCAAACTATTAAATATTTTTTTTAATTCCAATACATTTCTTTTATCTGATAAACTAGTTTTTATTTTTGGATAAATATGATCATATAATGTAGTATATTTAGCCATAATTCAATCTCCTTTCAAAAAAAATAATACTTAGTTAATTGTTTTTTGAGTCAATTTTTAAATAATAAGAAGGTAAGGAATATCCTTACCTTCTTATATATTATTTTATTACTATATCCAATACTCTATCCTTAGCTGGTATTTTCATTACTTTTTTACATTCATGAAGTCTATTTAATTCTTCTATATCTCTTACTTTAAATTCTTCTTCCATAAACATAGTATATACCATAAATTTATCACTATCTTTAACTGATTTAATACCAACTATTTCTTCATTCTTAGATAATCTACTTATTTGAAGAGTTGCTGATTTTCTTTTCATAGTTTCAAATGTTGATAAAGTACATTTCTTCATTCGACCTTTATTTGTTACGACTAATATATATTTATCTCTATTATTAATCATAGCAGTTCCTTTTACTTCATCTCCTTCTGCTAATTTTATAACAGATAAACCATATGCTGCTCTACCACATTCTCTTATGTCATCAGAATTAATTCTAACTCCTCCACCTTCTCGTGTATAAACAATCATATCTTTACTTTCATCTACTAATAAATCAACAGATACTAATTCATCATCATCTGCTAATTTTATAGCTACAACAGTTCCTCTTATTTTATTTATGTTTTTATAAGATAATTTTTTTGATAAACCTTTCTTAGTTGTCATTACTACAAATGTTGATTCTTCTTTAGGTTTAGGAAATGCTCCTACTATATTTCCATTTACAGTTATCATATTAGATAAACTAACACCAGTACTTCCTTCAGGAGTAGAATTTATATCATTAACTTTTATTTCAGACATATTTCCTCGTTTATCAAATAGTAATATACTATCTCTATTATTTACAAGGAACATATCTTTACCTTTATCTCCTTCTTCTAATTCTCCTATTCCTGTATTTCGTTTACCTAATTTTTTAATCATATCATTTTTAGTTATAACTATTCTATGATCAGTATCTGCAATATAATTGTTATTTAAATCAAATTTAACAACATTAGATTTTCTAGGTCTACCAAACAATTCTATTCCTTCTCTTAATTCATCTTTTATTATGTCATCTATTTTCTTAGAAGATTTTACTAAAGACATTAATTTTTCTATTTCTTCTTTAAGTTTATCTCTTTCCACTACATATTTTTCATGAGCTGATTTATTAAAAGAAGTTATTTGCATATTTCCTATAGATGCTGCTTGTAATGTTGATATACCAAATTCAGTCATTATCATCTCTCTGAATTCTCTAACATCATATGCTTTTGTTGCTAATTCTATTGTCGTTTTACTATTTTTTGTATTAGATATAAATATCAATATGTCTAATACATGAACTCTTTCTGTCTTTTTAGTTATCTGTTTATTTATTTGACGTCTTTTAACATCACGTCTAAAAGATAACCAATCTAATAATAAAGTTCTTATTGTATATTCTTTTAATTTATATTCATCAACAAGTGTTAAATCATATGCTGCTGATGTTAACATTGGTGTCTTTTTATATAATAACTCTAATGCTTTATCTAAATCAGTACCTTCTTTAAAAAGAATATCTATAGATAATTTTGCTTGTTCTTTACTATTTTTCTTTCTTTTCTTTTTCCCATTTCTTTTATCATTTTGATCATGAATATCTACGTATCCAACAAGTTCTCCTGATTTACCCATTGCTATAACTTTATCTTTTATTTGTTGCAAATCAGTATTCATTGGAACAGACAATACTTCTATTTTATTATTTTCATAATCAATATTTGCTTTAGATTTCATTCTAAACTTACCTTTACCAGTTCTTCTAATATCATCAAATTGACCATCATCTATTATTTCACATCCATTTGGTATATCTGGATAGATGATAGCATCATAATCAGGATTATCCATTAATTTCAAAACGAATTCACATATTTCAGTAAAGTTATAATTAGGTTGTTCTGAATACATTCCATAACCTATAGCTTTACAAGATTTAGTCAATACTGCTGGATATCTTGCTGGTAAATATTCAGGTTCTGTTATTTCATCAATGTACCCATCTTTCATGGGCACTATTGCTTCATCAAAATCTTTAAAATAACAATATAACGAAAATAAACTAAGTTTTGCTTCTAGATAACGGAAAGCAGATGCTCCTTTACCCATTTCATTTCCATAAGAACCAGAACCATCAATAAATTCAACTGCATTTTTCCAAGGTCTAGCTAATTTAACACAAGTCTTATATATATTCGTTTCACCATGAGGATGATATTTCATAACAGCCCCTATAATCAAACCTAACTTTTTATAATTACCTTTTGGTAAGGCATTTACATCTTTATACATTGCATATAATACCCTTCTTTCAGATGGTAATAAACCATCTGATATAAAAGGTATATGTCTATAAACATTTTTATTTGGAGCAAATATAGAAATAGCTTTTTTTGCTTCTGTTGCTAATTCTCCTTCTATTATATGTTCTGTAAATTTCTTTTTAGCTTCAGAAATTTTCATTTATCTTTTACCTCCTCTTTTTATTTCTTTATTAATTAATATTATTAAATAAAATCCAATTAAAATATTAATACTTGTTATAATCATATTAATATGTTTTTGTGAATATATAATATTATATATAAATAGTAATAATAAATATAATTGATAAGCTTTAATTAATAGCTTATTATGAAACACACTACGATTTATAGTTTTTTCATATTTTTCATCTGTTGATATATATGGAACAGCACCAGGTAAATATTCTCTAGGAATATCAATTATACTCCCTATTGTAACAAAATCATACCCGTCTTCTGAAACTTCAACTTGCCAATATATATCATTGACTGCTCTATTAAATAATTCTCTCATTGTTATTCTCTTTTTTAGCATTTTTTGTATATCCTCATTATATGATTGTATTAACACATATTTAAATTCAAATGTGTCAGTACATAATACAGAGTATCTTATATCATTATCATCTTTACATATGAAGAATAGAGGTACTGATGTTTCCACCAATACCTTTTCTAAATATAATTCTTTTCCATCAATTACAAATTGAACAACCCTCGAATTTTTCATATTATACTAACCTCCTAGTTATCTAACATATCTTTATTTATTTCAAATCCTTCTGTCATTTCTCTACGTTCTTTATCTTTTTTCTTACTATGAAGAATTTCATATGTTTTCATAGCTTCTTCTATATCAGATACAGTTAATCTTACTAATGTTCTCTTATTAGGATCCATTGTAGTATCCCATAAATCATCTTCAGATAATTCCCCTAATCCTTTATATCTAAGTTCTTTTTGTGGTTGAACTTTTTGAGCTAATGTTAAAAATTCTCCTATTGTCATAGTTCCTCTATTTTCATTTCCTTCTTTATATTTTTCTTCAACTTTAAGAATATAATAATCTTCATTTTCATCCATTATTTCTTTAAGTTTATCTGTCTTTTTATCAAATATTTTATCTAATGTGAAAATTTGTTGTTTATTTTCATATATACCTATTATTATATCGTCTATACCATTATCATCTTTTATTACATCTATTTCAGGAAATTCGTCTTTTATTTTTATATTAAAATCATCATCATATCTATGTTTAACAACATATTCCACTAATTTAGGATGTGCTATACAATGTTTAGAACAAGCTGTCAATTCTTCTAAATAATATTGATGTGCTTCTAACATTTCATGAAATTCTTTTCTTTTAATAGGTTCACCATCAGATTTTTTTATTTCAAATTTATCCATTATACATCTATAATAAACTTCATTATATTCTGCTTTATCAACAACGAATGGTTTTTTCTTATCTTTGATTTTATATAATGGTGGTAATACTAAATATAATCTACCATCTAATATTAAATCAGGCATATGTTTTAAGAAAAATGCCCCTAATAATGAAAATATAAACTTACCATCTATATCTGCATCAGAAGAGATAATAACTTTACTAAATCTACATTTAGTTATATCGAAACTATCTCCACAACCAGCATTTATAGCTCTTGCTAAATTTCTAAATGTCTCATTTTTTTCTAATAAATCTTGTGTTGACATATCAAAAGCATTTCCTGGAACACCACGCATTACATACATAGCTTGAAATTCTGGGTCTCTAGCTTGACTACCATTTGATTCTACTGATAATCCTTCATAAATATAAAGTTCAGTATAATCATTTTTACCTTTATGATTCGCTGGTGTAAAATTAGGAATCAAATGTTGAGATAAAAGCGAAACCTCTCTTTTAATTAAATTAGATTTTGATTTATTTGCTTCAAATCTAGCTTTTGCATTTGTTTTAACTAAATCTGTAAATTTCTTCAATTCTTTTTGATTATTATTAAAATGATTTTCTAAACTAGATTTTACTAAATCAGTTAAAGGTTTCATTAATTTTTTATTTTCTATTTTTTCTTTTGTTTGTCCTGTGAATCCTGGATCCATACTAGTACTTAGAGATAATACTAAAACCAAACTGCTAGTAACATCGTTGTATAATATATTATATTTTTCTTTTTCTTTTTCACTAAGAGCTTCTCTAGTTTTCTTAGTGAAGAATTGACATATACCATTCATAACAGCTTGTGTATGATCCCCTTCATCTATAGTATGCACAAAGTTACAAAAACTTCTTGTCATTGGCTCCATTAAATTCATATTAAAACAAAATGCAAATTCTAAATCTACATCTCTTTTTAATGTTTTATTAACAACTTTACCTCCTGGTCTAATCAATCTAACATCTTCATCTATATATGTTGTGTCTTTACTATAATATATAGGACTATGTTTAAAAGGTGACATTACATCAACTAAATCAACTAAACCTCTAGGAGTTCTTTTTATTTTATGTTTAGTCGTTTCACCATTTTTTATTATAGTATAATTTATAACTATTTTTTGATCTAGAAAATGTTTTATATTATTTAACCAATCCAATAAAACTTGACTATCCATTTGACATTTACCCATATATTTTTCACTAGGTTTAAATGTTACTATAGTACCATGTTTTTCTTTATTCTTTATTTTAGTTACTGTAGCATCTTGTATTTGAACACCATCTTTATATTCAACACAAGCATATTCTCCTAATTTATATACTTCTAATTTAAAATAATCGGATAACGCATTTGTACATTTTAAACCAGCACCATGACAACCTGCTGATTTTTGATTATCTGTTCTACCGAATTTAGTAGAAGATTGAATTAACGTACATGCTTCAAGCATATTCTCAAATGGTAAACCTCTACCATTATCTTCTGACACGAATGAATTTTCATCTTCATTCATTATTATGTTTATCTTGTTACCTGGTGAATGTTCATTTATACATTCATCAATATTGTTATTAATACATTCTTTTGCTAAATGAACTGCACCTAATGAACCCAATCTTGATATATACATCAGTGGTGCTGTTCTTATTTTGTCTAAATCATTTTCTGCAACTATCATTTTTTCTTCTACAAATTTACTCATAATTTACCTCCTTATTCTTATCATTTATATAATATATAATTGATTTACATACTTATTTCATATACAATAAATTGTTTATCAATATATAATATTATATAAGAGGGATTACTCTTAAGAAAAAAATAAATAATAGAAGAATTATTATATTCTTCTATTATTTATGTTATTTATTCATTATATAAAACATCTTCAAATTTATGTTGTGCTCTTCTCAATATCCTTGAAATATATGATTGAGAAAATCCCAATATCTCAGATATTTCTTCTTGAGTTTTATCTTTCATTCGTAATGAGACTACTTTCTTTTCTAACTCTGTAAGTTCTACATCTTTAATGGTATCTTTTAATATAACCATGTCAAAACTAACTTCATCTTTCATATCTTGTAACACATCTTCATATTGCAAAACATGCCCTTCATTATCTTTACTTAATATAGTATTAATAGATAAAACATTTTGGTGTTTTCTTAATCTTCGAAACATCATTTTTATTTCATTATCTATACATATTACTGCATATGATGCAAATTTATTACCTTTATTAACATCAAATGTTAATATTGCTTTATATAACCCAAATAAACCATGAGATACAAAATCAGAATATTCTAGATATCCATTATTATTATAGTATTTACCTATTATATGATATACCAATTTCTTATGTTGTTGCATAAGATACTCTGAACATTCCCTATTATTTCTATTGTTAAAGCAATACAATTCGTATTCGTTCATAACATACCCCCTAAAAAATAAAAATTAGGATAGAGAAAAATCTCTATCCTAGTCTATGGAACATACTAATTTTTATAATTTGCTAGATTTATAACTAGCAGATTTTTGATTTATATTACCATCATTGTCATTGTTTCCTCTTCTTTTATTTTTTCCTTTAAGAATGATGTCTTCATATAATTTAGGTATTGAATCTATACCTTCTATTATTTTAGCTAATCCTGGAACATAATCTGGTTCAGCAGAAATTTTTATACATTCAACTAAATTTCTGGCTTCGTCTGAAATTCTTTTTACTTCAGATAAAGATTGTATTTGTGCTGAAATTTCAGTTCCGCATCTGTTGCATTGTAAATGTCCTTCTTTTGTTGGACTTAATATACTTCTACCTCTGTGATCTTTGTGATCACAATAGAACGCTTTTCTTCTTTCTTCTTTTTCTATTCTTTTGCGTTCTTCTCTGTATTTTCTTAATTCTTTTGCAACATCATCAGCTGTTCCTTTTTTGTTATATTTTTTTTGTACATTGTTATTATCCATATACTTACCTCCTAAAATAAATTAAATATTTTTATTTCTTTCAATTGTATAATATATAATTGAAATATTTACGTTTTACGGTATTGTATAAAATGCAATAATTTTTTATTCCATAACATCTCTAAAACATATACCTTCATCTGTCATGTAATAAATTTGACTTATATTTTCTGTTGGTATTAATGAATATGCTGGAGTCCCTTCATGATCATGATGCTCAAATTTTAAATAATCAACACTTCCTATAGTTAACAAATCTTCCAATTTAAATCTATAACTAGTATCATTTTCTCCTCTAGGACTATAAGCTAATTTATACCCATTTGCAAATCTAAATCCTATAATATATTCGCATCCACCAATATAATCCACAGCATCTTTAACATCATTATTTGTCATTATCAAAAACCTCCTTTAAATCTATTCTTTTATTTTTTTTCTTTTTCTTGTTTTTCTTTTTTCGTTTTCCTTTACCATGTTTAGGAATACCAAGTTGGTTGGATATTCTATCCAACCTATCCTTCGTACTCTCTACTTCCTTAATAAAATCAGACATTTCTCTTTCCTGTAAGACTTTATTGAATTGTTTATTCAATGCATTAATCAATTAAATTTCAACTCCTTTCTTAATATGCAAATATCAAACCTTCTTTTGCTCTAGTTGCCGCAGTATATTTAATACGACATTGCATTTCTTTATTGCCAAAAGGTTCTGATATAAATATAACATTATCTGCTTGAGATCCTTGTGATAAATGTACTGTCATGGCATATCCATATTCAAAAGATTCAAACATAGAATATTTTTTCTTATATACATTATTGACATCAATACTATTAGTTAATAGATTAAAATCTATTCGTAAATCTTGAAAAAATTTAGATTCTTCAAAATCTGGTCTAAAATCTATATCTAACGTCTTTCCATTGAAACTAGATTTCTCAACATTTTCAACAAATCCAGTCATTCCATTTACTAGATATATACTATTACTCAATATCCTTTGTCTATTATTTTTTCTGCATATAAGTTTTTCTCCATACACTGGAAGTTTACTAGTATAGCCATGTATATTTTCTCTTATATATTTATTTAATCTAACTCTACTAGAATTTCTAGGAGTCAATACCATATCTGCATCTCTTAACATATCATCTGTTAACATTCTTTTAGGTACTACAAAACATTTATCACCATATCTACCATAAGGTATATGTTCACCTCTGGATGCCAACTGACTTATATAAATTATAGGGTCTCCTTCTTTTTGACGCATTATCTTTGTTAATACATAATCAGGTCTTTTTAAATAATGAGTATTACCCATAACAGGTGGCAATTGTTGTAAATCTCCTAATATTATCATAGGAATACCAAATGATTCCATTTGTTTACCTATTTCATCATTAACCATAGGACCTTCATCAACAACTATTAATTTAATATAACTCGGTAGAGAATCTTTTAATCTAAAACACGGTTGTTTTATTACTTTACCATTTCGAATAACATTCCTTCCATATTCATCTTTGATGGGAACAAATTCAACATCATAAAAAGCACTATGAATGGTTTTTCCATCTACACCACTTCTGCTTAACTGTAAAGCGGCTTTACCGACAAATGCAACAAATAAGACATTGACCATATCCAAATCAAGTTCTTTTATTATTTCTTTGACAATAGTAGTTTTTCCTGAACCTGCAGGACCACTTATTTCAAATCTTTGTTTTTTAGTTGTCGGAATACTATGGAACCATTTCAAAGCTTTTGCTATACATTGTTCCTGTTGGTCATTTAACACTATTCCCATTATGTTCACCTCTATTTATAATAATAAATAATTGTATAAATAATTATAAAATACAATTATATAAATAAAGGTGGTGATTAGATGGATGTTAACAATATAACAAATATAGAAGTAAATCAGTTTGAATATTGTATATTAGAAGAAACAATAATTTTACCTGTAGTATCAGTGAAAGTAAATGTTCCAAAATTAACAATAAACACAGAATCTGCTAGAATTTATCCTAGAACATCTATATTAGTAAATGATGCTGAATGTAAACCTAAACGAATGAACGCTATCGAATTGTCTACAGGTATAACTCTTAAAGTATTTTCTAATTTATCTAGTTCGAATTCTGTTAAAAAAAGAATCAAAACTAAAAAACCATTAACATATGAATATTATATACCAAAAGGCACTCAAATGATAGCATGTTTTATGAATAATAACATAAACGATGGTTATCTAACTAATTTTTTATAAGGAGTTGATATAAAAATGGCAGAATCTACTATTAAAGAAACTATTGAGTTAGGGAAAGCATTAGAAATAACTTCTAATACCCTACATTATAAAAAAGTAATAACTAATAGTAATAATGAAAATTTTATTTTTTCTATAAGTAGTATTTTCGATAAATATTATGAATTAATGAAAGAAAGAACAATGACTATAGAGTTAACAGATGCAGAATATAGAAAATATATTTATAAACCAAAATTACTTAGTTTAGATTTATATGGAACAACAGAATTAGATTTTTTATTATTGAGATTAAATAATATGACATCATGTATATATTTTAATAAGCAAACATTTAAAGTATTTGATAAAGATATAACAACATTATTGAATGAAATAATGATACATGAAAATACCAATTATATAAACAATGAAGTTGATATAATCAATAAAATAAACCAATAGGATGATCCTCTTTCATCCTATTGGTTTATTTTACGTTTTTAAGTTCATACAAACATATTATACAATATATCCATATGAGGAAACTTATACTTTCCTATACCATATAAGATTATCTTATATATGGCAAACCTAAAAACAATATCTATTATAAAAAAATTAAATTATATAATTATTCGTATTTGTTTATTACATTACAAAAAACCTTCAAAAAATATTTATTACGCTACGTTTCTTAATTCTTCATTAAAGAATGTTTCACCTCCAAGACTATCTAATACATCTTTTTCTTTTTGTAAATTACATTGAGCACTAGCTTTATTTGCATTTTCCATTGTAAATAATTTATTTGTAGTTAATTTTCTTCCACCTTCAGATATTAATTTTTTATTAGGGTCACCTATAAATTTCAATTCTCCTTTAGTAAACCATACTGGTTTTCCATCTGGTGTTGTTACATTTACATCTTTTTGGAATGCTACTTGACTTCCTTCAACATAAGGAATAAATGCTTTTGCTCTATTATGTGCACCTGAACGTGTTTTTAATACCATTGCTTCAAGATGAGTATATTTAATCGCACCTGTACTTTCTAATGTTTCATATTTATTCGACGTTTGAGCCAATAATACACCAAAGTCACAACATTCTAGAACCCCTTTTGTTTCTGAGAATACATATTCGTTACAATCTGGTATAACATCTGTCTCATAACGTGATCTTTTATTAGATATTTCTTCACTAACCTCACCTTTTATTTGTGATGCAGTTAATACTGCAACATCACATTCTATAGCAACTGCTCTTAAATCAGTTACTGTATTTTCTACATATAATCTATTTTCTGTACTATTTATAGTAGGTCTAAATCCTTTGATATAGTCAGCTACTAAGGCAACAACTTGAAGTCCTTCTTTTTCTTTAAGCTGTTCTATATCTCTCATTATTTCATTCTTAGTATAAGCACCATTTGGTACTTGTATAAAACGAATCTTAGTTGGTGTAGCTCTTTCTAATATATTACTAGATTCAACTAATAATTCTTCTATTTCATCTTCATTAAGATAACATTTTTCTCCATTTTCTTCATCATCCCAAGATATATCTTGACCTGTCATCATCTTAATATATCTTGATTTTATATCATTTAATCCTGTTTCTGCTGAAATATATAATACACAAGGAGTATATTTTTTATCATATTTAACATTAGGATTATATAATGCCATATCTATTGCTGATGATATAAGCATTGAAGTTTTACCATTACCAGAAGGAGCACCAAATACCATTAATTGTTTACTTTCTATACCTCCACCAGTAACTAAATTTAACCATCTCATACCAAAACGGAATTTATTACATCCAGTTTCAGCTTGTTTTCTATTTCTTCTATTTTCTGCTATACAGTCATCTTTTTTTAATCCTGCTGTAAATCCACTATTAACTGCACAGAATAAATTTGAAGTATTATTAACTGCATTATATTTTTGAATTTCTACCATTTTTTTATTAAATGCTTTTTCAAAATCTCCTATAGCATCAAAATTACCGTCTATTAATATTTCATTTTTTAATCTTTCTAGATTATCCATAGATTGATCTAAAAAATAATCACATGCCCAAGTTGATGCTTTTATTTGGCTTCTCATACTAGCACATTTTTCTTTAGATAACCATTTTAAAGTATCTTCTGGAGTCATTCCTTCTATATACTCATCTATAGGTAAATCATTTTTTACATTTTTTACAACATCTATAAATTCATGACCTGTTTCCTCTGACTTTTCTGCTCCATAATCATCAATATATGATAAAAATTCTGTTCCTGGTGGTGGAGGTACTTGTTCATTATATGCTTTCATAGCTCCTTTACACCACACTATTTTATCATATAAATCGTCGTGTATTGATCTAGGAATACATTCTGGGTCTATATAATTTAAAAATCTTTGTATTTCTGTTGTTAATTTATTATCTCTACAAGGATGGTTTTCAAATAATAAATACTTAACCATACTTTCTATATGTTCATATTTTATATGTTTTAATAAATCTGATGTCTTATTTTTATCTTTATATGTCTCAACAAATTTATTTCTATTCTTCTTTTTAATTCCTGCAAACACAGGCATTGATTTTTCTAATTCAGGTTGATCGTATATATTTCCTATAAAACCTGATTGTTTTTTATTTTTCGTCATAATAAATCCTCCTTATTCGATTACTAATAAGAAATTGTTAAGAAATTTCTAATTTTTTATTATGGTTAAAAATTTGTTTGTTCGTTTAATTTTATTATTTTTAAGTGAAATAAGCGTGTCTATTACGCTTATTTCACATTACCATTTATTATCTTTCGTACATTTTCTATATCCAAAAGGTATCCTTTTTTAGCATAAATATATTGCTGTATTTTTTCTTCATAAGATATATTTTTATCAAATATGAAATTATATTTCATCATTAATTTATCTACTATTTCTTTTGTTTTTTGTTTAGTAATTTCTTTACTATTATCTGAAATAACAATATCTACATTTTCTATATTACCAAACACTGTTGTGACAGAATCTATAAAAGCTTTAGTGTTATCATAATCATCTGGTATTATTATTTTTATTCTTAATTTATCTTTTTTATATTTTTTTATAGATTCTTTTATAAAATGTATTTGTTCATTTAATAACATTGAAAATATATCAGATTTGTTATCTATAGTTATTGTATCATATTTAGTAGCTTTTTCATTAACTATAAATTTAAATTCATATTCATTAGTATCTGTTTCATATGTTGTTATTATAAAACCTTTATCTTCTTCTTCACCATATCTACTTCTAGTAAAACTACCAGTATACATTATTCTATTCCTTATTAATTGTGATTTGTGTATATGACCAAATATAATAGGACCTTCACATAAATTCTCCATAAACTCAGAATTAAATACTGGGTATTTTTTCATATTTAAAGATTTATTAACAACAAAATTAGTTTCTTCAAACATTCCATGTCCTATAATACACTGATATTTTTTATTAAAAAATTCCTTATAATATTCATCTTTATTTTCCATATATTCTTCAGGTATATATAAAACATTAAAATCAGGAAACAATTCTTCTTCTCCTACTGTATTATATAATTTAAAATCTGCTTTAGAAGATTTAGCAATATTTGCTAAATTTACCAATTGATTTTCTGGGTCATGTGAAGCAGTTCCTCTTATCATTCTTATTTTAGTTCCTGTTTGTTCACATTTATTTATTATATCACAAAAAGCTTTTATTGCATATAATGAATGTTTGCTAGATAATGTTAATTTGGTATCAAAATAATCTCCAGCAATCATTATAGCATCTATATCGTTAGTAATATTATCTATTACTAATTTAAATTCTTCGTATAATAACTTAGCAGGATAATATCCAAAATGAATATCTCCTATTACTAATAATTTATATATCATAATAAATACCTCCTTTTAAAGATTGTTATAAAAAAAATGAAAAAGTATCTAAATGATACTTTTTCATCTTATAATTACATAATAGAATAACAAATTCCTTTTAAAGCTTCTTCAATTTCATTAAACCCACTATAACTATTTATATCTATATTAAATATTTTGTTTCTGCATTTAACAAATTCCCATCCTTTACCAAAACGAATGTTGTGTTTTTTACAAAAGTCAGTAAAATACATATTTAATTTTAAACTTTCTTTTTTATTACAATTTAAATTACAGATATTTTGTATTTTATTTAATCTATAAGCACTATATGTTAATAAATCATATAATTTTATTTCAGTATTAGATAATAAATCATATAACACTCCTCCTAGTAATACAATTAAATTACGTAAATCTTCATCATCAAATTCATCTGATTGAATAGTATTGTTATACATATCAGAATTTAATGTGTTTAAACTATATTGATTTATTATAAAATGATATATGAAATCATTAACAAAAGTTCCTTCTGTTAAATTATTTATTTTATATCTAAGATTTTCTATCATATATAATAAATCATCATGTCTAGCACAATCTATTTTGTCATAACATTGATTCATTTGATTTTTAAATTCTTTAGTTGAACTATCATATAATTCATTATTATCATAGTATATATCTGGTAAAAAGATAATCTTTTTAGGTAATGGTAGTAAATTAATGCAGTATTTTATATTATTTGGATTACCATAACTATCAATTCTACCTGTTGCTCGTATTAATTTTGAATCGGTTGTGTTTCTTTTAATGAATTCTTCTGGTTCTTCATTTAATAATAATTGTGTATGATCTGCTAAATATTTTCTACCTTGGTGTAAATTCATTACAGTATAACAAGCATCTCTATTTCTATATTTTCCTACTAATACGGCTTCAAATGTTATTATCTTTCCAATTCCTATATCTTGTAATCCTGGTCTTTCTATTTTCTTAAGTTCTTTATCTTTTTTATTATTTGAAAATTTATAAATTATTGTATTATTGTTATTATTTATATTTCTTACAGTATTTTTGCTTTTGTCTAGATTTATGTTTTTATTTTTACTGATAGTAGTTTTACTTTTATCGGTATTTCTACTATGAATACCTTCTCCTGTTGATACATTCGTATAACTATTCGTGTTTTGTTTTCCATTATTAGTCTCTAACATGTTTTTATTGTCGTTATTTTTTGAATTATTATCTTTCATCTTATATTCCTCCTTTAAATTATAAAAATAAAAAATAGAATAAGATTAAAAATCTTATTCTATTTATGAACTAGTTAACAAAACTAGACTCTTTCCTTCCCATGAGGGTTGTACTTAAGATTTTACTGATATAAAATCAGCCCCTTTCCTCTCTACTATAAGTAGATCGTACTCAAGCAATAAGACTAGAATAAATCCAGCCACGTTCCTTCCCATTCTAATGAATGAGTTGTACTAGATAAATAAGTTGATATAAAATCAACCCCCTTTCCTTTCCATTCTAGTGAATGGGTTGTACTCAGTTCCCACAAATTAATATTGTAATATTAATAAGCAGTCATCGGACGAGGTGGGGTTAAGATCCGCTCATATACTAGAGGCTCTAAGACTTATTAAAAGCATTATCCTCTAATATACTATACAGACGTACTCAAAGGCTCTTAGACTTATTAAAAGCATTATCCTTTGATATACCTGTAGTCACTACGGAATCAATGTTGCTCAAAGGCTCTAAGACTTATTAAAAGCATTATCCTTTGATACAGCACCTTTATTATATCCTAGAGGCTCTAAGACTTATTAAAAGCATTATCCTCTAGTAATATATCCTAACTGGCAACCTAAAGGCTCTTAGACTTATTAAAAGCATTATCCTTTAGTATTGCTGCCCTACAAAAATACCAAATAAATAACATAACATTATTTATTTCATATATATAATATATAATTAAAATTACTATCTTTTTCATTAGTAATTTGTTAGTATGAAAATAAAAAAAAATAAGTAAAGTCATTAACTTTACTTATTTTATATGTATCTTATAAATCCAATACTGCAAATATTGCGTCATCTATTTCATATATTTTTTGCATATTTACAGTTCCTATATATTTTTCTAATTGATATATATTCACTGTTCTCATTTGTTCTAGTAAAATAGTAGAATCTTTCATTATCCCTCCTTCACCTTTATTTAGATTAACATGACTTTTTAGATTCTTTTTTCTTCTAGTTGTTAATGGTGCTATAACTGTTGTATTACTGCATTGATTATGTGCATCATTTTGTAATACAACGACGGGTCGATAACCCTGTTGTACAGAAGATCTAGAATCAGTACTATCACCTAAATCACACATGTATAAATCTCCTTTATATACCAATTTTTCATTACCAATATTATCATAAGTTTGCATAAATAAAACCTCCTTTTATATTCTTCTTATCTATATAATATAGCGATATATTATTTACAAATTACATTAAGTCGTGCCACTCATTATTTAAATCATATACTATATAAAATATATCGGATAATTTATTAAATAGATCTATATATGTCGTCATGTCATTTCTATCTAATAATTTTAAATCCCAATCATTTTCATGTATTATTAAAATTCCTACTTGTTCTACATCATAATCAAAAGTTTCTAATAATTGTATATATGCTCCTAATTGAATAAAATGTGATGAGTAGAATTTTTTAGAAGTTTTAAAATCTATTATTGTTTTCTTCCCTTCTAATTCACAATATAAATCAACAGTTCCACCATATTTATTACTAGAAAATGATTTTTCTCCCCATATAGGATTAAGATTATGTGTATCTAAAAAATTTTTAAATGTTGATAAATTATTTTTAACATAAGATAATTTATCAACAGGTATGTTAAATTTAGCTCCTTCATTAAATAAATATTCATGACATACTTCATGAACTAATGTCCCACTGTTTGCTTTATCTTCTAAAACTTTTTTATAATTTTGTCTTTTCCACCCTAAACTATTTGCCCATGTAGCAATATGTGGTTTATTTAATAATTTTAATATTGTAGTAACTGAAGGAACCTCTATATTATTATCATTTATATAAGTTGAATGGTCTGAATATTTTCCCATTATATTACCTCCTATTTTTTATTTAATTTATTGTAAAAATATCAATTATTCTTAATTTATTAATTTCGTTGATATCTGCCCTTATTGATATGTATTAACTAAAATTAAAAAATAATCCATAAAATTTAATACTTACAAACAACTCCGTAAGGAGCAATTGAGTGAGAACGAAATATAAAATGGAGTTCGAACGATAAAAGAGTTGTTATAATATAAATAAAAGTACGGAAGGGAAGGTATGTTCATTTACATTATATTAAATGAACTAATAAAATTTTATAATGATAAACAATTAAGTAAGCATAATATAAATCAAATTTTTTCCTTTGATAATATAAAATTTATGAGCCTTTGAAATAGAGATAACTTTAAAAGTTATCTCTATTTCTTTTTTTAATAAAAAATAATTTATATAAACAAAATAGTAAGTGGACGATAATCCATATATAATAATAATAATCCACATGACAAAAACCCTCAAATATATTTTAAAAACTAACTGCTTAAAGAGATATGACAATTGTCATATCTCTTTAATTCCTTTAAAATTTTATATATTACAACAATATAGTATGAACTAAAATTTTAATTTCTTATTCACTTTTTATCCATATATTTTAAATATAGAATATGATTTTTATATCATATTCTATATTTTTTTGTCGTCAACAATGATATAAGGTATATAATTAAAATTAAATAAAGGAGATGTGAAAATATGGGATATAAAGCTATTAGTAGTACTTATGTATTCAAACAATTTCAAGGCAATATTGTAAATGTTATTCAAGATACTATAACTAAAAGTGATATATTATCTGAAGAAGAATTACAAGAACAGGTTGTTATGATAAATAAGTATATTAAATCGGGATTAAAACTTAAAGTTATGAAAGAATTTGAAGAAAATAAAATAAGATTATTATATGCTAAAGATGGTACTCAAAAAATGACTTCATTACCATTTATAATGACAGTAGCTAATTCTGATATAAATGCAAATGTTATTGTTAGTACTTTTGGTAGTAGAAGAAAAGATGGTGTTGTTAATATAGAATATAGAAAATTATATACACTAATGGAATCAGCTTATATAGCTAAACAAGTGTTAGTTAACTTTAATAGATATAAGAATAATTCAGCATTAATAAATAGTTGTGTTATGTATGCAAATATGTTTGTTAAACCATTAAATAGAAAATTTAATATACATTTAGATAGAAATAAAGAAAATACTGCTTTATTTTTAGCAGCTAAATTTTATTTAAAAAATGTTATGGAAATGAATAATGAAGAAATTATTTTTAACACAGCAATGAATGCATGCAAAGCACCAAATCCTTTATTATTACAAGAAGCTGATAGTATAATACCAGATGAAGCATTTGAAGATTTAGGTACATTTATAAATGCTTTAAAAGAAGATAAATTAAGAATAGGTCTAAGTAATTTAACAGGAAGAGGTTATTTAGAATCATTTATATCTCAATATGGTGGAGCAACTATATTTGCATTAGAAATGTTACCATATTGGTTATTTGTAGTTAATGCATCAATATCATCTATGGGATTAGTAAATAATTATGCTTTAGAAGATATAACTGAAAGAGATGGTGCTAAATTAATAGCTAAATTCTTATAGAAGGGAGGAACATATAAAATGGCTAATAAAATATTTTTTCCGAGAACTATAAATTATAAAGGTAAAGGATTAATTGCTAAAAATACTATTGATAGTGAAATAATAGTAGTTGATAAAGAAGGTCAAAAAGTAGAATCAATAGAACATAATGATCAAGAATACATTCCATGTATTATAGGAGATACTATAATAGTTACTTATACTAAGAAAAAAATAAGTAGAAAATTTAAAGTGGTAGGTATAGATGCATCTGAACAATTTTATGTTTGTGAAATAGTATTAAGTTTTGAGGATAATATAGAACTGCAATTAATTGAAATTCAACAATTATATGAAAAAAATAGTATAACAAGTTCTACTGTACATCAAAAAGCTGATGACTTATTAGTTCAATTATTATATGAAAAAGGATACAATAGAATAGCAGATGCATATCTTAAAGTAACAAAATTCTATGATTGATAAAAAAATAATGAATACCAAAATTGGTATTCATTATTTTTTATTATTTAGTAAATGCATTATGTTTTTTAATGAAAGATCTTTGTCTTAAGATATAATTGCTAGCGTATTTTAAATATTCTTTTTCAAGATTACTCATATTGATTAAATGACCTTTCTTTAATATTTCTATTGTTTGTTCTAACCACATACTTTCTTTTTCTAAGTTAGATATATTTAATTGTTGAATTTCTATTCTTGCTTCAACCATTTTTGTTAATATGTTTCTTACTATTTCTGAATCACATTGTTTTTCTAATTCAAAGTATTTTCTATCTTCGATTTCTTCTCTAGTCATTTCACTTTCTCTATGATTTGCTGCCTCCATAGTTGTTGATATTCTTCCTCTTAAATTTAACATAATAATACCTCCTACAGTATATAAAAATATTTTATTTGAATAAGATATAAACCATTTTATACCTTTATTCACTATTATAATATAGTAATGAAATCTCACAAATTACGGATCATACTAACCCAGGAACATAGAAAAAAATAAGTAGCCGAAGCTACTTATTCTATAAGCCTAATAATCCTATTAAACCCATAGTAGCAAGAGAATGTTCTCTAAATATATATTTAGATGCAATATTAACATATTCATATTCTCCTTCAGATAAAGATGCTTCTTTTATTAATTTATTTGACTCTTTTACCCAACTGATTTGTTTACCACAATTTTTTGATTCTATAGAAGCATCAGCTTCTATTTCCTTTCTTATTGATAGTATAGCATCTAGAACATCTTTACATTTTTTATTATCTCCATATTCTTTTTCTAATTTAAAATATAAAGAGTTTTCAAGAGAAATAATATCATCTCCAAAATTATCATCATCTGCTCTAAATTCACTTGCTACTAAATCAACACCTAATCTACCAGTTAAACTTAACATAATAATACCTCCTACAGTATATAAAATATTTTATTTGAATAAGATATAAATAATTTTATACCGTATTCAATTCTATAATATAGTTATGAAATCTCATAAATTACGGATCATACTAACCCAGGAACATAGAAAAAAAATAAGTAGCCGAAGCTACTTATTCATAATAATATAAATCACATGCATTTTCTATTTCTTTTTCAAGTACTTTAGTTAATGCTTTTTGTAAATCAGCATCATCCGTATCAATTGATATGTTTAATATGTATTTTATTTTTTTCATGAATTCATCATATGTCATAATATTACCTCCAAGTAATTAAATTATTTTTTTGAATAAAGCACAAACCATTTTATACCTTATTCAATTGTATAATATAGTAGTGAAATCTCGTAAATTACATATAGGAACATATAAAAAAATATAAAAACACACTACAACTTTACAACTCTATTAGGGATAGTACAGATATTAAATGGATATCTTACTATCCACTAATATTATATAGTAGTGAAATCTCACAAATTACAAATTAGTCTAGGAACATAGAAAAAAATAAATGTGGTTTAAAAACCACATTTATTACATATGTACATTTTTATTAAATGTCTTTTTCTTTTATTTAAAGTATGCTTTATTAAGCATAAATTAATTGAATTTAAAATATCTTTTTTTGTAGATTTATTTATTAATTCAATTATTTCATTTATAGCTTTTATTGTATTTTTATAACCTATTACTTTTGCAGATTGATTATCTGCTTCATATTCTAATTTCATTTTATTTAACAATCCTTTTTTTGTGTTTTCATTTTCGAATTGTTTTAAATGTCCTAGATTATAATGTCCAAGTTCATGATTGATAACGAACTTTTTAGCATTTAATGATAATTCATTAAATAAATCATCGACTATTATAGCATAGTTGTGATTAGGGCTAATTAATAATGCTCCCATTAAAACTCCCATACCATATAAAATATACGGGCTTTTTATTATTGGTAATGAATCAACATATGCTAATGCTTGTAATTGTTCTAATTGTGTTATATCATTTTCCCAAAACATATCACTATCATCATATACAGCTTCCATGTGACTTTCATATAATGTTGCTCTTTCTTTCATTCCTTTTAATAATTTCATAATATTACCTCCTAGTAACTAAAATATATTATAAGATATAAACTATTTTATACCTTATTCAATTCTATAATATAGTAATGAAATCTCATGAATTACGGATCATACTAACCCAGGAACATAGAAAAAAATAAGTGTAACCATATGTGGTTACACTCAATATATTATTTCATAAGATGACGTTTTCTTTTGCTCATAACATGTTTTACATATGTTAGATTTATATTACTTAAAATGCCTTTTTTCATAGATTTATTTATTACTCCAATTATTTCATCTATTGCTTTTACAACATTTAAATAACCGAACATTTTTGCAGCATATTCATCTGCAGCATATTCTAATTCTATTTTATTTAAATTTTCAGTTTTATCAATACTGTAGTTCGGATCTTCAAATTTCTTTAAATGTCCTAAATTATGATGTCCAAGTTCATGACCTAACACATATTGTTTAGCATTTAATGATAATTCTTTAAATAAATCGTCTATTATAACTACATAATTTCTTTCAGGACTTATCATTAGACATGCCATAAAAGCACCTATATCAGATAGTACTGATGGTGCTATTATGACAGGTATTCCTTGTATGTATGTTACGGGTTTTATATCTTCTATTCTATCTACATATAACTTTTTCATTCTGTCATTTTCTATTTCGTTATTGTGACTTTCATATAATGTTGCTCTTTCTTTCATTTCTTTTAATATTTTCATAATATTTACCTCCGATTGTTAATTAATTATATTATAAGATATAAACTATTTTATACCTTATTCATTTCTATAATATAGTAATGAAATTTCACAAATTACATATATAAAACAATCAATTAATGATTATATAAAGTAAAGGAGGTATTGTAAATGGCTGAACAAGATTTATTTTTTAAAAGAGATGCGTTATCTAATAATACATTTGATTTTGAAACAGAAATTAAAGCTATAGAAGAATGTAAATTATCATCATTTCAATATTTATATCAATTACAAAAAGAAATGACTAGATATAAAAGATTTGATTTTCATATGATGGATTTACAACGTTCTGATAGAGTAAATCATAAATTATCATTAGCTCCAAGAAAATGGGTTTTATATGTTCCTGGAGATTTTCTTGATGATGATGATAGATTGCGATATAGACGTTCTAAATTTTATGATAAACAAATAAGTCAAGACGATACTTTAAATAATAAGGACATATTTACAAATTCATATATGGTATTCGTAAATGGAGAATTATGTATGGATGGGGTGAATATCTATTGTAAAGAGGATAGAACTTATTTGGTATTTAATATAAGAGAAAAACCTTCTGAAAAAAATGGTTTGATTAGAGCTAATTTTAAATATATGAGGGAAATAAACGCTCCTATAACTGTTTTATTCATGCCTAATTATTCTAATTTCTTATTACAAACTACTGCAAATGCTATTGATCATTTCAATACTGTTAATGGTGGTTTGAGTCTAACAGGATATCATGTAACAGATAATACATTGTGTTATTGCTTATTAAATGATACTCATTATGGAGAAGAATTAAAATTAACTAGAAAAAATGGAAAAATTATAATAGACCCTGATTATATTAAATATGTTAAGAAAAATTATAAAGATAATAATATCTTGCTTAAGTTTTTTGATTTTGAATTTTTCCATAAGAAAATCGAACTCGGTAATGACCAAGATGATGTTTGGTTTCAATTAGAATTAGAAGATTATCCAATATCAATAGACAATATGCTCATATTTGATAATAATGGTATTTTTATGCATGATTTAAAAATAGATATGTATTATCCAAATATATATAAGATAGTTGGAGATATACCAAATGATAGAACATTAAAAGTATATGTGTTTTATAAAAAGAATAGTAAGACATTAAAACATAAAAATGCTTTAGCCATGTATTATAAATATATGACTAATATATTAGATAGATATAGAAATAATACAATACAAGAAATAATTAAGAACTATGTACCAAAAGAAATCATCTATTCTATAGATGATTATAAAGGTTCCGTTTATTTCGATGATAGTTTTAAATATAAAACTAAAAAAATGAAACAATTGACACGAGAAGATGGGGAATGGTTCAGAATATATTTAAAATATTTAGCTATACAAAATAGACAATATTATTTAGATATGTCAAAAATAGAATTAGACCAAAGAGTTAAAAATGATAATTCCGATATAAAACTCGATACTGTTGAGAAATTCGATGAACCTATGTATTTATTCGTGTTATCGAATAGGTTTAGAAATAAATTTGATGATTTAATCGTATTGGTTGATGGTACTAAAAGAGATTATGATTGTAAAATATACGGTAATGATGATTATGTATTTTTATATATACCAGTTAGATTTGTTTCTTATACATCTATAATAGAAATAGAAAAATTACCAGAATTTATAACAACTTATGATTTTAGAGGAGATCCTGTAACAAGAAGAGCATCTATAGATTTAAAATATCCAAATGACGAATTTCATCATCCATTAATAAATGATGTTTATTTAGTTGATATGGACAATGATAAATTAGTTCCCACAGATGCTTATGAATTATATTCTAGAGTAGGTGATGATGTATATAATCTATTAGACCATAATTCATATTTGCAATGTCCAGAACATTTTGAAATAAGATTAAAGCATATAGAATATATAGGAAGAAATCTCCAAATGAGAATATCAAAAAGACATAGTATAACAAGAAGAACAATTTATACTATTAATGATCTTTTTACATCACTAAAACTTACTGATGATTGTAAAAAAGATACTGGTTATTTTAGAGTTTATAAAAATGGTAGATGTATTCCTAGACATGTTCCGACAATACAGTTTACTCAAGATCCAGAATTAGGACCTACTGCTATTATTTCTGGAGTTGGTGTTTCTTCTGGTCAGGAATTGGTTGCTGAAATGATGCCTTATAAAATGAAACAAGTTTATTATAAAAAAAGAATAGAACAATATAAAATGGTAGAATTAGATGGCTATATAGATAAGCCTTTTGATTTAAGATGGCATGATGTATATATAAATGGTAGAAAATTAAATAGAGATAATATTGAAATAATATCTTCAAATAAAATAATAATTAAAAATGTAAGATCTACTAGAAATTTTGAAATAGTCGAAAATTCTAGGGATGATGAATACTTTGGGTATTTAACTGTAGAAGATATTATAGATAGAATATTAGGTGTAGATGAGGAATTTAAAAAAAATATAGAAAAAACTATAGCAAAAATAATAGATGATGAAGATGATATATTAGAAGGTGGAATATCTATAATAGACTATATATTATATTCTTTTTATCATGATTATTTAGTTCCAAATTATGGATTACTTAACCCAAATGAAAAACAACTTGATGTTGATACACAAAAATTATATCATCAAATAATGGATGGAGAACCTTTTTTATTTAATCCAGATTATGGTAGATTGAATGCTATGATTCTTCCTATAAATCCAGATGATGATAGTTTAGGTTAAAAAGGATAACGATTGTATTTTTTACAATCGTTATCTTTAAAAAACAATAGATTAATAGAAAATTAAGAAAGGAGTGTTATAAATGCCTATTACAGAAAAAGGAGATGTTCTTGATTATACGATGCAACGTTTTGCTGTTTCTGCATTATCTAAAGATAGATATTTGGAATCAGTTAATGAAGAAATAATGGTAGATAAATTAACTGGTGAAATATTAATTAAAGATAAAAACGGATATATTGTATCTGCAGATACTACTAATAGAACATCATTATCTATGAAAAAAGCAATAAGTGATGCTGAACAATCAGGAATATGTGGTCAATTTTTTCAAATAACATTTGATGACATGCAATTACCTAAAATGATAAGTTACAATAAGAATATATTATCAGAACCATTAGAATTATCTTCAACTATAAATAAATTCTTATTCAATTTTGATGTATCTGAACATTTTTGTGATACAAATAGTATAGATTTGTTAAATGATACTGAATGTGAAGTTAGAGTTGAAGCTAAAAGAGGAACTCAGCAATTTATTGTTACTAAAAAAGTTAATGATATGAATAAATTTATTATAAATTCAATGGATTATTGTGATGATGATTCTAAACCTATAATAATAACTAATATAACTTTTACACCAGCATCATATGCTATGAGTGATATTCGATATAGAATATCATTACACAATATATTTATAACATGTAATGTTTAGGAGGTGAAGATAATGGCAGCTAAACTTAATTTTATAAAAAATATAACAAATAACAATGCGATTACTACTTATCAATTAATCCTAAACTCTTTATTTGGTGATAATATACCTAAAGAATATGACCCAACTAAAACATATTCAAAAGGAGATCCAATAATATCATTAATGCCTAATGGAAATTATGTTCTTAAAATTGCTAATTATAGTGGTATAACAGGAATATATGATGATAAAGATTGGCATACTATATATTTTACAAGTTTATTTGGTGAAGGTTCTTCATTAGATGTTGATTTTAGTAAAGTAATACAATTAGCGATAAATCAACCAGAAGATAAAGATAATAGATTATGGTTTCAACCAGTAGTAGTAAAATCAGGTGATGGTGAAAATTTAGATTTAGGTGGATTGACATCTGGTGTTAACATAAATGTTTATGAAAATGAACATTTTGCTGCTCAAGATGATGAACCTACACAACCAGAAGTTAGACTATGGTTTGACTATGAAGACTAAAGGAGGTGAATTAAATGGATATTAAAAAAGCATATATACGTGTAAAAAAAGAAGGAGAGAATCAATTTGAACTCGTTTATCCAATTACAATAGCAGACTATGTTATGTTAAATGGAAATAAACCAATATCATCTCAAATAGATGAAATGACTAAAGCGATATTAGGTAAAGTAGATTCTTCTAAAGTTGGTTCAGCTAATGGATTGGCTACATTGGATTCATATGGTAGAATACCATTATCACAATTACCAGCTGAAAATAAAGAAATACGAATGGTTGATAATATATCACAATTATTGTCTATAACAGATCCTTTCCAAGGATTGGTTGTATATGTTAAAGATGCAACTGGAGATGCTGATGTTAAATCAGGTGGAGCCTTTTATATTTATGATGGAAGACAATTTATAAAAACTTCTGAATCTACAGATATGGAAATAGTTGTAGATTGGGCAGATATAAAAAATAAACCAACGACAGTTGCTGGATATGGTATAACAGATGTATTAGGTGCATCAATGTTAGTTGATACTGGTGGAAAAGAAAATGCTGGTAAAATAGTTGTATTAAATGAATTTGGTGAATTAGATGTAAACATCACAGGTAGAGCATATTTTGTATCAAGATTAGAACATAAAAGAAAAATCACATTAACAGGAGATGTTAGTGGTGAATGTGTTTTTGATGGTGGAGAAAATGTATACATCAAAACAATGTTAGAAAGTCAGGGAATACGTCCTGGTACGTATACTAAATTAATGGTTGATAATAGAGGTAGAATAATTGGTGTTGGAAATATAGAAGCTAGTGATTTACCTCCAATAACACCAGATATGATACAAGGATTTGAAGGTTTAGATGAAAAAACAATGGTAAGAGACAAAGACCAACAAATGGAAGCAAGTATATTTCTAGACCACGACCCAATAAATAATATGGAACCTGCTACTAAGAGATATGTTAATGCTGTTTGTACAGCACAGAATATAAATATAAAAGAACCTGTTAGATTTGCTACTGATAAAAATGTAGTATTATCAGGCTTACAATATATTGACAATTATCCTTTAGTTGAAGGAGATAGGGTATTAGTAAATGGTCAAAATATAAAAAATCAAAATGGTATTTATGTAGCATCAAATGGAACATGGGAACGTTCTTCAGATTTAAATACAGGTACTTTATTTACTAAAGGAACTTATGTTTTAGTAAATGAAGGAAAATATGCTAATTGTGGTTTTATGTTACTTAATGGTGATAATATATCATTAGGTACATCAAATATAGAATTTGCTCAATTTATAGGTCCAAATGATTTAATGTTTACAGATGGACTAACTAAAAATGGTAATACTGTTACTTTAGAAGAAACAATCGAACCTGGTGAGTATGTTAGTGTAGTTGTAGATAAATATGGTAGAGTTATAAAGGGTAAAAAAACTATAACTTTAAATGATTTAGGAGGATTGAATTGGGGAGATATAAAAGATAGACCTAGTTCGAATCCAGATGCTATCGATACAGCTACAGATTTAATGCATTATCATGAAAATGATGATATATTAGATTATTTAGGAACTAATGATGATGGAAATCTTACATTTAAAGGTAAATTGATAGCAACAGATAGTAATAGTAAAAATGGTTTACCTAAAGGTGGTAAAAAAGGTCAGTTGTTATCAAAAACTTCAGAGTTAGATTATGCATCAGAATGGACAGATATTGATATAACAGATGAGGAATTACAAAAATTTTTAAAAGAACTACAAACAGGAACAGCTACTGGAGATCCATCAGAATTGTTTAAATACAAGATGCCTGGTGGTGGTATTGCAGGTCAAGCATTAATTAAAAGATCATCTCAAGATTATGATACTAAATGGTACAATGTATTAACACCTGATGATAATATAACAGATGATGAATTAAAAGCATTTATAGCAGAATTAATGGTTGAATTTGGAACAGGAATTGAAATAGATCCATCTAAAGAAATAATAAGCTGTAAAATGCCTAAAGGTGGAACAACAGGTCAATTTTTAGTTAAAAAAAGTGATAGTGATCATGATACTAAATGGGCTAATGTTGATGACTATATAAATAGTCACATACCTCCTGGAGGTAAACCAGGTCAAGTATTAGTAAAATATTCAGCAAATGATTATGATTTAACTTGGGCTGACGGTGGATCAAGTAGTGGTGGAGGAACTATAATAACTGGTGATTGTAAAGTACCAGCAGGAGGGAAACAAGGTCAACATCTAGCTAAAAAATCAGGAACAAATTATGATTTGGAATGGGTAGATGAAGAAGATGTTCCTTCAGTTATGGATGACAATGAATTTTTAAACAAATTAAATCAGTTATTAGATAATGGTGAATCTGGTCCAATAGAACCACCTGAATTTGTAGATTATTGTAAAGTACCAGCAGGAGGTAAAAAAGGTCAACATCTTATAAAAAAATCAGATACAGATTATGATTTACAATGGACAGATGTTCCTACTGGAGGAAATTCTGGTGATAATCCACCTACAATTATTGAAGAGTGTAAAGTTCCAAAAGGTGGTTCAACAGGACAAATATTAGCTAAAAAATCAGGAAATGATTTTGATACTCAATGGATAGATGCTCCTAAAGGAGGAGGAACTAGTGGAGGTCAAACACCTACTTTATCAGGAAAGCTTACTTGTATAGGAACAGAAAGAGATCCTGATTTAGTTACTGGTGGTATATGGTTTAAAGTAGTATAGAGGAGGTGGTATATATGGCTCAACAAATAATTTCTGTTTTAGAAAGAGTAAAGGATGCTAATGGAAATTATGTACTGATATTACCAGTAAATACTGTAGAAGAAGTTTTTATATCTTTAGAAACAGGAGAAAGACTTAGTGATGTTCTTAATAAAATAATTACTAAAGTAGATGATGCTAGATTATCTACAATAGAAGATTTATCATCAACTATAAATAAAATGTCTGGTCTAATTGATGATACATTAACATTGAACCATATTTACAGAAATAATTTTAAAACTAAAGATAATCTGAACATAAGTTCAGGGACATATTCTTCAGGAAGTATAAAAATATCACAAGGACAATCAATGGATTTTAGATTACAAAATCCTATAGAATTAAATTTTACCCCTACAGAATTTAAAGTTACAGAAATAGCAAAATATCTTGGGTCACCAAATATTTCTTGCTTAATTACATTTAATGCATTAGATAGTTCACCTCAATGGTATGATTGTACTGATGTTCTTACTACAGGATTATTTGCTAAAGTACCAGCTATACCAAATAAAGAAGTGGATAAGAAATATGCAATAAATGTTAGAATCAGATGTACATGCGATAGCTCATCTACATTTGAAATAATGGATTTGAGTGTTTTATATGCTTAACTTAAAAAAAATATTGAAAAAATGTAAGGGTAAAAATAAACATAAAGCAATAAGTGTTATGATCGTAATGATAATCATTATATTGTTAGTATCAACCACATTACGTGCAGTAACATTATATAATCAATATAGATTAATATGTCCTGAAGGTAAAATTGATCATACTTTAATAGATAAAATAGTAAGTGTTAATAATAGAAATTTATTTAATATGATAATTAATGAAGGATATAATAACGCAGTTAAAAGAGATAAAATATCAACAGATAAATTACAATCTGATTTATTGACTAATCATAGTAAATATGAATTAGAAGAAGTTTTAAATTCTATAAAATATCATAACTATGTATATACTACAATAGATAATGCAAACAATAACTATTTCCAATCATCATATCCTGGATATGTTAATTTTTTAGTTATAGGAACTGAAGATAAGATATTATATGCTAAAGCTAATGATTATCATGATAAGTTTAAGAATATGTTAGGTAAAGAATCATTTATATCATGGAAGGTGTTCTATAATACACTAAACAATCCAGCAATGACTAAAACAACATTTGAAGATATAAAAAATACTAATATAACTAACACAACTATCATGCGTATAGATGGTAAGTATAAAGATAATAGATTATATACTACAAATGATTTATACAATATTTATCAAAAAAAAGGATTGAATGGTTTAACTGGTTTTGGATTTGTTACATTATCTACTATAACTGAAGATGGTGATATTTTAGGTAATAAAGATTCTAATTTTATGAGAAAAAATGAAAATTGTAAAAAAATGTATGTCTATCATTATATGGATATTAGAGAATATATTATTCGTAATGTCGAAAAAATGATGGAACAGAATTTATTAAACGATAAATATACCGATACTATTGATAAACAGATAATTAACAGTATTTTATTTTCACTCTCTACGATAATATTTAATATGATATCAATAATAGGATTAATGTTTGTATACAAATCTTTAGAAGAAGATAAAGAATAATTTGAGAGTGGAGATGATGGTATGGAAGGTTTGAATTTAAACACGTTCCTCTCAATAATCGTTCCCTGGTGTCTGTATTTTGTATTAACATTAATGGGAGCGTTTCTTAAAGATTTATATAATACTTTGATTAAAAAAGATGTTAAATTTCGATTAAGTAGAGTATTGATAGGGGCTATATCAGGTGCTTTTATAATGATAGGATTAGAAGATATATTATTAACTAAAGTTGGAGTTAATCAAATTATAACCATATCATTTATTATCGGAACTGTGAGTTTTGAATTATTTAATAAAATTAGTAAATTGGATACAGTTTTAAGATATGTAAAATTATTTAATAAATTTATTAAAGAAAATAATGATAATGATGATAAGGAAGATGGTGATGAATAATATAAGTAAGGAATGAGCAATGCTCATTCCTTATTATTTTTTAATTAAATAAAAAACATTATAATAATATAAAGGAGGTATTTAAATATGTCACTATTAAAAAAATTATTTGGTATAAAGAAAGAAGAAAAAACACAAGTAAATAAAGATTTACAACCAATAGCAAATGCTTTAGAAAGAATTAAGGGAGTTGTTAAATATGAATTAACAGAAAATGCTGTATATATAATAGGATTAGAAGGTGAACCTTTTGTTGAAATAACAAAAGATTATAAATATAATTATGTTACTTTTTATATATATCGTAGACTTTCAGATAATTTTGAATATTTTAATTATGATGATGTTATAGAATCATATATTTATAAATATTATGAAACATTGACTCCTATTAAAATGAATGATGGTAGATATTGTTATCATGAGCATGGAGATGTAGACGCATTTAAAATAAATAAAAAAGGACAGTTGGTGTGTAAATATTGTGAAAATGTTATACCTAGAAGGGAGGAATATATAAATGCCAATTAATATGGATATGAATACAATATTAGTAGCAATAGTTATTGGTATATTTTTAATATTAGATGGTAGAAATGGGTTTTCTTGTACCTTATTATTATTAGGTGCAATATTTATATTATTTATTATAACAATAATTTTAGCTGCATTAATTGTTTTTTCTCCAGTTATATTGATAATTATTGTTATAATGTTATTAGCATCATCGCTGATAGCATTGAGTGAAAATCATAAAAAGAAATAAGAAAAAGATAAGAATTATAGGTTATTCCTATAATTCTTATCTTTTTAATTTTCATTAAAATATTCATTGATTCCATCACGAATTATTTTATCTACATCTTCATGATTTTCTTTTTTATAAATTATCTTTTGTTCAGACATTAAATCATCTTTTAAATGTTTTAACTCGGCTAGATATTTTTTATTATTTGACAATCGTATTAAACTTTCAACAAAATACAAATCTTTTTTCTTAGGAAGTTTGTGTTTAGCTGCCAGTTTACATAAAGCTTTCCCTGCTCCAACTGTCTTGACATGTGAATGGCACTCATATTTTGAATTAATATTTACTACTACAAAATTACCATCTAATGTTTTTTTCAACACAAATTGTTCATAACGATAAATATAATTATTCATTTTCTAATCTACCCCATTCATTATATAATTTGGTAAAATTAACTAGCCTCTTTCACCATTAATTGATTGTATAAACTTAAATACATTTTTCGATTAAGCTAAATATTAAACAATAAAGTAAGCAATGATAATATTTGAAAGGAGAGTTAAATGGATGAAACCAAGAGAATTGTTTAGATTTGGAAAAAGCAAAGAAATGAATGAGGATGAATTATATACAAGACCTAATTCATTCTTAATTGGCGATAGTAAACCACAAAGTAATAAAATAGCATATCGTAAAGGTGATATCATAGTAAATGTTGGTCCTACATGTGAAGCTGAACCTCTATATAAATGTGTCAAATCAGGTAATCCTGGAGATTGGATAGTTATAGGAGGTGGAGGTCAAGGTGAACAAGGACCTCAAGGTGAAAAAGGAGATAAGGGAGATAAAGGTGACCCTGGAGCAATGTATAATGTCAAGGGTACTGTAGAAAATGATGCTGCTATAGCATCAATTGATACTGCTACTGCTGAAATAGGTGATTGTTATATTGCTGAAGATAGTAAAAATGTTCATATGTATAATGGTACAAAATTTGTTAATTTAGGACCTATATCAGGACCTCAAGGTATACAAGGCATCAAAGGAGATAAAGGTGACCAAGGAGAACAAGGACCTGCTGGTGAACAAGGACCTGCAGGTATATTTGATGATACTTATGAATATACTGAATTAAAAACTAAAAATAAAAAAATAATACTTGCTATGAATGAATTATTCGATATGATAAAATCGGGAACAGTTAAACCTAAACCTCAACCTGAACCAACTGGTGATGTTATGTATTATGGATATATTCCTTATAATACTTCTGGATCTATCGAATATGCAGAGGTTACTAAAGAATTATTAGAAGAATGTTCTGCTACAGTAAAACAAGTAAAACCTGGTGTATTAGGTAGAACAAGTACTGGACAATTTGTTGAAGGAGATATGGTTATAGTTGCTTTCCCTGCTTCATATAATTTAGTTGCTTATAAAGATAATGGTTTAAATAGTAAAGTTAAATTTGATGGAACTGGAGTTCCATGTGTAAATGGTCTTGATGTTAATATAGGTGGAGTTGCTTATAAAGTATATGGTGAAATGATGCTTGTAAGTGGAGAACTTTACATCTATGTTGATAAAGCTTAAAAAAAATAAATAATAAAGGAGGAATATAAAATGACTACAGATTTTACTACAGATGTCATATTATTAAATGGTTCATTAAAACCAACTAAAAGAAACACACCTTTAGATTGTAGAACTGTTATTGAATCTATAGATGAGGTTTCTAAAATACCTCTACCATATGTTGGTATGATATTTTATGTTAAAGGAGAAAATCAATTATATAAAGTTATAAGTTTAAAATCTAAACTTATTGCAGGTAAACCTCAAGAAGATTACATGGTTAACAAATATGAAAAAATAGTTGATTTAGGAAATTATGCAACTACTGCATATGTTGATAATTCAATAGCTGAAATAAAAAAACAACCTGGTGAAAAAGGAGATAAGGGAGATAAAGGTGACCCTGGAACTGATGGTGCTGATGGTGCTGATGGTAAATCAGCTTATCAAATAGCAGTTGAAAAAGGATTTGAAGGAGATGAAACTGCTTGGTTAGCTTCTCTTAAAGGAGAAAAAGGTGCAGATGGTCTAATAGGTAAACATGGTGCAGATGGTAAATCTGCTTATCAATTAGCAGTTGAAAAAGGATTTGAAGGAGATGAAACTGCTTGGTTAGCTTCTCTTAAAGGAGAAAAAGGTGCAGATGGTCTAATAGGTAAACATGGTGCAGATGGTAAATCTGCTTATCAATTAGCAGTTGAAAAAGGATTTGAAGGAGATGAAACTGCTTGGTTAGCTTCTCTTAAAGGAGCTGATGGAGTAATAGGTAAAGATGGAGCTCAAGGAGAACAAGGACCTGTTGGTGAACAAGGACCTAAAGGTGACCCAGGTGAAGCTGGTCCTCAAGGACCTCAAGGTATACAAGGACCTCAAGGAGAAAAAGGTATATTTGATATAACTCAACAATATGAATCTTTAGGAACTGATGCTAAAGATGTTATTGGTTCTATAAATGAAATTCTTGGATTAGTTAAAAAAATGTTACCTAGTGATACTGTATCTGATAAGATGTATTATGGATATATACCTTATGAAGTTTCAGGTGTAGTTGAAAATTATACTGAAATAACTAAAGACATGATAACTCGTTCTGGTAATACAGTTAAAGCAGTTCCAGCTGAAAGAATAGGTAAAGTATCTGTTGGTACTGTTCCTGTTGGTGCTTTAGTTATAGTAGCTATACCAGCTATATATAAATTTACTGTTACTAAAGACAATGGTCTTGGTGGTAAAGTTGCATTTAGAACAGATGATGTTGTTGGTGCAAACGGTGCCGATGTTGTATTTGATGATACACAATATAAAGTATATGGAGAAATGTTACTAACTGATGGTGAATTATTTGTTCATATAGATTAATTTTACAAGATACGTTATTGAATTCAATAACGTATCTTTTTAATACTTAATGACTTAGACAAATATTTAATATAATAAAATAGGAGGTGATTATATGTCATATGTTAGTTTTGATAAAATAAAACAAATGTTCAAAGCTGCTCAATCTATAAATAATGGAAATATAGAAAAAATAAAAACTGATACAAAAACTTATGTTGAAACTAGGATTACTGAATTAAAGAATTCTGGTGAAATTGGTGGTGGAGAAAAAGGTGATGACGGTAAATCAGCTTATCAAATAGCAGTTGAAAAAGGATTTGAAGGAGATGAAACTGCTTGGTTAGCTTCTCTTAAAGGAGCAAAAGGTGATAAGGGAGATATTGGTCCTAGAGGTGAAAAAGGAGATTCGTTTACTTATTCTGATTTTACAACAACACAATTAGCTGGTCTTAAAGGACCTAAAGGAGATAAGGGAGATAAAGGTGCAGATGGTAAATCAATAAATGTAAAAGGATCTGTATCTACATCATCAGAGTTAAATAGATTAACCAATGTTGAAGAAGGAGCAGGATATATAACACAAGATGATGGTCATTTGCATATATTTAGTCAAAATAATTGGATAGATGTAGGAGGTGTAAAAGGACCTAAAGGAGATAAAGGTGACCCTGGACCACAAGGTGAAAGGGGTGTAGCTGGTGTTAGTGGTAGAGATGGTGCACAAGGACCACAAGGTATTCAAGGCGAACGAGGACCCGCAGGTCCACAAGGACCACGAGGTGAAAGAGGCATAGATGGTGCTAGTGGTAAAGATGGTGCACGAGGACCTGCAGGTCCACAAGGACCTCAAGGAGAACGAGGAATACAGGGACCTGCTGGTGCTAGTGGTAGAGATGGTAATGATGGAAGAACTCCAGTAAAAGGAACAGATTATTTTACTAATGCTGAAATAACTAGTATTAAAAATGAACTAAAAACGTATATTGATACGGAAATAGGGAATATAAATGCTATATTGCAAGATATAGTTGGAAAATAATAAAGGAGGTTTTGTTATGACAACAACATCAGAATATTTAGAACAAATAATAGATACTAAAGATTGCTTGGCTAATCTTATAACAGATAATGGTGGTACAGTTCCGTCATTATTTGGAGATTATCCTGAAACAATAGATAATATTATAGAAAATATAAATGGTTTAACAATAATAATGGATACTATAAAGTTAAATGAGAATACAACATTAAATCAAGTTAATACTCTATTTCAATCATTACCAGACGCTGGTACTTATACAAAATCAACTAAAGTTGTAACAATAGGAAGTGGAGTTAATGTTAGAACATCAGGATCCAATACTGGTACACAAATAGGTAAAGTTGGTAAGACTGATGTAATACCTATATTAGGAACAGCATCAAGTGGTTGGTACAGAATAAATAGATATAGACACGGGTCATCATATGATAACCCTTTGAAGACATATAATACTTCAAGTGCATATATATCAGATTCAGTAAGTGCAAATGCTGCATCATATGTACAATACCCAGTAAAACAGATAGATATAAGTTCATTACCTGTATCTATTCAACAAAATTGTAGTTATAAAATAGCAGAAGCAAAAGGATGGGTTATAATGTTTTCTTCTTCTTCTGCAACAGATAGCGTTCAAACAACAGGTCATACAACAACATATACATTCAATAATGTATATACTGACAATTATTCTAATAGTTCATATAGTAATAAAATAGGTACCAATAATAATAAATTACGTCAAGGACATTATAGTGGATATTATTATTATAAAGGTAATTTAAGATTTACTTCTTCTAGACTTAAAGAAGTTCAATCAATATTAAGTAATTCTGAAGTATCTAAATTGGAAGTATATATAAAAAGAATGAATACTGATAATGGAATTATCGGTCCTGTTCCTATAAAAATGTATGCTTGTGATAGTAGAGGCAATTATTCAGATACAGCAGTGTCAGCAGGTACTTTAGATAGAGGTAAATCTACATGGATAACACTATCTGATAGTATAATGCAAGGATTTATATCTAAAAAATATGATCATTTCAAAGTATATGCAGGTACATCAGATTCAACATATGCTGTTTATGATACTAGCCCAAAATTAAGAATAACATATAAAGCATAGGAGGTGTTTTAAATGAATGATAAAATAGTTACTAAAAGTAAATTAAAAAAATTTAGTGATGAATTGTATAATAAAATTAAAACGTATGTAGATAATAAATTAACACCTGCTGATGATACTGAGTTTGATAAAATGGTAGATGATATTCTTAATCCAACTAAAACAACAGGTGGTGAACAATAATGGCTGATAAATATGTAAGTTCTAATCAATTTTTTATTGGTGTACAAAGAATATTAAATTTAATGAATGGTAAAATAGGAGATGTTGCTTTAAATACAACAGACCAAACAATTAATGGGGCTATAAATGAAAATGTGTCATCAATAAAAGAGTTAAAAAATAAAATAGATAAGATACAGACAGGAGGAGGGGGATCTTCTCCTTCTGTTGATTTAAGTGATTATCCTAAAAGAACAGAATTATCTACAGTTGCAACAAGTGGTAATTATAATGATTTAAATAATAAACCTACTATACCTAGTATAGCAGGTTTAGCTTCTGAAACTTTTGTTACTACTAAAATTAATGAAGCGAAATTAAATGGTGTTGAAATAGATTTAACTCCATATGCTAAAACAGCTGAGTTATCCAATGTAGCTAAAAGTGGAAGTTATAATGATTTAAAAGATAAACCCAATATACCAAGTATGCCTACATTATCTACTGTTGCGACAAGTGGTGATTATAATGATTTAAATAATAAACCTGTTATACCTAGTATATCAGGTTTAGCTTCTGAAGCTTTTGTTAAGAATGCAATTAATGAAGCTAAATTAAATGGAGGTGGATCAGATATAGATTTATCTATTTATGCTAAAACAGCAGATTTATCTACTGTTGCAAAAAGTGGTAGTTATATTGATTTAACAGATAAACCATATATACCATCAGATCCCGATTTAACTCCATATGCAAAAACAGCTGAGTTATCTAATGTAGCTAAAACAGGAAGTTATAATGATTTAAGAGATAAACCTAATATACCAAATATTCCTGCATTATCTACAGTTGCAACAAGTGGTAATTATAATGATTTAATTAATAAACCTAATATATTAACTGAAGATCAAGTTATAAGTATTGTGAATTCACAATTAAGTGCAGCATTAAATGATGCACTAAATGCTGAATATTAAGGGGTGATAAAATGACATTAGCCGAATTATTTCAATCAATAGCAAATGCTATTAAAGGTGTTAATGGTAGTACTACTAAAATGAGACCTAATCAATTTGCTTCTGAGATAAGTAAATTATGTAAAATTGATGGTATTACTGGAAAAGTAAATAAAGTTGATTCAGCAACTCCTGTTATAACAATAGATGGTAATAAAATAACTGCTAAAACGAATCAATCTACTGGATATGTTAGTGATGGTGGTTCTAATGCAACAGTTTCATTTGCATCTAAATCTGCTAAAACTTATACACCAACTACAACAAACCAAGTTATAAAAGCAAATCAATATTTATCAGGTGACCAAACTATACTTGGAGATGCTATGTTAGATCCAAGTAATATTCTTAGAGGAAAAAACAATAAATTTGTTAGCATATTTGGTGTTAGAGGAGAAATAGATAAAATTCATAAATATAGAGCTCCTATTGTTCGTAGTAATCATGATATATTAGTATTAGATGTTGCTAAAAGTTATTATATAACTAGAGCAAATGGTGCTGTTAACTGGGTATATAGTCAAAGTATGGGTCCATTTTATAGTAAATTAACTAATTCTAGTGGCGATTGTGGAATAGATTGTTCAACATATGCCGATTTGTATTCTAGAGGAATAGAATATAAAAATTCTCCATATTATGGAAAATATGGAACAGCAAATGCTCCTTCAGATAAAACACAAATAAAAAAATTAGCAGATAGCTCTCCATATGCTTATGCCGATAAATATATGGATAGACAGGCAGATCCTTCTTTTTGGGATACAGGTAATACTGCTTCTGGATATTATAGTATAAGAAATGCAGCTCAAATAGCTGAATATTTTTATTGTAAAGGAAATACTTTATATGAATACGATTCGGATCCAACTTCTCTTCCTAAAGGATTAAAAGGTGGAGAATTAGTATTCTGGAGTAAACCTTTAAAAGTTACAAATTCTGATGGAAGTACTACAGGTATAGCATCCGAAGGACAAAAATCTAGATTTAAAGGAATAAGTCATATAGGTATAGTAGATAGAACTGGAGAAAGATATTATCAGGTCACTTCAGATCCTGCAGGAAATACTATAATATATAGTAAATTAGCAGAACATTTGCAATATATTAGTTTAATAGTTAAACCTAGTTGGGGTCCTGATGAAAATATTCAGGCAGTAGAAGTAGGTAAAGAATTATTACCTAAGTTTGCATATGATGATTGTGGTACAAATAGTACAACAAAAAATGGTACTACATTCAAAATAAACACTAATGGAGGATTTACTATTAGTAAAAATGTTCCAACAGCATCTACTACATTTTATATTATAGATGATAGCAAAGGATGTTTATTACTACAACCAGGTACTTATAAATTATCTGGTGTAGTTAAACATGAAAAAGTTACTACAGATAGTGGTACTAAATGGGGAATAAGTATAAAAGATAAAGCAGGTAATCATATAAAAGATACAAGTGGAAACGATGTATGGGATAGAGGCTTTGGTGGTTCAACGTTTAAAATAACAAAACCAACTGAAGTATATGTTTATTTTTATTTATCTTCTAATATAGGTTCTATGACTGGAACTTATTCTATGATTCCTAGTTTAAAACGTACTGTTTAATAAGAAAGAGAGGTGATATGTTAACATATCACCTCTCAAAACAATCGTTTAAAGGAGAGTGATATAAAATGGCAAAAGATTTCGTAACACCTGAACAATATCAAAGAGGTGTTGGAAAAATAAAAAATTATGTAGATACACAACATTATTATGAATATCCTACAATACATTACGATAATAAAAAATATCCTAAAGGATATGTTAATGCTGTTGAATTAAAACCAGATATTATTTATAAGATGCCTAAATATCCAGAAGTAGAATTAGGAAGTTTAGGAAAAATTTCATTATGTTGTAAAAATGATGATGGATCGTTGTTTATGATAAACAACGATGGAAATACGTTAGGATTTAGTCATATGATGAATCCTATGTTATATATAATGGGAAAAACTGATAGTTTCATGTTAATTAGATATAAATCATATGAACATAATTATCTTATATCCGTATCAAAAAATAATGGAATATGGTCAATATCAGATTTTACAAGTGTTACTCCTTATCCAGGGAGTAAATATGAATATACTCCAACTACAGATTATAGTCCAGCAACTAAAAAATATGTAGATGATAATAGAGTAAGCGTTCCTACAAATATAAGTGAATTTACCAATGATTCAAAATATATTAATCAAATTAAAGTTTTACCTGTTGAATATGATAATGATAAAATGGTGAATGTACAAAATTTAGAACCCCATAGTATATATGTTGCACCAAGCGATATAGATTATTTGGATTTAGGATGTATGGGAAAATCAAATAGATTAGTAACTGTACTTGGTACACCAAATACAGAAGAATTGATTTATACTGGAAATAAGACAGATAAATATATATCTTTTAGATTTGGATCATTAACTTATACTATTTATTTTAAAACTGACACAGAATCAAGTCGTATAGAAAGATATGTATATTATTTAACTCCAAATAATAATCAAGCATATACACCTAAAAATGATTATAATCCAACTACAAAGAAATATGTAGATGATTTAGTAGAAAGTTCAAAAGTTGATATGTGTACTGATGAAGAAATAGATAATATGCTTAATGAAGTTTTAGGAGGTGATTATAGTGGCAACTAATAATGCTGTTAGTTTTAATCAACTAAAGAAAAGTGTATTTAATATGAAGAATTATGTTGATAGATCGTTTCCTGATGGAGATAAATATATAAATGAAAGATTTGTAGAGAAAGATATTGATACAAAAACTCCAGAATATCAAACAAGTACAAGTAATGGAAATCTTCAATATATTTATAATTTTGATATAAGCAATAAGCATTCTGATACTATGGCTGCTAAATATGAATTGATAATGAATAACACAAATGATAAATATACTAGCACTATTAAATCAATTGATAATTATGAAACAGGGACATTAGCTATTTCGTTGACAGAAATGTTTATATATGATAATAGTACAAATAAAGAAATAGGAATGGTTTATGTTGGTCTTAGAGCAAAAAAAATTGTTGATGCTGAAGGAAAATTGCAAACAACAACACAATTATACGATTCAGCATTCATACAATTTGCTAGAAGTACAACACAAATGTCAAATGACATAAATAATGTATTTTTAAATGGATTTAAATTAAAAGTAACTTTTTATGATATAAGTAATAATTATGCTGGTGATATGTATCATATACCATATAATTTAAAAAATGGATCTGGAAGTACTCTGTATCAAGAAACTTGTGAAGTAAAAAGTGATGTTACTAATGCTACAGTATTAGGATATAAATCAGTTTCTAATACAGGGAATAGTGTTAATGTAGGCTATAGATGTACTGCTAATGGAACAGGTATTATTGTTGGTGCAGATAGTACAATAAATTCAAATGCATCATATTTATTTGGTACTGGTTCAACTATAAATAGGATGTATGGTATGGCTGTTGGTATAGGATTAAATGTACCTGCAGCTAATTCTAATAAAGGTAGTATGATAATAGGTGTAGGAGGTACACTAGCAACAGATTCTTCATTTGCTATTTCTACAGCTAAAATTAAAAAAAATTCTAGTGATTGTACTGATATAAGATATCCATTTGAAGTTAAAACAAATAATGATGTTTATCTTAGAGGTTCTAATTTAATATTAGAAACTGATAACGAACCTACTGCAAATAATCATTTAATAAATAAAAAATATGTAGATGATAAAGTAGCTGGAATAGTTGATTCAGCTCCAGAAACTTTAGATACATTACAAGAATTAGCTACAGCATTAGGAAATGATCCTAACTTTGCTACTACCGTAGTTACTAAAATAGGTAAAAAAGTTGATAAAGTTGAAGGCATGAGTTTAACTCATAATGATTTAACAAATGAACTAAAAACCAATTATGACGCTGCTTATGATTATAGCCAAGCTAAACATAGCTATAATGATTTAATTGATAAACCAACTATACCTAGCATAGATGGATTAGCAACAGAAAGTTATGTAGATAGTAAAACTTCAATGGAAAATGTTATATATGAAGGTAATGGTACTGGACCTGATGTAGTTTCAGATTATTGGACTGGATGCCCAGTTTCTAGTGGAAATGGATGTTGGGTAATAAATAAACAAATAGAATTTGATTCATCAAAACCTAATCCATATTATTTACTATGTGATACTACTTTATATTCTCCAGAAAATTCAACATTTGATGCAACAAATAGTGCATGGATATATCCTAAAGTTTATAATACAGGTACTATATTCATATGTAATAAATATAATGGTGAAAATAAATTAGTATTACCATGGGATAATGCAAATTCTCCATCAAAAATGAAATTATATACTAAAACAGAATTAGCTACTGCAATATCTGATGGTGATTTAGAAGCAACTTCAGATGAAGTTAAAACTATGCTTGCAAATGTTTTAGGAGGCGATTATAGTGGCAAAAAAAATTAATTTAGAAGAACTACAACAAACTGTAGAAACATTAAAAAATTATATGGATGCAAAAATTGATGATAGGTTAAATAGTTTAAATATAAAAACTATAACACAATCAGAATATGATTCTTTATCTAATAAAGATCCTAACACTTTATATTTAATTACTGATTAAAATAATATTAGAAGGGAGAATTTTTATGACTATAATGAAAATTAAGCCTTCTGGATATGATGCTGGTTCATGGGATAGTGGAACCTATCCCATGGAAAATGCTTATGACGATGATTTGGCAACTGTTGCAAGATGTACTTTGAAAAGAAATAGTACAAAAAAATGCACATATAATTTTTCTTTGCCAGAACTTCCAGAAGGAACAATTATCAATAAAGTAAATTTACGTTTACTTTTAAAATGTGCCAATTATAATTCAACAGGAGCTTGCTTTTTAGCTATAAAACTAAATAATACTGATTTAACATTAAAAGAATTACATTTACAATATGTAAATGATGGTGTTGATTATAGTATTCCTCTTAGTGAAGAACAATATAAAAGTTTAACTAGTTTGAGCTTTATAGGTAAATATAGCACAATATTTTTTACTTGCTATGCTTATATATTTGATATGTATATTGAATTAGATTATACAGATTTAAATCAAACTATGTTATCTGATGATAGTGAAATTTGGATAGCTAAAGGAGAAAGTCGTACTATTAATGTAAATGCATATCCAAGAACATCTATAAATTGGACTTCAGATAAATCTGATATAGTTAAATTAGTACCAGCTGATGACGGATTTTCATGTAATGTTATTGCTAAAAAAATTGGAAGTTGTAATATTACTGCAACACATAATAATAATTCAAATTGTACTAAAACTTTTTCTGTCAATGTTAATGAAATAATAGAAGACATTTCTTATAATTTTAATACAGGTATTAAAAATATAAAAGCAATGTCAATAGGAGAAAATAAAATAAAAAAAATATATTTAGGTGATAAAAAATTATTTACAACAAGTAATCCACGTATACCACATACCAATTTTAATTTCAGAAATATTACACAAGATTTGACTATGAACTTATATACAAGATTAATACCAGAAAAATATATTAATGGTATATTATGTCGTGTTAGTACTTATATAGATACAGCAGGACATTTAGCTGGTGCTCTTAGAACCACTAATGATTCTAGTGGTATTACTGGTGATGATAGCTCGGTAACTTATGATTTTATTCCAGTATTTCCTGGAGAAGATATAATAATAGATATACCAACTACAAAATATGGAATAGGTTTAGTCGGATATGGTGAGACTAAAGATTATTATCAAACTTGGTTCGGACCAGACAAAGGATGGGCAAATTATAAAAAATACACAGATGGTGATATTGAGAATTATAATAATATGACTTGTACTATACCAACAGAAGGAGTTAATTATATCAGATGGTGTATGGATTCTTTTGATACTGATAAATATTATTTCAGAAGACATAGTGTTCAAACTATTGATGTTGTTGCTTATCCATTAAATAGTACAGAAAATAATGAAATACATTTTGAATCTTTAGATGAAAGTATAGCAGTGATTGAAAATAATAATAGGATTAGAGCAAAATCTGCTGGTTCATGTATTATAAAAGTTACATGTGGAACAATAACTGCAAATATAAATTTAACAATAAATGACAATAGTAGTGATTTTGTAACTTATACAAATCAATCAGACAGTAATGACAATAATGGTACAGAAGAAACACCACAATAATATAATTAAAAATAATATACTCCTTAACATTATAATAACAAATAATGTTAAGGAGGTTTTTTATAATGGGAATATTCAATAAGAAAAAAGAAAAGGGTGAAGATATAAAAACTGTAAAAGTCGATGAACATAAATGGATAACTGAAGAAGAAGCATGTGAAATGATAAATAATTTAAAAGAATATTGTAATGAACAATTTGTTACTAAACAAGAATTAGATAATAAGATTCATAATTTAAATAAAGATCCATATGTTCCTAAAAAAGTAAATAAAATTATATCAAACGAAACTAGAAAACTTATGTTTAGAGAAGATCAATTAAATCTATTAATAGAACAAGCAAAAGATTATATTAATATACATTATGTTACTAAGGTACAATTTAATGAAGAATTGAAAAATAAAGAAGAATCTTGTTCTTGTGGTGGAAAATGTAAATGTGCTGATAAAACAGAAATAAATATAAATGAAGCAGTTTCGTTATATAAAAAATATGCAGAAGAATTAGTAAAAAATTCCAATAATATTTCAAGAGATGCTACAAATAAATAATAATTTGTAGTAACAATATATTAATAGTGGATTGGTAACCTACTATTAATGATAATCATGAATTAGTCATTATTCCAATGGTTTTTCTTATAATAAGTATGTAGAGAGAGCTTATTATGAAAAGGAGTATTTATTCTTACTCACACTGAGCGATAGGGAGTTTTCCCTATCGCTCTCCTTTTTTTGAAAACAATATGATAAGATGATATAATATATTATCATACAAGTTTTAAAATTTAAAAGGAGGAATTTAAAATGGCTACAAATTTTAATAAACATTCATTATTAGTAGAAGGTGGTTTGAAATTATCAGCACCTAATATACCTACTGATATGCGTACAAGAATTGAAACAATAGCTGATGTTGCAGACATACCACTTCCATTTGTTGGTATGTTATTTTATGTATTAGATGAAGGTAAATATTATATAGTAAAAACTTTAAAATCTAAAACTGTTGCAGGAATAGAAGTAAAAGATGCTGTTGTTGATAAATATGAACTTTTTGTTTCAGGTTCAGAAGGTGAAAAAGGTGCAGATGGTAAATCTGCTTACCAAATAGCTGTTGAAAAAGGTTTCGATGGTGATGAAACAGCATGGTTAGCATCATTAAAAGGTGAACAAGGACCTCAAGGTTTACAAGGAGAACAAGGACCTGCTGGTGAACAAGGTATACAAGGACCTGCAGGTGAAGCTGGACCTCAAGGTATACAAGGACCTCAAGGTTTACAAGGTATACAAGGTGAAGTAGGACCTAAAGGTGACCCAGGTGAAGCTGGACCTCAAGGTATTCAAGGTGAAAAAGGAGATGCTTTTAAATATACTGACTTTACACCTGAACAACTAGAAGGATTAAAAGGACCTAAAGGTGACCAAGGACCACAAGGTTTACAAGGTGAAGCTGGACCTCAAGGACCTCAAGGTATACAAGGTGAAGCTGGACCTAAAGGAGACCAAGGTGAAAAAGGTGCAGATGGTACTTCTGTTAATATAGAAGGTTCTGTTGCTAATGTTGATGATTTAGCTAACTTAGAAAATGTTAAAAAAGGTGACGGTTATATAGTTGAAACTAATGGTCATCTACATGTTTATAATGGAACTGCTTTCGTAGATGCTGGTTCTATAAAAGGACCTAAAGGTGACCAAGGTTTACAAGGTGAACAAGGACCTAAAGGTGACCCAGGTGAAGCTGGACCACAAGGACCTCAAGGTTTACAAGGTGAAAAAGGTTTACAAGGTGAAGCTGGACCTAAAGGTGATGCAGGTGAAAAAGGTGCAGATGGTAAATCAGCTTATCAAATAGCAGTTGAAAAAGGATTTGAAGGTGATGAAACTGCTTGGTTAGCTTCTCTTAAAGGTGTTAAAGGTGATGCAGGTGAAACTGGACCACAAGGACCTCAAGGTTTACAAGGTGATGTTGGACCTGCAGGAGCTCAAGGTATACAAGGTGAACCAGGACCTGCAGGAGCTCAAGGTTTACAAGGACCTCAAGGTATACAAGGTGAAAAAGGAGATGCCTTTAAATATACTGACTTTACACCTGAACAACTAGAAGGATTAAAAGGACCTAAAGGTGACCCAGGTGAAGCTGGACCTAAAGGTGATGCAGGTGTAGATGGTAAATCAGCTTATCAAATAGCAGTTGAAAAAGGATTTGACGGTGGAGATGAAGCAGCGTGGATAGCATCATTAAAAGGTGCTAAAGGTGATGTTGGTGAACAAGGACCTCAAGGTATACAAGGTGAAAAAGGTGCAGATGGTACTTCTGTTAATATAGAAGGTTCTGTTGCTGATGCAGATGCTTTAGCTAATTTAGAAAATGTAAAGAAAGGTGACGGGTATATAGTTGAAGCTACAGGACATTTACATGTTTATAATGGAACTACTTTTGTAGATGCTGGTGAAATAAGAGGACCTCAAGGACCTAAAGGTGACCCAGGTGAAGCTGGACCTGCAGGACCACAAGGTTTACAAGGTGAAAAAGGTTTACAAGGTGAAGCAGGACCTGCAGGACCACAAGGTATACAAGGTGAACCAGGACCTAAAGGTGACCCAGGTGAAGCTGGACCTAAAGGTGATGCAGGTGAACAAGGACCTCAAGGTATACAAGGTGAAAAAGGAGATGCTTTTAAATATACTGACTTTACACCTGAACAACTAGAAGGATTAAAAGGACCTAAAGGTGAAGCAGGACCTGCAGGACCACAAGGTATACAAGGACCACAAGGTTTACAAGGTGAAGCAGGACCTAAAGGAGATGCTTTTAAATATACTGATTTTACACCTGAACAATTAGAAGGATTAAAAGGACCTAAAGGTGATGCTGGTGAAGCTGGACCTGCAGGACCTCAAGGTATACAAGGTGAAAAAGGTGTAGATGGTAAATCTGCTTATCAAATAGCAGTTGAAAAAGGATTTGACGGTGGAGATGAAGCAGCATGGATAGCATCATTAAAAGGTGCTAAAGGTGATCAAGGACCTCAAGGTATACAAGGTGAAAAAGGTGCAGATGGTACTTCTGTCAATATAGTAGGTTCTGTTGCAAGTTCTACAGAATTAGCAACTATAGAAGGTGTTGAAAAAGGTCAAGGTTATATAACTACAGATGATGGACATTTACATGTTTATAACGGAACTGCTTTCGTAGATGCTGGTGAAATAAGAGGACCTAAAGGTGACGCTGGACCTAAAGGTGACCAAGGTGAAGCAGGACCTGCAGGACCACAAGGTATACAAGGACCTCAAGGTTTACAAGGTGAAGCAGGACCTAAAGGTGACGCATTTAAATATACTGATTTTACACCTGAACAACTAGAAGGATTAAAAGGACCTAAAGGTGATGCTGGTGAAGCAGGACCTAAAGGTGACCCAGGTGAAGCTGGACCTCAAGGACCTCAAGGTTTACAAGGTGAAGCAGGACCTAAAGGTGACGCATTTAAATATACTGATTTTACACCTGAACAACTAGAAGGATTAAAAGGACCTAAAGGTGATGCTGGTGAAGCAGGACCTAAAGGTGACCCAGGTGAAGCTGGACCTCAAGGACCTCAAGGTTTACAAGGTGAAGCAGGACCTAAAGGTGACGCATTTAAATATACTGACTTTACAACTGAACAATTAGAAGGATTAAAAGGACCTAAAGGTGACAAAGGTGATCCATTTAAATATACTAATTTTACACCTGAACAATTAGAAGGATTAAAAGGACCTAAAGGTGATGCTGGTGAAGCTGGACCTGCAGGACCACAAGGTTTACAAGGTGAAAAAGGTTTACAAGGTGAAGCTGGACCTACAGGACCTCAAGGTATACAAGGTGAAGCTGGACCTAAAGGTGCAGATGGTGCTAAAGGTGCCGATGCTCCTACTATAACTACAATGGCTATAAATGAAAATAATCATTTAGTAGTTACTTTATCTGATGATACTACAATAGATGCTGGTGCTATGCCTGCAGGAAGTGGTAGTGGTGGAACTAGTGAAGTAACAGCTAAACAATTCCAAGAATTACAAGCTAAAGTTGAAAAACAATCTAAAGTTTCTGTTCCTGGTTTCTTAATGGACTTTGGTCTTCCAGGTATAGATTATGAATGGTTATATTGTGCACCTCAAACAATACAAGGTGCTGCTACTCCATTTACAAGAGAAGTTGCCCCTAAATTATGGGCAGAATATGATGCTGATGTTGCTGCAAATGGTCCAGATGGATCTGATGAATGGTATGCTTGGCAAACAACTGAAGATAGATATAGATTATATTGTATAGCAGGTAAAACAGAATCTATCGTTCATGGTCAAGATTCTTTCTTATTTGTAACAGGTAGTGAAGTACAAACTAAATTCGGTACTGCATTCCCAAAAGCTGCTGAAAACTTAAGAGGATGGAACTGGGATCCAACATCAGGAAATCCACCTGAAACTGAAGGTAGTACACCTGTTGAAGCTGTTTTCGTAATATTAAAGAGAATACCTACTTCAAAAGTATTAAATCCAGCCAATAAATCTTGGGGAGATTTTACTTTCGCTATAGAAATGTAATTTATAATATTACTATATAAGGAGGTGAGAATATGGCTCTTACTGACGAACAGGTTTTACAACAATTGAATGTATTAACAGAAAAAACATCAGATAATGCTAGTATGAAATATACAAAATCAACCAGAACTAATAAAGGATTAAACCCTGAAAAATTTTCAAGTTATAACTCAAAAATAGTAAATGCTATAAATTTACTATATACCGATTCTTTAAAAATACAAGCAGATGCTGCAGCATCAACTCAAATGATTAATGATGTAATGGGGTCTACAACCCTTACTACAAATAAAACAGTATGGGATTCTGTTGTTGAGATATTAACAAGCATTAAACCTGTATATAACAACATGATATATGCTTCTAAAGCTATTCTTACTGGTGAAGCAATATCTCAAATACTTCAAGTATCTAAAGAAGATAAAGGCAAACTTTTATCTATAGATTTAGATGAAGAAAATAGGGTTATAATAAAAACAGTACCAGCTGGTTCTGGTGGAAGTATAACTTCATTGGATGCCTCAGCAGTAACATATTCTAATACCAATATAACTTCTCTTACAAATGTTAAAGAAGCCATCGATTATATGTTAACAAATAATGTATCTGAAATAAATTGGGAAAATATTAAAAATAAACCTGATTTGGCAGATGGATTAGGGTTAACCGATACTGCTTTAGTGTTAAAATCTGGAGAAAAAGATATGTCTACTGTTGAATTGATGAATGAAACTGACGTGACAGAAATAGTAAGCACGTTATAATATTTTGAGTGTACTCCCCATTAATGATACAACAATATCTTAATGGGGATTTTTTTATAAATCTTTAATTAATAAAAAATATAAGGAGTGAATTAAACAATGAGTAAATTAGTTGACAAAACAAAATTACAAAAATTAGCTCAAGCATTAGATACTAGAGCAAAAAATGCTGTTGAAGCAGAACAAACCAGAGCAACTGGTGTTGAACAAGGTTTACAAACTTCAATAAACGCTATTAATAATGAAACTACAGGTATATTAGCTAAAGCTAAAGAATATGCTGACGGTTTAAACGGAACATCTAATGGCGAAATAGAAAAATTAAAAACTAAAGATACTGAATTACAAAATGCTATAGAAGCAGAAGCTACTGCTAGAACTAATGCTATAAATAAATTAAACGGAACTGCTGAAACTGAAGGTTCTGTAGCTAAATCTATAAAAGATGCATTAGATCCTGTTAAAGCTGATGTTACTAAAAATAAAGCAAATATAACAGCTAATTCAGAAGCTTTAACTACTGAAGAAGCTAGAGCAAAAGCTGCAGAACAAGCTAATGCTACTGCAATAGCTAAATTAAATGGATTAGATACAGTAGAAGGTTCTGTAGCTAAATCTATAAAAGATGCATTAGATCCTGTTAAAGCTAATGTTACTGCAAATGGAGATGCTATAACTGCATTACAAGGTAAAGTAACTGCAAATACTAAAGCTATAACAGATGGTGATGCTGCTACATTAACTTCTGCAAAAAAATATGCAGATAAAGCTATAAGTGATTTAATTGATAGTGCTCCAGAAGATAGAAATACATTAAATAAATTATCTGAAGCTATAAAGGCTAATAAAGATGTGTATGATGGATATGTAACTACAGTTAACGCTCAATTAGCTAAAAAAGTTGATAAAGTTGCAGGTAGTAGATTAATAACTGAAGATGAAGCTAAAAAATTTGCTGCTAAAGCAGAAACATCTGATGTTAGTGATGCTTTAGCTTCTGCTAAACAATTTACTACTGATGAAGTAGCTAAAGTTAATAGTGCTAATAATGCTGTAACTCAAAGAGTTACTACATTAGAAGGTGTTGTTGGTAAAGCTGCTGTTCCTGGTGTAGATGGTGCTGAAGGCACTCCTGCTACTGGATTAGTTAAAAATGTAGCTGACTTACAAGCTAAGAATAAGACTCAAGATACAGCTATAGAAGGAGCTCAAACTACTGCAGATAGTGCAGTTGCTGCTGCGGCTGCTGCTCAAAAACAAGCAGATAAAGGTGTTACTGATGCTGCTGCTGCTAAAAAACAAGCAGATAAAGGTGTTGCTGACGCTGCTGCTGCTCAAGCAGATGTAGATGCAGTAAAGGCTCAATTAGGTACTGGAGGAACTTCAGGTTTATCTAAAGACATAAAAGCTAATACAGATGCAATAGCTGCTATAAATAATGCAGAAACTGGTATATTAGCTACAAGTAAAAAATACACTGATGAAAAAATAGGTGATTTAACTACTACAGTAAATGCTAATAAAAAAGCTATATCTACTGAAGAAACTAGAGCAAAAGCTGCAGAAAAAGTTAATGCTGATGCAATAGCTAAATTAAACGGAACTGTTGAAACTGATGGTTCTGTAGCTAAATCTATAGCAGATGCTTTAGCAGATTATACTGATACTACTAACATGAAAGCATTTGTTGCTTCTGTAGTTAACACATTAGCATTAACTATGGAAGATGATAAAGTTAAATTAAAATTAGGTGGAGTTGACGGTGTTACTGTTACTGAAACTAGTTTAGATTTATGTACTGATGCAGACATAACTGAAATAATAACTAGTTTAGATACCCCAGTAATACCTGCTTAATAAAAAGAATATGGTTAGACTTTTTAGTCTAACCATATTTGTTTAAAAAACAATTTAATAATAGTATCATAAGAAAGGAAGTGTTATCATGAATGGTAATAGTAGATTGGTTGATAAAAAAAGTTTAGATACATTTGCAAAAGCTATTTATGGTGTAATAATGTCAGATATAACTACTAAACTAAATAATAAAGCAGATAAAAACCATAATCACAATACACTATATTACACAAAAACAGAAATAAATAATAGATTAGATTCAATCAATACTGAAATTAATACTATTAAACAAAAGAATCCAGTAACATTATACGTGGACGACAATAATGATGTCTGGATAGATTGGTAAAACAATCTATTAATAATTATATTTTAAAGGAGTGATTTTAAATGGCAACTATTCCAACTGGTGCTAAGAAAATAGTAACTACTAATACGAATACTTATTTCTCAGCAAATAATATAACAATAGGTACAGCTATTCCTACAACAGGAACATATGCTAGTGGAGATATTATTATAAATTCAGCACCTAGTGATAGTGAAATAGGTTGGATATGTACAACAGGAGGAAAACCTGGTTCTTGGAAAGTAATTCAATCTGGTGTTGATGTTACTTCATTACCATGGAATTCTATAACAGGAAAACCACCTACATTCCCAGCTACACTAGGAACTAAAGCAACAGAAGCATTTGCTGGTGATAAAGGTAATACAGCATATACACATGCTAAATCAGCACATGCTCCATCAGATGCACAAAAAAATAGTGATATAACAAAAGCAGAAATAGAAGCTAAATTAATAGGTGATATTTCAACACATAATCATGATACTAGATATTATACTGAAACTGAAGTTAATACTTTATTAAATGGAAAATCTGATAGTGATCATACTCATGCATGGGCTGCAATAACAGGAAAACCTACTACATTTCCAGCTACACTAGGAACTAAAGCAACAGATGCATTTAGAGGTGATTATGGTAATACTGCATATACACATGCAACATCAGCACATGCTCCAGCTAATGCACAAAAAAATAGTGATATAACAAAAGCAGAAATAGAAGCTAAATTAACTGGTGGTATAACATCACATAATCATGATAGTAGATATTATACTGAAACTGAAGTTAATGGTATAGTTGATGATATCAATAGTAGACTTGGCAATGTTTCTGGTAAATTACCTGTAACATTTTATAAAGATGATAATGGGGATATTTGGTTTGTTTAATAAAGGAGTGTTTTAAAATGAAAAAAATCAATTGGAAATTAAGATTTAGTAATCCTATGTTTATAGGTCAATTAATACTATCCATAGTTTTACCTATATTATCATATGTAGGATTAACAGTACAAGATTTAACTACATGGGCAAAATTATTTGAAGTTATAGTTCAAGCAATATCAAATCCTTACTGTTTATTATTAGTAGTAGTATCAGTATATAATACTATAGTCGACCCTACTACTAAAGGATTAGGCGATAGTGAACATGCTTTAAATAAAACTGAATTATAAAAAAATAAATGGATGATAAGGAAAATTCCTTATCATCCATTTTGTTATAACTCTGTTATATTTATAAAGTCAGCTTCATCTATATCTTTTATATTATTTGTATTTGATATAACATACCCATCATTAAATTTATAATTAACTGCTTTAAAAAATATTTTTAATACTTCTAATGCTCCAGTAAATTGATCTTCAGTATATTCTTGACCCCCTACTAAATAAAACCAAGCATTTCTTTTTCTTTCTTTATAATTATCTATCATAGAATCATTTAATTTATATTTGCTATTATAAACTGCTTGTAATCTATCAACCATTGTTTTAAATGGTGCAGGTACACTATTGAAATATATAGGTGAAATAACAAATAAATTATCGTATTCATTAAATAATTCATACATTCCTGTCATATCATCTGTATATTTACATCCTTTACTTCTAGCACATTTACCACAATCATCACAATAATTCATATTTAAATCATAAACATTTATAAGTTTAATAACTGAATTTTCTATATTTGATAATAATTGATACCCAACGTTAGCTGCTATTGAACTAGTGAATCCAGTATCTTTAGGACTTGCTGTTATCATTAATATTTTTTTCTTTTCATCACTCATTACACATTCTCTCCTTTTTGCTTATATTATATATAATTCTGTGCATTAATTCTTTATTACTATCTGTCACAATTATACCTATCATACAAGCATATTTATTATGTTTTATTACGTTTATATCAGCTTTACCCATATCAGTAACTAATAATAAATTATAGAAATCCATAAAATCATCATATTGTATTTCAGTATTAAGAGTTACTGAATTCATTATTTCGGTTTTTCCTGATAATCCAAGTATATCTTCTAATTGATAAAACTCAATATCTATTATAGAATTTATTTGATATTCTTTGAAATCTAAACCTATTATTCTTTTTATTGATTTACAAATATCATCTGGTATTATCATATTAATCCTCCTCTATATAGCTATTTCTATATTTATATTTTCATAAGGTTCATAATCTACTATACTAAAATCATTTATTGTGAAATCATAAAAATTATCAGATTTTGGTTTAAATATTAATTTAGGTTGTTTATAACTTATAGCTCTATCTATAAATTTTTCTGCTATTGGTATATGTCTATCATAAATATGAATATTTTGCACAAATCTTACAAATTTTCCTGGTTTTAAACCACAATGATGAGCAACCATCATCATTAATGCTACATATTGAACATTGTTTATATTATAAGCTGCAATAACATCATTTGATCTTTGTATTAAAGTACAATCTAAATATCCATTTCTAACACTCCATAAAGTTTGAAAAGCACAAGGATTTAATCCTATTGTATCTTCTATAAATTCTTCTTCTTGCCATAATGATATTATATGTCGTCTACCATATGGATTGTTTTTTATATCATTTAATAATTTATTCATTAAATCAAAACGTTTAACTGTATGACCATATCTATATCCTATAGTATTATCTCCTACGTTCCAGTCATCCCACCAATTTATACCATATTTATTTCTAGCTACATCTAAATCATTAGATTGTTCTTGATATATCCAAAACATTTCTCTTATTCCAGTTTTCCATGCTGTTGGTTTTATTGTTGTTATAGGAAATTCATTTTTAGATATATCGTATTCTTCCATATATTGTGTTGTAAATTTAGAATAAGCAGGTGTTCCATCTGCCCATTTTGGTCTAGGATTTTCATCCCATACTCCATTCGATAATATATTGCATATAGCTGATATAAATTGTTCATCAGCTTTATTCATTGTAAAATTATTATTCATCATACTACCTCCAATTATTATTTATCATCAGGTTTAGTCATATTGCTAACTGAACCATCTTCGTTATATTCTATAATAGTTCCTTTATTGTCAATATATCTTTTAACAATATCACTGTTTTGATAATATTCCATACTATAAGCTATACCGTTTGTTCTATCTCTATGACTTTTAACTCTACCATTTTCATAATAATCATATTCCATACCCATACTATCTTCAGTATGTTTTATATGTTCAGTATCACCATGGTAGGTAAAAGTTTTAGTATAGCCACCTTCTACTTGCATTCTTGTTAATCTATTTAAATCATCAAATTCAAAATAATGAGTTTCTTGTCTAGCTTGTGTATTTATTACTTTTTCTATTATATTTCCTCTATCATCATATTTGAATTTCATTTCATTGCCTTGGTTATCATAATCTCTTACCACTTTTCCATTTACAATTTCTCTATCAGATTCATAACCATCTTCTCTTTTATAATGCTTTAAAATATCACCATAATATTCATAAGAACAAACAAATTTCTTTGTTCCATCTTGTTTTATTCTATATATTTCCAGTGGTCTATCTTGTTCATCCATTTTGTATTCATAGTCAAAACCACCTATTGTTTTATTTACTATTTTACACATTTTTTATTTACCCCCAATACACATATAATTTTGAATAAGATATATCATTTTTGTATTTCTTATAATATCCATTATTCAATACTCGTATTATTCCGTTATTTGTTATTATTCTGATCATTACTTACCTCCTCATTATAAAAACACCAGTCATTTGCTAATATATCTTCTTGAGTTAACATTACTATTTTGAATCCATCAGAAAGATTATCATTTCCATATATAATAACTTTATCCATTTTGGATAATCTATCTGAAAAATAACATGGTACTCGTTTATTTAATTTTTCTTTATAAGCATCGATATATTTTTTTTCTACAGATATAGTTATATATGCTTTTTTATTAGACCAAATATTTCTACGAACATTGTATCCTCTCTTCATATATTCCAATGCTTTATAAAAATCAAATGTGTTTTCTCCTCCTAATATAGGAGTATTTTCGTTAGTCGCAATTATCCATTCATCCGATAATATATTACGTAATGTGTAATCTACTGCAGTAGTAGCTCTTATATCCATTATAGTAGTATTATCTTTAAGATGCATCATTATAGTTTCTTTATCATCATCCCAAGACCAATATCCTCCCCATGAAGGTAATTTTATATAAAAACCTTTTTTTATTAAATCATATGCTTCTTTAAATTTCATTTTTTATTTCCTCCTATTTATTTATATATAATGCACATATTATACAAAATAGATAAAATAACCCAACCAATATTGCTGGTAATAATACAAAAAACCATGACCAAGTTATAACACCTATTAATTTTAATACTATTAAAACTAAAGTTAATGCACTACAAAATCCCATATTCTATACCCCCTTATTTTTATTTACTATTTTGTTATATTTGTAATAAAAAAATAAAAAATAAGGAGTGAGAAAATCCCACTCCTTATTCCTATTAATCGATCATAATACTTCCATTTTCATATAGATCATCTGATCTATCTTTTATATCATCTAAAGTTATTGGATGATTGCAATATATTTCAATTACAGCACCATGTGAAGTAAATAATTCATCAGTTACTTCTAACATTAAATTACAAGTTATTCCTGAATTTTGATATGCTAATAATGTGTTATTAAAAACATCCACAATTCTTGTTCCTAATGAATTTGTGTCTGTTGTTATTGCTTGTCTGATTTCAGTCATATCTTCTTCTAACAAATACTCGTTTTTCATAGGAACATGAATAGTTACGAAATTAGTTGTTTCATCATAATCCATATACATGCTATTATCCATATCATATTCGTCAATAACTCTTCCTGATAAAACTTCAGTAAAATAATCTATATCAGAACTATCTACATCTGACATATCTATTGTACTTTGTTGAGTGTTGTTTGTAGAAGAACACCCTACAAGAATACCAATTACCAATACTACAATACTCATTAAGCTTATTATTTTTTTCATATTATTACCCCCTAATAATTAGAATTAGTATATATTTCATTATCACTGTCTATGACACTTACGAAATATTTAACATCATATCCAAATTCATCTGATAACCATTGTCCTATCTCTTCATAACTATTGTCATAATATTCATATACTGAGTCACCTTCATCAGCCAAACTTTTTAGATATTCTGATGGATATAAATGAACTCCTATTATATTATTTTTCATAATTAATTCGGAATATTCATAATATTCACCTAGTGTAGAATCTATTTTTTGTTGTACTCTAGAAAGCACTTCTCCACTATCAGCTCTTGTATTGTCATAGTATTCATTGGAATTATCAGTTGTTTCTTTTTTATTGTTTTTCTTATATTGTTTTTTATTATTGTTAGTTGTGTTATCACTTTTATGTTTGTCTGTATCTTTTATGTCTTTCTTTAACATTTTTTGTATTTCTGCAGTTGTTGTTTCTTCATCACCAATTATTTCAAATATAGATTCATCGTTATTTTTATTTGTTATATTTAAATCTATTTTATAACTAGCTATTGGATTGCAGAAATCAAAATTACTTACTGCTTTATTAAATAGATTATTAATCATATCAACTGTAGATTGATCGTCTAACATAGCTTTTCTTATAGAATCTTTATCTTCTGAAATATCTACAGGAACATTTATTATTATTGATTCTTTTTTGTCATCTACTTTGATATTTAGATCGTTGATTTCACTATATTCTTGTAGTTTCTTTTCTTGTCTAGATACAAATTCTTCCACATCAACATTTAAGCCAAATTCATTTTTTGTATTATCTTCAGGTTGTTTTTGAGCAGTACAACCACATATTAAACTGCACACTAATACTAACATACTCATTAAGCTTATTATTTTTTTCATATTCTTACCTCCATATTATATGTTTATTCTTTGTTATAATATATAATTGAATCAATCATCTTTTACATATCATCCAATTGGATTTCATCTAAATGTTTCCAGGTATCTGGTGTTTCTGAAAATATACAACCTCCAAATATTTCTTCAACAATACAACCTTTACAATCAGGATGTTCAATACATTCCTGTTTTAAATCACGAAATTCATCTAATAATTTATCTTTTTCCATTTTAAACAACCTCCTCTTAAGAAATTGTTTTTTCTTATTCTTTTACTTTTACTATAATATTATAAGTTGTATTTTTATCATTCATTATATTATCGACTATTGATTGAAATGCTTCTTTAGTTTTATTATCAAGTTCTTTTTGATTTTCATTTTCTTTTATTTTCTTTTTAGCTTCTGCGGGTATTTCTTGCATTAATTGTTTACCTGCTTTACCATCCATTGTTTCTTTTCTGCCTATTGATTGACATAATACTTTAAGTCTACCAAAGAATGAAATATCACTATGTTTTTCATCAAACTTAAAAGAACCTTCTTTTATTTTAACACTTCTATCATTCAATACAGGCTTATCTAATGTTATTATAACATTATTACCTTTTATAGCTAAAGTAGCTTTAGATAAATCTGTTATATAATCGTATTGAATAGTAGCTTTACCCACTTTAGTAATTACAGCTTTTCCTTCCATTACGGAACCTAGAAAACCTGGTGTGATTATTGTAACAGGAACATTTTCAATATAATTTATTTTATGTTCAACATCAATATCATTTTCTAATACGATTAATTTTCCTGTTAATGCACTCTTTAATGATTTTTCAACTAATCTGTTATCATTTACAACAACAGCTTGTTTCTTTTCTACATTGGAATCCTCTGTTATTATTTTTTCAGGTAATTTCATCTTATTTAAATCATTGACTTTTTTATTATAATATACAAAACCACTACCACAAACAATAACTATTATACTTCCTATTATTAAAACTTTTTTAATACCTAATCTCATTTATCATACCCCCTAAAAAATAAGGATTAGTGGTATAATATACACCACTAATCCCGTTAATATAAATTAGCTCATTAATATTCTTCCGAATAAATTATTTTGTAATCTACTGTGTAGTTCATCAACTCTAGAATTTTCTTTTTGTGATTCTGAGTTATCTTCTTTAGAAGTTTCTGTTGCTGATTCTTGATTAGTATTAACGCTTTTTTGTTCTTCAACTACAGGTTTTTCTTCTTTAGAAGATTCATTTGATTTATCTTGAACTGTTTGTTTTACTTCTGATTTAGCTTCTTCTTTAGAAGTTTCTTTTTGTTCTTTAACTACATTTTCTTCTTTATCTTCATTAGAAGTTTCTTTTGTTGATTCTTGTACATTGTTGTTTTCTTTAGAAGTTTCTTCTGATTTATCTTCTTTAGAAGATTCTTCTTTTTCAACTACTGGTTCTTCTTCTTTAGAAGATTCTTTTGTTGATTCTTGTTTGTCAACTGCATCTTCTTCTTTAGAAGATTCTTCTAATTTATTTTCTTTAGAAGATTCTGTTGTTTCTTCTTTTTGATTATTTTCTTCTTGTACATTGTTGTCTTCTTTAGAAGTTTCTTCTGATTTATCTTCTTTAGAAGATTCTTCTTTTTGATTATTTTCTTCTTGTACATTGTTGTCTTCTTTAGAAGTTTCTTCTTTTTCAACTGCAGGTTCTTCTTCTTTATTAAAAGAGTCTTCTTCTTTATCTTTTTTAGAAGATTCTGTTGTTTCTTCTTTTTGATTATTTTCTTCTTTAGAAGTTTCTTCAGATTTATCAGTTTTATCTTCATCTATAATAGATTCAAATTCATCTTTATTTGAAGCATCTTCTGATTTATCTAAAGAAGTTTCGTTATCTTTTTTATTTTCTTCTATTCCTTTTTCTAGATTATCTATTAACTTGTCATTGTCTTTTACATGAAGTCCATCTGAAGTTTCAGTTAATTTACCTTCAGTTTCTAATCCTTTAGAAGCATCGATAACTTTTACTTTATCTTTATCCTTTACATAATTTTCTATTTCTTTATTTAAATCATCTATCATTTTATTAGTTTTATCAACGTCACCGTCTTTATATTTATCACCAACATGATTTACTTTCATGAAATAAATATCTTTTCCAGGATACATGCTTTCTATTTTGTCTATAACTTTTTTAACGTCATTTATATTTGAATTACCTTCAATATTATTAACCCCCAATGATATAATAACTTTATTTATTTTATCACTGTCTTTTGGTAATTTATCTATTAGTTTATCACCAAAATAATTTGTGTCGTTTAAATATACATAAGCTGAAGCTCCAACAGTTGCTTCTACTTCAGTATCTTTATTATCTTTTAATTTATCTTCTAAAGCTTTAGCATGAGAATCACCAACTACTAATGTTTTATCTAAAGTAGAATCATTAGTTTCTTCTTTATATTCACTTGATTCTTCTGTTTTATCTTCTTTAGAAGATTCATTTGATTCTTTAGAAGTTTCTTCTTCTTTATCTTCATTAGAAGATTCTTCTTTTTGATTATTTTCTTCTTCAGATTTATCAGTTTTATCTTCATCTATAATAGATTCAAATTCATCTTTATTTGAAGCATCTTCTGATTTATCTAAAGAAGTTTCATTGTCTTTTTTATTTTCTTCTTGCACATTGTTGTCTTCTTTATTGTCTTCTCTATCTTCTTTAGAAGTTTCTTCTGATTTATCTTCTTTAGAAGATTCTTCTTTTTGATTATTATCTTCTTTAGCATTTTCATTTATAGCTTCTTTTAATTCTGTTGTTTTTTCTTCAACTTTCTTATAATCTTTTTCTATATTTGAATCGTCTACAGTTATAACATCATCAAATTCATCTATAGATTCAACTATTTTTTGTGCATAATCTTTCATTTTGTCTTCTAATTTAGTATATCTTCCATAAGTGTAATGCATATCGCCTGTATCTTTACATTGAGATAATTTTCTAGTACCAACACCATTATGTGAAGGACTACAATCAACTATAGTATCATTACCAACATACATACCAATATGATATACACTATTGTGTCTACTACCATTATCGTCATTCCAGAAAACTAAATCTCCTGGTTGTACTTCATCTTTACTTATTTTCTTACTATTATTTGAAAATGCTAAGGCATTTGTATTTCCTGCATCAACTTTAACTCCCATATCGTTCATCATTTGAGATATCAAACCAGAACAATCAAGAGAGCCTGATTTATAATTCTTTTCTCCAAAATCATAAGTTATGCCTTTTCCTTGGTATTTATCTGCAGTGTCATTTACAACTTCTTTCTTAGAAGTTTTGCTAGAAGAAGTTTCTATTTTAGTAGCTTCAGTTTGTTCTTTGTTAGTATCTATTTCATCTAGCTTAGGTCCTTCTTCTTCTTTAGCTATTTTTAACAGTTCTTTCTTTTCTCTCTTGAATCTTAATCTAGCTGAACGTTGAACTGCAGAAGATGAACTTCTGAAATGATAATCTACTGTGTCATATTTATGTTGACACATGATACCTAATAATTCAGTATCACTCATGTCATCACTTAATTTTATACCTTTATTTTGAACTTCCTTGAATAATGTTACTATTCCTCCTCTACCAAATTGATTTGCAGTAGAAATTAAAAACTCTGTTCTTGCTCTAGATTTTTTCAAATCTATTCCTGTTTCTTTTTTAACTTTTTCATAACCTGGATTTATTAATTCTCCCATAGCAAATTCAGTTTGTGCTTCTTCAAATTTACCTTCTAATTCTCTATAGCATTTTTTCCAAGCTTTTCCAAAAGCAGGCGTTCCTGCTTTCGGATTACCTGCATCTTGGAATATTTTATATATTTCAGGATAATCACTATCTTTACTCCAGTTTACAAAATCTTTAGCACTTCCAGTTGTAGTACTGAATTGGTATAATCCATAAGATATACCACCATAATCACCAGTTCCTGGAGAAACATAACTACCATCTCCGTCACTTCCTACTTCATCAGAAAAACACATATATCCAAGTCCTCTGTATGAGTTATCATCATATCTGTCATAAGCACTAGCTTGGGAGCAACTAAATGCTCCTGCTAATACTAGTGTAGTTGCCCCAACAACTACCATTTTTTTACTTCCATTTACTAATGCCAATTGTTTTTCTTTTAATCTTTTTTTCGCTTCTCTTTGTCTATTTTCCTTATCAAACATTATTTCTACTTTTCTATTCATATTACATTTACCCCCTATTATTTATATTAAATTTGATAATTCATTTTGTTCTTTTTCTATCTTAGCCTTCATTGATTCTCTATCTTGATCGTCATATTTATATGTGTCAGTATAAGTGTAATTACCTATACTGTTTATTTTTTCTTTCTCAACTTTATTTATGACATCCTCAACTGACATTCCCTTTTCTATTCCTGCTTGTTCAAATATATACATAGTTCCTTTATATCCATAATTAACAGCAGTTGCAAATACTAATTCTTTCATTGCTGCATTATTAGTATCTATGCTATATTTAGAAGATAAATCTTCCATAGTATTTTTTACATATGTTAAATATAAATATTGAAATTGATATTCTTTCATTTTGTCTTCTTCTTTTCTAGCAGCTGTTTGCCAACCTGTTGTGAAGGTTGTTGTTCCTGGAGCATTTACATTACCAAAATATTCTTCATATAAAGTAGGATCTACATTTTTAATATAATCAGTAACATTCTTGACATATCTAGAACCTGATTTTGGTGAATCTGTAAATTCTCCTAATCCATAAGTGTTACAAACAGAAACTTTTACATCATCGTTTTCTTTATATCTAACATACCCCTTTCCATAGTAATCTGATTTTCCTTTTACAAAGACATCAAAATACACATTACCAAATAATTCTTCATTTGATGTTTCTTTTAATGTCTTTTCAACTTCTTTATTTTCTGCTTTGTTATTATTGCTATTGCTATTATTTTTTGTTGTTGTAGTTTTATTATTATCTGCAGTATCTCCAGTTATAGATTGTTCTATTGTTGCTATATTGTCATTTAACACATTATTTTGATGTCTAGTATATAACGTATAACTTGTTAATAATAATAATAAAGCACAAACAATACCTATTACAACCTTTTGTTTTCTTTCTGATAAAGTTGTAAATATTTGATTTAATAACATTAAACATTCTAAGAATTCATTAAGTAACCATTTAATAAGCATGAATCCCATTTTTAATATTTTGCCTATTATTTTGAATGTCATTTTTATAAATAATATTGCTAAATTTGGTATTGCTTTTAAAACTTTTACAAAACCTTTTTGTTGTTTCTCATTGATGTTTGGTTTCTTTCTGTCAATTTTTTTCTTGTTTTGTTCATTAACATATTCATTAAATTTCATAAAATCATACCCCCAGTATATATTTTTATTCAATTATATAATATATAATTGAAACATACATGTTTTTCATGAGGAACATACAAAAAAAATAAGCCTTTGCAGGCTTAATAATATTACCTCTCTATTACAAAATTGTTAGAGAGGTAATAAAATTTTAAAATAATTTGTTGCTAAATCCTCCAAATTCTTTTTCCAAGAATTCTTTTAATTTTGCCATAGTAACATCATTGTTACAATAGATGTCAATTATAACTACTTCATCATCATATCCGTTAGCTCTATTAATATGATCATTCGTCCAAGACGAATATATTCTGTCAATTAGCACATCATCTTTAAATTGTGCTAATTTTTCTCTAATCATAGGACCATACTTTTCTTCTGTATCGTCCATTAATTTTGTTGGTAAAAATGTCCACCAACTAATTCCTGGTGATTTTGTTTCCCTTACAGCATATCTTGCGTTTGCAACTTCTTTTATAGCACATTCTCTACACACTGGATATTTTGTGTGTATTTTGTGCATGTATCTGTCGATTTCTTCTCTAGCACATTCTTGTGCTAGATATATTGTGTAATCGTCTAAACTGTCAATACGATTTCTAGAAGAAATCAATTCCTCTGGGTCATCTAGAAATAAAGTCACAGCTAAAGAGCAATATGTTTCTATAGCTTCTTCTTCTCCTGATAAACTTTTTTCTACTATATCATATAATTCTTTCATAATAATACCTCCTAAGTATTTAAATATATTTTATTTTGAATAAAGATATAAACCATTTTATACCTTTATTCACTATTATAATATAGTAATGAAATCTCATGAATTGCAATACTATAAAAAAAATAATGCCTAGATAAACTAGGCATATCTAATTAAACTAAAGTGTAAGTACCAGATGTCAACATCTTGTATAAAGCACTTGTTGTAATTACACGTGATGATCCGATTGTATAATGATAAGGTATATGAGGAATAGAATGACTGCAATATATTATACCAGTTGTCGTAGTTGCCATTATTGTGCTTATTGTTCCATAGCCTAGACCTCTATATGCAATACTGTGCCCAACTAGATGTGGTAGAACTGATGCAACCCCTTTAGTACGCAATAAATATATTAAGACACTTATATGTGGAGAACCTGGTATTGTAGTATAGTGTCTTGTATAGCATTTACTGCTTGCTGGTGGTAACACAAAAGGTTTTGCTTTTGATAATGCATAAGTTGTAGCTAAACTAGATTTTACTTTAACATATTTAGACATAAATACCTCCTTAAATTGCCATCCTTATATATAGACGAGAATTATGATGGCTTCGCCTTATTTTTTTATATTAATATTGATTAATCTTCATTTTCATCTAGAAATATATAACCTTGATGCTTCAATTGAAGTACTTTTAACTTACCTTCATCGTTTAAACATGTTCCGTCATTTTGATATACATCGCCGTTATCTGATGTGCAAATTTTAGTCACATATCTTCCAATGTAAGTAGTATACGCATAAGCATATTTATTTCCTGATAATTTTTTCATAATACATACCTCCAATAATTTTATTTTCTTTCAATTATATAATATATAATTGAAATTATTACATCTTTCACTTTATTAAATTGTGGTATATTTTATAAAAAATAAACAGGAACATAGAAAAAAAATAAGACAGGATGTAAAGTCCTGTCTTATTTTTATATGTATTAGAATTCACCTCTCTTTATTTCTAGAATTTCTAATTCTAGTTCTAATGTTCTTTCTTTAACTGCTCTTGTATAAGAATATCTACCGAATTTTTCTAATGACACGATTTCTTCTTTTTCTTCTATTGTTTCCATTGCTAATTCTTCTTCAAACATTCCTTCATAAACTTTTTCTATTTTTTTCATAATATAATACCTCCCAAGTATTTTAAAAATATATGTATTTTAAATAAGATATAAACCATTTTATACCTTTATTCACTATTATAATATAGTAATGAAATTTCATAAATTACACTTCATATGGAATTGATAATGTATAAATTACAAACGGATAAAAAAAGATATATGAGAAAACTCTCATATATCCTTAATTTTTCTTTAATAAATCTATTATTAATTTATCACCTATATTTGGTACTTCATATCCAGAATTAAGTTTTATAATTCTACCATTCAATGTCCAATCTGTTTGTGCTAATCTACCTTTTGTTGGATGATATACATTTATTGTATATATTTTATTTTCAACACTAGGAGTTGTTATTGTGAATTGTGTTTGATTGGGCATTGTACATAAAATTGTTTCTTCTATCATTTCACATGTAGAAATAACATCAGTTGCATTTATTATTGGTCTTCTAAAAGATTGTAATAAATCAACCCATTCGCTAGATAAAATAGTACCTACTTTAGGAGAATTTACTGTAGATACATAAATGTGATGTGTACCATCATCATCTTGTTTATATACCTTCTCATCTTTTCTATACTGTTTAGTTGAGTCATAATCTGTAACTTCTTCTATACCACCACAAGTAATAACATCTAATAAGAAGGTTATTAGATTATCATTATCTAGTTTATATAGAGCTTTTTTGATATATTCTATAGAACTCATATAATCACTCCTTTATATGTTTAACTCTAGTTATAAAGTTATCCATTATTATTTCCTCCATTATTATTATTTTGGTTTTCTATATTATCAGTAGTACCATTTCCTTTAGTTAATATCCTATTAAAATCAACAAATCCTTTTTTAATACATTTCATTGCGTGAACGCATATTTTCTCAACTATAGAAGTATGTGTTTTTAACATCGATATAAATTTTAAAGCTGCATGTTTATCTAATACTCCAGTATTATAATCTTGATGTATTTCATTATTAGTTTGATCCATAGTTCTTTTTAAACCAGTTTTCCAACGTTCTATATTGTTTATAATATCACCAGCCCCAAGTAAATAACTCGAAACTATTTGTTCATTAAGTTGACCTATAGTTACTTTTATTTTTTTATTATTTTTTATAAAACATCTATACGCCGCAGCTTTTATCTCACTACCAGAATAGCTCTTCATTCTAAGAGCAACTATCATTTTATCTTTATAACTAGACATATCAGGATTTTTGTTTTTTCTAGCATTTTGAAAAACTTTATCTGCACTTGCAATGAGATTTGTTACATTAACGACTCCATTTCGTAAATTAATATAATCATAAACATTTACTTTCGTATCATGTTTATTTGGATCAGTAAATATTTCTTTCATCATTTTCTTATGATTTACATTTTGAAATCCTTTAAAAAAATTACTCATAGCATCTTTTAATCTACCGAACCATTCTAATAATACTTTTATCAAATTAGATATGATTTTTTTAATATCAAAATCTACTCTTTTGTCATTTTGTTTTAGATTTTCATTATTATTATTTGCGTTAGTATTTGTGTTATTATTATTTTGATTATTATTGTTGTTATTTTGATTATCATCTTCTAATAAAATATCAATTGATTCATATAAATAATCCAAAGGATCGAAATATTCAAAAGCAAAAGATTCCATTATTATATTTCGTTCATTAATTATGTCATTTATGTTTTGCATTTAATCACCTCCTATGAATTAAGAGAGTTTAATTCTCCATTCAATTGTTCAACTTTACTCATCGCTTTCTTCATTTTGTCTCTATAAAAACTATAATAACCATTTTTTGATGTATCAGTCATATCCATTAATTTATTTTCAGCACTGTCTATTGCACTTTTGATATTACGATTGTCTACATCTAAAGAACTTCTTAAATTAGTTATTTTAGTAACATAACTATTTAACCAATCTAATGTTGTTTTTATAACTTTTTGTGATACAGCATTTACACTCTTAGCTTTATCCAATATTTTCTTTGCTTCTGTTTCATCTGCATTTTTTGCATCATTTTCCATTTTTTTATAAATATCTTCTACTTTCTTTTGATACTTTCTTAATTGATCTATGCATTCTTTTCCTGCTTCATGACTATATGATTTATAAACATCATCTTTTAAAAAATCTTCTGCAGTCATTTCCTTATCATTTCCACTATTTAGAAAATATTTTTGTATAGATTTCCCTTTAAATTGACCATAAGGGTCATATGATGCTATAGCTTTTCTACAATCAGTTATTGCATCGTTTATAGCATATTTCGCATGTCTTAAATCTGGAACCTTTACTTTAGCTAAACTTTGGTCAATAGATTTTCTTCTTAAGTCGTTTAATTTCTTTTTTTGTTCTTCTACTTTTTTTGGAAGTTCTGTTAACTTATTTGACCATTTCTTAACTTCTTCTTTACATTCACTGATTTCTGCTAAAAGCTTATCTCTTTTTTGCATATATTCTGATTTAGTTGCTTTTTCTACTGCAGCGTCTGTCATTTTTTTAACTTCATCTTCAAGTTTATCAATCTTTTTGTCTATTTCTTTATCTTTTGTTTGAATAACAACTTTGGTTTTATTCATATCATCTATTTTATCAGATATTTCTTTAAGTTCATTCATTTGAGCATCTGCTTTTTTATTTGAAGCTGCTTTAGAAGCTGTTGTAGTAGAGCTTGATGATGTTGAACCACCACCTCCACCTCCACCTCTACTAAATTTACCAGCAACCCAATTTATTAATTTTTGTATCCAACCTTGAATTATTCTACCCAATGCTTTTATTTTTTCTACAATACCACCAATAAATCCTTCGGATAATACAACTGCATTTTCTTCTAATATTAATGGGTTAAAATAACCTATTGATTCTATTATCATATCTCTATTATCAAATAATTCGTTTATATTTTGCATAACGTTTTACTCTCCTTTCAATGCTTTATTTGCTTTAGTTACTAATTGTGTAACCTCTTCAGCATAATTAGATAACCATTTCACACCAGAACCCAATACTTTTTGAGTCATCATATTTATATTTTTTGCTCTAGTAAGTAATTTATTAGCTCTATCTTTGTCAGTTATACCAGATGCTGTTCTTTCTAATTGTGTGTAAGATGCTTCAAGATTTTTTTGATAACTTCTTATTCTATCAACACAATCTTTACCTGCTTTTTTATTATATGATAAAAAAACAGGATTTTTAATAACATCAGCTGGTTTCATTTTTTCCATACCTTGTTTACGAAAATAATCTCTAGGAGTTTTTTTAGAAAATTGTTCCATTGGATTATCTGTACCTAATGCTTTTTGACAATCTTGTATTAATGAATTTACAGCATCTTTTGCATTTACTAATTTAGGAACTGACATTTCTGATTGTTTTAATTTCTTTTCTATAGAATCATCAGCTAAAATGCTATCAAGTTTTTTAGAAATTTCACTATTTTTTATTTGATCTTGATATTTTTTTTCAGTAGCTGCAATATTTTTGTTAGTTTTAGCAACTAGACTATCTGATTTTTTATCTTTACTTTCAGATTTTTCAGATTTACCTATACCTAAATTATTAAATTTACCAGCAACCCAATCTATTAATTTTTGTAACCAGCCTTTTATCATCTTACCCAATGCTTTTATTTTCTCCACAATTCCACCAATAATTCCTTCTGTAACAACAACATTGTTATATTCCCCTACAACCAATGGGTTAAAATAACCCATTGATTCTATTATCATATCCCTATTGTCAAATAATTCATTTATATTTCGCATAAATAGTCCACCTTTCTATTATATTTTATAAACAGAAGTAGTATCATCTACATCAACTAATTGTAATATATCATCTTTAAAAATGATATTATTGTTATTATATACAATACTATCTTTTGTATTCATTATATTATTGTATAATCTCATAGGTATATAATCTTCTATGATGCTATTATTGTTATTTTTTCTAATACTTATAGCTTTTCGTAACATGCCACTAGAAGAATTTATCATAGATAGTGATAATTTATTTTCAAATAAACTTAGTATATAAATATTCCCATCTATAGTTCTTATTGCTTGTGTTGGTGATTCGAAAATTTCATTTGTGTTTTCTAATTCAATATCGTTTCCTTTAACATAACATTTATAATTTACATTAGTTACCATATCATGTAATTTTAATGGTCCGATAGTTAAATTATTTGTATTTCCAGTATAAGAAGTAAATTTAAGTTCATTGTTATTTATTGATATTGAATACATGTTACCATTAATATCTGTTATTTTATCTATTATATCTTTAACTAAAACCAAATTACCATTTATCATTGTTAAAATAAATTCATCATCATAATTATTATATATAAATATTTCTGTTTTAGAATTAGTAGGTGCTGTTGTTATTGGCTCTATTTGTAAAGAATCATTATTCATATATATCATGTAATATTTTCTAGTAACAGCATCTTTAATATAAACCACTTTATCTATTTTAACATCTTTTTCCATATATGATCTATAAGACACAACCTGATTATCTCTAACCCCTAAAGAATATATATTATCATCATTACTACGTAACAATAAATATTTATCATTTATATCATTTGTTCTATTTATAACAACATCACCATTTCCATTAGCAGATAAAGAAAATTTTATTTTGTTTTCAGATTCCATAACAAATTCTCTACTTATACTATAAGATAATGCTTTATTATATATATTATTAAATATTTTTTCTAATTTAACATCAGTCCCTTCTAATTTTATATTATACCACCCTTTAGATGAATATATAAGTGAACTTATATTATATAATATAAGTTTCTCATAAGAAGTTTTTTCAAATATTAAACCATTATTTTTTATTTTTCCTATATAATAATCACCATTATTATTTTTAACATATAAATATCCTGCTCCTAAATCATAGTATTTATGAGAACTGTTTATTATATTTATAGATAAGGATTCATTTCCTCTATTTCCAACAACATCTAATAGATATTTATTACCATTCACATCTTTTATTCTATGTGTTATGGTAGATATTGGTTTTATGTTAACTACATTATTATTAATATCAACTATATTTATCATTTCTTTATTTTTAACAACCATTTTTTGTTTTTTATTTTCTACAGCAAAATCATTTTCATTACATTCAACAATATTAACACTAGAACCATTAGGTACTAATTGATATATTTTATTATCAGAACCTAATATATAATGATTTTTATATATAAATGTAATATCAGAAGGTTTATTTCCTATACTCAATCCAACATTATTTGAATCTACAGTAATCATCTTTGTATTACTATATACTAATCCATATTCCAATGGAGCAGAAAAAGTTCCTCTCTTAGATAAATCTATAAATTGTATTACTTCTATTTCATTATTAGAATGTAATATAAATTTACACAATATACCTCCTGTACTTATTAAATTTATACCTCTTGAATCTCTAACAACTACTTCATTACAAGATTCATAAGTTAAATTATTTCTATCTCCTATATACAGTTTCCAATAGTCTAAATCTTGATTATAAAAATATAAATCATCATATATATTACTATAGGTTTTATTTGAATCTAGAGTATTTGATAAATATAGCATTAAATTATCATCTACGTTTAAATTATATACAACACTATTTAATTTAGATTTCAATCTAATATTATTATATGGTGTATTCGGTAAATAATCAACAATTCGCATTACACCATTAACAACATCTATCATTTTATCTTTATAATTATCTGATTTTAATGTAAATCCTATATTATGATTTTTAACCAATAAATCAGAATCATATTTTTGAATAGGATTTATTGATGATTCTGTTATATCAAATTCATAAAACATCTTATCTGAACCCATTATATATTTTACCCCTTCTTCAATATCAGGTTCATATTTTATATTTAAAGTGTCATCTGAAGAAATAGAAATACTATATACTTTACCATCTCTAGATTGAATATATTTTCTAAAATCTTCAAATAAACCTAATACTGGTTTTGTTTTACTATTATCGACCATTAAATAATATCTACTATCACCATATATCAATCTGGCTCTTTTGACATCTCTAATAGGATCTTTATGTGTTATTCGCATTACTTGAACCACACCTGTATCTGTTATTATCACATTATATGGATTATCATCTTTATCATATAATACAATACCTATTATTATATTTGCTATTATACCTAATCGTTCCCTTAATTCTATTATTATTCTTTGATTTGCTGCTAAAGGTTTAGTAAAAGTTATAGTTTTTTCATTTATTTCAAAATCATATCCTCTAGCAAAACGAGTCATTCCTCTATATACAGCAACAGATGTTTGATTTGTATCAAAATCTAATTTTATAGTATACTTACTAACAGAACTTTTAGGTATATATACTTCTTCTCTTATCCTAATAGTATTAAATGTTAATGTTGGTCCATTATACATTTTACATATCGGAACCCATTTATTAGAATTAAATTCTCCTATAGTATTATTAACTATACATTCATATACATAATGTTCACCATTTTGTTCTAAATATACTAAATCTCCTATTTTATACATCTTAGATATATTATAGTTTTCAACATCATTCAAATTTTGTATTATTAAGTCTATTATCATTTTTATTAAATCATTATGTGAAAGTTTATTTGTGTTTGTTTTAGCATAACTTATATCCATATCACATCACCTCCTTTTTATTTCTCATCAGAATAATGAATAATATCATCTAGCAAATCATTTAAATATTTAGTAAACACGGTTATTATTAGCCTATAATCTTGATGTATATTACAATTATAAATTAATATAGTAAGATTATCCCAATCTATTTTATATTCGCCTCGCTTTTCATCCATTATTCTATCATTTTTATGAACTTCAATATTCATAAAACTATCTAATGGTATACCATTTTTTTTATGGTATTTTATGGCTTCATTCAAACTAGTATTTATAAATTCTTTGAAACTCAATACATATGGAGGTTTGTAATTATAATCACTTAAATCAAAAGCTGGTGCTGTATATAAATTCCATCCTTCTGGTATTCTTGAATTACTATATATTTGCTGAGGAGTTATAACAGGAATTATACTATCTACTAATAAATCATCATTTGATTGTATTTTATTATTAAATATTGCATCATTATTTGATATATAATAATATAATCCCGCTGTAACAAAATCACATCTGACTGAAAAGGTTATATTGTAACTATCATATATTTGACCTTTTTTATTACCTTCATCCATAGCTAAATTTTGTATAGTAATATTTAAATGACATGGATGAAATCTAAAAAACTCATGTCTACCTGAACTATTTTTATATTTTACTGTCACGGGATATAATGAATGTGAATTAACATATGATAAAAAATCACCCATTCGTTTACCATCTGTAAAAACATCTTCATATCCAGAATCTAATGCTAATAAATACATTATATCTCTTGATACAAAAGATTCTAAATCTGCTATCATTACAGAAGTCCATTCCTGTCTAACTCTTTGTTTAAAATAATGATATAAATTTATTTGCTCCATTAAAGTATCTACTATCAAAGTAACATCAAAATTTATTCTTAAGGCAGTCATCAAAAATTGAATCTGTCTATGATTTTCTTCATCATAAAAAAATTCTTGTAGATTACCTGTATCTATATCATCATTAGCCATATCATATATCCTATTAGCAAGATATGTTTGATTTATAGGTAAATCATCTAATGTATCAGTTTCTACTCTAGGTCGCATTACTAACATAGGTTTATTCTTTTTAAGAAACTCACTTCTTTTACTAGTATATTGAGCAAAATCTTTATATGCTATAGTCGAATTAACATAATTTGTTTTAAAATATTTTTTAGGAAATAATCTAGTCAACCATTGGTTAACTAATGTTGTGACATTTCCATAAGTATGTGCCATACTTGCACTTGACATTGAATAACGCATATCATTTCCTCCTTCTAAAATTATCTTATATTTTTGTTTTTTAATAAAAAAAATAAAACAAAGTAGAAAGAATCTACTTTGTTTTATTAATTAAACTATAAATCTAATAATAGTAATACCATATCAGTATCTTTACTAGCTTTTTTAATTATTGGTGTAAATATATCATCCAAACATTTTACTATATAATTTCTAATAAACATAGTCGAAGATGCTATTAATGCTATAACTGAAGGTTTGTTTTCGCAATATTTACTAGAAATAATATATTCACAAAACTCATTCATTAATTTTTCTACTTCTTCTGTTTTCCTATCACACATTGTATCATATAAAGCTTCTATTTTTTTATATTTTTCATCATGCTTATCATTTATTAATTTTTTGTCTTTAATTTGTGAATTAACCATATTTAACATTTCGTTATTTAAGTCTTCAATTTCTTTTTTTAATTTTTCTATATCACATAAATCAGAATTTGATAACTTTTTAAAATTATTTAATGTTAAATTATATTTATTTACATCCAAATCCTTATATATGTCTGGATCTAATATTATAATTGGTGTATCTAAAATATTTGAAGATAGTATATCATCTATTGTTATTGCATTACGGTCTGTTATTCTTTTCATAACATCTTTAGCTATTTTATCAACATCTATTTTAGATTGAATATCTTTAATCAAATCATTAATATTTGTTGATATAATATCATCATAATCATCAAGATCATCATAGTAATTATCAAGATATTTATCAAGAAGATAGTTATCATCAGGATAGTTATCATTACAACCATCTAATGATTTTAATATTTTATTTGCTACTTCATCATTTATATCCTCTTCAAAAAATACAATATCTTTAAATGGTGTTTCGTTTGTCCCTCCTAATAAGTACAATGCATTTATTAATACTTCATCAAATTGATTTTTGTCCATATAAATTACCTCCTAAATTTATATATTTAGTTATTTGTTAATTATTATATAAAAAAATAAAAAGGAATCATATGATTCCTTTTTATAAATACTATTTACAAGAAGTTATTTCTTTATAATATCTTTTAAACTCTTCTTCATTTTTTAATATTTCTCTAGCATCATTTAATTCTTTTTGCAATTCAGATGATAAAAATTTATATCTTCTTTCATAATATTTCTCTTTTAAATGAGTATATACTTCATTATATATTTTATCTTCATCATACCCTTTAGATTTGTTATAATCATATGATCTAGATATCATTTTATAGATATTAGTACTTCTATCTGCATCAGATACTATTTTAGATATCATTGAAGTATATTCTCCGTTATACCCTGAACGATGTTCTAATACTGCACTGTATATTTTATAAATTTCATCTTCCTTAAAATATCTTTTAAGGAATTTGGCATGTTCCAGAACATATATGGCTGAAGCTATATGATGTACTGCTCTTGAATTTGTTAATAATCCTATATCATGAAACAAAGCTGCTACACAACAAACTTCAGGATTTTCATTGAATTCTATTGCCATATTATAAGATTTTTCTATGACATCTATAATATGGTCTTTACCATGACCTCCTTCTTTTACATTATCGTATTTAGGAAGGACATCTTGTATCAATCCTATTATTTGAGTTCTCATAAAAATTACCTCCTATTTATTTTATTTCAAATATATCATATATAATTGAAATATGCATGTTTTTCACAAGGAACATAGAAAAAAATAAAGTTGCACAATTGTGCAACTTTTATTTTATAAAGGTTTTATGGTTAACCTTAAACCACTAATAACTACTCAAAATCAGGGCGTCCAGGATATACTGTATATCTATTATACAACATTCTTTTTTCTTGTGGAGGCACCCTCATAAAATCAGGATGTGCCACCATGGCAACCACCAATCCTGGATATGCTTGTGCAGCAATTAATAATCCGATGATTATAACATCTGGATATTCTGAAAGAAACTTTTGAATAATTTCTTTTGTTTCCTTGTCAGCTATAAATTCTGTCATTTGTAAAGTGACATTATCTACGCAAGAATATGTTGGTGTAGTTTCTACTCCAGCGTTTATTAAAATGCCACTTGGTTCAACTGTAACGTCTAATTCTAAATTGTCATCAGTTAATCGTATTGCATGTGGTGTTGTGTTAATTACTTTTACACCATTTACTTCTACTATACTTTCTACTAAATCTGTTATTTTTATCATAATAATACCTCCTAAGTATTTAAATATAATTTTATTTGAATAAGATATAAACCATTTTATACCTTTATTCACTATTATAATATAGTAATGAAATCTCATGAATTACATATATAATTTTGTCACATAAAAAATAAATGGGAGATATATCTCCCATTTATCTATATTTTATTAAATTCACTTATACCTATTGCTAAATCTTTGATAGGTAACATGTTTGCATTAAGTAAACCATCATCATGACTTATCATCATATATTTTTTAGGATTAAATCTCTTCCATTCTTCAATTTGTTCTTTAGAACAGATTTTCATAGTTGTTAAGTTATCGCCATCATAATCGGCATTTAATCCTGGTAATATCATAAATGATATGGACATTGTTAAATCATCTATTTCATGTGTTACATCTACTATTCTTTGTAATAATACTGAACCATAATCTATAGTTGGTGGTCTATTTATACCGTACCACGCACCTTTTTCTATAATTTTTTTCATTATTTCATATATTTTATTACTAAATTTAATGCAACCGTAATACCATTCATTATATGCCTGAGATTCACTTATATTTTGAGTTTTAGCCAACATTCTAATTATCTCAAATTTATATTCTTCTAAAAATGACATATATGGAACTATTATTTCATCTGCAGCCAAATCTCCATTTGGAATTATTACATGTCTTCCTGTAAAATTCATTTTACCTGCAATAACACCAGATTTAATAAAACCGTCTTTTTTATTTATTAATGCAAACATTTTATCATATAACTCTTGCATTTTTTCTTGTATATATGATAATTTTTTATTTATTGTCATTTGAATATTATCATTTGCTTTATTTAAACTAGATACTGTACTAAATAAAAGATTATATGTCTTATCAATGTTATTAGCAAAGTTTACCTCATCTTGAATAACAGCAAATCTCAATGCAGAACTAAATACAGGAATATATCTTATAAATAATTTATCTTTATTTTGTCTAACAAATTCTGCATTTCCTTCCATTTTTTTATTTCTTTTATTCTTTTCAACATAATATTCAAATATCTCATCAAATCTTTTTTGAAATTCAATCATCCCTATTTTTGCATATGGTTGATCTTTATATTTTTCTTCATTAAGATACCCCTTAATAGGATTACCATTTTCATCTGTATCTAAATGTCTTGGTGCTTTTAATATATTCGCTAACACACTTTGTTTATTTTTCTTTCCAAACATATTGTCTAGGAACATATACATTTGAGGATGAATAATCCTATGTTTTTTTAATACAATATATCCAAATTTACCTAAATCTATATCTACTAATTTTACAGGTGTTCTACAATAAGGACATATTGCAGATTCATATGATTTTCCCATTAAGTTTCCACATTCACACATATATCTTTCTTTAAAAGCATTGTCAGTATGCATTTCACTATAAAAGAAATCTGAACGAATACCTCCTTTATTGTAAGTATTATCTGTACTTTTTTTGTCTTTAATTGGTTCTGTTACAACAAAACCTTTACCAGTTCTTAAATCTAATTCTGCTTGTTTATCCATATCTAATATGGATAAATGATAAGCTCCTATTTTTGATTCATTGTCTTTTATTAACATGTTTACCTCCTTTTAATAATAAAAACACACCACACATTACACAAATCAATCTATATTATCACATAGTGATAATATAGAATTGAAATCTCTGCTTTTTACACTTTATCTTATTTTTATTTTTATTTTATGTTTTATACATATGTTGTGTATTTTCTCATAATCCATATCATCAAAATATAATTTTCCAATATCTAGTGATAAGAATTCATTTAATGCTTCATTAACTGTACTTAATATATTATCTGAAGTATCAAATATTCTTTTAAAATAAGTTCCTTTTTTAATTATAATTATAGTATAAGAAACATTATAACATTTACTAATAATTATAAATTCTTTTAAAGTCAGTGGAATATTTTTTTCACATTTTTCCATTATACCTTTATAACAAGCATTGTCTAATTTAGCAACCTCGTGTACAACGACTTTATTTTTTCTAGATAGAAAAACATTATTGAATCTAAATTTTTTACCTATTAACATCATACTCTATCACCTCATTTATATAATATATAATTATTATTGTTGTAGATTACATTAGCCCCATCTTTTTGATGGGGCTAAATATTATATTAAGAAATTCAATAAATTAACATGTTCAATATCAACTATTTTTCTCATTTCTACTAAATCATATGTTTCTGTTAACAATGGTAAATTTGTCAATTCACCATATTTATCATAACCTTTTTGTGTTATATTTACTTGTATTTTATCATAATCTTTTAATAGTGTATTTATATCAGTAAATACAGTATATTTTAATAATAAATTTATACATTCTCTTATTACTTCATCTCTACTCATATTTGAATTAGGATTTTCTTGTCTCCATGCTTCTGCTAATTCATGAGCATCGAATGAATAATCATATATTTTATTTTCGTTCATTTTTAAATTCCTCCTTATTTTCATTTATTATATATTTCATGGATGATATTGCAATATCATCTTTACTATTTTTATATTTTGCTAATATATTCTCACATTCCTTAAAATCATTGATTATTTTTTCAATAACATTTACAATATCAGAATCAATTCCCATGATATCTTCATCTCTAATACCAAGTGCATTTTTTAATAAATACGAACGGCACACTTCATAACTTTTATCAGAATATCCTTCTTTAGGTATTAATATACAAGAATGAATAATAGCACTAGGATTGTGTATTAAATCAATTTCAAAAGTGTCTTTAATTTCTATTACAATATCATGTGATATATGACGTTTATATATAACAACAGTCAATGATTCTTCATCAGATAAACTAATCTCTGTCTTATGTTCGGAAATATCATCATAATCATGATTATAAAAATTACAAAAATTTGTTTCTTCTCCATTTTTTAAATCATTTAAATTTTCTGAAATTTTTTTTAAAAATGGAATTATAACATCAATATATCTACTCATTATTTAAAATCCTCCTATTTTTTAACCACTATATCCCTAATCAAATAATTAGAAAGTTATATCATTCAAATCAATAACATTTGTTTTTACTGACGTATCATGGAATGATTTCATTTTAATATTAACAAGACTACCTGTTAATGCACTACCAGTTAATCCTACAACATTTATCCCTATTTTTTTAAAACTCAATCCAGCACATGTTAAACACACACCATAATCACATCCACAATATAAAATAGATCTCAATTTAACTTTTTTACCTATATATTTGCTCATATTTTCACTTGTAAGTAAAACAGTTTTGTTTCCGTCTATAATATATCTATCATTACATTTTTTAGCTACGGTTTCTGTTAATAATATCTCAACATAACCCTTAGAACCACAATCTTGAACATCTTCTCTTAAGACTATAGATTGTAATGCTGAATTCATTTGTTTAGCTTTATACCCAGTATCTTTAACTTCACATGTTTTAGGAAATGCTCCATTTACAACATTAGAACCAGTAGGTGATATTTCATCTTTAGATATTCCTTCATAGAAATTCTTAGTTACAAATTCATATTTACCTGAAGCCAAATTCATTATAGGTCCTTTCATTATAGATAACTGTTTATAGTTATTACTTATAGAACCTTTAGCTCCAGAATAATATAAATCCATAGAAGGATCATCTCCAATTTCATCTTCAGCCATTTTAGTTAATTTTGATTCTATTTCAGACATTGTTATTATATCACCTTTATCAAGGGCTTTTTTATTCTCTTTTATTAATTTATCTCTTTCTTTTATTACTTTAGGAACAGGTTTCATTCCTCTCATAGTAAATGAAGAAGCTATAGGTTCATTTAATTTATTACCTAACCATTGAATTCTCATTAAATAATCTCCAAAATCTTCTGGAGTTATTTTGTCATCTCTAAGTAATTCAGATAACTTAGCTTCTAATTTTTCTAAATTTTTACCATTAATAACATCATTATCATAACCGATTAATTTAGAAAATCTAGGTTCTATTATGAACTTATTAAATATAAAACTACCAACAGTAGTATCAATTGTATCTTTATTCATAAATTCACCTTTATTTAATTTAAATACATCTTGTGGTAAAAATTTAGCAGGTTTTATTTTACCATCCACTAAATTCTTACCAAATAAATCCATTAATAAAGTATATGTTATATGATCAGGAGTTAATTGTAATAACTCCTTTTTTTCATTATCTGTTATTCTTCTAGTCATTATTTACACCTCCTATGAAGTATAAATTCTATATATAATAGTCATATCTTTATTATTAACAAGCATTTCATTAGGTATGTTTAATTTAGAAAATAACTTAACTTGTTTATAATCTTCTGTACCGTCAGATAATGTTTGTTTTATTCCAGTAAATAATCCTATTGAATTTATTCTTGCTGTTTCAATATCACCGTTTATTTCAAAATATTCTCGAACATCCCTTTTAGTTATTTTTAATATCATTTCTGCAAATGTTTCTATAGGTTCAGTACGAGCAGTATCATGAACACCACTACTAACTTCAGAACCGTCTTCATCTTCATCTCCATCTTTCCATAGAACTTTTATAGTAGGACTTTGTTCAAATTTTTTTAAGAAATATGATACTCTACCATCATTTTCTTTACGTTTAAACCAATATTTTTCTTTATCTTCATCATTTAATTCATCGTCTGTTACTCTAAAAGGAACCATATCAAATATTTCTCTTTCATAAAAATTAACATCGACTACTGATAATGAAGAATCACCACATCCACCTATACCTACACCAAATAAACATACTGCTGTATTTTTAGGATATTTTTCTTCAATAGGGTTTTCTGCTGCTATACCCATTATATTATTTAAATAATCTACTGTTATTGGAGAAGGTACATTAAATATTTTTTCTAATATAAATAGAGCTCCTCCTAAAACTATTTGATTTTCTGTTTCAAATAAAACTTCTTTTGTTAATGAATCTAAACCTATTATTTTTGTTTTTAAATTTCCTTGTTTAGATTCTATTCTCATAGGTTTGATTTTATCATTATTATCGATATTATCTTTTAATATCATGGTCATTTGCATCAACTCCTCTTATTTCTATTTTTGGTAAATTTTCTTTGATGAAATCTATTTGTTTATCAATATCATCAATAGAAGTATCTCCAGGTTCAACGAATCCTGTTTTTAAGACATTTCTGTTTTTATCATACTCCTGTTTATATTCATCATACATTTTAATTTCAGGTTGAACTCCTTTAAAATTAGAAGTTGCTTGAATAGATGTTTTACATATATAAACAACATTATTTATTCTTATTGTCGCAACAGTTTCTCCATCTTCTAATTTTCCTAATATTGTTACTTTCATATTATTATTCATATAATTTACCTCCTATAATTAATATTATTATAGTGTTTAGTCATAAATAATTTGTAATTTGTCTCTAACATTGATTTTATCATTATTATTTGTTCTCGTATTGAACATATTATAACTCATAAGTATTTTATCCATTGTACCATTTCCATCATCATCTAGAGCATTTACATATGATAATCTAACCTTTTCTCTAACATCATAATTCGAATGTACGAAATTTATATCATTATATTCTTGAGGTTTTTCTCTAGGTTGTATTTTTACATGTAAATCTATATTTTCTATAGATCGTATTCTATTCCAATATGGGTCATCAAATACATATACTACATTAAGATTTCTTAAATCAACAGTATATGATTTAAAAAATTTTATAAGTTCTATTATACATTCAACGATATTATTATTAACACCATTTAATGTTGATAAATATGTTAATGATGGTATCAATTCATTTAATTTACCTAATATATGCTCTATTATAACACCACATTCGTCTTTTTCTAATAAGTCTATATAATCAGCTATATGTGGTAATTTATCTCTAACATATTCCATGTATGATATAGCAACTAAACCATTATTTAATTTAAAAGCTTTTGTTGTTTCTTTTTTAATCATTAATGTTCTATATAAATCTTGATAAGCTCTAAATACTTTAATATCACTGGTTGTATTCATTTGTTCTATACAAAAATTTGCAAAATTTTTGAAATTATTATAAAGATTATTTATATCTTCTACAGTTTCTATATTTAATAGATTTAAGTATTTTGTTATCTCTGGATGTTTAAATATTCTTGGATTTTCTCTTATTTTCTTATTTATTAAATCAAAATTGGCTTCGAAATTAAACCCAAGGACAGATAATATTTCAGCAGGTTTTACTAATATATTACCTTTCATACTATTTTTCTTACACAATAGAGTTGCTAATATGACTATTGAATCAAATATAGATATTGGAGTATCTGTTATTCTTTCTAATTTAATATATAAATAATCTGTACCTTCATGCATAGCATCTTCATTGAATAACCTAGTATCAATGTCAGTTTTAACATCTTTATTATCAATTAACATATTTAAAAAATAAATTGATTCATATAATATTTTTGTTAAATTATAAGATATGCTTATACCTATATACTTTGTATCAATATAATTAAATTCTCTTTCATATAATTCTTTTTTTAAATCTGCATCATCCCACCATAAGTCATCTTCTTCAGTAACTTCTTTATATTCATATCTATTAGTTTTATCTTCTATTGCTAAAATTGTATTGTTATCCATTATATCAGTTGATTGAAAATAAACATCATACATTTTTTCATAATCAGGTACTTCAGTTGTAGTACCATCATCGTTTGTTATTTTTTTTGTAGCCATTATTGGTATACCATTATCATCCATTAATCTTTCTTTAACTAAAAAATATTTATAAACACTGATTCTTTCATACATTAAAGTATTTGCTATATCATATAAACATTGATCTGTTGATTTAGTTCTAACCATAATGTTTAAATGTTTTATTATTATTCTTTGATAATCCATTGGTAATGTTTCGAAAAAAGGTAGTCCATAGACATTAAACATTTTTTTTACAGACATTAAATCAAAAAAATCTCTATCAACAGACATTTGTATTATATCAACAATGAATCTTTGTATAGTCATCATCATTATATTCATTGCTATAAAATTATCATAATAAGGATATACACTTTTTAAATCAGAATTATAAATAACAGAAACATAATAATCTCGACATACTGTATATGTCTCAAAAAATTTATCTATAAACATTTTATCTATATCCGAATCAAAATATATTATTTGAAAATTTTTAGCATTTCTAGCTGTAACTAAATCAACAGATTTACTTCCCATATGTTGTAGATATTTTTTATCTGGATTATTTGCTATTAAATCAGGAATTATTTTTCTTTCTAATTTAGAAATTATTTCACTAGGATAATCATGTATAGGTCTAACTTCATCTATATCATAAAATTTCATTTGAGATTCTGTTAAATAAAAATATTCCGATTCTTTCTCATTGACAGGAGGTTTTCCTATCAATTCTCTATAATAATCATTCTGTTCTTCATATTCTTTTATTATTAATTCTCTTTTATATTTTAATACCAAGTTTCTTTTATTACGAGGTATTAAATATTTATTTTCATGATACATATAAATTTTTTCTCTATCAGTTATTCCTGCTTTAGATATAACTGAAGGTTCATATAAGGGATATGATTCAAATCTATCCAATTCTTGTTTAGCATTTAAATATCTTTCGGCTGATCTTAAAATATCTATAGTCTCATATTGTGATGCTTCTGATGATATTTTTATTATGCTATTTTCAAGAATATTTTTTATGTTATCAAAAACAACACTTTGCGTAAATGATAATTGATTATCTATCATATATAATTACCTCCTTTTTGTTTTATTTATTAATACAATATATTAATAAATTGTATTAATAAATTAGTTTATAAAGAAGGAGTGATTTATAATGAAAAACGGAATACCAGGAATAGATGTAAAAACTCCAATCCAGAATCCAACAATAGATTCGGATGAAAGTTATTACGAATTACCGTTTTATAAAAAAGAAGATTATTTTTTTGATATAGAAAACGAAGTTAAATTTATAGAAGGTGTTGAACGTAATGTTAGAAAATCGAAATATTATAAACGATATATAGCACATATTAAAAAAGATCTTGGATTGAATTTTTGCCAAGTAAAAGGAAATATTTCTGAAAAAGAAGAAGACGAAGGTAAAACAAGAAGCAAATTAATAGAAATGCACCATGGTCCATTATTTACATTATTTGATGTATGCTCTATAGTATTACATAAAATGATGATTGATGGAGAAAAAATAACTACTTTTAGAGTAGCTAAAAGAGTTATAGATGAACATTTTGCACATAGAGTACAAACAGTTATGCTATTGGAAACTGTTCATCAAATGGTTCATGATAGAAAAGTATTCTTAAACTTAAGTATGGGATTTGGAGATATTTATAGTTTTTTAGATAAATATATGGATGCTATAGAAAAAGAAGATATAATTAAAATTCAAGATTATATTGAACGTTCAAAAAAATATAAAAGTAATGATTTCGGTAACTTAGAAATATTTGTTACTGAATGGAGTAGATTAAATCCTGATTGTATGGATGATGATAACGAATTAGAATTTATAAATTAAAAAATAAAAGGAGGAGTTTATTATGTTATCAATTATGATATTAGCTATGGTTATATGTTGTGCAATATTAGGAATAAGTATGAAAGGTTATTATGGTTATTTAACAGAAGAAAATAACCAAGAAATATTAGAAAAAGAAAAAGAAGAACTTAGAAAAAAAGAAGAACAAGAAATACAATATAGATTAAAAAAAGACGAACAAGAAAGACAAGATAGATTATATAGAGAAGAACAAGAAAGACAATATAGATTAAAAAAAGACGAACAAGAAAGACAAGATAGATTAGATAGAGAAGAACAAGAAAGACAAGATAGATTATTTAAAGAGGATAAAGATTGGAATAGAAAACTTCAACTTGAAAAAACACTTTTACAAAATAAAGCAAAAACTGAAGAGCAAAGAGATTTGTATAATGAAACACATCTAACACATACTATTAGTTTTGAAGATTTGATGGACAATATTAATTTTTTAATATCTAGAGTATGGACACATGAAGAACATTTCTATCTAAAAGCAAATGATATAGTTGTGCCTAAAATAGAAGAAGAATCTATAAAATTCGGTGGGCTGGTTTTAAGTCACATGTCACCCGAATTAAGAAAACAGGCATTATTATATTATTCTTTCGATGGATTATTATATTATATCCATGGTGTTTTCAATGATCTTATATGGAAATATGCTACAGAAAGAAATGAATTACAAGGTCTATACAAATATCTATATAGTAACAATCGTGACCAATTAAAAAAAGATATGGCTCAAGTACGTGAAGATGCTAAAACTGCAAGATCAAAAGGTAACGGGAAAAAAAAATATAAAGATTTCGAAGAGATGTTTAATAGCACCAAAAATGATTTTTATTAAAAAACAATGAGAATAGTCAAATGACTATTCTCATTGTTTAATCTATTTAAAAACTCACAATTGAGTGAATTGTTTAAATAAGTGATATCATTAATGGTATTAGATATTTAAAGAAATTATATCCAATATCAATATCACTAAAACTTTCATCATCTATATATTTTATCAAATATTCTGTTCCATATGATGTCTGTTTATTTAATTTAAATAATGACATTGCATTAAATTCTCTATAATATCCAATATCCAAATCTCTTGATTTGTATCTATATACGAAACCTGCTATAAAATCAAGCAATTTATTACTTTTACCCATTTCAATATATTGGAAATATTGTTTAAAAAATTGTATCATATAATCATTATGTAATTTAAGAAGATTATCATTTATACCTTTTACATCTAATTTTAAATGATTATAATAAAATTCTATATTATTTAAAACCATATAACTACTATATTTATTTTTAGGAACAAATTCTACCTCGCCTAATTTTAAATTATAACATTCTTTAGATACAAATAAAGCATCCTTTTTTATAGATATAATATTATCATTATCTATATTGTTCATTTCTATAAATTTTTTTCTCGCTTCTACTAATGCTTTATTTTCATTTTTAACTAATTGTTTATCTTTTATTTTTATGATCCCCATTAATCTGTTTCTTTCATCCTTACTCATTTCTTCTAATTTTTTAATAATATTTTTATCTAAATAACCATATTCTTTAGCTAACGACAAACCTGCTGATTTCATATCATATTCTATTATTTGATGATTTATAAAAAAATCTATATCTTTATTTCTATAATAATGTCTTTCCCAAATTTGCTTACTCATTATTATCACCTCTTCTTTATATATTGTTATTATTTTGATAAAAAATAAAAACCCAGGAGTCAACCTGGGTTTTTATTATTAAACATCATATTGAATTGAATTTTCTTTAAATATTCCTTTGTCTATCAATAATTTAATATCTTTTTTAAGAGATATAACAGTCAATCTTTTAGCTAATAATCTTCTAGCTTCTTCTTCATCAATTATACAATCATCAAATCTTTCATCTAAATATCCTAGATTATTCAAAGTGTCCATTATTTCTTGTGTGTCATAATATCTCATTCTAGAATAAATACTCATTGCTTTATATTTAAAAGTGTCATTAAATTGAGTCAATAATTCTTCTTTTAATTTTATATCTTCATTATCTGATAATTTTCTTTGAACTATTTTAAAATATTCCTTATCTGATTTTTCATTTATTTCCATTCCAGATGCGAAAATATCATAAGTGTATATGTGTAATCCTTCTCTTACCATCATATTTTCTATAAATAATTTTTTTACTTCATCTATAGCATCATTTGATAAATATAAAGCCTTATCAGAATCATCTGTTGCTTTTGTTAAAACAAATACAATATTATCATGAACATAAGAATCGTTTATTATACTTATATAATTACCAGATTCAAATAATGCGTTTATGACTTGATTTGTATACGCTGTAATATCTTTACCTTCTTTTTTATATTTCAATTTTCTCAATGATACAGCTTGATCGGAAAAGATCAAGTTGTCTTTAAGTTTTGTTAAACCTAATTTCCCTACATGATAATCATCTTTATTTGATGAATCAAATAGAAATTTATACACATAGTCTTTAGTACCAACTAATTTTACAGTATCCTCTAACTCATCTTCAACTATTAATAAATATGCCATATTAAAAACCCTCCTTATTCGATATTATTTAAATAATCTAATCTAGTTATTCCTTTCATATCTAATATATTAATAACTAATTGTCTTCTTGCTAATGCTTTATTTAATCCATAATTAGCAATATCTTTAAATAAATTATATGTGTCTTCACACATATTGTGTTTTTCGTCTAATAATTCTACTATAGTATTTGCATATAATTTATCAATATCATTTACATAACTCATTCCATACATTTCTTCATATTCATTTATTAATTTATATTCATGTTCTGTTATTAGATATCTAAAATTATCTCTATTACGTTTAAATACATATCCTGATATATTACTTACAGAATATTTTAATCCCATAGCTTTTAATTTATGTTTAATGTCAATATACGCATTATCTGATTTTTTAAATACTTTTTCAAATCTATTTTCTACTTTTAATAGAAAATAATTTTCTTTATTGAATACAACTGGTTTATATACATCCACATTAGAGTCGCTATCTTCTATATAACATCTCATTTCTGGTTTTATTTTTCTTTTATTATCTTCAACATATGATGGACCATATTTAAATATATCAATCATATCATTTGTTATAAATGATCTTGTTAAATCATAATATTCATTTTTTATATCATTTATTATTAAATCAACATTACTATGTCTATTTAATACGTCTATATTAGCAAAACATGTTTCTATAATTTGTTGTGAATCACTCATTAATGAATGATAATCATAATCGTATATTATCTTATTATCACCTAAAGCTTCTTTTAAAGATAATCCTGAAAACATTTCTATTTCTCTTTCCATTCTTTCTTCAGCAGCTCTCATTTCTCTAACGATATCTGTATTATTTAATACTAAATTATAATAATAAGAAGGATCGTTAATTGTAACTCCTGAATCTTTTTCTATGTTATTTTCATAATATTCATCTAATGCTTTATAATAATTTATTAATTCTTTCTTTATTTTTATAGATAATGCAAATCTACTAGGTCTAACTTTTTCTTCAAATCTTGTTAAAATTTGGTCTATAACAATATCTACATTTTCGTCATTATCATACATGTCTTGTGGAAATGTTACTTTATCATCTATTTTATATCTGGCTTCAAATTCATCTTTTGCTTCATCTGTATCATAACCACTAGTTATTATTAAATGTCTATAAAGAGGAAAACAGAATTCTTCAGGTTTCCAACCACCTAAAATATTTTGTGCATTTACTTCTGGAGAGTAATCATAATCTATAAGATCACCATTTAATAGTGGTGAATATAAATATTCCCCTTCAACAAAATCATCAGTGTCCATTATATTGTCTATAGTTTCAATTAAACCTATTTTTATATTTTCAAAATGATTTTTTAATTTATCGTCTATAGATTCTTCTTCTTCTATTACATCATTATCTTCTTTCTCATTACTAACAAGCATCATTAATTCATCTAGATTATAATCACCATCCAATTTATCTAAAGTTTCTTCATTTTCATCAGCCATAAAAATATTGCCGAATTCCATATTTAAAACATCATCTAATGATGATACTACTTTAATATCGTCTTGTGATTCTGATAATTTATCTATAAAGTCAACATTGCTCTTATTGGTATTCTTATCATATCCTATTTCATCATCTACCATCATTTCATTATATTTGTCATAATCTTCTTTTGATAATTTTTTATAATTATTTTGTTCTACTTCTTGAAGTAAAAGATTTTTTATATCTTCTACTTTTGAATTCATATCATTTATATATGCCTTCATATTATTATCGTTTAATTCAGGAGATAATAATAACATAGGATATAACTCAGGATAATACATATCTCTATTATTTTTTATATCTTCTATAGTTTCATCAATATCTAATTCTTTATTGTTTATTTTATAAATAACATCAAAGAATTTATTTACTGCATTATCTATTAATTGTAATATTTCATTTGGTATTTCTGGTTTTTCCTCTTCAATTTCATATGTTTCAGTTTTATATACATCAACGTCTATTTTTCCTTTTGAATCATATTTTCCAAATTCATCTTCGTTTACTATGTTTTTTATAGTATTTATTATATTTTTATATCCTAGATTATTCCTCAATGTCGTATACTTAACTGTCTTGCTACAAGAGGAACATTGTAACTCTGTATAATCGTCTGTATATTCTAATACATTGCCACAATATGGACATTTACTTATTTTCTTCCATTCTCTAAATGAAGTTTTATATAAATATCCATAATCTAAGATAACTAATTCACCTGAAGGTCTTCTACCCCAATTACCATAATTCTTAGATGACATTCCCATATCACCAAGAATATAATGTGAATTTTTATTTTTATTAACAGAACTAACTATATCTTGTTCTAAACTACCTAATATCTTTTTTACTTGCAATTGTGATTCTAGAAAATCTTCTTTGTCTATAACTGCAACATATTCTGAAACTAGAATAAGTCCATTAGTTTCATAAGCCAATGCTAATGGTCCATGTTTAGGTAACTTTTTAGACATCGCCAATTCATTTACATTATCAATATATGCTAAATAATTATAAGCTACTTTGATAATGTGATTGTCTAATAAACAAACAAATCTATTAGTACCTTCACCTATACGACGATAATCCCTCCTTTCTCCAAATTCTTCTCTGAATATTCTATCATAGTTTATGGTTTTCTCAACTATAGACATTTCTTTATTTGAATATACATCAAATATTTTCTTCATAAAATCTCTAGAGAAATTTCTTTTTATAAGAGATTGAACTTCAACTGTTCCTTCTTTATAAGTTTTAGTTACCTGTTTCATAAATAAATACCTCCTATTTTAATAATTCTATTTTTCTTTTCTTTCTACTTTTAATTTCGTTTATTAGTTCATCAGTTATCATAGGTTTACTTTCTTTTGAAGCTAATTTAACGAAATCTTCAATATCACATCTATCACTAAACATTATTTTTGCATCACCAACATTTTCTTTATCTACAGTAAATTCATATAATCTTTGAGCTAAATCCATATTATTTTCAGCATATTTTAATATACCTTGAGGATCTAATGGTAATTCAAATGCATCTATTTTGTCATCAACATCAACAACTGAAGATTTAGTAGAACCATATCCTACATCAAGTGCACTTTCATATCCACCAGTATAATCATCAGTATCAGCATTTTTCTTTAGGAACGTAAGAGCAGATCTAACCATTCCTGATAATTCTCTAATATATGCTTGTATTTCATTATCATTTGCATTTATTGTTCTTCTACCTTCACCATATAACATACTAGGATCTTTCTTTCTTAATACATTATTACCAATTCTACTTATTTTCTTCTTCTCATCTTCAATTTGTTTAAATGTTTCATCATACATATATCTTGTTTCATAATCTGCATAATCTTCTATATCTACTATATTATATTCAGGATGCCAATCATATATAGCTTCAGCTCTATCTTTCATCATATTTCTATACGCATCTTGTATTTCTGGATTTGATGCAGCCATTTCATCAGCAGCATAAACACCTTCTTCATATATTTTTTTATCATATGCGTATTGATTTATTACTGCATCAATAGGTAATATTTCAGCATCCCTATCTAACATATCAACAAATTCAGAATGATAAATTTCTTCATTAGCCCATTCTTCATCTTCAATCTCAGCAATCATTCTGTTTGCTGCTCTAACATCATCAAGATCTTTAGATACCAATAATTTTCTAATTAATTCTTCATTTGATCTAAAATTAGAAATCTGTTTATATATTTCAGTTGAATAAAATTCATCTGGTACATCATCTATAATTATTATTTCATCATCATCGTCATAATAATCATCTTCATCATCATCGTCATAAATTACATCATATTCTTCATAATTACCATAATACCAGTCATAATAATCATCTTCATCGTCATCATCATCGTAGTCAGTATCATAATATTCTTCTACATAATCTTCACCATATTCATCAATCATTTCTTGTCTTTCCATTTCTTGTCTTTCTTCCCATATACGAGCACCTAAATCATCATAAATTACTTCTTCTTCATCTTCATCTTCTTTTTTACCACTTCCATAATTTTCTTCCCATATACGAGCACCTAAATCTGGTATAATAACATTAAATCTATCATCAGAAATTTCACCTGCTGCCATTCTTAAATTTCTTCTTGTCTTTTTATATCTTGGTTTTACTGTTGGAATATATTCATATCCCCCAAATAATCCACCCATATCTCTAGCTTTATAAAATTCTTCTTTTCCACCATATTTATCATATACAGCTTGAATATAAGTACCTATTATTTCAGTAGCTTCAATATAATCTTCATACTTATCATATATAGTTCTACCTAAACCATCTTGACCTCTATCTTTTAATTTTTTAACAAAATCAAAATAATCTTCTTCTTTATCTATTATTCCAGGTATAACAACTCCAACATCTTCTCTTAATTCATCTGGTAATTGGTCAGGTGTTTCATTATAAATATCACCATTGTACGTATTAACATAAATATTATCCCATACTTCATCAAAACTTGGCATTGTGAATTCATTTATATATTTAGTTTCTTCTTTTTCTTGTTTAACCATTTCATCAAATTCTATTTTTGATGATTCTGAATAACCCATACGAGTAACTTCTTTAGGTTTAGAATTAACTCTTCCTGAATCTAATAAATAATCAAAATATTCTTTAGCTTCAGCTTTCTTTAATTCTTTATAACATTTTTCATCTTCTTCTTTATCTAGAATAATAACAGCTTTATCGTTTTTATCAAAAGATTCTAATTGAGACATATGATATTTAATGCAATCTTCTTCTGATTGTATCGAACTAGCTATTCTCTCTAATTCTTCACGAGACATAGGTTCATTTATTCTTTTTATAGAATAACCTTTAGTTTCTTTATTTTCTAACATAAATATACCTCCTTAAAAAATAATCTATCATATTCTACTTATATAATATATAATTATATATTATATGTTTTACATATGTATATAAATATAAGCATAGATGTATCTATGCTTATATTATTATTAGTTTAAATTCATTAAAAATGTCTTAACCCAAGTATCTAAATTAGGTTCATTTAATATATTTTGTTTTTTGAATTTAACAACCTCATGTTTATCTTTTTCATTGCTTACTAATTCGGCACCATCTGGTACTTTTATTGTATAAAGAAATCCTATGTGGTCTTCACTTATTTTATTATCAGATAACATTATTAATGCTCTAGGATTATACACTATAGGAGTTTCAGTTTCAGGATTACTGAAATTAACTTCTTCGTGTAATTCTTTAATCATATTTAAATTTGCTATATGTCGTAAAGGAGCATTATTCCATTCAACACCTCTATTAGACATATGTCCTTGAACTAGAGTGTATTTTCCTTTTAATCTTCCTTTTATAGATTTTAATAAATACACATGTTCTTCTGATTCATCCATTATCAATCCTGCTACAACACAATGTCTTTTAGTTCTATTATTTACTTCCATTTTACCACCATATTCAACCTGACTTCTAAAAGCCCATCTATATGATAATACTTCATCTAAATCAACTATATTTGTTAAACCATCTACAGCTGGTAAAATCATTTTATTATCTTGTGTCAATTTTATATATGTTTTATCTATAAAATCTTCTTTGTATAATTCATTTATATTATTTATATATACAACTATTTCATTTTCTATTAAATCTGGATATTGTTTTAATATCTTTTCTCTATTTTTAATAAATTCTGGAGTACCGACGTCGTATTTATATATTTCACGAACTAATGGATCTATATAATCTAATTCATTGTCTGTTCTCATATTACCACCTTCAGTCAATGGTGTTTGATATATTGAAGAATCCATTTCAATTACTCTAACATTAGCTTCTTCTAGCATAGTAAGAGTAAACTCATTTGTATATGTGTCTAAATAATATATATTTTTTATTCCTGATTGAATAATTGCTTTAGCACAATTGCTACATGGGAACGTAGTAACAAATATACTAGCATCGTGTAAATCTCTATTAGAACATAAAGCGTTAAACATTGCATTTATTTCTGCATGCTGTGCATAACATAATTCTAATTTTTGACCAGATGGTATATTATGTTTTGTTCTATAACATCTAGTTGGGTCATCACAGCAATTAGGTAATCCTTTAGGACTTCCATTATATCCTGACCCTAAAATTTCATTATCTTTAACTATAACTGCACCTACTTTTCTTCGTATACAAGTGCTACGAAGAGATACTTGTACTGCTATATTCATATAATATTCATTTATTCCAATTCTCATATTATACCTCCTCTGTAAAAACAATATTGACTATAAATAATTTTGAATTTATATTTATTCCTATACTCATTTTATCTTTATTTAAACTCATAGTGTTCATATTATTAGTAGCAGAAATATCAAGTATTAAATTTCCTAAAAGAACATCATTATTTTTATTATGGTTATTTGATAATACGAAATCTATTGTATTATTTTCACCTTTGATTTCCTTTATTATATAACCACTGTTTTTAATAACATTTCTCATTCTTTCTACTAATCTCGCAATATATTTATCCATGTCTTTTTACCTCCTTCACTTCACATAAAAGTTTACTATTTTTTGAAAAATTATTTATAACAAAATCTTCTATTTCTATATCATCAAATATAGAAAAAGGATTTTTTCTAGCTATTGTAAATATAGCATCTGTTGCATATTCAATATCTTTAGCAAAAATATCAACTGATTTCTCTAATAAAACTACTTCTGCTTCAGATACTTTAACATATATTTTTATTTTAGATTTAAATTTTTTTCTTTTCATATACCCTCCATTATATACCTAATTCTTTTTTAGCCATTTTATCACATAAATCATTAGCTTGATATACTCTTTCATATTCTGCAAAACTAAGTATTTCTTTACCATTTACAAAACAATATTTATTATAATTGGATAATAATTTTGTTTTTGATTGATGCGAATTTATATGATTATATAATACATTAGTTTTAGTATTTAATATAAGAGTATTTATAAATGTCGATTTAATTAGTTCTTGATTAATAACAGGTTTTCCTGTAGAATTTATTAATACTTCATCATTACTAGATTTCATCCAACCAGGAAACCATGTTGTTAATGAATTTATACATAAATTAGAATCACTTATTATTATTACATTAACAATACCATCTAATGAACAGTGTTCTAATATATATTTAGTTCCTTTAAATATTGCATACATCTCAGCATAATTATTAGTTTTTCCTTTTAATAAACCACTATCGGTTTTTATTATATTCATATTACTATCATATAAACAAAAAGCATATGCTGAATCATATACACCTTCAGTTCTTAATTTAGCTGAACCATCTGTACATAATATATATTTACTCATGCAGTCTCCCCCTTACTATTTTATATAATTTTTCTTTTTCACCTTTAGTTAATTTAGACATATCTAGTTTAACATTACTATTAGAATAAAATATAACTTTTTCTAAATCTTCTTTTTCATAATCGTTTAAATGATATTTATCTATTATTCTATTTTTTAATGCTCTAGATATATCTCTATGTCCATATTCTATTGATGACAGGGTAGGTCTAGTTATTTCTAATACATCACACATATCTCCACTAGATTGATTATATCGTAATCTCAATTTTGCTATATATTTTCCTAACTCGGTTCTTTTTTTAGTTGTCATATTATTACCTCCTCTTATATATAATATGTAATTAATTTTGTTTTGTTTTACGATTATCAAAATAATAAACAATAAAGTAAGTAAGATTATATATTTTACTTAAGCATACTCTATGTTTTTATTGTTTTTTATTATTTTGAAACATTTACCTCCAATAAGTTAATAATGTTTATTTGATTTTATCGGGCGAATAGATGGTATACTATGAATATAGTATACCATCTATTTTCATTGTATTTAATAATATGTTAGATAACATATTATTTTTAATTTTGTTTTTTAAATAATTCTTCAGGGTCCAATAATTGTATTTGCTTAAAGCCATCCACTTCTATATAAGTATATTTAGTTTCTAATAAACTAACATCTTGTATTTCTTTAGAAAACCTAACTGTATTTTGTAATTTAATCACTAAATCTTGATTAAAAAATGGGGCATATTCTCTATAAAAACTTGCCCAATCACCTCTAACCATTTGAACTGGAATAAAAACTTCTCCTAAATGTACTAATTTGTGTGTTGAAATTGATAATGGTAACAATCCAACACGACATTGATAATGTAATTCCATAACTTCATCGGCTATATCAAATATATCAATCCTATCGTATTCATCTTGATGTTTCTGCATAACAACAGAAACTATATCAAATAAAGTTAATGGTGAATGATGTAATTCAATTTTAACTTTATTATATGCTAATTGCTCTACATTACTAAAAAAACTATCCTTATTCATAAAATCTTTTAAAAAACTGATATATTCTTTATATTCCAAAGATTGTCTTATTATTGACTCTATATGAAATATTAATTTTGTACGATCCTTCTCAGTGTTTACTATAATTTCTTTAGATACAGTAGGAATTTCTTTATACTTTGCAACGTTGATAACTTTATCATTATCGTAACTCGTTTTATTATTTGGTTTCAACTCCATTTATATCACCTTCCCTTATTACATTGTTTTTAGAGAAAAAAAATAACTGGGAAGAATCCCAGTTAATAATTTTCATCTATTCTAAAATTTATTATAAATTCATCTAATAATTTTTGTATATTAATTAAATCTGAATCCAGTAAAACTCTTGCTTCATATATCATGTCTTCAATATCAACTGGACCAAATGAAGATATTTTATCATTGATTATTCCTAATCCCAATACTATATCTTCTTCGTCATTATCATCCCATTTGAATACATCGATATCAACATCAACCATATTAAATAAAATAGAATATATCTCTGTATATTGATCATAAAATTCAGTAAGCATTTTTTGAGTTATACATCTATCATATAATTCTGTTATATGATAGTCTTTATACATATCAAAATTATTATCATTTTTAATTTTATAATCATGACATATGTCATAAAAATCATCTTTAAACTTATTTATATATCTTTGTTCATTTGTTACTGCCAATATAAAAGGTTCAGTTCTATATTGTGCAGAACCGTAAATTATCATATATTCCAAAATATCACCTACTTAATTTCTTTTAATTTTTCAAAATCAATATCTCTAACTGTAAGATTATCTAATTTATATGATAATACAGAAAGAGCACGATCAAGTCGTGCTCTTTCTTTTTCAGTTATATTTAAATAATCTACTACTGAATATACATCTGAAATTCTATCTTCTATATCATCTTTAACTTTTCTAATTTCTTCAGGCATTATCATTTATCTTTTCACCTCTATTAGATGAATATATTTATCATCTATTATTTTATAGTTTAATAAATTATTAAAATGTGTCTTTTTAACATTACCTTCACCATCATCAAGATAGAATTCATTAGAATATTCAAAAGAATCTTTTCTTGCTCTAGCTACTACTTTAAATATTTTTCCTTCTGGTGAAATAACATATTTGCATTTATAGTAACCATATCTATTTTCTTCTTCATCTATTCTTTCTGGTGTTATATCATTTGGAGACAATAACATTTGTTCTTGAAAAGTTCTTGTATTTAGAAATTTAACAAGAACATAATTTTCTATTATATCATCTCTAGATACCATTATAGTTGTTCTTCCTTGTTTAAGATATATTATATTTTTTGTTATTTTTGATATTGTGTATTGCACTGAAGAACCTTTTGATGTCATAACCATTCCTTCTTTTAAAAACCAATCATTTTTTAATTTATATCTAGCATAAAAATTT